AGAACCAGAACCAGAACCAGAACCAGAACCAGAACCAGAACCAGAACCAGAACCACAGGTGCAAGCAGTAGAAGATCATAGCTTGGCGACAGAGGCTCTTGCCAAATCAGTAGTTGAAGGATATACTGAGCAAAATGACAAAAAGAAGCCCCGACCACCTAAGAAAAAGTAAATTAGACTAGACCCAAATTACCAAGACTACCGAGAAAGAAAAAGAGGTATAAATGGCGCTCACGATCTCAAACGCACTCCGAACAGCCGCCTGCAACGCAATAACCGCTCTAGTCGACGCAGGAACACTGAATCCAAACGGTTACGTTAACATATACACAGCACCAAGGCCATCAGGCCCAACAGCCGCACCGACACCCGCAACCAGACTGGCCACCGTACCCCTGTCTAACCCAGCATTTACCCAAGCCACAGATGGCGAAGCGGTAGCAAACGCAATGGGCCTAACCGGTATACCAGTAGAAGGAACTGGCACAGCGGCATGGTACAGGGTCTTCAACCGAGACAATATCGCATTATGGGACGGATCAGTTACCCTGTCTGGTGCCGGGGGCGATATGCAATTCAACGATATAGCATTCGTGCTAAACGGGCGAGTGGTCTTAAACAGCTTTAAAGCAGTGATGCCTCAATAAGCTTCTAAAGCGGATGCTATAACCCGATAAACGGCAATCAGTTCCAATCTCGCAGCAGACTCATCTTTGCTGATAGCTTGGAACTCTTTCCCCAGGCTAGTATACCATTCCTTATAAAAATTCATATTGACCTTTAAAGCTTCACCGTTAGCTTCGACCTGCGTAGTCCTAATAGTGCTAGCTGATAAATTAGCATTCGACTCAGCCAATTCAGCGACCTTTCTAAAGGAAGCAGCCAGAGCCTTGAAGTCTTTCTTTTTATCTTCCTCAGAGTAATTGGTACCAGTCACTAATTTGAGAGATGACTTAATGCGACCAGCGGTTTCATTTAACCCGCCACTGCGATCAGTCTGAACTTTTATCGATTGGCTCGAATTTACATCTGACCCTACAGATACCTTCTTAACGATAGTATCCGTGCGATGCTCCAGTAATTTAAGTTCATCGTTTATAAACGCGTATGTTGCAGTGAGAATGATAGTATACTCTTGGGACTTGATGCCGGTGCCGAATATTATCTTCGAGCTATCAACCCAAGGGATGACCCTTGGAGGGGGCGGCAAAATAGTCCAACAATAGATTACTGATTTCAGACCAGCAGGTATTTTCTCAATAGGCTTAATAGAGAGCTCAACCAGATTACCAAGATCTACCGGAGTATCAGCGCCCAATACTTCAATAGTTGGTAGCTGAAATTTATCTGGACCAGCCTCGAATATCACTGGTGGCATAGTGCCATACTCAGATCTGGCATTCGTAGCATCTTTTATGCTTAGAACATCAGATGTGTTCAGTATCGGTTTTTTTACAGCGACATTTAAAATGTCTTTAGGCGTAGGAGCCTCAACCACAGGTGGCGGCTGAGGCACTTGCGTGTCTTGCGCGTTTGCCACGTTGATTAATAATAAGCCAATATAGAAAACGCGCTTTTTCATCATACACCCTTACGCCAGTCATCTAGGAGAGTGATCGTTAGTTGAACCAAATACCGGAGTAGGACACCCCATGGGATGCTTACCTGAGGATCAATACTGCCTTCTGAGGCAGCCAATTTTTCTAATACTTCCAGGCCATTTTGGTCAGATTCCACATCTTCCTTCATGAGAAGAGGCGGGTTACCAAACAATTGGTTTTGAGCGTAGCCTTGTACGACCCAGATATTATAAGCAAGGAGGGCAGCACTGTCCTTGACATTTCCACTCTTAGCGATATCAAGGACCTGTCGAATTTCAGCAAACGGAATGGAGCTAGGATACGGCATGGTTCACCTACATTTTCCAGTGTTACATGCGGCAGACCGAAATAGTCTCGCACTAACCTTATTAGTTACCACAGGAGAAGAATAGTAATAAACAGGTACAGCGACGGCGGGGAGAGTCGGCAAGGCAGATTGTGGAATAAGGATCGGAGAGACAGGTGGTTCGACCACCTGTTTGGCGACCTGCTTCTCTCCTAGCAAAGAGAAATCGGGTGAAGGGCACAGATCAAAAGAACCCTGCGCCGATACGAGAGCCATGGCGATGGATATGAGCATTAAAACCCCTTAGATTAGCCAGTAGTTAGGACGCTGCGAAGGAAACCCAACGAATTGACTGAACGCGAAGGTCTCACCCTGTCTCACGATGAAATCCATCTCGTTTTCAGCGATCCAAAAGGAACCAGGAGGAGATCCGTCAGGTGGAACACCGTGAGCGTCTTGCCCCCAAGAATTCAAAACGCAAAAAATCCGACCGAATTGTGGGTGTTTCCAAATGCCAATTATGCACATTTGGTGCTGCCAAGATGTCACCCTCTTATTAAGCAAGATAGATGGGCTACCTTGAGCAGCAGGGCGCATCTGCCCTCCCCAGTTGCTCGCTATAGTACAAGGATAGCCATTGGCAAGTGCAGCCCAGACATCGTTTGTACTGCGGCAATTAGCTGCGGACTTAACGATATAATTCCGACTCTGAGTCAGAAACGTCTCGGAGATCGCTGCGCCATCAGACCATTTGTACTCTACTTTCTTACCCCACGTTATACCGTTTGTAGTTGAAACGGGAGGCAGATCAGCGTGGTCAAACGGCAAAATACCATCTTGTAACATAGCCTTGGCAAATGATGAACCCATACTGCCATCACCTTGGCCACGAATCCCAGCTATAGCTCTTGATCTGCCATATGGTAGCAAGTAGAATGGAATCTTTGGTGATATATTTTGCTGTGTTCTGACTATCTCCATGGCGCTAAGGTACCAAACTGCTTGTCCTCCAGCATTGCCGACACATGACCCTGTCTGTTGGTAGAAGGTCTTAAAATGGCTCCCACCATTAACGGCTTTGCTGAAATCCCATAATACGAGTTTTTCAACATCTGCCTGCGGGCCAATAATATCGAATGATGGCATGTCGCTCATGATCATCTCATGAGCTGAAGACATGACTTGCGGCCTTTGTTCTGGAGGAATCCAGCCTCCATCAACGAAGTCACCCTCTTGGATAGTTCCCAATAGATCATAGAAAGGAGTAATCATTTTACACTCCTCAAGCCAGTAGCAAGTTCAGTAAAGGCTGTTTTGTTTTCTTCTAGAGTATTGAGTAGGCCAGCAGAATACAATGTTTCACATTCATTTTTTAGATTTGTGAACCACGGTTTCCATAATTCACTTGATGTACCAAGTGCTTGCCTATTTGCGTCTCTACCAGCAGCCAAAAACTCATCGATGGTTTTAATAGCACCAGCATTTGCAGCAGCCACTGTGCCTTCTAATGCCCCAGCGAGTGCTGCTGCCTCTGCAGCTTTGTTAGCTGATGTGATCGTAGAGGACCAAAGAACTGCCTTCGATGCGAGTTTAAATTTACCATCTGGCAGCACAGGGCTCGGATTAGGACCTGGCCCAGGCCCTGGATTCGGAGTCGGATTGGGGCCGGGATTAGGGCCTGGCGCTGGTGGCGTGCCCTTAATAGTGACCACCGTCCGCAGAGTATCGACTTGTCTTCCACTGATAAGTCGCAGTTTTATCTTGTAATCTCCAGGTGGTGCCGTGAAGATTAGTAACCCGTCCGCAAATTCCCTGATATCGACATTGTCTTCTGGATACACGTCCCATAAGACAGCTGCTTCAGGTGCAGCATTAGACACTGTCAATTGGACCAGCTTGTACTGGTCTACCGACGTTACCCCAGTAATCTGCGGCGGAGCCGCCATAAGAAGCGAAGTCAAAATAGCAACTAGCATGCTGATTCCCCCCATACATCAACCCACGTTACAACGTTCGTGTCGCCAGTAATTTCAGTCGGACAGCTAGTCAAAGGCTGGCCATTGATCCCACCGTCAGCGTCAACAACAGCCCAAACGCAAGGCAAAGCATCAACGTCTGCCCAACAGTGGCCATCAGATACATATGCCTCGACAGCGTCAGTCGGCTGGCTATCAAGATGAATCTTAAATGAGTCAACAGGACCAAATCTGAAATCCATTTCAGGAACCAATCTAGAACCACAATCCGTAGGGTTATCATTACAATCATAAGTCATACGAATAAAGTCATAAGAGATATAATTAGAAGGAATGATATTAGGATTGAGTTCATAACCCGATTCAAAGGATATTAGGGCAGCTCCTATATGAGGTGGCACAACGGCGCCTTGGAACAATTTGCCTATCAGAATCCTGCTGCTAGTGAACACCTTCTCAACCGCAGCGTTGTAAATGTACAGGGTATGGGACTTGTCTGGGTTTCTAACGACATTCCGAATCGTAACTTGGCGGCCAATATGGCTTGGATTAAAATAAGGTTCGTCAGACACAAAGGTATACGGGTCGGATACTTCTTTAAAAACGCCCATGGCTCCAGCCAGTGAATAGACCTCTTTTCTGATGTCTATCTTGCCATACTTGAAAACAATACCGTCTTGCACTCTTACAGCTGGTGGGACTCCATATATATTAGGGTCCAAAACGGTAGTGGTGTACTCCACATCCCTAGCATTAACGTAGTCTACTTTATCGACTATATAGATAATATCATAGGTATCTTTATAAAACACTACTGTAGAATTGCTGATCATCGAAAGCTCCACATGGCTAATATATATTTCAGTTACACTGGTTATCTACAGGCTATTAAATGAAAATAATATCTTTCTCCCTCTGGGGCGATAAACCAATTTATTGTGTAGGAGCCATAAAAAACGCACAACTAGCCAAAATCTTATACCCAGGCTGGGTCAGCAGATACTATTGTGCAGAAAGCGTTCCCGAATCCATAATCAAATCATTGAAAAGATATAGCAACGTAGAAATAATCCAGTGCGAAGGACTAGGTGACTGGGGTAACTCCTCCCACCGCTTTAAATGCTTTGACCAAGAAGATGCGATAATCATAACAAGAGACTGTGACAGTAGGTTGTCAATCAGAGAAGTCGCAGCAGTCGATGAATGGATAAAAGAAGGCACTGTATGTCATATTGTCAGAGACCACCCATTCCATAATACACCAGTGTTAGCTGGTATGTTTGGTATAAAAGGTGGCACGGTAAAAGATTTAGCTTCTCATATGAAAAAACCCAAAGATTTTTACGGTTACGACCAACAGCTATTAAGAGACTTCGTTTTACCAAGAATGACAAGCAAGACGATTCACGATGAATTCTTTCAAAAAAAGAAATTCCCGACGGCACGCGTTGGCCTAGAATTTGTAGGTGAAAGATATGATGACCAAGATATACCATATCCAAAAGACCGACGCGCATTATTAATGTATCTCGGTTTAAATAAATAGAAATATAATATATCAGGAGACACATATGGCATACGCGCAAATCGACAGAAATCAAGTAAGTTTCTACCTCTTCCCGGTCAATAACAACCGCACAGCTTGGCGACCAATTGGCTTACCAATAATGATGGTAGTGCCAAGAAGAAAGATATTCAGATCCACCTATGAGTATATCCAAGTCGAAAACTCAGACGTACAAAATGTGTCGATCTATATAGAAAACGTAGCCCAGAATGCTTACGTAGTCGGCCAAGACCACATACTCAAAGACGGTTCCCAGCTAAGATACCCAGCAAGAGAACAATATAGAGTAGTCCTGTCAGCCTACGATCTAAAACAACTCCTGCTAACAAACGAAGTATTAAACTTCAAAGACCCGCTAGGACAGACAGTCGAATACGAAAATGTAAAGCCGGGAGATTTTTTCGAATACACAATGTCATCCGGCGTGACAGAAACCATACCATACTACTTGGACGCGGATTATTATGACCTGAGCAGCTACAAGATAGATGTAGAGATCTTACCACCAAACTATTATAATCTAGTTTACAGCGCAGAATTTTACTACCGGACGGTAGACACGTCAGATCTATCATTTTTGTGTTTGCAAGATCAAGTGTTGACCACAGCCACATTCAGATTTGGTATTGACCACCCCGGTCACGTCATGCATGAGATGTACCGGCTAACTCCACCACCATACCTGACTGACGCCTCTAAAGCCAAAGACACAACAGTTGACTTCTATAGGCCATTTAGCGACATCATAAATGACATTTACGATGAGCAAACACTGCTCGGCAGCATTAATTGGATAAGCAAGACCCCTCTGGAATTCATACCATACGTCGCATATGTCTTAGGATGGGACCTCCCATACTTTCCACAGACCCGTGGTGCGAAATCATTAGACGCTATTAGAAGAGCCATAACGCGATCAGCAGTATACTTTCAAAATCTGAAAGGATCATACAAAGCCCTAAGCCAATTGTTTGAAATATTCGGATTAACCTCATACGCAGAAAGGCTATACTACTCAAACGACGGGAAGCTATTAATAAGACCTAACGAAAGCCTACCAGCAGAGTACGCATCAGACTTTATAAAAGCAACAGTGGTCGGACAGGTCGATCTACTTGTCAATGTAAAAAGAACAGAAACAATCGGTGGCCCCATAACCGACGGGGGATTCAGAGCCGCCGATGCCGAAAATAAAATCTTACGACCTTCCTCAAACGAGCTTATAGGCGCGAAGCTAGAAATAAACACTAATCTGCTTTTCGTGCCAACAGCAACTTTGAAGATAAACAACACAGACTTGATTGGTAACAGCAACGAACTGACAGTTCTTGCTTATTCGGTCACAATTGGAAGTGAAGCCGATGCTTACTTGCAAACGGTAAACGCGGAGGTATGGGCAAATCCAACCAGCTTCGACCAAGACTTAATATTGACTGAAGGAAACATATTAGCATCAAGCAAGATATATCCAGTGGGTGATAATGGCCAAGATCTCGATGGACTACTAGGCAAGAGTGAAATAAGATTCTCCGGAGTACTAGGACAAGTAGTAGCGTCAAGGCATTATTACAAAGGATTACCGGATACTCACAATAGCCCACTGAATGATAAAGCAACTTACGATACTCATGATAACATCGTAGATCTCACATACAATGGGTATGTTGATGCGGAAACAGCGGTTTACATCTACGCCCTTTACACAAGAACCGAATTAGATATACCATCGCAACTGCAAGACTTGCAAAGCCCATATTTCGACATGCAAGTCATTACTAAAAACTTAGATCAGCAGGTAGACCCTAAAACACTTAGCTTCGCGATAGCATTTCTAAAGAAAGTACAGGCTTTCCATAGCATAATCAATCTCGTTAGGACCAGCACAGAATTTTATGAAACCTACGAAGTTAATGACCTATCAGTTGGCGGTGGATCAGCACAACGCAGCGATACCGACATCGGAAGATTGCAAGTTCCTGGAGCAATCATACCTCGCGTTGGCTGCGGTGACCCAATAACGCTAGGCTACAAACAGGCAGATATAATCCTGCGACTTAAGAAATTAAGTAATCTCGAAGAGGAATTTGCATCGCAGCAGCTTCTCAATGGTAGATTAGACACAGACATAAATAGCAGACTTTCTCCATTAAAGGCAGACAGTGAAAGCCTTACAGGCGAATACGCCCAATACCACCAGAATATCATTAAGCAAGGGCGCACAGAAGAAGTATCCACGAAACTGCACCCAGACCCAAATGCAAACAGCCAAGCCTACGGGACACAAATCAACCTTCCACTGTCCGCGACGCACGATACCATCAACAGTCAAGTGACAATAGCAAGCACGAACAGGGACACTTCATCATTTGGCTCCTTCATGGTGGAGAAAAGGGCTAAACCAACACCAGCAGTATACCCACTAAACAGCATAAGCGATTACTCGTACAAAGGCAGAGTAGAAGATCAAATACTTTACCAATTAAACCAGAGCAACGCTGAAAATGCCGTTATAGGAACATTCCTAAAGATAGGAACAGGAGTTTACTACACTTTCCCTAGAATCACAAAAAAACTAAAACCCAACCATTATAGCAGCGGCGCGAAGCAATCAAATCAGGAATATTATAATACAGGAGTTAATCAGGAATACTTTGAGACAACCACAGATGGGTCTTATCTCAGCAGACTAATAAGATCATATAAAACAGACGGATACGACACCATACATTATACTAACAGGCAATGTTCCTACGTGCCAGACGCTCAGATCAACCAAGCATATCAAAGACCATCTATCAACATAGAAAAGCCAACCTTACATCTCCCTGGATGCAGATTTCCAGTAATAGGAAGAATGCAAGACAATTACATAAATGGCAATATAGCAGCTAAACCTTGGGATGACGCTTACAATAATTGTGATGATAATTCAAAGCTAAACGCCACTTTAAGCGGCAGCAATGAATATTTAATCTACGATGAAAAGGACTATACCTCCTACGGTAATAGTAAGATAGCAGACATCTTAAACCTTGGAGATTCCCAGGTTTTAAATCCCGTAATCGCATACGCCGAGGATGACATAGTCCACTCAGTCTATAATAACACACCATTGAGCATCTACGTTTCGCTTGACCAAGTGGATCACAGCGGACTTGAAACTACAACAATAGATAAACCTTTATTCAGTTCTGCTGTCCCTTGCGTTTCGGGATTCAACGATTATTCAGATGGCTACAAAGCTTTTTATGGCAGTTTCACCGATGAGTATAGCCATGATTCAGAGTATGCCGAAGTATTGGTGGGTTTAAATTTTCCTTACTCCGGCACTGAGAGAGGTCCGTTTCTTTTCACCTTGTCATCTGGTATATTGTCAGAAACCGGCAAGAGATTGGATATCGGTAGCGTTATAGCTCCTTGTAGTTCCTACAATTATGAGCCCTTCCCTGTGCTACAACCTTATAGTAACAGTCTAAACTTAACCAGCATGAACAGTGACACCAATAAGACTGCCTTCGGATTGAAGATCATAGATATGGAACCTGGTGCTTTGGGGACTATGGTATCGAGAATGAGAAACGATGTCGCATTTGTAGTGGATACCAATGATTTCTCGGTTGATAGGGTAAATATTGTGAGCAGACTTTCTAACGTTGAACAAGTTAATGCTACCTCCATTACACTCAACGGAACAGTCACCAATCTAATGGAGCTAGTATGAAAAAGCAGGTGCTGCAGAAAAAGATAGAGATCAAGAAAGCAATAGTAGTAGATGAGCGTAAAGCTGAACCGGTAAAAGACGTTGCTTGTAGGACTGTGTTATACGTTGAAGCTGGCGCTCTGAATACTTCACAGCTACAAGATTTATGCTCCAGAGTATCTGAGATGTACTTCGATAATCGTGGTGGTATCCATTACATATTGCCAGTCCGCAACGGAAAGATCACAGCAGACATCTTCTTCGAAGAAGAATGGCTGAGAGTGGCCAGAGAAGTATGTGAAGTAGACCAAAACGGTCAGATAGTGCTGAAAAATGGTGCGACAGAAATCAGGGTAACTAGAGAGTCAATTTCATGATCAACTATAAAGACACACTCACGAACATTGCCAAAAGAGACCTAAGCATAGACTTATTGGCTAAGCAATGGTATGACACAAAGGGCAAATTAGAAGGATTCTTACTGGCTGGTTCAAGGGACACAGACAGAATCAAGTCTTTATCAAATGATCTATTTAATCTACCCCACGCTGAACGTAAAGATTTTGTGATCTTACACTTTGGTCCGAAATATTACGAAAGAATCGAACCGCTCCTACATCAGTTGTCTACTATCGAAGTAGAATATCACAAATAACCATAGCTTTTTGTGAATCTTTCAGCGTTTGCCTTCAGGCTGTCCTGTACTGTCCTGCTGATCAGCTTATATTCATCAGCCAGGCTGGTAGCAAACACGACAGGGTCGTCGCTTCCTATAGTGCATTTGAGCCCTTTATTAATCATGGTGTGAATAGGATGATGTTCAATACCCAAAGACGGGCGTATCTTTAGATTCGATGTTAATGCTAGATCAAACTGTATATCCAAATCAATAGCTCTTTTAATTAGTTCCTCATCCTGTATAATATCGATACCATGCGCAATATTGGTGATCTTAAGATTTTCTATAGCCTGTCTAACGTTATCGACTCTACCTACTTCTCCCACGTGTACCCTAATCATTTTCTTATGTGCTGCCCATTTCTCGAAGTAGGGTCTATAAAAACTTGCGTCAAAAAATTTTTCGTCTCCTACAAGGTCTATTCCTGCAATACACTCTTGTATAATAGGATCATCAATTAGTTCAAGATACTTGTGCCTTGACTGTTCAAGGCTTTCATATTTTATAGATAGTACCAGCGCCACCCTGCCGGGTGCGTATCTTTGAAACTCGCGGTAAAAGAAACTAATCAGGTCTCTTTTATGCCATCTGATAGTATGCAGGTATTTGTTGATACTAAAATCGAGCCATACGAATTTTAAATCTTGTCTGATTATTTCATCAGCGACAGCTTTTATCGATATTGATAATAGTTCTTCATCCCACAGTATTTCATCGAATATTCTGAATTTGTTTAAGAAACCGTCAAACCCGTGTTGGCCATCGTATACTATGGACTCTCTGACTTCTTCATAGCTTCCTGCTAAGAAGTGCCATTGTTTTGTTCTTATTATGTCCCAGACGCATTGTGTGGGTATGGAACCACTGAAGTGTACGTGGCAGTCTATCATCATGACACCTTATTCAGTAGGTCTAATACGTTTGGATGTAATCTTAGCGATCTCATTTGAAATCTGGTGAAAAAAGAAGATATAGCGAGTTCATCGGTCGGCATTGTGCTTGTATTCAATGCTTTGCAAACCACGTAGACAACGTCTGGCTTATCATAGTAGAAATGATCTTTTGTTGCCTTACATTTGATGCCTGTCTCTTCGAATGCTTCTCTTACAGCTGCTTGTTCTGGGGTTTCTCCTGGCTCTATATCTCCGCCTGGGAAGCACCATCTATTTTGCCGATCATCCTCTGCTGTAGAAAGCCCAAGGAGCCATGCTCTTCCTGATTGTATCACCGCCACTGCGGCTTTAGGCTTTTTCTTAGTCATTCATTTCTCCCTTATTTCTATATATTTTACAAGACGTCAAAAATATTTTATAACACTAAGGAGTTATAACATGGCCAGCAGACCTTTCTACGATCGTCTTAGTGAACGAGTCCAGGAAATTACAATGCTAGAGGGTTTCGATCATCTCTTAGCAGCAGCTACCGAAAGTAATACTTTCAGTAATAGCCAAGAACTTCAGAGCTATATTACAGAAGGTGCCTTAGTCAACGTTAACACATTTGGATCTGGCGTATTCTCAATACCAAGTGGCGAATACATGGTCTGGCTAACGGATGCAGGTCACACAATGTTAGTGCCTACCGACCAGCTCACTAGGACACCAGACGTGTTCGAGAATAGCGAGCACGGCTTCGAGATAAGCACGAGAGACATGCTGAAGACATTCACAGGCTTTGGTCGCACCCTCACCGAAGCCGATGAAGAAGAGCCAGAAAGAGACGAAGAAAGAGACGAAGAAAGAGACAGAGACGAAGACAAACCAGAATCACAGGATTTTTCACTTGCCGTTGATGCATCAACAGTTGACCGAACACCTATTTTAAGAGCAATGGAAGACCAGAAGTTCACGGTTACAGAACTTGCTAACCAGTGCGGTGTAGACCCCCCGGCCATATCAAGAATTCTAAGAGAGCCACAACCAGGCCCAGGCGACCCAGGTGGAAGAAACCCAAGTATCGAATTGGCAGCCAAGATATGCGCTATCTTAAGCATGGACCCACGATCCGCCTTCCCAGACATATTCACCAAAAAACGTACCCTCAACGCCAAAAGCACAAGCACCAGTTCATCTAAACGAGATGCCCTGTGAAACTAAACATCATCGAAGCGGGCCACTGGGAAGTGGCCCAAATCCCATACCCAAATAAGAGCGTTAAAACCAAGACCAAAAAACGTGCACTAAGCATGTTACTTCACCCCTCAGACCGCGAAAACTTCTTCGACGGCATAACAATGGGCGAAGAAATGTCTCCGGACACGATAAACAACAATCTGCTGCAAGGCAACGCCATAAAAGCAGACCAAAAAGTAACACCGACGGATAAAGACGAAAAATTAAAGCGAGACCAATATAAAAATAAAGTCATCAACCCAGCATTCAAAAAAATGCAGGATCAGATGAAAAAAGCGAATAAGGATCTAGAAAACAAGCAACAGCAAGACATGGAAGATGAAAAAAGCACTGAGAAATTATCAGGTACAGTAAACTTATTAAGCAAGCAGTTAACGGACATGCAAAGAGTCCTGCGTTAAACGCAGGACTCCGCGACAATATCAACCGATTTGCTTGTCTTCTGGGCTACCAGCGACAATACCAATATTAATAGCATCTGAAGGCACAACATCGATATCAAGCACAGCGAACAAAGGCTTGATTCCATCGCCAATCTGAGCATCACACTCAAACTTGACTTGCGCCGAACCGAGTTTACCCGTAGTTGTAGCGACTGCATTCAGCCCAGAAGGGTCGACAGCCACCGTTACAATGCTCTCATCCGAAGATGACCAAACTGGTGATTCGATAACCGCTGGATTACCAGCAGCACTCTTCGGGCTAACACCAAGGTTTACCAACTGAATATCAGTGAGAGTCAGAGCCATGATCTATCTCCTATAAAATTGAACCGCACAACCTATTTACGATTTCTCTGATATCTTCAGTATGTCGATCTCTACAAAATCAGCCAGATCATCCTCAACATGCACCATTAAAGCTGAGTACCGCACGAATATAAGCCAAATCCTATAATGTATAGACACCAGCTTATATCCATTAGATAAGTGATAATTGATCTGGTTGATTAACTTCCTTGGGTTTGTACTAACCAACGAGACCGTTCGGCTTTTCATGATTAGTGCCTCTATGCCACACAGTTTTGAACGTCTGGCCTGATTTCTGAAAAAAATCAGAGCTCCTATAATTACATACGTCTTGCTGGCAATTACCCCAATACCAAGCTAACTCACTAAAAGTGCTAAACTGAGGAGAGAAAAGAAGATTACCCTTAGACAAAAGCAGCATATCCGCCAACGCATTCTGCTGCCAATCCAAAGAATTGTCTCTGAAAATATGAAACCTGTGTTTACTACGCTGAGTGAAAGCATAACCCCTATCGAAGTTATCAGTCGCCAAAAACACATCAGTCACTGGAAATTTTTCTAGGATCTCAAACAGTTCTGTATCGTCAAAGTTAAAATCGTGACTATCGAAATGGTCAGTGTTAAACGTTCGGTAATGCACGGCAATTGTATATCTATGACGCTTATAAAACTCTGAGCATTTCAGGATTATCCTTTGATTAGGGTTTAAATCATATAAAGAATTCACTATGAAGTCTCTTATGGTTTGGGGAACCATTGAGAACATGTGATCTATACACCGCCCATCGTTGCAGTCGCGTGGAAAATAGAAAAGATTAAAATATTCATCTAGGTAATCTAATTCTTTAAACAGGAATCTAAAATTGTAGTACATCTTCGATTCTTGTTGATCATATGGATCTGGCTCGAAGAGGTTCTCATACTTCCATTTTCGCCAATTGGGTTTAGCGTTGCCATCGTTTAGATTTTTAGCGCTTATTAGTGCTTTGAGGTTATTAGCTAAGCCAAAGTGGTCGGGGACGAGTGTCATCATTTTTGGGCGCGCCGTTTATTTTCTTTGCCCACGTTTTCGCCGCCGTCCATTGCTCGTAGGTTGCTTTGGTTATCGTTTTTTTGATCATTATCCTTATGATCAACGTGAACCTCTTTTGGTAAATCTACGCCATTTTTCTTTTCATAATCCAGCCGGGCTTTATTGGTAGAAGTGGTCTTCCACTTGCCGTCTTTACCCTTCCATTTCTTTACATACAAGGGACGGCCATTATTAGCATCCGAGCCCTTATAAGGCCCAAATATTTTGACTTCTTCTATAAGAGCTCTGTACGCATCTGTAAACATTGTCACCCCTCCTCCATGTATATTTAACCTACTAAATCATTGCCCCTCAAGACTATTCTCGAGGGGCACATCCGATAGATCACCTGATTTAGCTGATTAATAACTCAGCCTTGCCAGGTGTCGCCATTAAACCAAAGGAAACGGGTCCCGTTAAACCATCCGTCGCCAAAAACCGGGTCCCGACCAAACAATGTCTGCAACCGAGGATAGATCTTGTTATCATAGAACGTCGGATCATTCGGAACCTTAGTCGAATCGACCACCAGCTTAACGATCCTGTTGGCCAAGCCGCCAGTGAACCCAAACCGATCAATCGCAGCCTCAATAGTATTAGTTGATATCGCTTCAAGATCAATTCTGTTACCCAAACCAGCATCTAACTCGGTAACATACTTGTTGGAGTTAGAAGGGACTTGAGGAGAAGAAAGATTTGAAGCTGTGCCAGTAAGCGCAAGAGACTGATTTAAAGTCGGAGAGTACTGGCTGATTCTAGAAACCCCAAAACTACTCAATCTGGCGCGAGCCAGACCATAGTTGACCTGGTGGTCGGTTGAAGTGTTGGCACCGATAGCAGCGAACCAATCTGAAATGACGGCGGTAGTTCCATCCCATAAATCAGACAGAATGGCATAACCAAGACCCATTTGTCTATCATCTCCTGCCGAAGTACCGACAGGGTTCATGGTCACCAAGTCATTTGGTTGGGCGCCGCTATCTAATGTAAGCGTTGCGAATTCAGTGTAAACGGAACTGTTACCGATGAACCGTGTAGAGAAGTACATGGTTATTGGCCGTGTCCCAGAGTCGGACATTACTATTCGACTTACGAACACGGGGAAGGCTGCGGTTGTGGTCCCGCCATCATTTGCCGGGGCCGTTATGTTAAATTCTCTGAACAATCCCTTAGGGATATTATAATAAGTGCCATTTATATCTCTTGTGTCACCGGCCAGGGTGGCATTACTATCAAACGGGTAGTTGAAAGCTTGTAGCCAACTGGCAATATCCGAGCTTAATGGCGGAATGGGATTTAATGTTCCGTCTGTCAGTATGCCTGTGCCGTGTACCACACTGCTGATGGAGTAGTCGTCTGTTATGTTCGTCCCACCGCCCTCAAAGTTCGATATTTGATATTGTGTGGGGTTTAAATATTCTCCAGAAGTATTCTCAAGAGCCGGTGGCGCGATTGCAGTTATGAAATCCGTGGCTTGCTGTAGCGTTAGATCTAGTGTCTTGAACACTATAAATCCTGCGAATGATGTCGACTCAGTCTGGCCGACCACTTCTTCACCGAGTGCTGTGCTTGGAAACACCGCAGCAGCGTTAGTTGCTGGTGTGATCCTCATCATCTGGAATGTAAGCGGGCTGTCGATTTGATAATCGGCATAGAACAAGATCTGTTCGCCGGTGTTAATATTCTGGTTTCTGATATTACCGCTGAATACTAGTCGAATAACTCCGGCATAAGTATCAGATGTGGATGAATCCGACCCCGAGACTCTGATTAGCTTTGATAGTCTCACGTGTTCCCATTTTTCTGGGAGACTTATGGACATATCCCATATCAGTCCTATTGGGAAATCGATTATGGTAGTTGTATCTATGTCTACTGTCGGTTGGACTATGAAGGGGTATAGTGCTTGGTGTCCGAGCCGTATGTTTAGTGTATCGACGGTTTTGGCTATAACTAACTGTCTGACTGCCATGTCCGCGATTGGTCTATTTAGGACTTCGTAGAAGCAAGGGTCAGTTGGTGTTAGCCATCTAATGTTCAGGGTGTCGTCTCCGCCAGTGAGGCTTGAGAAGAGCGTGCCTGGTGTTTTGGTTGGGATCAGAGCTGGCGTAATCGTGGGCATTGTGTGGTTCCGTAAACCAGGATGTTTCTCTTATATATTCACAGAAGAATGGGCTGACTTAGCCAGCCCAATGAAGCAGATTCTCAAGAAGAGAGCATAGACTTCGAATTCAATTTAAAATAATCGACCATCGTACCGTTATCTCGAAGTCAACGCTTTTCTTAACAGGCATATTTAAGATCCTATGAGAGAAGATCCTAAAGCTATCACGCATAACGCCAATGCTACCAGTCAGAGGCGTGTTGCTGCTGTTAACTGGGGTTCTATCTAAAACAAGCTCAGAGCCAGAACCAGATTTGCTGATAACCAGATAGTATGGTGAAACTTGGCCTAGGGTGCTCGTCCCATTAGCATTAGTAATCCTAACTTGGTCACCCTCCACAATCAGACTGGTTGGAGAACCCAAGTTAACCGTAGCAGACCCCGATGCGACCGCAGCTAGAGGAGCAACAGTTCCGTCAGTTCTATCGTCACCCTCAAGGAACAATGAATGGGGATCACAGTTACAACTAGCTATTGATCCTATCTCCGGCGCCGCGACAAGAGCACATTCCGTGATTGTGAAGAAATTGCTGTCGATTGTCCCCATGCCATTGTATTCATCTTTTCTGAGAACAGTCTCAAAAACGATAATATTATTAATCGCCCTCACATCGTCTTCAAGCAACGGCACGCCAGCTGGCTGGTAAGAAGGCTCAAAAAAGACTCTCTCGATCCTTTTAAGCGGCCTATTAGGTTCAGCAACCGGGATTGGCTTGATCAATCCACCTTCATCTGTTGCACCTGGTGTGAGTTGGATGGGGTAGCTTCCACCAAGGATTGAATCGACTTTATAGAAATCGGCATCATTTACATCCAATGGAGCGAAATTGGTGGGGTTATATGAAGCACCGAATACCATATACTTTATACTGTAGTCATCCAAATTAAGGCCGTTTGCTTCCCACGCACCTGCTCCGGAATTGGCGTTGGGGTTCCAAATGTTAGCGGGAGCAATGCGGTGGCTGAACGATTCTTTCGCGAATATTTTGACTATGTTGGGCTCTTTGTGAGTGTCGACAACCCGACCATATTTGTCTTTTACTATAAATTCAATCTCGCCTTTATAGCTATTTCGGCCCATCGATTCGTTCAGATTAAGCTGCATATCATCCTCTTAGTTTACAATTACATCCGGTTGGTAGAATGTCGTGCTTGGGATTCTTCTTAATGTCACGGTGAACGTATCACCAGCTTCTAAAACGAAGTCTAGAAGCGACACATGTGTGTTGAAAACGCTGACTCTACGTGGGTCGCATATGATGGTGGTAGCACCAGACCGCTGTGAACCAACTCCGTTTATTACGACGAAAGCTCTGGTATCGGCGGCGATATAGCTACCAAACGTAGCTGGTATTGGTATGTCGCTAGAACCGGCGTTTTTGGCAAATCCAGCGTAATACAGCTCTGGGGCCACGGAGCTAAGTGAGTCTACAGTTTGTTCGTACCACGATTGTAGTGTAATAGATCCTAAACTGATTGCTTCTGAAAGACTAAGCCAACTGTTATTTTTTCGTACTCTGAAGGTGGCTGGCGGTATGACGTTTGACAGGTCTATTGAAGTGTTGTACCACAAAGAACCGTCGCGATAGTTGGTTGGCTCTTGAGACGAAGCTTGGTTGCTTAATAGCCCTATTAGGTAGAGGCGTAACCAATCATACCGTGCCTGTTGGCCGGGAGCTGGGTAAGAGTCGTGCGGCTGTGAAGTCTCTCCGACATCGTTGGCAAAATCAATCCTGGCCGCTGGAAAACGAATCCGGGCGTCTTGAGTTGACATATTATACCTTTACTCCCGGTTGCCCTTTTACCTCTCCAGCTGAAGCGGCTGCTTGAGCAGGAGAATCCATCATTCCTTTAATTACGTCTGACTCATCTGGTTTATCAGGTTGAAAGGCTTTGACCACATCACGCACAGCTTTCTCTTGCGCCGAAATCATAGCTTGCTGCTGCTTCAGGGCACCTGGTGCTTCACCTTTAGCGAAGTCAATCATGTTTCGAAGCTGCTCTTCCAATTCGTGTGGCTCATCAAGGGCTTCTGATGGTATCCGCAGTAGAGCTTGAGGCGCCTTTGTCGTCGCGTTCATGACGTAAAGGATTATACTAAGCCCGTCCGCTGATAATTTCCAGTTAATGCCCTGTTGTTTTAATCTTTCTTGGATGGGACCTATACCTAGTTGGTCACCCAGCACTTTTAACGCAGTACCAAATTTCTGGAATAAGTCTTTAGGCTGGTTATCAGTGGGCGTGGCCATGCCATCTAGCCCTTCAAGCTTTAGGGTATTATTTATACGCTTGCTTATAGCTGATTCTTTTTGTACTTTGTCTCTTTGACTCTTTTTGGAGCTAGTTGGGTGATTGACTCCACCTAGCGTCATTTGAAAACTGCTTAGGTTTCTCTGCCTGCTGGATTGGTTTGATCTTGTGATACCAGCGGTAGCACCTTTGTACTGTGACTCTAGGATTCGTTTTGCGTCTGCTAGGAAGTCAAAGGAATTACGTTCTTGGAGCGCTTTCATTTTTTTCTCTCCGTAGTAAGCATCTATTATTTTATCCCACTGCTTTTCATTGATGGCTGCGACTGAGAGACTGATAATGGTCCCACCACGCACTCTTCTTGTGTCTAGATGTACCCGATCATCATCGAATTTTCGTGAGACTTCATGTGCAATTTGATTCAATGTGTCCTGATCTTTAGTAGTCACAAATACTGATTGAAGATCGCTCTCCTCGTACGTCGGATTGTAAGTGACATCCAGTTTATCGCACGCCATGCATATTGAATCAAGAGCTAATCTTAAATTTTGATAATTCATGCCTCGTCCTTGTAAGCATATAAGGCCACCAGAGGCACCTTTCTTCCTTCAACGATCAAGCGACCGCGCCCATTTTTGCATTCTGGGACGATGACACTGAGTAAATGATCGAGCATCTCTTGAGGGCTGCCTGAAAAACCGGTACCCTGCACGACAAACTTTCCGTTAACTGGTGTAACGACACTACATCCGGTTTCATCGCCAATGCTTAAATCATGGGGATTCAAATTAATATCGATCTGAGGTTCAGCAGCTTTGACACTAGTGGCCATGGTGGCTAGAGTCTTTTTCTCTATGGCTACCATCTCATTGTACAAATTCTCTAGTTGAGACTTAATGCTGTCGATTCGCTGCACTACTTCAAGATATTGGCTAGATAGTTGTTCTAACTCTGATCCAGACTGCTGACCGGATAGATCTTCAAGCACGGCACTAAGAATCTGAGAGAATCGACTCATCTGTTGCTCGATGGGTTAAATCTTGAGGAAAAGTCTGTTGGTGTATCAACTTCGCTCGGAACCATCATCGCTATTTGATCGATTTGATTTTTTTCACGATTTTCCTGATGCTGCTCCGGTTCTTCAACACCAATAATATTATCGGCAGAAATGACTTTTTCGAGAAGATCTCTGGCTCGTTCACCACCACCCAGTAGTTGTATGTATCTGCGTGTTAACTTCACTTCTTTTTCAGTGTACGTCTCATTTATTTCTAACTCGTCAATTGGCTCTCCACTATTAAACCCTTGCATGATGTTCTGTCCCATGCTTGGGATTGATCCCTCTTGTGCATATGCTGCACCTGTAAGATTTGGTGTTGATCCACCGATCATGCTGTTCTCATTCATCAGATATAGTATCTTTTGAATGCTTTTATTTGATACTGTTGACACGATAGTCTCCTATTCTCTTATAAAAGATTTGATACCAAAAATACCTTATAGATCCTCGCACAAGGAGCGGAATAATGCAGCCAGTCGCATATTATCGAATACTAGCTAACTCAGACACGAATCTTTTCTTCAAAGAGATAGAAAAAATCGGCTTCGTTCTTGAAGGCAGGAAAGAGCGAAACCCATTGGTAAAAACCGTGGAAGAAGCTCGCGTCAGAGCCATCGCCAGCACGATCTCGGAAGACCAAGACGACAATCAGAACCTAGAGCCAGAACTGCAGGCAATAAAGGAATTAGCCGAAGCACTTGGTTTCATAGTATCATATGAAAGCGCCTAATAAACCTGCTGAAGGATAGATAGTCACAAAGGGAGCTGAATATGTCGGATATGCCAATCCTGGGCAAAGAGAATGTAGTATCTCCGGTTGATTCATTTATACTTGATATTACCCACTATTTAGATGTAATCCGGCCAAAAGACTACTTCATATTCCGTGAAGATTTCGACCCGCACACATACTTCATCACAAGCGGCGACGCTATCAACAAGACACAAATGCTACTAACCGATTTGGACTCGTACAAGACACATATCCAAGAATGCATAAACAACCAGAAAGCATACACAAATATTGAACTTGAATTTTTAAGCATAATTGACGATGCCATTGCTAGCGCGCACCAATTACTAAGTGACCTTTACACAGCTAAGGGTGAAAATTGCTTCCTAGAAATAGAATGGGAAGACCACAGCATTCGAGTGGTCCCGAAAAATCCACGCGCTAGATGATTTACAGTCCCCATAGATTAATTAGTATCTTTATGTTTTGTAGTTTCATATTGAGGAACAATTTGTAGACTGCAACACATGTATTGGCACCTATACAGAAAGGGACAATATGCCGCACTACATCTTCGAAGGCCCCGACGGGGCTGGTAAAAGCACCGCAATCACAGAGGTCCGAAAGCTGCTCGACAGCCGAGCACTTGTACAGCAATACCAGCTGCCGGGCACGACAAAAATAGGCATCCACATCAGGACACTTGTCAAAACACCCTGGGTTTTTGATGCTGACATTACGATGTCGCCATTCACTAGGCAAATGCTGTACGCAGTGGATTACGCTGGTTTCGTGGAACAAGTCCTAATCCCGGATCTAGAGACCAATACCATAGTGCTTCTAGACAGAAGCTCAGCCATCTCTTCAATCGTATACGGTCAGGCAGAGGGCGTAGACACAGCTCGACTCGAAAAGCTTTACGACCTCATAGAAACACCACCAGCCAACATTGTGTTCATCTTTGATCTGCCAGCCCAGACCAGCATGGACAGGATGAAAGGCTCGAGAGATCCAGGTGACCACTTCGACAGCAAGCCGCCCGAGTTTAAGACAGCATTGCACGATGCTTATAAGAGCCTTGCTTATGGTGGGGTTGACCCAAAGATAGCACTTAAGACAGTGCGAATTGATGCCACCGAACATCCCGATCAAATCGTGAAGACTATATTCAATCATATTACTCAGGATCTGGGGATCGAGCAAATCGAAGACCAGGATGTGGGGATTGCGTCAGAAGTGACCCTGGACAGCGTTCGGCTCGAGGTTATGTTGATGCATCCTAACGCCAAGATCCCATGGCGTTCAAGATCAACGGACGCTGGCTACGATCTCTTCTCTATAGAAGACACTGTATTACAGCCAATCACTTCTACAATGGTCGCAACAGGCATAAGGTTGGCTTGCCCACCTGGCTACTATTACACCATAGAGGGCCGCAGCAGCATGTGGTCGAAGGGTGTAGAGCCCAGCAGAGGTATCATCGACAGCACGTACTGTGGTGATTTGTACGTCAGTCTTACTAACTGGGGTAGAGACACTTATCAGATCAGATCTGGCGACAGAATAGCTCAAATATTGTTGCACAGACAACATGATGCCGACATTCGAATCGTGCAGGAATTCGGTCCAACATACAATCAACGCGGACAAGCAGGTTTTGGGAGCACAGGCAAATGAATTATCTAGTGACCTTCGCGAAAGTATCCATCGATAAAGTCGATGGAATAGAGCTTTTAGGGACATATTTTGGAGGGCTAACACCAGATGAAGCGGAAGCCGAACAGATGGCCCATGACTGTGTTAACCAGTCAAAAGGTGGCACGATACTACCGGCCATAAGCATTCTTAAAACGCCGGAGGATTTATTAGAGATGATTGATGTGGCCCACACCCGATTTGAAGCAAAAACTAGACAAATGAGAGAAGCCCACGAAATTTTAACAAAGACAACGAGATCCGGAAAGAAATCTAAGAAGACTCTAAAAAAACTATTGGACTAATCAAACGCATTTTAAGTCTTATCTCAAACTGAATCTGTCAAAAATCATGGCTTAAAACTTCAGTACAGAGAGTTTTAAGCCATGCTGCTGAAATTACGACAGATTTAATTGTCCGTACACAAACTCATTCATCAACGTCATTTGGGTTCTGACATCCATTTGCCTGAGTTTCGCGCCAGGGAACATTTTCACACCATATTTCCCAAAGCTTGTATAGGTGCTGTTAGGAATGGTATAGTATGGTGAAGTTATAGATACCGGAGTGGTCAAAGCAGCACTGGCGTCCGTGTTTGGCGGTATCAAAAGCTGATTCCACCAGACCCACACCTGATCGTCCCTCACCATAATCTCAATGCGATTCCAGTATTCATCTTGCTGCCCCGCCACAACACTGCCGCCTTCATAAACCACAAAGCCGGGCACATTGGGAGTCGGCTGCGTACCTACGCCATCATAGGCATCAGCCTGAGTATAGACACTACTCACAGCATACCCTGGAGCGAGACCCCTAATAAGGTCATCGAGAGTTCCAGCATTATCGTCAACAAAAGCCCGGCCAACATCTAACGAACCGACGCTGACTTGATAGCGAATGATGTTCGTATTAGTGTCTTGGAAAAATTCACACCGGACAACACTAGCGCTATAATCCTCGTGCAATAGCTCACAGATATCACCAGTATCGCCCAAGAACGGCATGTTGTCATCTAAACTAGCCACCAGCATCACACTGTTCGTTGTCATCGAAGTGCCCGGATTGGGGAACATGACTTTGTGCGCGTAGTTGAAGACTTGATTATACCCGACTTGAGCTGGCAGGACTCTAATAGATCCGCGAGGAGGGAGATCCTTAAAAGTCACCCCCGCGACCCGAATGTAATACCGTCCCTTTATGAGCCCGGTCTCTATAACCTCCATATATTGTTCACTAAAGCTATCGATTTTACTTCTAATGATAAAATCAATAACCGTGGTGCCATCAACATCTGGCCGTCCTATGTCCGCTCTAATCATAGCATTATTGAGCGATTTCCTATGCCATAAGTAAACAGGGCGCTCATAATAGTTGGACGGAGGGTTAGTTGTGCTCCGAACCACAAGTCCCGGCAGAGTCGAATCAAACACAGCCCTGTGTTGGTAGGTTACATCAGCCTCTTGGTCAGTAGGGTCGTCTGTTATAGAGTTTACTGCGATATTCATGCTCAGCAATGGGTCATCAAATCCTGTTAGACCCCACTCAGCATGCTCAAAATCCCTTATCGCTTCCACTTGTATTTCTGTATTGCTGGATTCTGACGAGGTGTAGAAACCAGCAGTGGCTTCAGATGGTGGCGTCTCTTTGCGTGCAGTAGAAACGTCTCCAAATTGCACGTGGCCGACCCAGTTCCAGATATAAGACGGGTTTAAAGTCGGCTTCTTATTGAAGAAGTAGGTCTTCCCAACTCCGTTACTGTAACTCCACAAGTCGACCAATGTTCCTACCGGCAATATATCAACAGCCGCATCTAATGCAACGGTTTTAGGATTCGTTCCGTTAGTCGCATTTTCTGGATTGTTGTATTGCCATACGTTTTTGGCCGTGAACATCGTGCCAATTGGGTTGGCGTTAAATGTGTCCCAGAATCTGACGTGGTAGTTGTTGGTTGATAGCAGTTCTGCTGGGTATTCAACTATCACACCCATTTGTTTGGTAAGAGTGTTTCCTTTGTAGAGTATCGCGCCTAGAAGATTAGGGTCGCTTGCTACTTCAAATTCGTATTTTATCTGGTTACCGTTCGTGTCTTTGCCCATGTACCAGATCATGGATGGGACAATAGCTGTGTCTGATGGCGGCGAGAATACCCAACCGATGTCGGTGGTGCTGAGATTGTTAGGATCTCTTCTTAAGATCATCTCATGGTAAGCTGAGTTGCTATTGACCGAATTTAGTTGCCGTTTAAACAGAAATGCCGGATAGTTGGTCTTGTTATTAGTGGTAGCTTCTGGATTTGCTGGGTCAGCTATTGTTGCTTCAGGGAATGTGTATATGCTTAGTTCACCGTACCCGTTTATGTTCGGAAGTTTGCCAGTTGAGACTGGTGGGCGTATGCCAACTGTGTCTGTTCCGTCTTGAACCCAATAAATCTGGTTTACTTGTTCGTTTCTACAGTTCAATGGTATTGGGCTGTCTACTGTGAATCTTACTACGTTGCCAAATCGTTCGAGCGATATAAAGCCTGAGCCAGCAGCTAAGATAACGTCACCCTGGAGCCAGCCGCCGTCTTCCGGGAACCCTGAGCCTTGGAATCCTAAGACACCGACTCGCATCTGTAAGAGGCTGTCTAATCGGCACTTGTCTACTGAGGACATGAGACCTGGTGTGTCGCATGTGGCGGGTGGGATCGGGTCTTCTGCGATGTGGGTGACACCGTGAAAACTTGGGTAGATCACCTGTGATTCTTTGAAATAAAATGCTCTTTGTTGCAAATCATAAGAGAATCCGGTCGTGACGCCGTTAGGCCCATCTACCGTTATAAAGACACCATCACGCAGAACATTATCATTATGCTGAGGAAGCTTCGAAATCGCCATCAGTATAGTCTCCTTCTACAAAATAGATTTGGCTTATTACCATACAGCTAGAAAATCGATCACGGAAGTAATCGCATTCCTCTTGTACTCAATCAGATATTCTGGCTTAAATTTAGCCACAATCTCATCCTTCACATTTCTAGGTACAAAGACAATGATTCTCTCAGCTTTATCATAATGAGACTTTATCTTCTCGATATCAGGAAAAAAGAAATCATGATGCAAAATAGCCCCAACATTCTCACCCATATACTGATTATGCTTCAAACCGACAAAATCAGCAAAACCATTGTTCAAAATCTTCTCTATCTTATGACCAGGCAGATACTTGTACTCTAAACCAGCAATAGCAGCAGCCAAAGCATTATAACCATAACTAGGAGATAGATCAAGAATCGATCCCTTCACACCTAATATCTTAAGAATCGAATAAACAGAGCCGAAATCTCTATAAAACTTAAACTTACGACCGAATAAAACCTTAGTCTTAGTATCCGCACAAATAAACCGCATAAAATTTCTAAAAGAAAGCTCGGACCGTTTCCTCCTTCGAAGAAACCTTGCCACAGACCTATACCTTGCTTCGTTATTCAGCTTACTAGCTATCAGAGGGCCAAATGAAAACTTAAAAAAATGCTCAGCAATATAATGTCCAGGAGCCTCCCTCCCACCTCTGATGGAAGGTTGGAACACCTTATCGATAAAGTACCTGTTGTGATCAGTATTCCTACACTTCTCAAGATCTGCCATAAGCACATCCATTGGATGAGTCATCTGCATCCATCTTCTTTCTGAAATCTCAGCTAAGAAAGTATGGACAGCAATTCGCTTTTCAATGGATGTCAAGCCGGTAAAATCCCGATTTACCTTAACATGGGCAGGATAAGGGCATTCACCCATCATGCCACGACCATAGACGTGTATGATGTTACGGACATTTTTAATAAAGCTACCATGTTCTTTAATGAAATAAGTCTTATACCTGTTACGGATGGTCCCAGCGTAACGGTATTTCTCAACGATACCAGACCTATATGAAACAAGGAGAGTATACCGCCTGAATTTAGCATAGCGAACGACAGGCAGCTTAGATAGTTCATGCTGCATAACCCGCATGTATAGAGGAATAGGACAGTCAGTTAGAAACTTCCTATTAAATCCATACTTGATTGCCCATTGGGTGATGGCATTTGTGCTTACTGACGCAATTTTTGCCATCTCTGATACGGTCATCATCTTGGTAACATAATGCTCATAAAACCATTCATAATTATCACAGGGGTTTCTTATTATGATTTTGCGACCAGCTTTGTTACTCACAGTGTAGACAGTTTTTAAAGTAACACCCAATATAGCAGCGATCTGTTTTGCGCCATATGTATCCATAGCTGGGACAATCCAGTCTGGATCTTTCCAGTTTACTGGTACGCTGTCTAGATGTTGATACACCTTTGGGGGCTTTAATACTTTAGGCTCACCGACTTCTATAAGACCACACCGTTTTCTGAGTCGAAATAGGTGTGATTTGTTTATTCTTAATGATTTGGCTATGTCAGCTATCTTTAAGTAATTGTATTTGTTAAACCATTTTCTTAAAAGATCATTATCATGCCTTGCTTCTAAATATCCTTCACAGATCTCTTTTTCTATCTTACCGTCTGCCATTATTTTTAGGTTTCCAGTGATGGACTAATTCATAAGCGGGTTCTATTATATACCTATTATATCGGGGGTCAAAGTATATGATTGACTCTTCTAAGCCTTCTTCTGGCTCCATCTGTATCTCACCTTCATCAGGTTCAGATGGGTCTTCTGGAGCGTTTCTTTGCGGTGTCTCTGGTCTTTGCGGTTCTACAGGCACCGGAGCCGGTTCTGGCGCAGGCCGCTGCGGTCGCCTTTCTAGAGGGTCAGGAGCCGTATTGTCTGCGGCAACGGCTTTAAGCTCGTCATTGGCAGTTTGTTTTTCGGCTTCTAGCTCTCTTGAAAGCTGTTGAGGTGGCTGTTCTTCCTGCTCAGGCGACACGTAGCCGTCTGGCTCTTTTGCGTCCTGTGCCGTCTGGGCTATCTTCTGACTTTGTGCATCGGTTCTTGCTTGCTTGATGCGTGCAAAGTTAGCTTTAGCATTCGACACTTCAGGTTCAATGGGCGGTTGCTCTGTAGGGGGAGCTTGAGCCACAAGCTGAGTCTTCTGATCTAAGGTCTTATCCATCTGAGAAATATCAGTTGGATACTTTGGCATCGCTTGCTGTAATCTTGTTTCTCGCGTCTTCCTTATCTTATCAAGTCTGGCTTTTGCTAGTTCTTGCCGTGCGGCATCTGGCTCTTTCTTGGGGTATAGCGCAGATTTGTCCACTGCTCGGATGTACGATGGATCATAAGTTCTGTAAAATGAGTCGAATATGTCAGGTAAAATCCTTAAGCCACGGTGATACCGGTAGTATAGGTTTTTTGCCTGCATGAGCGTCGGAAGTGCTCTTCTTAGTCTTTCCCTTTGTCTGTTGTTTAGATAGTTAATATTAACACCGCCGACAAGATTATTGCCGGTCTGCGGGTGGGTGTAAGCACCAAGTATCAAGACTCTGGGTCTCGGGTCCGTGCGGAATTTATCGTATTGAAAGTTCCATAGTGGCGCTTCACCCTCCTCCTTGAGGATGTATGCACCGATTTGGCTTATTTCTATGGTCTGAGCAACAGTTAGTTTCATGCTCTGATTTTTTTCATTTTATGTGCTTGGTAGAGGCGACCTAGATCATCCTGAGGCACAAAAACCGTCGGTTCAAAGGACTTACTAAGGACCCGCGCCATTGTTAAAGCAGTCTCACTTATCAGTATGCGATCAGTATCATCGACACTTTCTGCAAAACTTCTATTTTTATACATGGTCGCGACCACGATAAGCTTGGTATAGGCCCTGAGGCCATACTTATTAACAGTTTGGTCAGACATTATCTTGCTGTTGCCAGCCTCAACCAAATTAGCCCAAGCACTGGGGATACCAAACTCTAACATCTTCTGGGCTTCGTCTCTAAACTCATCTGCTATATCTTTATTGCCCATGAGAGGCGAACCCTTTAGCCGCCATGCTGAGGTCCATTCGCCTTTCTGTGCTAAATCGCCACCGCTAGCACTTCGATCCTGTTCCTCTTCATCGTCACTATAATCTTCAAAATCTGGAATCGGTTCGATCTCTGGATCTTCATAAGGCTTCCACCAGCCCTCAGAATGGCGTGGTGTATTAAGGCTACTTCGCATTTTACCCTTGCCCGGATAGTTAGCGCAGAGTCCGCCCAAAAGTCTTAGAACACATCTGAATTCCATACTGTCGAAACTTTTTAGAAGGTTTTTTCGCTCAATATGAAGTTCTTTTGGAAGACTACCTTCTTTGGTAAGCTTCAGGGCTTGGTGCACTTTGTTCGCAGGAATGACAATATTATTTTCCCACTCTATCGGATCAGTGGGAAGATATTTGCTAGCAACACCATCAAGGTTAAGACAGATCTCAAGCACAGTAAAGAAAGCTGCCTCAGTGGGCGTAGGCTCAGTATTCTTGGATGTACGAGCCACGAGAGTCTCGGCGGCAGAAAATCCTTCATCACCTATCGGCTTGTCGATTGAAGTGAGTGGTACATTTTTCGTACCACGCGGTGTGCTGATAGCTTGCATCGACCCTGTCGATAGGCCCATTGTAAGCTCATTGCCTGATTCGATCTCGCCGATTTTTTCTTCTAGCTCTTGTTTTAATGTGCTAATCTGTTCCGTGTCTTTTGACAATATGGCTTGTCTTAATTCATTCCCGATCTGAAAAATAAACCAGGTATATCTTCCGTATGGGTTGCCTGGGTTTTTATCGTATTTGTTTGGGCCTTCTTCTTGGTATTCTGGGTCTATTTGATATTGCATGCCTTCAAATGTCGGTGACAATACCGAATCTACGTCGGCGGTTGTTTTCGCAGTGGTTAATTTGGTAGCTGCAGTCTTTGCTCTTTTTTCTGCTCTTGTGGTCCCGAAACCACTTATTAATGATTTCTCTAGATCGTTTTTGATCCAGGATATGAAGCCTGTTGGGTCGCCTCTGGTTCCATCTTTTTTTATTGGGCCTGGGGCACCAGCGTCTATCCCTGGCTTCATTAGCTGTGATAATCTAAGAAGACCGTTCGTATACAGTTCTTGAATTGCTTCTGGGTTGTCGACTTTGTAGGCACGTGCTAGCTTTTTAGCCAGATTTAGAAGAGGGGAATTAGCTGGCCCAAGGATCATTTTATAATCTTTATCACCTGCTCTGCCCATATCTCCGGCGTATGCTACTGTTACTTCGTTTTCAGTCCAGACTGGTGCTCTTTCGCCCGGTTCGTAGTCTCTCGGTGGGGGTGGTTCAAATCCGAGGAGGTATTTTGATGCCCTTGGGTCCCAGGCATCGTAGCTCCATGTGGAGTCTTTTCTCAGAGGTCCGTATGTCTTATGCAGGCAATCTTCTGCATAGGATCTGATATAACTTGGGTTAGATGGATCTTTCCACTTTCCGTCGGTTAGGTTCCATGGCTCTCTGTTTTCCCAAGGCGTGTCTGCCTCTAATATCGTGGCGAGGGCCTTTTGTATTTTATCTTCTAGGATCGACATGCTGGGGAGCTCCTGTGATTTATTGTATCTTTGCGATATTGATAAAACGCATGAATCATGCCAAATAAAAAAGGAGGTGCTAATTGAAGAAAGCATTGCTACTGCTAGAAGGATTCGACGATAATGGATTCATCGAAAAGTTCACGATAGGATATAAAGAAGACTATAAGACTGTAAGTGCTCCAAATCAATACATCAGAGTGTATGAGTGCTCAGAAGAAATAGAAGACAGAATCATGTCGATAGGTGTAGACGAAGCTCAAAACGTGATAGCAAAAGTAGACGACCAATACTACAAGATACTTGATGGGATACAAAACAACCTATTTGTTGTCTTATCAGAACTACTACCAGGCATCACAAAGAAATTACAGCTCAGAAAGAATCTTCCGGACACTGGGCTTGATGATGCAGTCAGGGGTAAACTTGAACCTAGTTCCGATGAGCCTGATCATTAAATCAGGTTCGGCGATTGAGCAAAAATTATAATTCTCGTCCAGTAATGTCCGGAGGCATGTCAGGTCTTCGGACTTATCTTCTACGCCAAACGTGAATATGTTTGGTTTTTGGTACATCATTGAATCAAGCAAAATGCCTTGTGGTGCTTTGACTTCTGATATTCCGTTATACTCACTAATCTGTAGGTGTGAGCTTAGAAACGACCCGCTTTTGGTTTTTTGTAATACTTTTTGCTGTTTTGATAATCTTTGAGGGTGGTGGTAGAATTCTGGATTGAATAGAGTTATTATGTCGCCTTGTGCTATGCTGTGAGCGTGGTTTTTAGCTACACCTTTTGTGTATTTGTATGGCAAATCGATCAACTTTATGTTAGTCTCTTCAATTGCTTTTATTCGTGACGCGTGGTATTGTGACTCAGCGTTATTGATTATTATGAGTTCTTTATTGGTGTATGTTTGCGATTTGAAGGTCTGTATAAGAAAATCGACACGCTTTTGGTCTTGCGTGTCGATTATGGTTATGGCGCTAATCAGTGGTTTCATACTGATAAGTACTTATCAGATGATTCTCTTGAAAGCTCTCTTGACCAGCGAGACCTTAGATTCTGCAAAGAGGGAAAAGCCCCATCTGTGATCTGTGAGCTTACTTGTTATACCTTCTGCAGCGAGTTCTCGCGCAAAGTTTTCGGCGTTGCGTTGGAATCTGAAGAGGGCTTTACCTTCGCTGAAGATTGGGTCTCTGGCGCTTATTGAGAGCATGTTCAGGCTCATTTTGCCTGTTCGTCCTTTTTCAGACGTGTAGTTTACAAGCATTTTGACGTTTTCAGGCCGGTGGAACAGAAGTAGTTCTTCTGCGTCCGCGATGGCTTCTGCGAGTGAGTATCGCGTTGGTGTTTTTGCGATTTCTTCGCCTTCTCTGATCAGCATTGCATAGGATGCGTTGCGTACTGGGGACTTTGCTGCTTCGAGCAGTGACCGTCTAACGTATTTGGTGAGTCTTGCTACGTTTTCGACGAGTGCTGGGTCTTGGTTGGCGAGAGCTTCCATGCCTACGCCTGTCCCTTTGACTGTCGGGGTGTCGCAGCAGTCGCTTTTTGGTTTTCGTTTGATAAGGTCATTCTTAGAGTCTAATTCTGAGAATTTCGGCTCTTTGGTCTTCGGCATTTCGCCGCTGGCTTTGCCGTGTGGTAAGCCTTTGCCTTTTGCCGGTAGCATTGCTTTGCTGCCGGTCTCGTTAATTGGTTTGAAACCCGGATATTTCTTCATCATGGTCGTCAGAGCCTTTTGAGTTCCCTGTGTCAGCGTCCGTACGTCAACATTACCGGCATACGTTTGCCAAGATTCATTTAAAGCTTTGGTTACAAGGCTTGGTGAATACGTTTGTCCGGCAACCATAATAGACTTGGCGGATGTTAAAAATCTTCTCAATTTGTCTTGATCTTCTGGATCAAATCGTGTATATTGCATGTCGGTCACCCTTTCTCAGGATTTGATAACTTATTTTTTATTGTCGTAATAATTTTAGAGCCCTGACTAACGCCAGGGCTCTAATAATTTATCAGAACCGCGTGGATTTGTAATATTGTTCGGCGTCGTCACGCCAGTCGCCACCATCATATCTGTCATTGTAACCGTCGTCGCCAGGTCCTAAAATATCATCATCGTCACCAAATTCTTCATCCGCACCGAATTGAGGCTCCATAGGAGGCATGTCACGCATTGGACCAAATTCAGCATCTTCATGACGACGCATCTGGTCATCGTAGTCTGATTCAGTCTCAACACCATCGCCTTCGCCCATGCATCCAGCCTCTGATGTCATGCCTTCGCTATCGTCTTCGCCCCAAGACTCAGAGTTCATGCCTTCGCCCCAACATTCGTCTTCCGTATCGTCACCCATCTCATCACCCATCTCGTCGTCCATCTCGTCGTCGAAATCTTCGTCGTCTTCATCTTGCATCGGCATTTGAGCATATTCGTGACAAAGCTCATGGAGCTCATCTTCTGGGCAGCCATACTTTTCACAGAAATCTTTTAGCTTCGCATGCAGGCCATGATGCTCTTCATCAGACAGCTCACCGTCCATGTCATCCATGTCATCCATGTCATCCATGTCATCCATGTCATCCATGTCGTCATCTGCGCCACCGGCCATCTTCATGTCGTTTTCATCGTCTGAAGGAACGAAATAAGAGCCGTCTGAATCTTCATATTCATAGAAGACATAGTCACGATTGCGTTCCATCAAGCTGAGCATTGACTTACGGTCCAGTTGAACTGGTTCACCATAAGCTTCACACAGCGAGATGAAACCTTCTTGAGTCACCTTGCCTGTGGAACGAGCATATCGGTCAAACAGAGATTGGACATTAATGGTTTTACCCATCAAGTTACCAATATTAGCTGGAGACCAGCCTTCAGAAGCAACACCACCAAGAACACCACCATCTTGGTAACGAGAACCCTTCATGGCTTTCATGCCGCCGCGATTCTTTGGCTTGGCTGGCCAATCATGTCCAACTGATTTCTGATAACCGTCTTCTGGCTTACCTACCGAACTCTTGTGTGAACCTTGTGGTCCGCCGTCAACACCATTATCATCGACATCCGACATGGCGACGTTGCGTGTTTTCTTGCGCGGCCATTGTTCGCCGTGGCTGGTTAATTCTGATTCAGCGTTGTGGTCAATTCTGCCTAGTGATGGGGCTTGGACGCCTTTGCCACCCTTTTTCTGCATTTTACCATCGCCGGGCTTGTAATTTCCTGCTGCGAAATCAGGCGAGTATTCTCTAACCAGTCTTCTACGGCTCATAGCATTCTCCAGTTTAGTCTTCTTGGTGATTTTCTTTTTGCTCTTTCGAGTATCAGTTCCGAAGGCTACTGGTGCTAGAGCTATGGCCGCTGTACCAGTGAATGACTCACTGTGGGTAGCACCGTAGTCTAGTCCATCACCCCGATAGTCATTATTATATTTGTCGGGACGCACAGTGCCCCTGTAATTAGCCCCAGCAGGAGGAACCACATCCTCAGAGTCAAAATCAAGCTCAAACTCATCATCAGCAAGAAGATCCTTACTGGCATCCATATTGGCATAAGGCTTCGTGCTACCGGACATGTTAGTGAGAGAATCACCAACGTTCCGAGCAGAATCACCTCTCGAAGCCACAAGTTGCGGCGGGCTAGGCTGATTAGTCATCCTATTATATGTCGGCTCATCGGCCATAATAGACGTACCAACAGGTCCAAATTCAACATCTTCAGCCATTTCAATAACGTCTCTGGCTAATTCGTTCAAAGTCTCTTCTTCTTTTTTACGGTCTTTAGAAGATCTTCTAATCTGCTCAATATTATTCATCTTATTAATTCGATAGTCGACATCCTTCATTTTAGGAATCTGACTATCGACTTTAGTCACCTTACGAATTGTCTTACGTGCCATCAGTGGGCCTCCTGTTACCCTTATATTTAGATAAAATCCAATTCTTCTCAGATATCTCATCGACCAAATGTGAGTCAGACTTAGATAAAAACTCGACAAAAGCAAACCCATCTGTTAACAGGTATTCACACACGAGCTTGTCAGCACAAAAATCGCGGACCTGATTCTCCAAACCAGCACCAGAAAAAGACTTCCTACGCGGTATTGTTACAATCTTGCCAGAGAAATAACTCAAAAGCTCATTAATCACTACCTTATCAAACCCAGATTTATCAAGTAACATATAAGGAAAATTCCTTTGCAAGAATTCCCTCAGCCTCTCAGCACCGGATGGCTTAGACATCACCTCAGCCAAAACAGCTTCCATCAATCTACGATTGTCAGAACAGCCTTTATTCGCTTTAAGCCTTTCAAGAAAACCGCGATAAATAACCACATCAAAACTCGACAGCCATGACTGCCATACATGAGAAGTACTCAGACCGCAAAATGAAGAAGTATCGATTTTCATGATGGGAATAACACCGCGTCAAATTGGGCGTTGCCAGTAAGACGGTACATCTCACCTTTTTTGATCATATCTTTAACAACCGAATTGATTGACTCATCATATTTAAAGTTAAAATCACCAGTAAGCAGTAATTTAATGCCATTAAAAGTAGGGAACGCGAATGCTACCTTGCCGAAAGGTTTAAAAATATTATAGCACTCACAGCTGGCATCGTCTATAGAGATTATGGCATAATCCTGGCCCATTAAATTCACAATACAGCCATCACAGTCTAGCTTCTTCCATGATTTTTCATGCTTCTTTGCATCAGCATAAGGCATAGTGCAATAGCCTGCTACTACCTTCTGAATATCAATTACCTGCTCGGGCACTATCTCAATAGAAACGTGACCAGACGATATTAGACCAGGTTCAATTGGCAACCACCACTCCGTAACACCACCATCATGCTTAAAACTAACCGCTAGACCCTCATATACATCACGTGAATCAGCAGGATCGGTGAATTCGCCTTTATATAGGAAAGAACTATATTTCTTCCGACTGTTAGACATGTATGTGAAGCGGACATTAGAGCGGAAAGTCTTACCGACTTTAGACCTGGCAACTCTTATGGAAGCCTCATACTTACCATTGGGTAGCTCGATTTTCACGCTAGTTAATACGCTATTACTGTAAGCTGCATCGATATTAACGGGATATGAGATGGAGTTGGTGGCTTTCTCTGCCGCAAACGTGATAAGCTCACCACCTCCATCAGGTCGTGTGACTATGCCAGTATTAACAGGTGGAAGCCCACCACTACTGCTACTAAATGTCGTTCCACTACTAGTTCCATAATTGGGAGCTGTGGGGAAAGTATCGGTACCGGAACATGCAGGTGTGAAACTATAACCAAGCTCTTGCAAAGACTTAGTGCCTTTAACCTTAGACGCATCAGCATCATCTTTGTTATGAAGAGTAATCTTAGACTTACCAAGAGCTGATGCTGCGACACTTTCCATATGCCGCCTATTGTCTACATTCTTAGTAAGAGAAATGCATTTTTCTAAAGCACATCCAAGAGCGGCTTTCTGGGTGTCGAACATATCGGACATATTTTTAACCCAAGCAGTCACTACAGCTTCGTAACTTGCCTTCAGCGCAGTAACCTGGGTTGTAAAATGGCTAAAAATACTGTCAAGCATCTGATCAATATCAACATAGTTTATCTTATTAGATCCAGTACTTGTATCGAATGCCAGAATCCAAGGGCTTTGACTACTTGCTGTCGCTAATTGCTGAGCAGCCAGAGCCCCCACAGCTTGCCTCGTAAACGATAAGACCTTTTTGTTTTCATCAAGAGGATCAGTGATCAATTTAGCGCCAGTTAGAACAGTATTGAGCCCGATATTTGGCGAAGCAGAGTAAGTCTCCTGCGTAGCGCTATAAATGCAAGGAACCCCCTTCCCGGGCAACCCTGTGTCTCCCGGAGGTCCAGAAAAGATAGAAGGCTGACCAGCAGGGCCAACGGGTCCAATATCACCATCAGGGCCAGCAGGCCCAAAAAATTCTACACTGCCAAGCGCAGTCATTTCAGCTAAAAACGACTCCAGATCAATACTAAAATCAATGCCATACGTAAAACTATGGATTTTAAAGTCAAAATCCTGAGAAATATTATCACCGAACTCATCAATATTTTGGGCATTCAACTTGGACTTAATCACCAAATTGTCATCACCAGACTCTAGCTGGATGAAACCCCGGTCATAAACGCAATCACCCACAGTTAGGGTCGACTGAGGTGGCGGTATTAGCATCCTAGATAGCTTGCGATAATCCGAAGCAGATAGAGCTCCCGAGGTCCTATTAGTAGCAGTCTGAAGAGGGATACGCCCAGTGAGGGTCTGAATCCAAGTTCTCAGAGTAGCTTCATACGTATACAATGTACCGTCCGGTGAAAGAAAGCTCTGCCCGTCAGTTGGATTTTCTGGAAAAATCATATCATAACACTCCATACTCTTTTGCCAACGACCATGTGAGATGCTTCCTTACCAGATGACGCTTGCATAGCATGAATATAGTCCGCATCAGTAGCCATCGCCAATAAGGGCGACGCAGCAGGAGGAGAGACCGCAGGAGGTGACACCGCAGGAGGTGATACTGCTGGAGGAGAGACCGCAGGAGGAGAGACCGCAGGAGGTGAGACCGCAGGAGGTGAGACTGCAGGAGGTGATACCGCAGGAGGTGATACCGCAGGTGGTGAGGCTGCTGGTGGCGAAGCTGCTGGTGGCGAAGCTGCGGGTGGTGAGGCTGCGGGTGGTGAGGCTGCTGGCGGCGAAGCTGCGGGTGGTGAGGCTGCAGGCGGTGAGGCTGCTGGCGGCGAAGCTGCGGGTGGTGAGGCTGCAGGCGGAGATATGGCGGGTGGTGAAATAGCGGGCGGTAGAGCCGCAGGTGGCGCTGCTGCTGGCGGTGCTGCAGCAGGAGGTGATGCAGCGGGTGGTGAAACACTTGAGGACGAAGATGAGGAAGCAGATGATGAGGACGGAGTACCACCGCAACCGAGGAATGTAATCGCGTACTGCACTGACGGAGCCCTGAATTCACACATAGTGAGCTCATTAGCGATATTGCTAAGAATATCTCTTGCTTTGCCATCCAAAGAATTAATGTAATCTTTTACCTGCAAACCCCATTTCTCATCGATCTGAGCTAATAGTGTCTTGTACTTATCCGCATATCCTTGAAGCATCTCAGACAGTTTCATGGTGGCATTAACTTCCACCGTATTAGATGCAGGACCTTTTGGTACTCTGGCAACAAATGGGTCTGTCGGAGAAGTGTCAATATTGGGATTGATAATAGTAATATTAAAGCAACTATCTAAAGTGATTGCTCTATTTAATCTGGATGCGATAATCCTGTTTGGCGCGACGTTTAAAACATTTAATGGTGCCTTCGTCAAGACGAGTTTACAGCCATTATCGCCATTGTTTACGATTTGTATGTCAACTATGGCTTCATTTGTTAGGCCACTACCGTCGACATAGTTTACACCGCTTACTTTGCAAATCCCATCAGCTGGTTCGCCTTGCAAGCCGATAAGACCTTTTGGTCCATCACTAAAACCATCAGGGCCAGCAGGGCCTGCCGGACCAGTCTGACCTTTTGTCCCAGTCGGGCCTGGGTTATAGAATAAAAATCCTTTTTTGTATGCATCACTAATCCTAAAGTCAATATATTCGGTCTGTGTCTCTTGGTTTAACCCATTTGTGACACATCCATTTCTTCCGGTAATAGTTATACTGTTACTGACTATTTTGATATCGCCAGAAATCACACCATGCGGGTTGTCACGAGATTTTAATTTTTCCCTATTGTCTATTAAGATACCGAACCCACCAGGGGCGGCTGGTACCCGATCTATGGCAGTCTTCTCAGCTCCGCTAATGAGACCGCAATTATCTGCGGACGCGAGTACACCATCAGCTGTTGTCCCCGTCCGCACCCATTCCTTCAGAGAGCTGTAGTAAACCCACCGAACACCACCGTAATCTATTCTGGTATCGACGTATTCGCTCAAACTGTTTGGTACAAGCTCAGTCCTCAGACTACTACAATCTAGATAGCTTGCACCATTAACAAGAGCTGCACCATCAGGCCCCACTGATAGAGGTAAAACACCAAAACACTTGGCATCAGAATCTAATGTGTCATAGTTAATCGGAGCAATATCGATTACCGACCCGCATTCATAGCTTGGAACATTGGTGATGACTGGAGGGGAGGCAACTACCTGTTTTTCTAGCTGTGTGTATGTTATGATTCTTGGTGACGATGGTGAAGATTCTGATGGTATGTCTATGACTTCTTCAGCGACCTGCGCTAAGATATCGTCACCATTAGTTCCTGGCAATGACGGGTTAATAGGTCCCGATTCGGTGTTTGGAAGAGCGATAGGTAATTGTTTTGGGGGGTCTGGTATGATTATAGGATCTGGTTGAATAACTGGGGGTGGCACGTATGGCGGAACGATCGGCGTGATAACCTGCTTTGGAGTTCCTGAGCCTCTATTATAAATCGCCAGAACATCATAGCCAGTTATGTCTGTGTCGTAAACTCTGACGTCGTCATAATATGATAAACCTGGCAAGCTAAATTTAAAGCCAGCAGATCCTAAACGATCGCTATACGTATAAGGTGTTGGATCTGGTCTGCCAAAGTAACCAGTGTTTTTAGAATCTTTGAAACGCCCAAATCCAAGTGGGGTTCGGTGATCAGTGTCAAGCCACGAAAAATTGGTATTATAAAAATTGATATTGAATTCAGAAAATGGCTTGCCGTCTTTATAGATGATTAACCTTTGGTATTGGTGTGAGTAGACCATCGCAAAATGTGAAAAATCAGGGTATACTGCTATCTCCGGGAACGGTATCGTCGTAGGTCCCGGTAAGTCAAGGACGTAACCCTTATCACTATGCATAATCATACCGAACATACTATACAAATATAGTTCGAATTGATTTCTATTTGTTGTCTGTAGAATACCGTCTTGATCTACAGTTCTAATTGGGCTAAAATCATTATATCCGACGGCCATCCAAAAGCAGAGAGACGTGTTGCGGTACTTCGAGTTAAATAGGTTAGAATTAGGCCAATTATTGTAAGCAGTATCGTTAAAATCTGTAATCACGGAATTGGGTGATATGACTACATCTCTATTATCCTTACCAATCCTAAGGCATTCACCTACCGCACCGATTTCGAAACTACAACCACTTTTATACAAATTGTACGGCATGCTTGACACTTTGCCGCCATACGTTGCCTTATAGGGCTTCGGATTCACTGAGTCATATGTAAAATTGCCTCTACCAAATGCTGTTATCTCCTCCGGCGTCTGTGTTATGCCAGAGTCAGAATCAAATTTTAAGTGCCTTCTTGGCTCTATCCCTAAACCTTCTAATTTATCCTGTTCTTCGCTAGGATTATTAAAATTGTAGATCTCTTCCGTCGGTTTTGAAGCAGGGATTCTTACGGAGTTGAATTTATCATCGTATATTCTTAAATCATCCAGACAACCATTCAACCTTATCTGGTTGATTAATAATGCTCCAAAAGAAAAGTCGATATTAAGGTTTGTGCTAACTAGTGTCTTTTCATCATTAACACTAACCTCTATATCAGCTTGAGAGCTCGCTTGTGGTTTAGGTTTAACGGTTATTGCTACAAAATACCAGACATCTCTCTCTATTTTAGGGCCGAACTGCGTGGATTTGCCGTTATAAGTAAAATTAAAAAAACTCGTCTTGGTGTTTAAAATAACCGCCAGTCCACCACCGTTGCCTAAAAACTCAATTCTAGGCACCAAATCACCATAAATTGAAGTCGGTGGCGAATTTGGTGTAGAGCCAGTGGGAAAACCTAGAACATTGTATTCTAAGCTGGAATATTTCAGCCAACAAGTTATTCTAGTACCATCTTTTATGCGAGTCACAACAGGGTTAGCGAGCTGGTTAGTGTTCGGGCTCCCGAACTTTAAAGAAGCATAGCCCTTAAAACATTGCCCAAGCTTACCATCTGTTAAAAATTCACCATCACCCAGTAATGTACAGCCAGAATGTTTCGTGCCATTCCAGTCAGCTACGAGAAAACCATCAGGAAACATTTCCGGCTTTGGCAGCGGTTTGCCGTTTTTATCGGTCGCAAATTGGTAAACGTCATCAAGTACTACTACGCTATCATGCAGGTTGCCATTAAACTTCCAATAATGTAGCAGGCCCATTTGGTTTCTCGTAATGGCTAGTGGCTTATTATCTTATCTTTAATTACTGAATATTCAATCATCACAAAAGCCAATATATCTGGATTAAAATAGATTAGACAAAGGAGACCGTGATGCCAGACTTCGTCGCACTTAAAGTAAAAGAAGCAAACCAAGACCAATTACTAAAGAACCCAAACGTAATCGGCACAGGAATAGGCAACAAAATAATAGATGGCAACAGGCAATCTGCTATCATCGTCTTCGTAGAACAAAAACTGCCAAAAGACGAAGTAATAGCAAAATACTCAGCCGAAGAGTTGATACCAAAAACACTACAAGGTATACCCACAAGAATTATAGAAACTGGAAAAATAGTCCCACAAGGATTTATGGAAAGAGTAAGACCAATCAGACCGGGGTATAGCTCAGGACACGCAACCATAACAGCAGGGACAATAGGTGGAATATTCAAAGACAAAGACGGTGACATAGTCGCGCTATCAAATAACCACGTCTTTGCTGCAGAAAATCGGGCTCTAATAGGTGACCCAATCTACCAGCCAGGACGCATGGACGCACAAGCTGGCAGCATAATGTTCACAAACTGGGATCAGCCCGTATCTAATAAGCCCTACTTCGGGACACTGAAAAAATTCATGGCCCTAAATAGGTCAAATAACCTACATGATTCTGCCATAGCGAAAATACACCCATCATACGTCGACAGTGGTTTAATTGACACAAGATATCCACAGCTTGATAAGCCTCTGGCAGGGATTGCCTCGGCAGCAATCAACCAAGACGTACAGAAGTGTGGTAGGACGACAGGTCTCACAGCAGGCAAAGTGGTGGCGTTACACGGCTCATTTACCATCGGATATGATTTTGGGCAAGCGAGGTTTAATGATTGTATAGTGCTGACTGGAATGAGTGCTGGAGGTGATAGCGGGAGCGTTATCATGGATACCAACATGAATGCAGTCGGCTTACTTTTTGCAGGCAGCGGTAAGGTCACTCTTGCCAGCCCGATTCAGTATGTCATTTCTGAATATGGCTTGACAGTTTACAACGACCAGATAAAATCTCAATCTGCTGAACATTCCAAAGATTGGACCATGCATTCTGCGAACGGTGTGGTCATCGGCACTCCAGCCACCATGACTGTTAAGTCGAATAATAATTCAGCATGTTACGTCGAAAGGAAAATCGGCAGGGCTAATTCGATAAGTGTCAAGATTAACACGATGAACGATAAGGATACTGATTTCGGACCGTCACTCGCCTTACTATTTGATGATAATTTCATCAAATTAACATTGGGCTCTGATGGAGTGTCGCTTAGCACCAAGGATTCAATGATAAAATCGGACCTTAAGCCTTTACAGTCCACCGAGTATATGTTGAGATTGCGCTTGAGGGGCAACGTTTGGAATGCTGATATCCTTGACGATACCGATTGGGTTTCGATCGGGTCAGTATCCATCGCCGCTGATCCTATTTTGGCCAGGATCGGTAAGCTAGATAAAGCTGCTTCCTGCAGCATGGAGCAGGGAAGCAGCCAAGTATCTTCTTATTATAGTGATTTCAAGATCAGTTGACGATTTCTGCGTCTTCTGTTTCGGTGCCGGTGTCTTTTTCGCCGTAGTGATCGTCTTCACAGACGATCCAACGGTTACTTGACCTTATCCACATATCGTCATCGTCACCGTCTTCATCATCATCTTCGCCATCTTCATCGTCTTCATCGTCTTCTTCATCATCATCTTCGTCGTCTTCGTCTTCTTTTGTACCTAATCCCCATCCGTAGTCCCCGTCATCATCCTCTTCTTCTTCGTCATCTTCATAGTCGTCGTCATCTTCATCGTACTTAAGAATAACGTTACCTAGTTCTTCTAGGCGTGATACGTCATCGACTAGAAAGTCATAGGTAAATCGAAAAGGATCATGTTGCAACCACTTGGTGATTTTCAGCATGGCTCGTTCCCTCCATTCATGACATCCGTATGTTCAACAACTAAATACATCCTGATCCATTAAAATATATTTTGAGGCGAAACAATGTTTGACAACTACGAAGATTTCTTCAAAAAAAGCGACGCTGATATTGAAGAATTGACATATGGCCAGATGATGCATGCTCTAGCTGGTGAGTCAGGCAGTACCAATCACTCACACACCACGAAAACCCATACAGCCACTTCAATTCATCGTACCAATGAGTTGCCGCAAACGGCCAAAGCACAACGCCTAATAGACGGTAACTACTATGAATGGATAGAGGCTGATAAAAAATGGATAAAAATCATAGAAGACAGCCCAGAACCACCAGCCCACTGGGAGCCAGGCTTATTCGATGGAGAAATCAGAAAATACATCCCATCAAACCCTGAGCACAGCCAATAAAGACTGCATATATCGCCAGCAAAAAATCGATAAAGACACATACGTATGCAACCACAGAGGCTTCTGCCAAATACAAGACTGCATAAACAGCGAACTCCACACACACTACAAAATAATAAAACAAAACATAGCAGCACCCAATAATATAAGCCTAGCAGCAGCGGTCCTAACCAGCAAAAGAAGAACACCCACCCTAAACAGAACATGCAGATTCCTCAAAGCAGCAGGAATCACAGAAATAGACATATATAACGACTCAGAACGAGAAGAACCACTTGGCATATACGGCAACTGGCTTGTGGGTGCAACATCCACTTACATAAAAAGAAGAAAAGACTGGTACCTCATAATCCAAGACGACATATTCATAAGCAACGACACACTATCAAGAATATCTAACCTCGACAATACCAAAATATACAGCCTATTCGCCCCGGAAAACATGGCGCCCAAAAACGGACCTGGCTGGTACACCATATCAAGATACTACAACGGACCAAACTGCCTGCTAATACCAGCAGCCATACTAGAACAACTTATAACTAGCAAAACCGCACTAAGACACTGCATAGCGAGAAAAAAACAACACTCAGCATACGACGACCTAGGAATATTCGAAGAACTAATAGAATCAGAAATACCGATATCATACCACTACCCAAACTTCACCATCCACTGGGCAATCAATAGCACGCATAACAAAAAACAATACCACAAAAAAGTGCTGAGTAAAGCAGCGATAGGCACATACATAGCAGACCTTACAGGCATAACGCATACACCAACAATCAAAAGCACATCAAGATACACACCAGAAGAAATAATAAGCATATACCACGAAAAAGGCAACGTAACCTACCACTGCTCAACAGGAGAAATAAATGGAGAATTCACATACGACCCAAAAGCATACTACATAGAGGTAAAAGAAGAAGGCAACAACACAGACCAAGCCATCATGAGCCTAACGGATAGAGTATTTTGGACCAAATAACAGCCATACAGCAAAAACTTATAAACTACTCCCATAAATCGGAATACCTACTATATGAACAACCAGACCTAATAAAATCAACGATAAACGAGCTCAAAGAAGACTTAATATACTATGCAAAATCACACACCCATGAAGTAGCAGAATACTGTGATAAAACAACACTTAAAAACTGGCAAAACGACTCAGTAAAATACTTCACAAATTATACTAGTGGTACGACAGGGAAGCCATTCTCATACCGTATATGGAAAGACATTTTTCTTAACATAGAAAAAGATAGCCACTACGGGCTCATAAACCGAGAGTTTAAACTACCAAACCATGCTAAAGTCCTATATTTATGCCACAACCTACCCGAGACATCGATTAACCTCATAGACAGTAGAAAAAGCGATAACGTGATGCTCACGCATGGCTATATGCACACAGTAGACATAGCTCTAAAACACCAACTGTTCTATAACGACATTCACGAGTACATCAAACAGATCCATAAGATATGCCAAGAAAAATCATATGATATAATAATGGCCACCAAAGAAATACTTGATCCCATGTGGTGGATGATAGAAAAAAAGAAAATAGAGCCAAAGCGGCTAGCACCGCTGCTAAGCTGCACAGGTAACTTCACGCCAGTGGATTTAATTAGACAATATCTAGAAGCAGGCATATTCGACAACGCTTGTGACCATATGAGATGCTGGGACGGCGGAGCATCTTTCTTCACATGCAAAGAAGGCACAAGGCACCTATGCGACAACCTATCACACTGCCAAGTCACACATGATTACAAGCTCTTATCAGATGATTACTTTAGCCTACCAAACCCATTCATAAATTACTGGAACGGTGATCATGCACAGTTAATTGACAGCTACGAGAAGTGCAAATGCGGACGATATTTCAGACCATTTAGGGTGTTTTTAACCGAAGACGCAGGCATAGGATGGTTTCTTAACGAGTTTCCGGATAAATCAATCATCAAAAGGATTTTAACAAATGGACGCTATCTTAGAGTAGTTATTATCAAACCGCTTGCCAACGAGACTTTCAAACGGCTAGTCAAGGCCGCTTATCCGAGACACTTAGATATCGTGGTGGAGGAACCTTGAAAGAATTATTGGAATTCACCAAGAAGCTATATGAATTGTCAGACATAAGCAAAGAGATAGCTCAGTTACTTGAAAAAATCAATCACAAGATACCGCTTCAAGACCCAGCACCAATAAAGATAACCGATGATAAACCAGTAGGTCTCATCGACATACTCGAATGGCCAGCTGCAGATAAAGACGCTGTGGAGTACGAGTCCAGCCCATTCTTAAAAGAATTGCTGGAACTTAATGATGGCCCCATTCTGGAACTGATTCCGGATACGCACCAATCATTACTGACACACAAGCTTAACAGAACCTACGATTGTATTACCTCAGAGAACCATCCAGGTGACATAGTTAGGCTTTTGAACTGGCCCGATAAAACATACGACCTCATAATATTAAACCATTACCTTGAGTTAAATGAATCGCCTATAGAAATATTAAAAAATTGTAAAAAACATCTAAATGAAAAAGGTAAACTATACATCATCATACGACCTTGGACGTCCAGCAACGGTGGGTATCAATCAGACTATATGAATAAAGCGTTTCTACACTTATGCTATGATTTAACTCACAATGAAGACATAAAGAATAAATTTAAAGATCCACGGGCTGACATCCAGTATCTAAGTGAATCGGCTGGCCTAAATGTCCTTAACAAAAACTTCCATACACTGCCACTACCAGACTACATCACCAAAAACGACTCTATATTAAACAGAATAATCAGCAGAACATGGGGCAATATCAGGACAAGGAACGCCTTGTCCATACTAGAAATCGTTGGTATGGAGGTAGTACTAGGACGATGAAAATTGACTTGTCGATAATAACATCCACTAGCAGACCAGCCAGTTATCGATCATTCATTTACCAGATGACTACGCAGCTTTACAAAGGCATTAATGTAGAGCATATAATAGTGCAGGAAGGATCTAAATTTGACGACTTCTACTCTGCAAATATGTTAAACCTTATATTAAAAAGACAGCCTCTGCATAATGACTACGGCGCGGCAGCAAAAGACGCTGGCTTATCGATGGCTAATGGCGAGTACGTTTGCTTTTTTGATGATGATAACATATACTATCCTAACGCCGTAAGCACAGTCTATTCGACGGTATTGGGCCACGACATAGGAATTTGCAGAGTCCATTATAAGGATAGTATTATTCCACCACGCATCATACGCCCGGGATCGGAAGGAGTCATAGAATCTGGTAAGATAGATTCTATGTGCTTTGCAATTAAAACAGATTTGGCTAAACAATTTAAATGGGCAGGTGGTGGTAGATTCAGTGATATAAGGTATCTAGAAAAAGTGAAACTTCTCTCATGCGATATTCGATTTAATAATCTTATTATAGGTGAGCATCTTTAGGTTTCTGGGTTTAATCCCGGCACGTCTTTTTCAAAGCCGATTACATATTTCTTATTGATTATACGCTTGTAGGCATTATTACCGGCTCTCATTTCTGGTAATATATGAACCGTTCGCTTATTTTGAACGTCAGCCATAGCTGCGTGTATGGCGTAAAAGGCTGATTTATTTCTCTTGCTAGTGGCCATTTCGCAGGTGGCTTGAGCCATAGCTATCATACACTCGGGCATCCCGGTACGTTCTGTGGCGTAACACGCAGCCATGGCCGAGGTTATAGCGAATGGGTTTCCAGCACAGTCTTCAAAAGCCGATATCAGCATTCTCCTGCATATGTATGCTGGATCTTCTCCGCTGTTGAGCCAGGCGGCTAGCCAATATATGGCACCATCAGCATCTGAATCCTGTATGGCGTCTTGGTAGCAGTGAGCCATATTGAAATGTTCGTTACCGGATTTGTCGAACACAACGTGCTTGCTAGGAAAAACCATGTCGACTATTTCTTCTGTTATTTCATTGTCATCCATCATTATGACCGCTGCTTCCACTGCTGTCACAAGCTTTCTAGCATCACCAGAGCATCTGTTGATGAGTTTAGCAGCAGCTGCCTTGTTGTATCGTATTATTATATCGTGAGCCTTGTAGTATTCTTTTATTCGGCATAGTAACTTTACCAGATGCTCATTATTTAGGGGCTTTGTCTCTAATACAAGACTTCTGGATAGGATCGTACTGTTGACTGAGAATTTTGGGTTCTCCGTGGTAGCACCAAAGAGTGTCAAGACCCCTTCTTCTATTACAGGCAGAAAGGCGTCTTTGACTGATTTGTTAAGCCTGTGTATTTCGTCGACGAATAGGACAGTCTGCTGTGTGTTGTCTGAGGCGGCTTCGTCGATTATTGTTCTTATTTCTTTTATACTCGTATCTGTAGCATTTATGTTTCGAAAATTCGCGTCTATTTCTCTCGATAGGGCCATGGCAAGGGTAGTCTTGCCGGTTCCCGGTGGTCCCCATAGAATAGTATTCATAACCCTTTTCTTCAGGGCCATCCTATGGATTGGTCTATTTTCTTCTAATAAGTGCTCCTGCCCTATTATGTCTGCTAGCTTTGTTGGCCTGAGTATAGCTGCGAGCGGGGGGTATTTAGGCTGCCCTTGGGCCTTTCTGGTCGGTCTCATACTTCTAAAATACTGGCTAGCTAATTATGCTTTTAGCGGGACTTAGCCATTTAGATCAGGTCAAAGTTAGGCAATTCTTCTTTTTTAGCAGTCCGTAAGCCATCGCAGATTTTTTCTGCGATTTTCTTCGCCTCTTCGTTATTCAGCAATGTGCCTCTTTTTAGTGCTGCTAATTTGACTGCTCTTTTTGTGGACGTCATTAGCGGCCTGCTGTAGCCTTGTGCGCCATAGTAATTCTTGGACAGCATTTCTTGGCCTTCTTCTGGGTCTTTGGCTCCAGAGCACCCCTGTAATAGTTGGATGGCGCTGGTGATTATCGAAATTATTGTAAGGATCGGGATAAATTCATATTCCGCTTGCACTTCTTCGCCGATTTCATGCACTACTTTATTGTCAGTTACCATGGTAATTTCTTTCCTCCGTCGTACGGTTTGGCTAATTCTAGATTCATCAGAGTCGTCTGAACATTAACACCATCGGCTATCACGATTGCATTAATTCTGAAGTATTTATCTCTCTTCAGTTCAGTTAGCTCTATCTTCTTGGCATCATGGAGAATCTGCTTTAATACTTCGCGTGCTTTAATAGCTAGGGTTTTGACTTCTGGACGTTTGTCCGTTATTTCTGGTGTGTCTACATGGCTTAATCTTACTAATATGTTTTCCCCTATTATGGCCGGGAATACTGGAACGTCGACGATTATCGTGTCCCCGTCATGGACTCTAACCAGTATTACTTCATATGTGCCTGGATATATCTTTCTTGCTTTTTGTGATTCGAATATAGCAGCATTGTTTGGTACTCCTGGCTGGTTTCGGAATATTAAGCCAGCAACAAGTATAAGAGTAATTATCTTGTATCGTTCTAACATGATCATAATCATTTCTAGACCTCGGTGAGAACTATGACACAAGACTCTGTGCTCTTCCCTAAGAAAGAGACTTCTAAAGAAAAGTTTGTATGGCGGGCAACATATGAAGACGGCACGATCGTAAAACAAAAGGAAGATGGCAAAGAAACGTCTTCCGACAAATTGGATAGAAAAGGTTTACGAAAATTCGAAATATTCGAAGAGACAGTCCACGGGGACATGACATTATTAAAACTGCAATTAATTCCCGGCGATAAATTCGCGTTCAGGCGCAGAATGGCTATTAAGGCTTCTTTTGGGTTACTCGCTAGGTATTATGGGGCTGGTATCACACGAGATGGGCATGTTTCGATCCTATGGTTAGATGAAGATACCAAGTCTGTCGAACTTACTCGTCATATCGATGGTCGTAATGATGATACCACAGATGAGTATTGGAAACACAATTTCGCCTTTGCCGAAAATGACGATGTAGAAATATCTTAAGAGGATACTGATGTCTACAGATGAAATATCAGACTACATCCGCACGCAGATTTTCGCTGCGTGCGGAAGACCTAAAAACTTTAGCATGATGAAACTGACAAAAGTATCTGACCACTGTTATAGAGTTAACCTATATGTCAAAGACCCAGGAACAATAATGGATATACAGAAAATAGAAGACAGCTATTTCATCACCATAGACGATGATAATAATATAGTAGACAGCGAACCACCATTAACGCGGCATCTTTAAAATCTTCTCTGTGTTTTTCCAAATCTTCGGAGGCGGGGACTTCTTCTTAACCTCGCCAAAGTTCATTACTTCAGGAATTGTTGCTGGAGCCGGTGCATCTTGAATGGCACGCTGAATAACAATTGGAGCGGGCTCTGAAGTTTTTGATTCCGGACCGCGCTTAACGCGAATCGGTGATATGTTAACATTACTGAATATCTGTCTGGGCTTAGGAGGCTCGATGACCACTGGCTGTAATAGCGGTGCGACACCCGGTGCAGCTAAATCCTGTGCATCAAAACCCGGTGATGCAGAGTGGTCAATGTTGTCTAAGCAAGCACCCCATATCGCCCTTATGTCTGGCGAGATGTTGTCTCCTACACGGGCTATGATATCGACCTTTGAGCAAGTATTTCTATAATCGACTTGGTGATTATTAAGTAGCGTGTCTTTCGCAGCAATGTCTAATATACCCCAGCCATTCTTCCTAAGAACTATCCTATTAGTGTGTGTAGCATTTGGCCGCTGTAGATCTACCGCTAATGGGATAAACTTACCTACAGACTCGGAGCGAAAGGCTTTGAAGACGTTTCTTACTACAGCTTCATTAAATCTCAGGAGCAATGCGGTGGCGTAATGAACTGCTGTCTGTGACTTTTTACCAAGCGATGATTGGACACTGTGATCGGCTGCGAATGCTCCTAATATTACACTATTATTATAATGTTCCCGTGAATTTGGCCGATCGCCCGTAAGTCTTGTGAATGCTGTATGACCTATACTATTGGTTGCAACAAGCTTAAAGCTTAGTATCTGGGAAAGATCATACGAATTTCTTACCAAGCCGCCTGTGTCATGTGCTCTCAGTGAGGTCGAAATTTTTAGTCCGCTGGTATTGTGCTGCTTTAGCGGTGTTATAGTCTGGGTTGTCTGTGTCGTATGGGACAGATTAAAGGTCTGTCGTACGAGACCATCAACCAGATGGGGTCGCAATCCGACTGCACTAAGCCCAGCATCGACATAATGGTAATTCGCTATATTAGCAATCTTTAGTGCGTCAGTATTGGCCGAATTTAAAGGCGTGGCTTTTAGTAAAGAGGCAGATGCGTGGCTTTGAAATAGCTGCTGTTGCAACAGATTATTAGTATAGTGATACCTGTTGTTCGCTGCCATCCTGTAAATTAAAACGTTTTGTGATACGCTAAAGAAAGTGTTTAAATTCGCTAAAGTCGCATGCGATATAAATCTCACAGATTCTAGCAAAGCGTTAGTATTCAAGCTCTCAGCTATCGTTGCCGTCAGACTACTCTCGGTAATTATAGATCTGTTAAAGCTATCAAGGAGTAGACCATCAGTATTATGTAATATAGTCTCAACCGATATAAGTGCGGCTATGGTCTGGTGTGATATGGTGACACCTGCTGCACCTATGAAAGCAATGGTTTGATGAGTCCTAGTTATAGCCGACTTAAGTAATGAATTAGTAAGATGAGTATCAGTAAATCCAGCTATTAATAATGATCTGGCTTGATGGGAATCACTGAATGCCGCTTGAAGTAATGAGTCAGTTAGATGGGTATCAGAGAATCCAGCTCTTAAAACTGACCTAGCCAGATGGGTATTTGTAAGCCCCGCCTTTAGTAAAGAATTAGCTAAGTGAGTTACAGTTAAACCCGCACCTAGAAGTAAAGAATTAGTAAGATGGGTATCAGAAAATCCCGCACTTAATACTGACCTAGCCTGATGAGTATTGGTAAGCCCCGCTCTAAGAACTGCCCTTGTCTGGTGGACATCAATTAGACCGGCAATTAAAAACGAAGATGCGTTATGTTGCCTACTATCGGTCAATCGAATTAAAGTCTGAGTTAAATGTGTATTAGCGAACGTTCTAACAGCGCCGGACAATGCGGCTAACGGAGCATCAGATATTGGTCCAAAACCTAGCATGCTTCACACTCTTTAAAAGACATAAGGTCTCTTAAATATATTCCACCAAAGCAGAACTAGAAGCATCATAAATTGTAGGAGCAATGAAGACTTCACCCGCGATATCAGATCCTACTACATCACCTAAACCTGTATAAGGCTTACCCTTAACCAACACCTCAGGTCTCAAAACAGTAATCATCTCCAACGGCGTTTCCTCATCAAACGGAACGACAAGATCCACAAAATCCAAAGACCTAAGCATCTCCAACCTCCACTCCAAACAATTAACCGGTCGCCCATCACCCTTCAATCGTCTTACACTCTCATCAGAATTCACACCGACTACAAGCTTATCGCCTTTTGACTTGGCAAACCTCAAATAGTCAACATGCCCAGCATGAAGAATATCAAAACAACCATTTGTAAACACTAACTTAAAATCTCGGTCACGCAAAACAGACGGATCATGTATTATTTTGTCAATCACAAAATCATATAGCCTTAAAGGTTTAATACTCGATCTCTGAACGTACAGACTGGATGCATAAGTCGCTAACTTAGCTGAATCATGAATACCAAACCCTAATAAGACACTATACCCAAAAAAAGCTAAAAAACAATCGCCAGCGCCAATTATATTTCGCTTAACGACTGGTTCTTGCGGTACTTTAAATAGAATACCATCATCTAACCCAGCCACGCCTTTTTCGGCCATAGTTATAATAATATTTCTGCAATCAGTGGCCTTGCTGATAACATCAAGCTGCTTTAACAAATCATCAGATCCTGACGCTTCCCTAGCTTCCTTAGCGTTTAACTTTAAGGCAAAGCAACCACGCCACCGATGAATGTCATTAGGCTTAATATCCACTATCGCATTGCTAAGATGATCTTTAAACCAATCGGCTTTAAAGAACCCCTTATTATAATCTGAGAACAGATTAACATCGGCTGTAGGAAGCCGTATGAGGCTATCATCAATTTTGGCACCGTGTTCTTCCCGGTCTATTCTAAAGATAAACTCACTACCATTATAATACCGCCTTTTTATTGGAGTTAGCGGACTATTAACACAGTTGCTTGTGTCTATCTTGTTCTCTGTATACACAGAAAATGCCTGGTGAGAAAGAGCACCTACCAAATGTGATTTCAAAGGCAAGTTTTCGAACTGGTACGCCACATTACCAGCGCCACCAGGCATGGATGTGACACTTTTTTCTAAAAATGCTGGAAATACAGATTCTGGATTGAATTTTGGTTCTACTTGAATATACTCATCTATCAAACAATCGCCAGCTATATTAATGACCTTAGTATTACACAAAGCTCTGGAAATGAAATCATTGGCCAATGTTGAACTTATCATAGTATGAACTCAAGAACGGACCAAGAATCTTATCAGGATGAACACTAATTCTATTTAGCGATGGACGGATGGCATGTAACCCATTTAGACCCCACGCGGCATCCTTTGATTCAGCACAAGCATTTTCGATCTTACCAAAATCGTGTTCCAAACTACTCAGCCCAAGAAAATCATTAACCTTTGCCATAGTCTCTTGCGGTAAGCCAGTAATATCGTCATAAGACACTAAGAAAATATTACTCCTATGTTTCCCTAAGCCATAAACCAGACTGTTATAAGGATCAGAAATATAATTCTCCCACAGACACTTAGCCCTAGCCTCAGTTGTGATCGGTATGCGTTTTTGTGTTAGATAATCATCGATGAAATTATTGCCCTTCTGCTGGTTCATTAAAACTATATATGAGGTTATGACCTCGCTTATTGGCCTATATGTGCAGACGATTTTAGGAGAAGGAGTGATGCATGTGGTAGCAGGCCATACATTCCTAGGCCAACCCCTATGCTTATCGACCACTACCGATTCATTAAACTGACCATAATACGTTTCAGCGATAGCCTTATAGATATCAACATCAATAGACTCTTTATAAGTATAGTTATTATTTAACTTACTAAAAGCCTCATTCGTAAAACACAATAAATCGAGAACAGGACTAGTTGGAGTAACATACACATTTTCATGCTGTGCTAGGAGTGAGCCAAGCAGAGTCGAACCGCTTCTTGGCAACCCAGACAAGAAATGAATAGTTTTTACAGACATCTATTATTCACCTTCATCATGTGCGGGTCGTTATACTTCTCAGTCTTTTCAGGACTAGTTGACTCACCAGCCATATCAACCGCAAAAATCCCATGCTGAACAATCGGAAAAACATCTATCCTCAGCAACACATCAATACTAGTCACAATACCGAACTTAATAACATGAGTCAGCAATTGCCTAGCGATCATGGGGTCAACAGCGTAGGCATGCGCCCTGAGCATAAACCGATAATTCGGATTCAATTGTCCGTGAATAGGAATCAGACCCCAATACTTATTCTCGACCTGTTCAATACTGCCAAGATACACAATGTTATTAATAGCATTGTGATGAGTATAAGGGTTAACCATCACAGCATCATGCTCAAGAATCACAATAGGTTGATCAATCTCAACACACCTGGCCCACAATGACAAATGGCTCAAAACCACAGACACCTCAGTCACAGCAAGGGCTGGGTTAATCTGCTTAATCCATTTTAAATATTGTCTATCTCTAGAATGCTCAGGTATTAATATCTCGCCCTTAGTGCCATCGAAGGCATCGTAAACCACGTATTTCATGCCAACTTCTTTACAAGAATCTTGGCATTTTTGGGACATGGTTTCGGATAACTCATGCCCCTTCAATGTGATGATGTAAGCGGATTCTACTTCAGTGTTATACTTATATGACAGCGATTCTTTGAGTATCATTTATTAGGCTCATATAACTCTGGGATTGTGGTCTTACCCGACAGATCTTGTGCGAAAATTCCATGCTGAACTATTGGGAAAATATCAGCCCTAATCATACAATCGACAGGAGTCGTTATCCCGTACTTGATCAGATGGGAGAGCAGATTCCTAGCCACCATAGGATCGACAGCGTAAGCGTGAGTTTTATAGATATACCGAAAATCTGGCGATATCTGAGCATGAATTGGTATCAAACCGCAATAATTGTTTCTTACCTGCTCATTACTACCAAGATACACAATATTATTTAGAGCATTATGATGAGTGTACTTTTGAAGCATCACAGCATCATGTTCTAATATGACTATGGGACGATCAATTTCTACACACTTACACCACAGAGAATAGTGACTCAGGAGACAGCATACCTCTGGTGGCGTGAGAGTAAAATTGACCATCTTTAGCAATTTCAGATAGTCTTTATCTTTGGAGTGATCAGGGACAATAATTCTTCCTGATGTCCCGTCGAATGCATCATATATCTGTGCGGATTGACCGACGTCAATGCATGATTCTATACACCTTTGAGCCATCGCTTCTGATTCTGCATGGCCTTTTAGTGTTATAATGTATGTTGATTCGACCTCTAGGTTATAGTGATAGCTCAGACCTTCGAATACTTCATCCATTTAGCATCTCTTTTAATTTGGCTATTGGTTCATCCCATACTCTTGGGCATTCCTGTCTCAGTAGTGTCACGTTGTCGCCGTACCATGGGCTTTGGTCTCCTGAGTGGGACCAGACGTAGTACGCTGAGATTGGGACCAGTATGATCACTTTTTTGCCCATTGACGCGGCAGCGTGGGCTATCGATGTGCAGGATGTGATGATAATGTCTAGGTTTGCTATCGCACCAAAGAGATCTTCTATCGTCTGCAGCTCTGAGCTTAGGTCAGATATTCCTGGGAAATCTTTTAATTCTTCTAGGCCGTGGTCTCTTTGGAGGCTATAGTAGTAATAGTCTTTGTTTCCTATAGCTTCGTACAGTTGCTTTATTGGATAGGAGCGGTGCAGGTCGTGGTCGTAGGCTGGGTTCCCTTGCCATCTGATCCCTATTTTTAGTCTTTTAGGTAGTTTATCTGGCAGCGGGCTAAATCCTGAATAGTAAGTTAACTGTTCCCAAGCATATCCATAAAGTTTTAGGGACCATTTATCAATGAATGCTTGATCTGCTTTTAGATATGGCCCGTACCAGAGATCTTCATATTGTAAGTCTAAGTATATCGGGAGATGCATGGAGTAAGTCCATTGCACTCCTGGTATCTTCCTCACTTCCGTTAGGTCGTTTATGACAGTGAAACCGTTGTTTTGGAATAGTTCGGTCAAACCTTTCCGCTCATCGTTTGTGGCTTTTCCGTGCCATTTTGCGTACCAATATGGTATGATTCCCCGTTCTTTGAGATGCTTCATGAATCTGATATTGATTATTTCATCACCGATTCCTGCTTCTGCATATACGATTAGATGTTTAACATCTGGCGTGCCCTGCCAGAATGGCAAGTCTAAGTCTTGGTTTCTGTTAAATATAGTCTCGGTGTTCCATAGTTTCATTTTGGCACCGTCTAATATGAAGTGCCTCAGTCCTTCTTGGAATTTGTCTCTATATAGGTAATAAGTACCCAGGTTAAAGTTGATTTTTATTCTTGTCTCTTCGGATATGTCTTTGCTTTCTAGCGCTTTGTGTAGTATTTCTTCGGCTTCTGGTTTTCTATTTAATAGGTATAATGAGTATGCTTTTTCTAGCTGGACTTCTACGTCCTGTGGCATTATACGTTCGTTGCATTTAATATATGTGAGGGCTTTTTCTGGTAGGTTAGCATGGTTATAGACATTAATTAGGTTGTTTCGTGTGATATATGTGTGTTGTGGGCTTGGTGCCACTACGAGTGCTTTTTCGCCATAATTTATGGCTTCCATGTAATTCTTGAGCTTGAAGTAGCATTTTGATATATTGTCGTATTGCGGGAAGTGCCCGGCGTGTTTGGCGAATGTTTCTAGGATTAGGAAGGAGAGATCTGTTCTTCCAAATTTATCTAGCATGTATGTGATCGGCTCGAGGTCGTCTACGCCTCTTGGTTGTTCATCCATTTTTCACCACCAGTAGCTTTATGAAGACGTCTTTGTATACGTTATTAAACCGCTTGCTGAGTGTATCGAGCTCTTCGTATTTGCCTTCTGTGGCGAGGTGTTGGAAGTCATCGTCGACTGAGAATGAGTAGTCTGCTACTTCGAAGTCTACGTTTAATCTGGGGGCGAAGCCGCTGCTACTTTCGTGGTGTTCTTTATGCCAGGTGCAATATTTCTTGCTGAATTGTCTGAGCATGTTTACCGTTATTGGGCGTCTGTGGGTGGGATCGCCGTAGTAGTTTTCGTGTCTGTGGTGTGGTACCGCTATGTCTATTATGGCACTGTCTTGGCAGACTCGGTATAATTCTTTTATGACGTGGAAAAAACCTTCTCCTATGTGTTCTAGGATGTGGTGGGCTCTTATTTCTTCTATGCTGTTGTCTTCGAATGGCCAGGTTTCTGTTTCTAGGTTGAAGCAGTAGTCTGGTTCTGTTAGTGGGTCGTGGTCTATGTTTTGATAGCCGTCTAGTCTTTTGTAGCCGCCGCCTATGTTTAGCTTCATCGTTTTTCCTGTATGAAGTCTTCTGGGCCGTATAGTTCTATTGTTTTATTGTGTCGCATGATTATATACGGGGTGTTGTGTTTATTTGCGAAATTAGTCAGTTCTGATATGGCTTGTGGGTTTACGTTATTTGTTATTTCTATGGCTCTTAGGAATTGTCCTTTTGTCCATTTTTCTACTGAGATCATGAGTCCTGATTGGTCTGGTCTCATCCATTCTGGGAAGAGTTCTTGGGTCCATGCGCATTGGTAGTTTTTACAGACTTGGGGTCTTGCGTTGTATATGAGGCATCCTGAGCATTGGAATGGGCACCTGTTGTTTAATATGGTCAGGCCATATACATTTAGCTTTAGGTGGCCGTCGCAACAGGCTGTGCATTCAGAGCATGGTCGCATTCATATAACTACTACAATGGCCAATGTATGATCATAGCCTAAAGACACTTGTGTCCATGTATTACTCTTAGTCACAGTCTGAACTGGAGAAGCTCTGTTGGTTGTGGTACCATCACCTACTGCTCCGACTGTATTAAAACCCCAACACCATAATGTACCATCAGTTTTTATGGCTCCACAGCGATATCGATTAACAGCAATACTTTTCCAATTTGTGCCTAATGAAACTGTTTGTACTGGTGAGGATCTGGAAGTTGAAGTATTGTCACCCAATGCGCCAACTAAATTACCGCCCCACATCCAAAGAGTCCCATCATTCTTCACTGCTCCTGAATGTATGAAATTGTTCGCTCTGCTACATGCGACTTGCGCCCAATTTGTACCAGCGGCTATGGTCTGAACAGGTGATGACATAGACGAAGTAGAATTGTTGCCTAGCTGGCCATTTCCATTTGCACCCCATAGCCATAAAGTGCCGTCCGTTTTTATCCCTCCGGTATAGTTCCTGCCTGCTGATGCAGATAACCAAGTCGTTCCTGCGGTAATAGTTTGGACCGGTGAACTCTTGCTGGCTATGGTATTATCACCGAGTTGACCGCTAGTTCCCAAACCCCAGTTCCATATAGTTCCATCAGTTTTAACAGAAACGATATGCGCCGATCCGCACGAAATGTTTCTCCAATCTATGCCGCCAGTTATGGTCTGAATCGGCGAGCTTTTATTTATTGTGGTATTATCAGCAATTTGCCCGCTATCATTTGCGCCCCATACCCATAGTGTCCCATCTGTCTTGATAGCAGCGGTAAAACCGTTAAAGCCAGTGCCACCGCATGCGACCGTTCTCCAATTTGAGCCACCAGTGATAGTCTGAACAGGAGAACTTTTATGCGCTGTCGTATTATCACCTATTTGACCTGAGTCATTGCGGCCCCAGCACCAAAGTGTACCATCAGACTTGACACCGGCTGAATGTCTATATCCAGCGGATACTGTAACCCATATGTTATCCTTGGATACTATTTGTGTTGGTGAAGACACGGCTATTTGATTATTAGTGCCCAATTGTCCATCAGATCCTTGCCCAAACCCGTATACGGTACCATAGTCATTAGCTCTAAATGGAAACTTTTCCATGTATACGTCGCTTAGGTCAACCAGTGCGGTTGTAAAACTATTGCCTACAGCACCGCTATGGACAGAATTGGAACCCTCACCAACATTCTTGAAAAAAACAGACCCGGTGATTTGAGTAGGGTTGGATCTAGCAGTATTAGCATTATCACCTAAATGGCCAGCACCTCCCGCACTGCCCCATGTAAAAATCCTACCATCATTTTTAAGAGCTCGAACCATACTACTTCCAGCCCACGCGTCGCGCCAATCTTTACTATTTAAACCAGTCTGTACAGGCGAAGATTTAGACACGGCAGTATTATCACCCATCTGTCCTAAGATGCCACTACCCCATACCCATAATGAATTGTCAGTCTTAAGAGCCACAGCATTATTCTGCGTTATTGAGACTAAGCTCCAATTTGTTCCGCCAGCAACAGTCTGAACAGGTGAAGATCTGCTAACAGTATCATTAGTGCCTAACATGCCTTGAAGGTTATTACCCCAGACCCATAATGTACCATCGGTTTTAACGCAAGAAGTAGCACCATAACCAGCAGATACTTTGGACCAATTAGCTCCACCTGCTACTGTCTGGACAGGAGATGATCTGTTAGTCGAAGTGTTGTCACCGAGGCCACCCCTTGCCCCTGCCCAGTATCCTTGACTACCCCATAACCATAAAGTGCCATCAGTCTTTATTGCTGCGGTGTGACCATATCCACAAGAGATAGAACTCCAATTACTGCCACCAGCGATTGTCTGGATAGGCGAACTTTTAGCAGCAGTCGTGTTATCACCTAGTTGACCAGATGCATTATTGCCCCACATCCATAGCGTGCCATCAGTCTTTATGCCTCCACAAAAGTTATACCCAAGCGCTACTGATGACCAGTTGGTGCCTCCTGCTATTGTTTGGATTGGTGATGATTTTGTAACTGCTGTATTGTCGCCTAATTGACCACTGGTGCCTCTACCCCAGCACCATAATGTGCCATCTGATTTTATTGCTGCACTAGAATTGAAAGATGTCACTACGCTTGACCAGTTTGTACCGCCAGTTATTGTCTGGACTGGTGAGGATCTGTTAACTAGTGTGTTATCGCCTATTTGGCCGAAGTTATTATAACCCCACATCCATAGTTCGCCGGATGGCAGTTCTGCACCTATTATTGGTCCTTTGTATTGAAATCTATAGCCGCTTGCCATTATTCATTTCTCCCTTAATAATTTCCATCAGCGATAGCAGCGGTGCACCCTTGTCGGGGCGAGCATGAAGCTTGTCTCCAAGTAGCCCCACCCATAATAGTCTGAACCGGTGAGGATCTGTTAACAGTGGAATTACTACCAAGTTGACCAGCAGAGCCAGCACCCCACATCCATAACGTACCGTCAGATTTAACACAAGCAGTATGATTATAACCGGCTGAAACTAGCTTCCAAGTACTTCCTCGCGCTATTGTCTGAATCGGCGAGGATTTGCTGACACCAGAATTATCACCAAGTACACCAGAACTATTACTGCCCCATAACCATAAGGAACCATCAGTTTTAACACAAGCAGTATGGGCGTTACTGCAAGATGCTTGGGTCCAATTAGTCCCACCGGCAATAGTCTGTACAGGTGAGGATCTATTGATTATTGAGTTATCACCAAGCCGGCCTGAACCATTAGCGCCCCATAACCATAATGTACCATCAGTTTTCACACAAGCAGTGTGGGCGGTACCACATGACACTTGTTTCCAAGTAGTCCCCCCAGTAATGGTTTGCACTGGTGAAGATTTACCAGCTACGGTATTATCACCAAGCTGGCCGGAACTATTTAAGCCCCAAGTCCATAATGTGCCATCAGATTTAATACAAGCAGTATGGCTATCACCACATGACACTTGTGTCCAAGTAGTCCCCCCAGTAATAGTCTGAACCGGTGAGGATCTGCTAACAGTGGAATTACTACCAAGTTGACCATTAGAATTACTACCCCACAACCATAATGTCCCGTCAGTCTTAACAGCAGCAGTATGACTTTGGCCACACGAGACTTGTTTCCAATTCGTACCACCAGCTATAGTCTGCACTGGCGAAAATCTATCAGTTTTAGTACCATCACCAAGATTACCACCATAACCATTATCACCCCACAACCATAATGTCCCGTCAGTCTTAACAGCAGCAGTATGTCTATATCCACACGAAACTTGCTTCCAATTCGTACCACCAGCTATAGTCTGAACAGGCGAAGATTTAGAATTCGAAAAAGTACCATCACCAAGTTGGCCATAGGAATTGTTACCCCATAACCATAACGCTGGTGTTTTCACACCTGGCGCTAAATTTGGGTAAACATCGATAATATAATCCTTTAAAACCCAACCAGTCGATCCAAAATCAGTATTTAGCATCTGATCCCTAAAGCCAGTCATTATAGTCCTATCAACTACTGGCATATCACACCCCCTGAGGTATTACGACAACAGCGTTAATTTCATCTAAAGAAGAGCAAGCATCAATCTCATTGACCTTAGCTAACTCCCAATCAAAAGCAGACTGAACACTCTTATCAACCTGCGAAAGAATAAACTCAATATCAGCTCTATTCAAATTCACCCAACCATCCTGCAACTTCCAATTTACGAACTGATCACCCAAAGAAGGCAGTTTAGAAGCCAGTAAAGATCTCGTAGCCTTATCAGTCCTAATAGTGATAGTACGACCGACAGGAAGAAAATCGACACCAACAGTCAAACTATCAGGCACATAGGACGGGGGAGAGAAAGGCAGAGATAGTGTTAAATCAACATTCTCCTTGTTATAACGCTCAACAGCCACCTCTTGCTTCAAATTACCCTTTGCGATATCAATATTAAGAGGACTGGGATAATAAGTCGCGATTACTTTATCCTCTTGAATATCCCATAATGGACCATCAAGATATTGGGTCCTAGGATTGCAATCCTGCCTGATTTCGATGAGTGGTAATATTCTAGTACGGAGATCAAGAGAAAACGGTACTCTGTCTTGGTCAGACATCATGACCATACCCGCCACACCAAGGTCACGCAACTCAGAATTAATACGCCCAAGATACCATTTATCAAAAGTTATGGAAATCTGATTCATATAGACAAGAGCATACATTTTTAAACTCCTATCTCTTCAAGATCCAAGGCAACCAGAACAGTATCAAGATCACAGACACTACCAGTAGCAAAACCGACCATATTAGAATAAACGGCAGTCGAAGTCTCAGCATCACATCTTACATAGAACAGCGTTTGTACACCACTACTCTGAGTACCACCAAATAGCTCAAGAGCCAAAAGCTGTGCCTTGGCATCTTCTGTAATAGAGACTACTGCGCCATAGTGTGTTGCTGGTTCCACGCCGGACCCTGATAATGGTATGTCAAAGCTATTGCCGGGTGCTATTACAGCAGCCATTGCGTTGTATTGGTCTTTAGCTGGCTCTAAGCAGACCATATAGTATAGGTATGGTGTTGAGCTTTGGCCATCTCCGACTGTGATGTTGCCAGCGGTTGCTTCTATGGCCGCAGCAGCGTCTTGTTTTGCTTTTTCTATTTCGTACAGTTTTACGTGTTGCGTTATAAACCCACGGATCACACTATTTGCAAAAACAGCTTTGCTTTGCGGATTCGGGATGGTTCCTGTACCGTTTGGGTTGGGTACTGTGTTTTGGTAGCTGAAGTTAGCAGCGATTGCATCAAATACTCTATCTGAGTCGATGTCTGCTATATAAATTGAAAGCGTTGCCATGAGCAGCTATTCTCCATTTCCTATTATAGATTTGAGATCAACCAGAGAATGTGGTTGCGAAAGTAGTATTATAACCACACTCGACCTGCTTCCAGAGAGACCCACCAGCAAGCGTCTGAATCGGTGATGACCTCCTAATTACAGTGTTATCACCAAGCTGGCCAACGCCATTAAAACCCCACACCCACAATGTTCCATCATTCTTTACTGCGGCAGTGTGTTTATATCCACACGATACATATTTCCAATTAGTTCCACCAGCAACCGTCTGAACAGGCGAAGACCTATCATTTATAGTATTGTCTCCAAGCTGGCCATAAGCGTTTAAACCCCATAACCATAAAGAACCGTCGGTCTTTATGCCAGCCATATGGCTCGCTCCAGCAGACACTTTAAACCAATCCATACTCTTTGTAAAAACCTGAACCGGTGATGATCTATTCGTGATGCTGTTATCGCCCAGTTGCCCCCAGATGTTATAACCCCATGTCCATAGAGAATAGTCAGTAGCGATAGCAGCAGAACTGTTGCTCACAGATACGTAGTTCCATCGTTTACCAGTGGTTGTGACTTGGATGGGAGAAGACTTACTGACGACCGTATTATCACCAAGCTGGCCATAAGCGTTACTACCCCAAAGCCATAAAGTATTATCATCTTTGATACCTGCAGAGGACAAGCTGCCACCTGTGGCTTGTATCCAATTAGCAGCAGTTCCCACTTGAATTGGCGAGGACTTATTCACTGACGTATTATCACCAAGCTGGCCACTACTATTTAACCCCCATGTCCAAATAGTATTATCATTTTTAGCAGCCACAGCATGGGTAGACATAGAAAGATACTTCCAATTAGTTCCACCGGCAACAGTCTGAACTGGAGAAGATCTGTATATAGTCGAAGTGTTTTGTCCAAGCTCACCGGCAGTATTGTAACCCCATGTCCATAAAGTGCCGTCGGACTTAATACCGCCTGACCTATAAAAACTCCTTGCAGCTTGTTCCCAATTTCCGCCGAAATCCACTGTCTGAACCGGCGTAGATCTGTTAATTATAGAATTGTCACCTAGCTGGCCGTAATTATTCACCCCAAACACAAATAATTTGCTACCAACATACTGATCTATCAACCAAGCATCAGTAATGAAAAGATCATTTAATTTGGTACCACCAGCATAAAATGTGCTCTTGCCAGTTCCATATGAAAGCCAGCCGACTGTACCATGAGACTTTGTTGTTGCAACAGCGACATCTGAGGTATTACTGGCACCAAAAAGACCCGTTCCGCTCCATTGCAAATCGTTACTAATAATGCCGGTGCCGTATGAGCCACCAGAATTTAAATTAATAGAAAACCCACCAACTGTATCCGTCACATTATTATTGAATTTCCAGTAATGAGATAATGTTGACGGGTATGGAGAGGTGAACTCTGTTGGGGCTCCACCATTGTAGATCGTGGTTAGGTTTACTGGGGTCGCATCAGTACCTTGATAAATCTGAACTTCATCAACCGAGTCATAGAAGCCGATTGTATTAAAGCTCCTAGCGCCCGCCCCACCAGCCCCAATCGCAGTAAACGCTCCAGCATTTACACTATACCTATATCTTGGATTCTGAGCTACGTCATCAGCGCACCTTATCGCAAGCATATACCAAGTATCTGCAGTAGCGGCGCTAGCCGTTGTCGGGCCTAAAACAAGAGAACCATTCAAGCCATCCACTACCCAATTACCAGAGCTGTAGGAAAACGAGATCATGCAGTTAGTATTAGGTGGTGTATTGTCGTCCACCCCGTTATCCAGCTTAAACCCTGATTTAACTCCTACTGAACTACGGTATTTGCACCAGGCCACTATCGTCCAGTCGCGCGCTGTTATAATTGCTGGCATTTATCATTCTCCTATGAGCTTGTTGTATTTCTCTTCGAGCTCGTTGTATTTGACGCTTAATTCTTTTATGGCTTCCAAAAGTAAGCTAGCCATATTGCCGTAAGCCAGTGATTTAATACCATCGTGTTCTTTCACAAGATCTGGTAGCACTTTCTCAACCTCTTGCGCTATAAATCCTAAGCTATGGATACCGGTATCTTTCCAGTCAAATTCAACACCTCGTAGCTTGTTAACTTTTTCAAGAGCATCTTCAATTGTCGAGATATTTTCCTTTAATCTTTCGTCCGAGTTCGCGATGATATTACCACCAGCTGTGAAATCACCGGTCGCAGGGTTAAAAGTAAGCTTAGTCGATGAAACATTAGCTGTCGATACAGAACCAGTGGTGGCGTTTGTAAAAATCAGATATCGCGTGGCGGCGGTTGTTGTATCATCTGCAATTGTTAAGCCGCCTGTGATGTCCGTCAAGAATGCCACTGTCTGACGGGTAGTCGATGGTGTGAAAAAAAGCCTTGTTCCGTTGAATTCCATATTGCCAGCAGCTGCGGTCGTCATATTCGTGCCGCTGGTAAACCTCAAAGGTCCAGTGGTAGCGTTACCAGCAGCAAGATTGACCACTTTTGACGATAAAGTCTCAGTACCAGCTAGCGTCGCCAAAGTACCACTCGTCGGGAGAGTAACTGAAGTGATCCCGGTAGCAACAAATGTTCGAGCAAAAGCACCAGAGTGTGTGACGTTACCAGCCATTGTTAAGGTAAAGCCAGTATTCGCGATCCCTGTGCCGCCGTACTGACCGGGAATCACATTCCCGTTCCAGGTCGTGTTGGTCGACATGGTTTTATTTGTGAATGATTCGATGCCCGCCAGAGTCGCTAAAGTTCCAGTAGTGGGTAATGTGACCGATGTTGTACCGGTGGCTGTCAATGTACGGGCAAACGCCCCAGCGTGAGAAACATTACCAGCCATCGTTAGAGTGAAGCCGGTATTTGCTATGCCAGTACCGCCATATTGACCGGGAATCACATTACCGTTCCAAGTAGTGTTGGTCGATAATGTTTTATTAGTAAAAGACTCTATGCCAGTTAAAGTAGCGAGAGTACCGGTAGTGGGAAGTGTTACACTAGTATTAGCCGTAGAGGTTAAGGTCGTAGTGAAAGCACCAGAAGTGGTTAGATTTCCTTCGAGTGACAATTTAGAAGGGTTTGCAGAAATAGCTAGAGTGCTAGTAGAAGAAATAGCCGCTGATACCCATTTATAACCTCCAGCTATCGTCTGGACTGGCGAAGATTTGCTAACTGTAGTGTTATCACCAAGCTGCCCGGAGGTGTTTATGCCCCATGCCCATAATGTCCCATCAGACTCTATCGCTATAGTCGATTTTCCACCCATGAACACACCAGACCAAGATCCTCTGATTATCGTCTGTACAGGTGAAGACTTATTAATTGTGGTGTTATCGCCAAGTTGCCCAACATCATTACTTCCCCAAGTCCACAATGTACCATCAGTCTTTATAGCTGCAGTCGATTCAACACCAAGTCCACTTATTCCACTAGTCTTTGTGACTTTACTCCAATTTGTCCCGCCTGTTGTAATCTGAACCGGAGATGATCTCGATATTATAGTGTTATCACCAACAGCCCCAGTACTATTATAACCCCAAGCCCAAAGTGTCCCATCAGTTTTAATAGCTGCAGAAGAATTATAACCACAACTTATTTCTGTCCAAGTATTTCCGCCAGTTATGGTCTGGACCGGCGAGGACTTAGAAACAGTTGTATTATCTCCTAACGCACCGTGAGTTCCAAGACCCCAAGACCACAATGTGCCGTCAGTCTTTATAGCACCAATATGATTAACACCACAAGATACCTTACTCCAGTTCGTGCTTCCAGCTATAGTCTGAATCGGGGAGCTTTTTTTAACAACTGTGTTGTCACCTAACTGACCGGCACCATTAAAGCCCCAGGTCCATAATGTCCCGTCAGTCTTAACAGCAGCAGTATGTTTATATCCACACGAAACTTGCTTCCAATTGGTACCGCCAGTTATGGTCTGGACCGGCGAAGATTTTGCAACAATGGTATTATCACCGAGCTGACCATCATTGTTTAAGCCCCAGGTCCATAATGTACCATCTTGTTTAATACCGGCAGAAAACTGTTCGCCAGAAGCAACATTCGACCAATTTGTTCTAGAAGTGATTAGCTGTACCGGAGAAGATTTATTAACACTCGTTCCATCTCCAAGCGTACCACTATTATTTTGTCCCCAACCATAAACAATTCCAATTCCTGACGTCAAATCCAAGAAATTATTTCCCAGAGTGCTTAAAAAACCTAACCCGTCAGAAAGAGTTTTATTACTTAAAGACTCAATACCGGCTAACGTTGCTAGGGTCCCAGTGGTAGGAAGTGTTACACTAGTATTAGCTGTGGACGTTAAGGTCGTGGTGAAAGCACCACTAGTAGTAAGATTGCCACCAATAGTAATCGTTTTCCCAGTGTTCGCAATCCCAGTCCCACCGTACTGCCCTGCTACTACAGTTCCGGTCCAAGTTCCTGTCATCGCACTATCCAGGTAAGCGTTAACTTTCCTAGCACCGGCCACCGAAAAATAAAAATTTGTATTATCGAATTCTATAGAACCATTCGCAACAGCAGTGGTGTTAGATCCTGAAGTGAGTACTAAACCTGCAACGGTAGTATTTCCAGCGCCTGTGGTGATATACTTGTTACTTAGTGATTCAGTGCCAGCTAATGTGGACAAAGTCCCAGTTGTGGGTAACGTTATTGAAGTGTTAGCAGTAGATGTTAAAGTAGTAGTAAAAGCACCACTAGTAGTAAGATTCCCGCCAATAGTAATTGTTTTACCAGTGTTCGCGATCCCAGTACCGCCATACTGTCCGCTAATAACGTTACCGTTATAATCGACATTAGTTGATAGTGTCTTATTCGTTAATATTTCGGACCCAGCTAATGTGGCTAAAGTACCGGTCGTAGGCAGTGTGATTGAAGTGGTGCCAGTAGCGGTCAATGTAGTAGCGAAAGCACCACTAGTTATGAGATTTCCGCCTATAGTGATTGTTTTACCTGTATTAGCTATCCCAGTTCCGCCATACTGGCCTGTTATAACGTTGCCATTATAATCAACATTAGTCGAGAGCGTTTTATTACTGAGCGTTTCGGAACCAGCTAGTGTCGCTAGAGTCCCAGTGACTGGTAGCGTTACACTAGTGTTAGCGGTGGCAGTTAAAGTAGTAGTAAACGCACCACTAGTGGTAAGATTCCCGCCGATAGTGATTGTTTTACCAGTGTTCGCGATCCCAGTACCGCCGTATTGACCTGTTACTATATTTCCATTATAATCAACATTAGTCGAAAGTGTTTTGTTAGTTAATGTTTCTGATCCCGCTAACGTCGCGAGAGTCCCAGCCGTAGGCAAGGTGACTGATGTGGTGCCAGTAGCAGTCAGAGTAGTAGCAAAAGCACCGCTGGTAGTAAAATTTCCACCTATAGTAATTGTCCTGCCAGTATTCGCCACACCAGTTCCACCGTATTGCCCAGCTATTACAGCCCCCGCCCAAGTACCGGTCAACGTGCTGTCTGTGTAGGCATTGACCTTCCTGGCACCAGCAAAAGAAAAATAGAAATTAGTGTTATCAAATTCTATAGAACCATTCGCTACCGCAGTAGTATTAGAGCCAGAAGTTAACACCAACCCAGCAACAGTTGTGTTGCCCGCACCAGTGGTAATGTACTTGTTGCTTAAGGATTCAGTACCAGCAAGCGTAGCCAGAGTCCCAGTTACTGGCAAAGTGACCGTGGTATTAGCAGTAGAAGTTAAAGTAGTGGTAAAAGAGCCTGACGTGGTAAGATTACCGCCAATCGTTATGGTTCTACCAGTGTTAGCGACTCCAGTACCACCGTATTGCCCTGCTATAACATTTCCATTCCAAGTCGTATTAGTTGATAATGTCTTATTAGTGAATGATTCTATACCAGCCAGCGTCGCTAAAGTCCCAGCGATAGGCAAAGTCACACTGGTGGCTGCGGTGGCAGTTAAAGTCACATCGAAAGCACCAGAAGTCGTTAAATTCCCACCTATAGTAATAGTCTTACCAGTGTTAGCGACTCCAGTGCCGCCATATAGTCCAGCTATAACATTACCATTCCAAGTCGTGTTGGTCGACAATGTCTTATTAGTGAAGGATTCTATGCCAGCTAGCGTTGCTAATGTACCAGTAGTTGGAAGTGTGACGCTAGTATTAGCTGTGGACGTTAAAGTCGTGGTAAAAGCACCAGATGTCGTGAGATTACCACCAATAGTGATCGTCCTGCCGGTATTAGCGACTCCAGTTCCTCCGTACTGCCCAGCTATCACAGCACCACTCCAAGTACCAGTTAAAGTACTATCTGTGTAGGCATTGACTTTTCTAGCACCAGCCACTGAGAAATAAAAATTCGTGTTATCAAACTCGATAGAACCATTCGCCACCGCAGTAGTATTGGAACCAGAGGTTAAGACTAACCCAGCGACTGTAGTGTTACCAGCACCTGTGGTGATATACTTGTTACTTAAGGATTCAATACCAGCCAGTGTTGCTAACGTTCCGGTCGTTGGTAAGGTAACACTGGTATTAGCAGTAGAAGTTAAAGTAGTAGTGAAAGCCCCGGATGTCGTTAAATTCCCACCTATAGTAATAGTCTTACCAGTGTTAGCGACTCCAGTTCCACCATACTGCCCTGTAATGACATTACCGTTCCACGTCGTATTAGTTGAAAATGTCTTGTTAGTTAAAGTCTCAGACCCAGCTAGCGTTGATAAAGTACCAGCCGTAGGTAACGTTACACTGGTGCTTGCAGTGGCTATCAAGGTAGTGTCGAAAGCGCCAGATGTCGTTAAATTCCCACCTATAGTGATAGTCTTGCCGGTATTTGCTACCCCTGTTCCACCATATAGCCCTGCTATCACATTCCCATTCCAAGTCGTATTAGTGGATAGCGTTTTATTAGTAAAAGATTCTATACCAGCTAACGTGGCGAGGGTCCCAGCAGTTGGTAACGTAACTGACGTAGTTCCAGTAGCTGTAAAAGTCTGGGCAAAAGCCCCAGCATGTGAAACGTTACCAGCCATTGTTAGAGTGAAACCGGTGTTCGCTATGCCCGTGCCGCCGTATTGACCGGGGATGACATTGCCATTCCACGTCGTATTGGTCGACAATGTTTTATTGGTAAACGATTCAATACCAGCTAGAGTCGCCAAAGTGCCAGCGGTAGGCAATGTAACGCTAGTATTAGCAGTTGAAGTCAGCGTCGTGGTGAAAGCACCAGAAGTGGTGAGATTTCCACCGATAGTGATCGTTTTCCCAGTATTCGCTATCCCAGTCCCACCGTATTGCCCAGCTATGACAGCCCCAGTCCAAGTACCGGTCAGTGTGCTGTCTGTGTAAGCATTGACTTTACGAGCACCAGCGACTGAAAAGTAAAAATTAGTATTATCGAACTCGATAGAACCATTCGCTACGGCAGTTGTGTTAGTGCCTGATGTGAGTATTAATCCGGCGACAGTGGTATTCCCGGCACCTGTGGTAATATACTTATTGCTTAACGACTCAGTTCCAGCTAATGTGGCTAAAGTACCGGTCGTTGGTAACGTTATGCTAGTATTGGCCGTGGAAGTCAGAGTAGTAGTGAAAGAACCCGAGGTCGTTAAATTACCGCCAATAGTGATTGTCCTGCCGGTATTCGCGACTCCAGTACCTCCATACTGCCCCGCTATAACATTACCGTTCCAAGTAGTGTTGGTGGAAAATGTTTTATTAGTAAAAGTCTCTGAACCTGCAAGTGTCGCTAAAGTACCGGCTATCGGTAATGTTATGCTAGTGCCTGCCGTGACTGTTATGGTAGTGTCGAATGAGCCAGAAGTCGTTAAATTTCCACCTATTGTGATAGTCTTACCAGTGTTGGCGACTCCAGTGCCGCCATACTGACCTGCTACGACATTACCATTCCACGTCGTGTTAGTCGATAAGGTTTTATTAGTGAATGTTTCAGAACCGGCAAGTGTTGCTAATGTACCGGTCGTTGGTAATGTGAGTGAAGTATTGGCAGTAGACGTTAAAGTCGTGGTGAAAGCGCCAGAGGTAGTGAGGTTACCGCCAATCGTAATTGTTTTACCAGTGTTAGCAATCCCCGTACCACCGTATTGCCCCAGCACAATATTCCCATTATAATCAACATTGGTCGACAATGTCTTATTAGTAAAAGTCTCTGAACCTGCGAGTGTCGCTAGAGTACCAGTAGTTGGCAGTGTTACGCTAGTATTAGCAGTAGAAGTTAAAGTCGTGGTAAAGGCACCAGATGTCGTAAGATTACCACCTATCGTTATAGTCTTACCGGTATTTGCGACCCCAGTACCACCATATTGGCCAGATATCAAATTGCCATTGTAGTCTACGTTTGTTGATAATGTCTTGTTAGTGAGTGTCTGTACGTCCGTCAATGTGGCGTAGTTGACGATCTGATTCGCTGGCAGCGTTACAAAAACGTTTTTCGTGCCTGTGCTGAATGTTACGACAGTGTTGGAGTTACTGCTTTTTAATACTGTTGTTCTTGTGAAAGTCGTTGGAGCACTTAAAGTTCCTAGACCTATTTCCCACTCTGTTGTACCTGGGTTCTCGATAACGTAGTAGCAGGTATTGCCTACCCCTATGGTGGCGTTAAATGTTTGATATCCAGTCGCGGCCCCGGCTAGCGTAATATTAGTTGCGCCTGTAGTCTCGCTAGTTTCTTTTACTCTATCAGCTATTACCAGGGGCATAAAATCTCTCCTTAGGCTAAGATATATTTGTTGCAAGTAAATATACGGTACCTAAAAATTATAGTCGCTAATGGCTATAGACACATAATAGGATAGAATATGTATAACCCAGAAAAACCGACATTTAACGTCTCCGAACCATTCCTAGGTGTCACGAGCGTACAGCTAAACAGACCTATGGTAGACCTACTAATAAACGTGCTGCAAGACCAAGAAGGCCAACTAGAAAAAGAAGTATGGGCATTAGTCAGAGCTTTAAACGACCCAGCTGGCTGTAGAGAAATGAGAGCCCAACGCAAACGCCTCATCAGACCAACAAGACCAAGATACAACACAAGATACAACCAATACGAAGAATACGAACAAGACACAGAGATAGACGAAACACAAGACCAACCAAACGAATAATCACAAGGCACGGTGAAAACCGTGCCTTTTCAATAGACCTTACAGTTATCAACTATAAAATCACCGATATTAGTCTTAATAATAACGTCATAAACATCAGACTCAAGAGCTATCACCTTCACACCATAATGTGCTGAGTGAATATGTTCAACAAGCTTCTTAATCTCACCATCGACAACGATCTGAGAATTACAGACCGGGCAAATTAACTGAACAGTTTCCTCCCACAAATCGTCTAATAAAAAAAGAAACTCTAGATATTCATAAAATTTAGCTTTGTAAACCTCATCGTACGAGAAGCATACTTGGTCCATCACGACAGAAAAGTAATACCTCTCATCATCAAATCGTTTTATTTCGATAGAACCGAGCTTTACAGTATCATCGTTGATAATATGCACACACTCACCAGAAAGTCTAAAAGGACCATTCTTCCTTGTGCTAAAAGCTTCAGCTATCCTCTTGATGCGTCTGATCTTACCGCCAGTAGCGATACCCAAAACATCATACATCATCATTGTCACCATATTCCATAAAACGCAAGGACTTCTCTATCTTCCCACAAGCATCAATTAATAACTTGCGAGACTTACTCGATATTTTCTGCAACACCTTTTTATCCAAAGAGCCTAAAACCTTAACAACATCGGTCGCTTTTTTGTCGGAAGCAGCATCACCTATAAAATCGTCTGGCAAACCATTCTCTAACCATTGATGTAACCTCTTCCTAAAATCTTTCGCCCTATGGATCATAAACTCACCATCGTCCCTAAGATGGACAAGATATGAATCAGAAAGCTTAAAATCGGTATTCTTCTCGATTATCAGACGATATAAGCTCAATTGTATGCTATAATAGTTCAACTCGCAATTATCAAGATCGTTAAATGGTTGAAGAAGCTTCTCGTAATGGTTATCTATTCGAAATTTACCGGTCTTCCAGTCGAATATGTGCTTTGATTCAGTGCCTTTTATAGTGCATCTAAATATAGCGTCAACTCGACCAGCGACACCGTATTGTGCATCTCCTACTACGCATTCTTGATACTCAAGTTTAGCTTTTAATTTAGAAGCTAGTCTTTCCCAGACTTTATCAAAAGCGTTCATTGCTTCTATGCGGTTGTTTACGGCTCTTGTGATAGGGTCTATTTTATCGACCATTAGGTCTTCTATATATGTGTGCAATCTTGTGCCTCTGTCTCTGCCCTGTTCTCCTTTCTTTTCCCATTGTTGCAGCACCTCTTCTTGTGTTAACCCATCTCTTTCTGCTACTCTCTTGCTGACTCCTTCTTTGTCGAAGTCTGGTTTTAATCTTGATACAAGTGTGGTGGCCGAGATGAGGTTTTTATCATCTATTCTGTAGCCGTGGTTTTCAGTGTCTACTATAATGTGTTTGAATGCATTTTCCATATAGTTTAAATACTGTTAAGATCTTATGAAGTTGCTTAAAATGACAGAATTAACCGTAAACCTCGCTGATGTATCTCAAAACATATCATGCACAAAGGAGGGCAAAATGCCTAAGCTACCAAGTCCGCATGTCATAGCAGCGATAGTCGTTCTTAGCTTCGCGGCAATTGCAAATACCGACGCTACTATAAAAGCACTCGAACAAGAGCAGAAAATACTTGATGATAAAATATTCGATATTATGAGAAGAACATACATTAGACTCAAGATAGAAAATAAGTTACGAGGTCATCTCAAAAAAGAGTATGAGTCATTCATTGGGTATGACCTCGTGCTTAATCACCAATCATAGCTCTCTAACATCATCTTCTTCAAAGATCTGCGAAAGCTTTCGGTTTTTGGAGAACGACCACGAACCCTATCAGCAAAGCTGCTAAATCTGGCTTGCGAATCGCCTCTCCTTGGTCTGAAAGAAGAAGCTGATGATTGAGCAGGTGCGGCAGCCAGCTCTGGTTCATCAGAATCATACTGGTCTATCATATCCCACATTGAGTCGTCGTATTCGACACCTTCTGGGTCTTGACCGTACAATTCAGGCATCGGCCCATATGCTCGTTCGCGTTCTGGGTCCGGCTCTGGCATTGGAGGACCTTGCGGCCATCTCCAACTTTTTGGTTTATCGTCCATCTTCATTTCTTCGCTACCACGAAGAAAATCAGTATCAGATTCACCTGGGGAGTGGTAGACAGTGCCGGGCACGTCGCGTGCAGTCCTCCATAAATGGGCATTGTTAGGATCATCATGCAGATCCTGGATTACTTTACCAACTGCAGCCGGGCTAGCTCCGCCAATGAGCTCAGCAATTTCAGCGTTACTCCACTCACCCGGGTGGTGAATAAGAATATCTAAAATCTTTTCCCGAACACCTTTCGTGATATTCTTTCTTGGACCAGCCTCATTTAGATCATAAGACATGGCTTCAGCGATTAAAGCAATAATATACGGAGACATATTTGACATAGCTGACCTCTCTTTCTTAACTTATGTTTACGTCCACAAAGCCAAGTTCGTCCAGACAAATAAAAGTTGTGCCATCTATGGTATGTGACCAATCATTATGATAATGCCCAAAATACCAGAGCGAAGGCTTATGAATTTCAAACATCTTCTGGAGATATATTGAGGTCAAAGTCGCAAAAGACAGCGGATCAAAACCGAATCCTGTTAGAACCCTATCATCGCCTACCATAGAAGTCAGCATTTTAGGGCACTCGTGCGTTACCATTATATCTGGTTTAGCTGCTTTGTATGCTTCCAAAGCTTTTTCAAAAACATCTTCTTTTAGCTCTTCATTAAACCAGTAAGTCGGAGGACCACCCCAAGACATAGCCCTAAGCCTAGATCGTTTGTCTATGGAGAAGCCGCCACGCACAAAAAACAGCCTAACACCACCCAGAACAGCAGACCCGTAATCTTTTGAACCGTCTGAACTGGTTATAGCGTGCGGCGTCTGGTAGTAGTCGTCATAGTTATCATGGTTTCCACCCACAAAGACGTGGTTAGATGATGCAAGAGGGGACAGAGGCTCATAATCGAACCCCATGTCCCCAACTTGTAGCGAATATTCTGATTCAGATGCGATTTTCAGATATTCACTGTATTTGCCGTGCACATCACCAATAATTCTCAACATGTTCACCTCAGAGTTATGTTACTCTCTGAAATACATGTTAGGCGTTGTAGGCTAGAAACTCCAAATACTTTGCGTTTTTGGGTATCGTCACTTCTTTGGTGAGGGTGTTGTCAATTGTGCCTATATTGGTTAATGTTGTGCCATATAGGTTTGAGCTCCCTACGATGTACTTTGTTCTATTCTCTTCGCTATTTGGTGGCACTTGCACGAAACCGTTAATAATTGGGTATTGTCTAAAGATTCTGATAGCCATGGTTCACTATCCTTTCAAGATTTGGGTGAGCTGTTAATTTATATTTTATAAGCCACAGGCATACTATTCCATCATATCAAGTCATTCCAATTCAGACTACCATAAACATCACCGCCGCCAGCCAAATGTCTCACAGCTAACGTAAGTGTATCAGAAGTAGGTGTTTGGTCCCTTCCGATCTGCATATCAAAAATGTAGTCTAAATCCGTGTTAACTGAACCCCTAGCTTGTGTGCTGCTGGTAAAAAACCCAGATTCCTCAACAACACCACCACTCATTGATGTAGCATTAGCATTATAATCAACATTGCCACCGCTGGAGCTATGGTTAATCCATGAGCCACCGGTTATAGTAGCATTGCGAATCAAAGAAAATTCATAGTAAGCACCATTTCCTGTGCCCGAAATATGTATCTGACCAGGTATAACCACCGCATCTTCTCTACCAGTAGCTAATCTAAGAGAAACAACCGGAGCCCACCCATCAGCAACAGCAGTGCTGGCTATGGCAGTCGTCCTAGTCACTGACCATTGCTTAGTCTTTTGATTATATCCACCTTCTGAAATCGCTGTAGAGCATATTTTTTTCAGTGTAGATGATGAGCCAGTGGTTCCAGTATTCTCAATCTCATATCGTAGTGGCAAGCAGGCTGTCGTCATGTATGTGGTCAGTTCTATATTATTATGCCTGAAAGTGTGCGCTAATACATATTGGCCATCTACTATGAACCCACATCTAACATTGCCCACCCCAAGCCATTCTATGTCTATCCAAAATATTTGAGTCTTGTTTATTACCAGGTCAGCTAGAACATCATTATTCCAACTATCCTGCCTAATTCTTCTTGTGACGCCCAGACTTTGACTACGTAGCACAAGATAATTGTATTCACCGTCGTTTTCTAAGTATATTCCATTGTTTAGACCGAAGTATCCAACCCGCTGCCTTAAATTAGTCTTAGGTGTGTTCATCGCGAAAGTCATGAGTAATAGCAGACTTTTACCGGGCTGGTATGGTATTACTCTTACAGACTCTTGTATCACCTTACTGCCAGTTGATCCTGTGACGTTTAGATTCACAGCACTCTCTGCGGCGACATAAGTGGCATTGCCACTGCTTGCAGTAACGGTGCTCCATTTGCTATCTTGTTTATACCTATTCTGGCTGTCGAATATGGTTAGTGGCTGTGATATTCTTTGTCTTCCAAATGAATCAGTAGTTCCAAATGCAGGGGTCGAAATTGCTGTTATGCTATTGGTTACTTCTACGGCTATTGGGTCTGTTCCCCCATTTTGGACTATTACTGGGATGGGGTTATTATTATCATTGCTTACTTCTACTAGACCTTCTACGGCTATTGGGTCTGTTCCCCCATTTTGGACTATTACTGGGATGGGGTTATTATTATCATTGCTTACTTCTACTAGACCTTCTACGGCTATTGGGTCTGTTCCCCCATTTTGGACTATTACTGGGATGGGGTTATTATTATCATTGCTTACTTCTACTAGACCTTCTACGGCTATTGGGTTATTGTCATCATTTGCTATTTCGACCTCATTCACCACGTTAACATTTCGTAGAAGACTCATCTCTTTCCCATCCTATCATATCAAAAAGTATGAACCTGATTTTTTCACTATTGTAAAAGACTCATAAGGAGTCACGATCGACGGGTTGCCCTCACCATCAATCTGAACATTGAATTGTACAGCGTTGCTAGTAGTGTCTATTTTTTTGACAGTTATAGTGTTAGAATCGAACATATCACCCAAGTTTATAGAAACACTGCCAGCCGCAGCATCTACTAATAATATAGTGTTATTCGGAAGAGCACTAGAAACCACGTAGTTTTGTACTACGCTGATAGTGCTACCGGTTTTTTGACCAATGAAGAGCCAGTCTCTGAATTGGTCTAGCTTCGGACCGAACGCTACCGTGGTCGTGATTTGGTCTAAACGAGCCTGGTCTATATCCAGTTCTAGTAGACCATCTTGAAAAATGGTTCTGAACTCTTCTGTATGATTGTCATTATAAGCCACCCGAACTATAAATGAATGCAATATTATATCTTTAATAAAATTCGGTATGCCATAATCATCAGGCACCAATTGTGGCGTGAATTGTTCCTGGAAACCGCGACTATTTGGAATATCAAAGTTATATGGCACTTTTTAATCCTGTATAAAGTCACTGATATATTTAATTTGTTGCTCAGACAGCATTTTATGCTCATTGACTATTAGTATAGGCTTGCCATAAAAATTAGCATTTACATGATAATTTTTAATATTTGGCAATAATGATTCGTCTGAACAGTTTTCAACGACAAATTCTGAGATCATATCAATCATTTTATCAGGAATGTACTCGTTGTCTCTTCCTTCAGCGAAAATATAATCATCAAAAATTCTGTCAGCGGTCATTTTACCATTCTTGATAACGCATATAACCCTATTACCGTTGACCGTATTCGCGATACACAGACCGTACTGCAAGAATGACTCTTTTAACGAGTACAAGTCTCTCCATGTTATACATTTTCTTATGTATTGAACTATATCCATTTAACTATATCCACTATGGGCATGTTGATTTTACTCACACACTTAATATTTGATATAACACGGCAGACATGCGTGCCTTCTATAGATTTTTCACATCTGCAACAGCCACATCAGTGAGTATACTGTTCAGAAGCACTTCATCTCTACAATAATCAACAAGCTCCATAGACGCGGAACCAGGGTGCTTCTCATCGTATTCCAAGATAAACTTTGGATCTTTTATAGCAATATCAATCAACCGCTTCCCAGAATAGATGCCGTCAGTGACTCTGATAAGGTCGTTCCTGTGTTTATTAGCCATCTCTTAGACCCTTGAAGGTATTAGGTAATCACCAGATATCTATCACTGGTCAGTCTCCAGCTCTGTTCAATGCGGCTGGTGAGGGGTCACTGGTATTATACCAGGCAAGTATCTGATTAAACCCATCTTCACCAATATATGATATCATCTTTTCGACATAAATTCGTTTAGTATCTGTCTCTGGTAAGGCTTGCCAACCCGCCCCGACATTTTCTATAGTTGATTTTATAGTAGAAGATAGCTTTTCTGGAGCAGCCTTCAGTATCTCTACAGCGTCATCTGGATATGCCTTGAGCAAATTAATAAGAAGTTTAGGCGTTTCCTTGAAATTTGTTCTAGAGAATATCGGGCGGTATTTATTCCCCAGCTCCTCAGCGTCCTTATAAACCTGACAAAAATTAGTCAACAACAGCTCAATGAATTTCTTTGTCAATAAAACGTTATAATAATAAGCCCTAGCCTTAGTAGAAAAAATACTGCGACGAGCCTCATTAATAGTAAAAAAGAACAGATTGATGTCTTCTTGGACCTGCTTGCCTTCTTCGGCCTGAGCCTTGGCTGGGTCATTTCTAATCACCGAAAAATAGTATAGCCTCAATTGTTTGTTTGTGATATTATAGACCTCTTGCACTTTCGGCCCAGGCACCAATCTTTTGATTATCTCTTCTGTGATTTTAAACTCATAATTGCTGGGGTCAGACGGCACTTGTGGAAAGCGGGTTAACCCGCTATCTTTGAATTCTTTAGCGTTCGCAAACTTTTTATAAAAATAATTCTTTATTAAATTTTGCATAGTCGCTTCACCCATTTTGGCGGATGGGTCTATGTTATTATATAATTCAACATAGTTTGATGGTATGCTAATCGGCTTATTTAGTTCAGAATGTATCTTACCGATATAATACTTAAAATGGCTGCGATCCAGATCAGCCAGGCCATAACCGGGCTCTGGTTTCCTATTAGGATATTCTACAATTGGTTCATGTATTGAAGATAGTCTCATTATTATCCCTATAACATCTAGCCGTTCTCATAAATTATATTTGGGACCAAATCAGATTAAGCCATTTTTACGTTCGCGGTAACGCCTAGTTCTCTCCCGACTATCAGACTTACGACGTTCATATTCAGCTAGTTCTATCCAGACTTCTCTACCATAAGTATTATAATGCCAAAACACTTTACCATCTATAATAGTCCCACGCTTAACCTTATTATCGACCTTGAGCAGAATTCTGTCCCTCCGTATCCGACACTTCCTAACACATCTACCTGCGGTTTCTCTGCGAGCTTCGACATGTTTTTTTAAGCCTTCAGGGTCCTTCCAGCACGGTCTGTTGTGCGTATAATATGCAAAAAATAGTCCAGGCTTACTCGGATGTGGATCTCCAAAATTTAACGGCTCTTTTTTAAGCTTCGCGCACCTAGCTTTATGTCTCTTACGTATTCCGTCTCTTTTTTTCCTTATTAGAAGATATTCATTGTAATCTACCCATCGTTCTTTAGAACTTGTCCTCCCAACATAATATAATTTCTTGTGAAAATCATAATACCAAAGGGGCGGGTGCTCCTTCGTATTAAAAAGCTCTTTGTCCCTAGTCTCATAATCTTTGCAAATCTTAACTTTCTCATTGAATCTCTTTTCATCATACCATAACTGTCTGCCGCCACTGTATGCGAAAAAGATTCTGCCATCAGCACCGACATCACCTCTCTTAAGAGGCCCATACTTGCTGAATCGTTCCATGATTAAGCTCCGTAGTAAATGAACTCATTGCCGTCAATAATGCGGTCAGCAATATTCATCGCATTCGGGTTAGCATCATGCTTAGCCATAATACGGACCCCATTATTATTGATAAGCAAAGTTAGTTGCCCCTCAACATCCGCTAGAGTACAACAATTCGCAGCGGACAACTCAGCCGCACATGCATCTGACACTGATGCTCCCTCCATTTCAAGAGCTAAAATGATCTGTGATTTAGTCATTGATGCTTAGATTTCCTCTGATAATGGACTTTCTGAACCGAATTATCGTGGTCTAGCAGGCGGATATTTTCGTTCTGGTTGATTAAAGCTATAAACCAAGCCATCTTTTATAGCCTGTGCCGCTTCCTCTATGGTAGGGTAATAAACAGGCGACATACCGGTTTTCACTACGTACCCATTACCTATTTTCTGAATCCTGATTTGTACACTAACATCATTCGGCTCATTGCGCACTACGAATTCTAATTCTGGCATCATTCACTCATTCCTGCTAGAGATACCACCGTCTAAAGCCCACAGCTCAAGTTGTGGGCAATCACTCTGGTTTGCCCAAATCACAACACCATCCTCTTCTATCGAGACCGGCATGTATAAGTTGTCTTCAATGGCCCAGTAAGCAGCTGAAGCTGCACTCATGACTGATTCGTGATAAGACACATCTGCAGTGCCGCGCTCCATATAATTCAACCGAACATTCTTGGCGACTTCTTCTGCCTTCTCTATTGGCTTGTATTCATCGAGTACCTTGCCGCATATAGTGCAATAATCTTGTTCTACCGCATCGTCAAACTGCTTTTTAGATGCTACGAGCCCAAATCTTACTGCGGCATTCAGCCTACGAGCTATGAACTCAGGCCAATTATCACTAACGGAGTCATTCAGCCAATCATCTATCAGATCCTTGTGGATCAAATCGGGTGTGATAGTATACTTGTCTTCTATGAGCATATCATATATCCTTATTCTGGGAAAAATGGCACGTATTCTCTATGATATAATTTGGTGGGCTTTGCCTTCCAAATTCTGCTTCTAAAATCATATGTGAGAGAGGCTTGTGGCTCATCATATTCAGAATTATGCGGAACGTACACGTAAATCCCAATTGCTTTTGGATCGGTTTTTTCCGCAAAATTGACGATAGCCTCCAAATCAGAAGACTTAATCCCGCTAACTGAGTCAAGATAGACATCTAAAAACCCAGTACGGCTGATCCTATATCCCTCAAAGCCTTCAATAGTCATTTTGCTAGCCCTTTCCTGGCTTCTTCTAGTACCCAATTCAAAAGCACAGGGCGATATCCAGTATGTTCAACACATACGTTCACATACCTAAAATCCCTGGCCCCATCACGCATCACATGATTGTGATGTGTATGACCATGGATGTTAAAGCTGAAACGACCAATACAATCAGGATGAATAGGGATATGTGACATTACGGCTCTCTCATGGACATGCACAGCCCTTATGTCTCTAAAGTATCTGCGATACAGCGATATCCTTTCTGTGTCGTGATTACCACGAATCAAGACTTTATCGCCATTTAGCTTTTCTAGAATGTGTAGATTCTTGGCTTTTATTGCTACGTCGCCTAGGTGATATACTTTGTCGCATGGTCGTACCACACTGTTCCATTGTTCGACCATGAAGTCATCCATCTCTTTGGATGTTTTAAATTCTGGCCTGGCGGCTGAGCCGTCGGCTTTGAGATATGTGAGCATTTTCTCATGCCCAAAATGCGTGTCGCTGGTGACGAATATCTGTTTCATACCACTCTATGGCAAGCACCTGGGTTGGCGTCAATTATATTATTTAGGCAATTAAATTTATATTATAAAACAATTCTGCAGGGAGCTACTATATGGCTGGCTTTAATAGACGCGATGTGATTAGACTTGAATCGCGTACCAAGGGTATTCATTGTTTTACTAAGGCTTATGAGTATTTGCTAGAGGCTAAGACTCCATCTATTTCTGAAGATTTTAAGGCTGCATGGCCGAAGGTCCTGGATGCTATTAAACAGGTTCAGAGGACTGGTCGTGCTCAGGAGCTTTTTATAACTGGTAAGTCTGTTAGCTATAAGAATTATGAGCCTCAGGGTGATATTAAGATGAAGGTGACAGTCAAGAAGCATGAAGGCGAAGATGAAGGCGCGGTGTATTCGAGAACGACTAGTAACGCACTCTCCGAGCCAGTCAATCACGGTATTATAAAGGTCGAGAGATTCATTAATCCTGACGCTATATTTCGGGATTTTTATGATAGGTTATCGAAGGCTATGGGCAATACGGAGAAGGTCAGCGCGCTTAAGAAGGGTTTGATGAATAAGTTGAAGAGGTATGGTGCTCCTGCGTCATGGCTAAAAATTGTACAGAGATATGTCGATACCTTGGTAGACAAGAGCGGATCGAATGTGAGCTTTGTGGATATGATCATACGTACTATTGCTGGCTTTAGGATTGATGCGGATAATCTAGATGATGCGATAAGAATGTTAGATATAAAGCTGGCACAGGAAGGTGTGTTGGCAAGAGGTGAGATTAAGATATACACGAGGCCAGGCATATCGGATACAGAATATAAATCAATCTTTATACATGAACTTACACATGCTTTTGATCCTAAAGCTCATTTGCCACATAGAACTCGTGATAAAAACGATAAAAAAGGCTCTGAATATTATTCAATCGACCCGTTGGAGTTAGACGCATCGTTGAATCAGTTCGGTACTATAGCTAAAGAACTTCCAGATGAGTTTAATTCTGCTGTTAAGAATATCATTAAGAGGGGCCAAATCGGCGACTATACGTCGAGAGAGTTTGATAAACTGATTTCAAAATATAAAGGTAGGGTTAATGAGTCGACACTATTGCTTTATCAGGAGAATCTGTATCATCTGTACACAAGAATCAAGAAGTTATCTGATGAAGCAAAGGTCGGCTTGAATCTTTTCAGGACTCGCGATGGTAGTATTGATAAGAGTCAGAATAAGTTCTTCCTAAAGCTAATGAACATTTTGGATGATCCTAAGGAAGCCATGAACAGGTCGCTACAGGATAGGCTCTCTTCTTATAAGGATTCTAAAAAGCGGAATGAGTCCCAGGGGTTTGGGAATTCTCCAAATCCTCCTGCACCAGCTCCTCCAGCACCGGTTACTTCAGCACCAGCTCCATCTGCATCCGCCCCTTCGAATAAGGCTACGCCGGGCACTGTGGATGATTCGTTATTGCAAGAGGTGTTGCGTGACACTTTTGGGCCAACTGGTGGCGCGTATAATTTGGCTAGGATGTGGTATGGTGATAAGCGAATCACATCTCAAAATAGGTATCTCAAGGGATATCCTGAAGTGGTAGCTATGTGCAAGAAAATAATTCAGCGTGGCGTTGCTGGTCTGTCTACTGCCGAAGCTAGTCAGGCCGTTTATCTTGTTGCGCTCCTAATCACTCAGAAGAGTTCTAGTTTTAGTCATAGCCTTAGCATATTGATGAATTCTAAGAATATAGTTATGATTGATGATGGTCTGCTGGCAAGGCTCGTGAAGGTCGCTATTGAGATGGAATTTTAATGGCCCTTGTCCATAAGTCTTAACAGTATCTCTCGTTGTTGAGGGGTTATGTCATGGTCGTCTATAAATGTTTTTATCTCTTGTATGTGTTCATCCTCGCAGTATACCGTAGTGCTATCGGCTGATGAGGCTGCGTCAAAGAAGCCAACTTCGAGCAGAAAGTTTCTTAGCTTGATTGATTTTAGGTTATCTCTTGGCGGGTGACTGAAAAATGTCCCGCTAAGGTCCATTTTGTCTTGGTAGGAGAGTATATGCTTTTTCAAAATCTTCGCCTGTGGTGTTGCCATCTGTTGACGGCGCGGTGGTATATGAGTTCTGGTTCGTCGCTGTCTGCAACGTATATGAAGATTGCATACATTTCTGGGTCGGCGCTGTCAGCGAAGTTGATTATGTCGTTTAAGTCAGCTTCCATTATTCCTTGTATGCATCCTAGGTAAATCTCAAAGCTTCCGTGGCTTTGTATTCTATATCCTAGGAATTTTCCGCAGCTGAGTTTGGGCGTGTTCATATTACATTCCGTTCATTGATTTATTGTAGCAGTAATCACACTCGTTGCGTTTGATGGTTATGTCTCGTTTGCCGCATCTTCTGCAGGTTATCCAGTTGTCTTCTACGGCCTTGGGGAGTGCGTTTTCGTATACAAACATCGTTGGTGTTCTAAAGTATGCTGGTCCAGTGTACTTTATGTCGTCATTCTGGTCGATTTCTAGGGTGACGCTGAATGTGGTGATTGCTAGTTGGCTGTCGCTGTCTTGGTCGTATAGGGTTATTTCGAAGTGGTTCGTTTCATGTGATTGACCCAGCACTGTGTCGATGACTTTTCTAGTCCATGTGATTTCGTGTTTTATCTTTAGTCCGGAGCCAGACATAGCCTGTTGGGGTGCTTCGTGGTTTTTGATTGTGTTGTCTAGGAATTCTAGTGTCGCTGTCCTGAGAGCGTGAAATTCTTTTATGTTTTTTACGAATTGTTTGTCTGCTTGGGTCCGTGCTGTTTTAACATCTTCTATAATTATCTCACCGTCTTTTAGCATTTTGCGAAAGTCGTTTTGCATAAACCCAGAGATGTTTTTAATCTGATGGGCAAGGTTTTGTATTGAATTGTATAGTTGCTTTTGGTTCATTATTCGCTTCTTGTGTCAGATATGAGGCGGGGGGAAAGTTGGGGGAGTTGGTAGCTCGTTCTGGATTCTTGTTGTGTTCGTCATTAGTCATTGCCTTTGGTGTCAAGGTTCGATTATACTTCGTTGGACTTCTATCCATTCTTGGAATTTGTAGTATTGGGTGTTTATAATGTTCATGGTTTCGGTGTGCCGTTGGTTTAACGTTTTTTTGGCTTCTTCCAGTGATTGTGTGAGTTGTTTGACGTTTTTGATTGCTTGCGCGTAGTCTAGGACGGCTTTCTGGAGTGCCAAGCTGGTTTGGAGTGGGTCGTGTGGGGGGTCTGGTTCATGTTTGGGCATATAGGAATCGCATTTTGGTTGTGGGTCTGGCATTGCGGGCTCCATTGACGGACTCTCTACTTCTTGGTATCCGGTTTTATTGTGCATACAGAAATCTATCCCTGCTTCCTTAAGATATTCTTTATTCTTGCCCCACCACACCATGACAGGGTTTGCTCCGTTTAGCTCTTTTCCAGCTTGTTCGGCTAGTCTTTTGGCTGAGACTTCTGCGGTCAGCTTGCGTTCTTGGTGGGCTCGTTCATCATTCGGACGGATGAACGACTGATTGTCGTTGTTTTCGGTCATTTTTGCACTTTCTTCTGGAATTCATTGCTTGTATAGTCGGGTTGTGCCGCATTTTGTGCTGTGAAGTCTCCCTCTGCACTACCCAGCACGCAGATTGCCAGTTCTATTTCAGATCGGAGCCGAACCAATGACCGATTTTGAAAATCGGTCTCGCCATCGGCTAGCGATAATAAAAATTGTGCCGCCCGAATTAGCGTGGCAAGCTGGTCTTCGAGGCGATCGATCCGTTCTTCATGTCGAATCACGAATTTGTTCAAGTCGCATTTCGCGATCAATGGTTCAGGCTGTGTCATTAATGTGCTATCATCATCATCATCATCATCATCATCATCATCAGGTTGGCAGTGACAGCAATAGTCACACTCGCCGCAGATCTCGCACGGGACCATGCTTGTGTTTGCTCTTCGTACCCAAATGCTCCACCACGCATCTCCGCACACAGGACAGATCAAAAACATACGCCGTATCATGTAGTCTCCTCATAGCCCAATACCATTGTCGAGCCATCTCGCCTCCCCCTTATAAACCACAGCGCGCCATTCGAATGGATAAAGAAAGTTGGTGGGGATGTACTCCTCAACATCTTCCTTTGTTGGAAAGAGGATCATTGCACCAAATCTTTTTACCAGTTTTTTATTTTCGATGCGCTCAATCGCCCAAACGATTGGCCTGCTCGCCAATTCGGCTTCAAGCTCGGCAATCTGCAATGTGCTGCAAATAGGTTTATCATTATCCACCCGAAGCTCATCGATCTCTGTTATGGCTGTGCCACGCTCCCAATGATCCCTTATGTGCTCCAAATATTCCCTTATTTGCTCTTCGCATCCAGACATAGCTTTTTCAAGGCTATCATATTCGCTGGTTCCAATGTCGTGCTCGTCAGTCCATAGTTGAGCCCTGTAAGTAACGCAATCCGCCAAGATAGGCAGATCAGTATAAACACACGGAACATGCATGTTGATCATGGCTGTGATGGTTCCCGACCTCAAACGCCATTCTTCATCTCCGTAATAATACCAACGATCAGGAAGTTCCATTATATCGGCCTCCAGTGTGTGACGGTTCCTGTGTGATTGCTGGCGCACTCGTACTCAATATCATCTGCGATGTGTTCGTGGATGTTATGAGGGACCATCCAGGATATGCAACCTTTTGGATAGTCTGAATTTAATTCTTCCACACATAGTAGCTGTATCAGGTTATAGGGGTGCTCGGTTTTAGCCAACACAACTACGCCAATCGGCGGCCAAGTATCTGGATTGGCGGCAAGCTCGATCCATTTCTGCATCAGATCGGACCCCATTGAATCACTCTCGTTCTCATCAGGTTCTCCTGTTGGTGAGTCGGGAGGATCAACCCCCCCCCGACAGATTACTGTGGCATGATATTCAAGCGGTGTCAATATTAAAATCAAGCGGTGTCATTGTTCATCTCTATTTGCTGTAGTCGCTTGATCTCGGCTATTAACACAAGGATGGCTGTCGGATTAGCCATCATCAAAAACCGATCTGTTGAACTGGATGTAGAATCCGCGACTAAGTCATCGTTTGCATCTCTTATTGTGTTACCGGCTCTCCAAGGGTGCGGGTGGTCTTGTAAAACAGCCCTGGCAGCTTTTTCGATTTCTTCCAGGTCGAAAGAGTCCATCCGGCAATCAGCCACCCAACGCCCAATCTTAAGGTTAAGCAACCCTTCTCTGAGGTTACATAGCCTCACTTGTAGATCGTGTTCTAGAGCATAGATGCGGTGCTTGAATGCGTCTGAAGGCGAATTTTGTCGGATTTTTGAGCAGTAGGCGATTTCGGAATGGGTCGCCTCGATTTGTGCGGCGTACTCCTCTTCAAATGGCATGGACGGATTTACTGGCTGGTACGGAGTGGTCATCTTATTGCCCCATTTCTGCTCGTTGCTTGGCTTCAAGAATATCTGATTTTCTATGGTCGTATATCGTACACGTGTTCCGATAATGCGTGGCAAGGGTTACTTCTACATCATAAGGGACTCCCCATATGCTACTCCATGTGGTACCTTCTGTCCATTCGTCTATTAGTTCCTGGCATTTGTCATAATGGCCTGGCGTATACGTGCAAATAAACACAGTACCATTACGCCGTACAGGATGCGTTCTGAGAGGGTTATTTTTATCTGTCACTCTGAACATCTCCCATCTTCTGGGTGCTTATGAAATCACCAGACTTCATCCACTTACCGTGCTCTAAAGACAATACATCCTCAGCGGCCTGAATAATAACAAGCGAATGAGTCGCTATTATTATTTGACACTTGCTTTCACTAGCCCTTGTGACCTCATCCCAGACTTTAAACTGATTTCTTAACGATAAACCGGCCTCAGGCTCATCCAACAAGATCACACTATCCTTCACCTTTTTGAGACAGTCAACCGTATACATTTTTAAAACCTCACCATGAGACTTAAATCTAGACATGATTGACCCGACATAGCCAATACCAATATCCTCACCGTTAGCCTTAGAGTAAAGCGTCGGATCAGTGGTCCTGGGATTCATATGCTCTGAATCAAAATAAAATGAATTCACTCCCTTTAAACCAAGAGGAGTTAGCTGCAGATCTAAAAATTTAGCCTGGGCTTGTAACCCCTTCAATAATGTTGATTTACCACAGCCCTGATCACCGACTATGACCGTTATGTCTCTGAATCTGAATTTTTTACCCTTTTTGAAGCATCTGTGCTGGCTAGCGATTTTCGCCTGTTCAATGTACACTAGTGACTCCTCTTCTTGATTGTGTGACTCTAACCAGTCATTAATGGCAAGCAATCAAGTCGGCGTCAATATCAGACCTTTTCTAATCTGAAACCATAGACCACAATAGTTTCATTATACCCATCATGCTTAATATCACCAGCACCCTGCACTATATCAACACCGTGCATATCTATTGACTTATCTAAGATAATATCATAATAAACCCCAGTGCCATCCCCAATAGTAACAAAAGTCATGTCCTTCATTTTCCTGTGGCAAGCCACGAGACCCCTAAAATCAAGCCAATCACCTTCCCTCCGAAAATGCAATCCATTCGGAATCACATCCTTAAACCACGACCCAAAACGGTCATATTGCTCCTTAATGTCCGGCTCAAATAGCCACATCTGATACTGAGGCTTCTTAAGAGACTGCTCATGAAGATACCACTTCGGCCTTCCCATGTCTATCTTGAGCCCGGCCTTCTTAGCTTCCTGAATATAAACCCACGGCCTGTACATCGATTTACAGTGATTCAACGTCGCCTTCCAAAATCTGTGCGGATTATACACCTTCTGATAAGCCAAAGCCCACACAAGATACGCATAACTTAACGCATGCGACTTGCAAAACGAATACATCTTTATCTGTAAAAGATCTGAGATAATAATATCCACATCTGGATGATGCGATATCTTCTGCTTGAACTCATCGATAATCTTAAAGTTATTCTTAGCAAACGCCCTCCTATAATAATCTGCCCGATCCTCTGAGCACCCCAGCAGACCCTGTATCTGTTGTATCGCATCATCCTCAAACACTATCTGAGTTATCTTCCTCTCTTCATTCCACGTATCCAAAAAAGTCTTCTTTCTACCTCTAGACGCAGCCGCAGGACGTATTAAAGCCAGAGCAACAGCCAATTCCTGGATATTCTTCGGCTTTACCGCCTTAGCTGCCTTCCTAAACGTCGGAGACTCAGCGAATGTGATCCCAGTCACATCCCCTGAAGCAAATAATTCAGCTATCTTAGGATCATTATCAGGATATGAACTCAGAGCCCTCTGATCAATATCAAGCAGCTGGGCTAAAGCACGATTGCATAATAAGTCAATCTTTAAAATGCCTAGCTCATCCACATCATTTTTATCATAATAAATCTGGTTCCTGCCTATCAGCAAGTCTCTCGGCACTTCATCTTCAAAGAACACTAGACCACCACAGTGAAGGGAGAAATGAGAGTGCTGGTCCATAAGACACTCAGCTAGCTCTAAGACTCTCTCTTCCTTCCCAGGCATTAAATCTTTTACGTTCGCTTTTCTGGGTATCTTAGACTTACATCCAAGTCTACGCATGGCTTCTCTAATAGCCCCGTCTTTCCTGTAGTGTATCCGGTTGCTTATCCTCGCTACTTTTTTAGGCCATTTATCAAATATTTTTTCTATTATCTCGTCTCTTCTATCGTATGGGAAGTCTAAATCTATGTCTGGATTATCTGGTCTATGGTCATTCATAAATCGAGCTAATGATATGTTATCTCTTATTGGGTCTATTTCGCTTATGCCCATTAGATAACTCACTAAGCTACATGACGCTGATCCTCGCGTTATATGGGGTATACCATCAGCGATTTTTATGATGTCGTCTACTTTTTCGAATATGCACGAGAACTTAAATTTCTCAATCAGTTCGAATTCTCTACTCAACCTATCATGATATTGCTTTTGAGGAGGTATTGGCCTTTTGAATCGTTCTATGAGATTATGCATGTATTCTCAGTATTCATATATTTTTCAAGCACCTAAATATATATCTAACGGCAGTATAGTTCACTACCTATTTAACGCAGCTATAAATTGTAATGCAAGTATGATAATGAATACTATCGCTATTGGTTGGCCGTTTGATGCCATTGCTACCAATACTAGCACACCAAAAAGGCCAAAAATAGCATTGCCTACCGTCACACCATCTCTATAATAGCTGCTCATCGTATCTTCCTATCTATGGTTTTAGGATATTATAACCCAACGGTTTCATTGTCATCCATTTCTGTTCCCCATCGCATTGGGTGATACCCTGTTAACAATTTTATGGAATTGTCTCCGAGCTTTCCAATGTTGTCCAAAAAAGCACGGGTCATCCCCAGTCATGATATTCGGCCTTGTGCGGAGAGTATAGGGCAAGCCCAAGGGATCTTCGTCTTTTTCCTTGACCAACTCTATTGTGATACCATTCACTGTAACAGAGTTGATCATTATCAGGTCATCTTCAAGCATGAAATTCCTCCCATATATCTTAATGTTCTTTATTTGATTTGTAAATGCTAGGTTGCCTTACCTTCCTAATAGTCTGGGCATTGTTTTGTCGCCGGAGACCATTTTATACCACCAAGGCATATATGATCTGCCGGATAGGATATTACATACAAGATGCGAGTAGAACACGGTGTGATCACGATCCTTAGAGCCTCGTCATCGACCGCCATTGCGGCTTTAATTAGAGATTTAGTCAACGCATTCGGCTCGGTTTTATGCCTTTCTACCTCGCTTCTCGCCGCCTGCTGCAGCTCCTCGATTTCCAATAGCCTGTCTTCATCCAGCCCTGAGTGTCCGGACGCTAGCCATTGTAACGCATCGATTTTTAGCCTGCTAAACAGCTCTAATACATCCACTATCTGATCTATAGTCACGCTCCAGCCCCCATCATCATTTCTGCTCCCCCGTGTAATAGTTCACTTTTTGAATCGTAAACCATAATATGTCCCTCTTTGGTATATTGTAGGATCATGTAAGTCATGCATAATCCGAATTCTTGAAGACTGATAGCATAGATCTTGGCGTCTGCTATACTTCTAAATGTACCATGACAAGCGATCTGGCTGGTGTCGTTAAGCGTATACATATCCACTGCTCCTCGAAATGAAATGTTGTGTTAGGGTGCTCATAGCTCATCTGGCACAGCGTCGATGTATACGACGTTCTCAAGGGTATCATACCATACGGAGAGAGCCAGTTCTTCATGGATGGTCTCAAATTCGTACCGTAAAGAAACCGTGGCGCTTTGTTCTAATTGTAAGAGCTTTTCGATTAGCTCAGCGATAGTCATTGTCTTCTCATTTTGACTGGAGCAGAGATCGGCGGGTCATCATCTACTTCGATAAATTCTTCTTGAAGAATTTCTTTAACAGTAGCTTCGTCGATCACGCTAGCCCAAATACGTATATCTTCGAGTGCCTCATCACTTGTGTTAAGATATTTTTTAGGTTTGTCATTTATGTTAAAGCGAGGAATGTGTCTATCTGTGCCGTCTGTATACAGAATTGGAAATTCGCCTTCATTCATCTCTTCCACACAAGCCCTTTTAGCATTCTTGATGCAGTCGAATTCGCCCAATCGGGTTAAAGTTGTGGGAATGTTGTTGATCTGCCAGACGCGAGCCCCGTAGAATACTTCGTCAATCAGCCAGACCGAAGCCATCTTGTCGCCGATTGTAAGCGACCAGCTTCTACCGTCAATTGTTGTCCAGATCATACAATACAATTCCTCCGCTCTAGATTACCAGTTGTTTTTAGAATCCTGAAGCACTATCAACTGCCGCACCAACGCAGGATTAGCCTTGCCGTCAAGAGCCATCATAATCTGAACTAACAAAAAATTCTTTACAGAGTCAGGATTTTTCTTGCCAGTCTTGAATTCTTCCATCACCTTGGAATTCAACTCTAAAACACCTCTAATCGCTTTTAATATCTGAATTTCATCATTAAGCCTTCCAGTTTGATTAGGACCGCTCAGATCGATATCCTTGATATCGCTCATCCCTACTCCTCATTTAATTTAGACATAGGAATATAGGTGGTTTCGCACCCACCTTCCTCATCGAAAGCCTCGACCGCTATGGCAGGAACACAGTCCCCCATGTAGTCCTCGCACGGCGCAAGATCGCCCAGCCCGCAACCACATTCACCATTGCACAGTCCGTCAGCACCTAACTGCCTGAGCTGAATTGCTATCATATCAAGAACTCTCATTGTTTAGTCCCTATCCCCATAGTTCTCAATATCATATTGCTCAGCCTCATAGTACATCGCCAACTCTATATTCTCCGCCTCTTCTTGGCACGCTAGCATCAATTCATGGCTGCATGGGACTGGTTTCACAGTATGATACATCCACACAATATAATGCGGATCTATAATCGACACATCACCAGGCGTCATACCTCTATACTTGCCAAAAGTAAGACAAACCTCATCAATATCCTTAGACATCTATCACTCCTATTCTATAACACATAAAATACAAAAGGGCTACTGAAGCAATAATAATAAAAGTAAATATAGCGACATTCCATGCAATTCCATAGGACACTGTGATGATAATCGCATACTATCCAATTCACTACGGCTCAGATTACTTAGGTTACAGTATCAAAAGCATATATGACCGAGTTGACCAGATCCATATTTTATATGCACAGAACCCCTCACACGGGCATGGCACAAATCTTAAAAACCCAGACACATTCGGTAAATTACTAGAAGCTAGCTCGCAATTCGGAGACCCCCATAATAAAATAGTATGGCATCACGGTGAATGGCCATACGAAGGTGCTCAACGAGACACTATTAATAAAATCGCTTCAAAAGTAAACGCAGACATGATATTGGCAGTCGATGCAGATGAAATATGGGACGAAAACGTTCTAGACCAGGCAATAACAGACGCATTCCAAAATAACAAAAAATTTAACCTAATCAGAATGTTAACGTTCTGGCGATGCTTCAATAAAGTAGTAACAGATGAAATGTGCCCAAACAGGATAATTCTACCAAAAGCAGAAGAAGGTACAAATTATCTTACCGGCAGGGTCCACCACTTCGGATACGCCAGAACAATCGAAAACATAGAATACAAAATGTCGATCCACGGCCACAAAAACGAATGGCGAAAAGAATGGATAGACATATACAAAAATTGGCCCCACTCAAGAAACACAGACCTGCACCCAACATGCGAAAACATGTGGACCGTAGAAGATTTTGATAAAACCACCCTGCCAGATTTCATGCACCAACACCCATACTACGATTTAGAAATAATCTAAGAGGTAAAAATGGGCGAGCTAATAATGGGCAAAGGATCATACGGAAGTATAGTGAGACGAGGAGTCCACAATAGTATCACAGTTGGTAATTATTGCTCCATAGCAGAAGGATGCATCTGTGACGGCGGTTTCGGCCACAACACCAAATTTGTAACAACATATCCTTTAAACGTCAACATGAGAGACTGCAGTCAACTTACCGGACACCCTGTCTGGAAAGGAGACATCATAATAGGTAATGATGTATGGATCGGTGAACATTGTATGCTCATGAGCGGAATAAAAATTGGAGATGGAGCAGTAATCGGCGCTAGATCGATAGTCACCAAAGATATACCACCATACACAATAGCGGCAGGCTCCCCAGCCAGAGTAATCAAAAAACGATTCACCGATGATCAAATAGAAAAGTTGTTAAAAATAAAATGGTGGGACTGGGACGAACAAAAAATAGTCGACAATGCTCACCTGTTAATGAACACTAATATCGACAATTTCACATCTTTGCACCTCTGAAAGAAACCAAATGCTAGATTCTGCTAGAAACCTGTCGACGACAACAAGAGAAACTGTAAGCCAAACAGACCTATCTAAAAACATACATAAAATAGAGAACACTTTTGCTCATTATTATACGGCTTCCCCAGGTGCTGAACATTATAGGCTATTAGCACATATCAGTTATTTCACTAACGGAACCAATATCCTAGACATCGGAACTTATCTAGGATATTCATCGATAGCATTAAGCCAAAACAATAACAATAAAATTATTTCATACGACGTTAACAAACAACACAACCAAGAAGATCACGATAATGTTACTTATCGGATAGGTGATGCTAGAGACTTTGAGGATTTTGAAAACACAAAAGTGATATTGTTAGATACATATCACGACGGTGTATATGAAGAAAAATTCATAGAACATTTAAGATCGATAAAATGGCATGGGTTACTCATCATGGATGATATCCATGAATACCCGCAGTTGAAAGAATTATACGACAAATTGCCAGAAGAAAAATACGACATTACAAATATTGGTCACTGGTCAGGGACTGGTATAGTACTATTTCAAAGATAAACTAAAACTCCCTTAATCAATTGGATATCGCGATATAATGATAAATCTTGATAGGATCACGGCTGTTTGCTGGGATGGACGGCCTTTGACACCGGAGCGCTCATCTAGATATCAAGCTATTTTTAAGCATATGTCAAACAAGTTCAAATTTGCTGCGATTAACTTATATATAAATGGTAGCTTTAACTATGAAGGAGTGAAAGTTACCAACATTAATGAATCTAGCATAAACGATTACAATATATGGTGCCAAACCAAATTAGCTGACTCTTTTAACACTGATTTTGTTTTAGTATTTCAAGACGATGGCTTCCCAATACATCCTGATAATTGGAAAAACGAGTTTTACGAATATGACTACATAGGTGCGCCATGGCCCTTATATATAGGATGGCCAAAAGAAAATTTTCAGGTAGGTAATGGCGGTTTTAGTTTAAGATCGAAGAAAATATGCACAAGAGTACAAAAATTCCCTGTTACAACTAGCAATGAAGATGCAGTTCTCTGCTCAAATTATAAACCATTGCTGGAGAAAGAGGGCTTTAAATGGGCACCCATAGATGTGGCTAAAAGCTTTGCTATTGAATTCCCAATAGACGAAAAACATTCATTAGCCAGCGTATTTGGATATCATGGAAATGTGCATAATCATGATATATCTAAGATTATATTTTGAAGCAGTGTTTTGATTCTACTAGGCCGAAAAACGTTGTAACAACGGACGATTAAAAATAATATGAGGAGCTAAATAATGAGCATTATGATAGGCATACCTGTAATTTATAATGAGACTTGTGTAAGAATATGCTTAGAACACTTAAAAAATCAAAACACCGAATTATTCATAATAGACAACAACTCAGAAGAATCGATCAAAAAACTAATCGAACCATATAAAAAAATAGTAAACGCACAAAACGTATACGTGAACCCAGCATGGAACCAAATACTAGAGGAATTCCTTAAAACAGACCATGACCTATTAGTCATAATGAATAGCGATCTATACCTTAATCACGACGTGATAAAGAAACTAAGCGAACTAGACTTAGATAGAGATAAAACCATAGCATGTCTAAACCTAGTAGACCTCTTCTATGAATGCGAGAGGCAAATAACCTATGTTAATGGTGGCGTAGCAGGCGTCTTTATCCCTTTAACCCAAAAAATGGCAAGAGAAGTATACCCAATACCGCCAGAACTAAAAATCTGGTACGGTGATAACTGGATATATGAAAAACTCAAAAAAATAGGCTACCAGCTAACAATATTTAACGATTTACAAGCCCAACACATCTGGAGCAGTAGCGTTGGCGTACTGCCAGAAGCACACCAAGTTATAGAACAGGACCAACTAGCATGGCCGACAGTACAGACACGCATCTGACCCGCGACATCATAATCAACAGACTTATCCAACAAAAAGAATACAAATCATACCTAGAAATAGGAATCCAATACAAAGTCAATTGGAACCTTATTAAATGCCAAGACATGGTCGGCGTAGAACCGTCAGCAGATGAAATGCATGACGACAGAATAATCAAAGTCACAAGCGATCAATACTTCGCAAACCACACCAAAACTTTTGACATTATATTCATAGACGGCGACCATAACGCACCAACCGTAAGCAGAGATCTCGAAAATTCATTCAAAGTTTTAAACGAAGGAGGAACAGTTGTTCTACATGACACATATCCTCCAGAAGAAGAATTTACACACCCGTACAGATGTGGAACAGTATACGAAGCTGTCTGGCAATTCAGACAAAACCCAGGCTTCGACATACTCACATACCAACATGACTTCGGAGTCTGCCTTATGAAGAGAGGACAGACTGACAAGACAATACATCCAAAGACAACATACTCGGACTACGTGAACAACGCTAGAGAAATTATCAACTTAAAAAGCACAAACGAGGAATTTTACAGAGCACTAAAAGAATGGTGATCTTAGGCATCTAACACTCCTATTATACTGCATCAGACGCGCACGGTTTATCGCCAAGATATAATTCGTACCGAAAACGGCTAGAATGCGGTTGGTGCGGATACAAAGTATTGCTCATGACACTGAGAGTACTAAATGTTTCAACATATCCGTCGCTGTACTTTAGTAGCAGTCCCGTTTCAAGGTCGCGTTTGACCCAATATACATTGAACTCGCTTTTGTTAAGTTTATCGACTTCTCGTGCCGTTGGCCTGATCGTGCCGTTAGCTATATCTAAAATTCTACACATCTGGTAGACCACCATCGCAGCAATCTTAGCCTCGCCATTTGGCAGAGAGTCAATAAATTCAAGCGGCGTCTTGGCCCCCACAACGATCTTGTCACTCATCACATGCTCCATTATTAGCAAGCCTCATCAAATCGGGTTAGTATGATCTTGTGGGTCACCGCTTCTGTCGCATCTTTAGGTATCCACGTCGCTTCGGCCTCAGACGGCGAAACAAACTCGAAAGAGCGATAAAACCAAGGGAAATACCATTCGAACAATACCGTCTGATTCACAGTCGCTGAGACTCTATGAGGAGCCGGTACCAGGCCACTTTCAAATTGGGCGAAAAAGCGCGACGCCGCATCCACAAGCTCAGCAGGTGGAGCAATTGAATCTTCCCCATCAAAATTATTCTCATAATTTCGTATTCTAAGCAATTCAGAGTCAATAATTTCAAGTGACGTCATCCTCTTGGCCTCCACAACGATCTTGTCACTCATCACACGCTCCATCATTAGCAAGCCTAGCCTTACGAGAACGCTCAGAAATCCTCATACGAACCTCATCCGACACATTCCTAGCCCTAACACTAGCCTCACAACGCATCTCCTCAGACCAAGCACCCACCAACTTAGAATTCAAACGCTCCCTCAACACACCACCATCAAAAACAATATCATACTTCACACAAAGACGCTGAACAGACGCAACAGAGGAATCAAACATCAACGCCAACTCGCCAATAGAATGCTTATCCCTATTCTCCCGAATATACCTAATAGTCTCCTCATTATCAAGCTTACTCCTCATCTTAAGAGCACTAGCCTCACTACGAGACCGCTTAAGCCCAAGATGCTTACACAATTTAGCTATAGTACGCTCAGGCTCATAATAATACTCACCAATCTCTGCATGTGTCCAGCCCTCATTAAACAGTTTAATCGTCAGCTGCTTAATCTCATCACTGAACCGCTCATGAACTGGAACTGGCGCAGGCATTATATGCTCTCCTGACTCTTGCGAAGGTCGTAATACATATCCAATACCTTCTTCATATCATCATTGGTGAACTTCTGCTTGGCTAAATTAGCCCACATGCATACTAATTGCACATTGCCCTCAATATATCCGCGCTTAGAATCAATACGGTCTATCGACAGAGCCATCAAATCCGACCACTTATGTGCCATTGTTAGCCCGCTAATAGCACATCTACCTTGATTTAATTCATAAAGTCTTCTGATGTATGAAAAAGAGACTTCAAATTCCACATCTCTCCTTCTTGCTCCTAATCTTTGTTTAGCTGTGCCTTTGCATCTTCGATAAACATAATTCAAAAATATGTCCATAGAAGATTGCCAATAGTCATTTGAATGCTTTCTAATTTTCTCCCTATTATCTTTATAATATTCTTTCTTGTATTTTAACAGCCTGGCGTTATTTTTGCTATAATAAACATTGGTATAGCCTTTTGCGCATTTTTTGCATATATTACAATCTTCTTTAAATTCAGAGTCCAGACGAGACACACCACAGCTCCTACAAAGATTCCTATCTATCAAAGGCTTTCGAGAAACCACAACTGTTTTACAATCCACACAGACCCATCTTTCGGGGGCTTTTTCTCTCAACATTCGTGAGGAACCGCATCGGCAAGTATCAGGTCTCTTCAGAGTAGGCATATTTATCCTTCATATTGGCTTATTTGATCTATAACTGTCTGATCCTCTATGATATAAAATACATAGAAACGACAATACCCAAATCTTTCGATTTGGGTATTGTGTTCTATTATGAAGCGAATCTCATAAGAGACGATCGCTTAGAGATTACTAACGTTAATTGTCGCATAGTACAGGCCACCATCTTCAATCAGCTTCTTCCCGTAGCGGCACATGATGCCCTTCGATGGGGAGTAGCTGTTGGGGTCGAGTACCGTTGGGGTGCTCAACAATGGGATGTATGGAGCGTAGAAGTAACCAGCATCCAGAACGCTTGATCCCTTGAAGCCCATCAGGATTTTGCAGTTCGGGAACAGTGGGTCCTTGTAGAGGCGCATCTTGCCTTGGATTGTTCCAACGTTCATGATGCCGATGTCCACACCTTCGGTGTTCATGGCGTCTGAGGCGCGGAAGTCGTTGAGTTGCTCGAACTTCGATGCGATGTCGGCGCTCATGACCATCCAGTTAGCAGGGCCACGCAGGGTGGTTCTGTGGATGATGTTGGCAACTTCGAGTGACTTGTACATCAGGGCGATGTTACGGTCGGTGAAGTTAACCGAGGCACCAGCGGCGGTGGCGAAGTTGTGATCGGCGCGGATAGCGGCAGCAATGATGAGGTCATTGATGATTTCCCGGTCGATTTCGGCAACCATTTCGTCGGCCATGAGGTCGGTCAGGGTGCTCTCAGCGTCAATGTTGTGGACTGACTTGAGGTCTTGAGCGGCTTCCAGGCTCCAGGAGGTCTTCAGCTTACGGGTGATTGCGGAGACCGAATCACTGTCGATGCTGAGGGTGACTTCTGGTTGGAATGGGTTGGATTCCAGGTCGTACTCGTAGTTGATGCGAGCGATCGCGCCAACTGGGAAGATGCCTGCTGTGAGGCGGATGTTTACTTCGCCGGTGGCGTGGTTGAAGCTTGAAGAGGCTTCGTTGACTGCCAGATTAGCGGTGAAGCTACAGTCGCCGATGACAACCGTGTCGACTGCGCCGTCGGAGTCGAAGGTGACGCGGAGACATGGTGTTGGGTCGTTACAAGCTGGGCTTGCTCCGGCTTCGTCGGTGTAGACTTCTACGGCTACTGTACCGGCGAGTACTGGGCGGTGAGCCAGTGTTTGTTGGACGTGGTTGCGGTTCAGAATCGTACCGGTTTCACCCACAACTTGTTGTGAGGAGTAGTATGGGTCGAGAGCCCAGCCGTTGTTACGGGCGTAACTTTGGGCTGTGTTTTGGCGCATGATCTGTGTTCCGGCTACCGTTTGTCCCTTGGAGAGGGCGTAGCGATAGCGGATGTAGAAGATGAGCGATGCTGGCTGGCTCATTGGCTGGACACCGACCAGGTTGTCGGCGATCAGCTTTGGATATGATTTGCGGATGAGGGGGAGGGCAAACCGTGTGAAGTCAGCGATGTTCGCTGTCGTGGTTTGGTCTTCCAGGATCATGGAGCGGCGTTCTGGGTTCCAGGCGTTGAACTGGTTTTCCAGGATGCTTGCCATGAGGCCGAATTTGGCCTTAGGTACTTCTTTGCACTTGTTGAGGACTGAGGCCCATTTACCAACGAGTTGGTTTTTCTTGGACTCGTGGATGATGCTGGCCTTGTGGAGGTCCGTGGCGGCTCCAGCGATGGCTTGGCGGTTTTCGGTGAGGTGACGACGGCCTTGTGGGGCGCGTGATTGTGTTCTGGGTAGCATTTACTAACTCCGTACCTGTTCAGGAAAAAGTGTGTGAAATCGGTTTCTAGTGTCAGACGAGGTCCGTGTCCATGTTTGCCGCGATGTCCAGGACTGTAATGTTACTGGTCGGTCGGACAGTTACGTTACTTTGTCTTGGCTTCGAAGCTGGACGGCGCTCTTGGCTTTCGAGAAGAGTGGCGCGAGTCGTTGTCGGCTTGCTTTGACGCACGGTTGGTTCCATTCGGCGGGGTGAGCGGTTTTCTACAACCGGTCTGCTCGCGTTTTGGAACTTAGCGTTTTCTGCGACTAGGGCTCGGTTTTGCTTCAGGGCTTTTTCGGCGATAGCTGTCTTGCGATTAGCTTCGGCGACTGCTCTGTTGCGTTCTTCTGCAAGTTGCTGAGCTCGACGGTTGGCTTTTTCCAGAGCGGCGGCGGATTGTCCATTTGCAATACCATTCAGCTGTACGCCTTCGAGCAGTGCTCGAACGCTCTTGAGCTTGGTCATTGCTTGGGATTCGCTTAATGCCGACATTTTAGCCAGCTGGGTCTCGATCGCAGCGGATTTTGTCTCACAGAAAATCTGGAGACGACGGGCTAGCTCACGCTTGTGGGCTTCCGTTTCTTCGACGCAGACCTTCTTGGTTTTTTCAACTGTGCTATTAAAATTAGCAGCAAATTGCTCTTGAAGACCTGTCTTGTATCTGTCCAAAGATTCAGCAATCGCATTTACCAATTCAGGCTTGCAACCAGACTTGGAGAGCAACTCTTTGATCTTATCCATTATCAGCTCCTATAGGGACCAGTTTAGCTTATTTTTGCCGAAATCCCTAAAAATATTCATACTCGGCACAATAGTCATATAGTATTTTTTTCTCAATTATCATCGTCATCGTCATCGTCCTCAGCATAAGCAGCCTTCATATCCTGCAAAAGTTTACCAATCTCATCCACAGTATCAGCAACAGCATTACGATCCTTTAACTTATCCAACATAACAGCCTTAAAAACCGCATATTCACGCCTCAACGCAGTCTTAGCAGGCTCAGAAGGCGAAATACCATACACACCATCCAAAACACCAAGCATATCAACATACCCATCAGCCGACTCATCAGAACACCCCAAAGCCTTCTTGATAATCCTCTTCAAATTCTTTTGTAGACGGAAGAATTTAAGTTGCTTCTCTTGTTGATAAGACTTTTTAACGACATTCTCCCGAACCTCCTTCACAAAATGCGATGCCAGACCAGACTCACCAGCCAAAATAGAATCATAAACGCTCTTAGAAATATAATAATCAGCACGAAATGGGATATAAGCATATTTATGAAGAGCAGGCTCATCCAAAAACCGTTTCATAAACCTATCATACACAATGTTCATATCATCAGTAAATCCAGAAAAATTCAAAAACGCCGGAGCGTCGCCGAGTCTATCAACATAATCAGTCAAGCAATTAATCATAACACTGTAGACAAACACCTCATTCTTCAACCCAGTCTTGTCAAAATTCTCAATGCTACTAGGGTCATTACCCCAAGTCAACCCCGTCCCTACAGAGCCAGGATACTTTTTCAAAATCGCTTTCATCACCTTAGACATTCCTAAAGGATCATTGGCTATATTAACATTATAGTAAGGACTCTTAGCCCCAAGCTTAGGATCTCTAAAAACATAATTAAATTCACCATCTTTGATAATTGGCTCTATACCCAGGCTTTTTAACTTCTGCGGATCTCGGTCAAACACTTCATTAAGAACAAGGCTTACTTTTTCATTGAATCTCATAGCGCACCCCAACATGGTTCAAGTATAAAATATTTTCACAATCAAACCATAACGGCGACAAGACTACATCATCAGCTCTTATAAGATGAACACTTAATAGCAAACCCAACAACAAGTATACCCACAATGAACCAACCAATCAGCTCTACTATCAGCCTGATGCACAGCATAGATCACCCCTCGCAAAGCACATCAAAATGTAACGTACTTGATATTTGAAAAGCAAAACTGGTGCCTCTGCCCAGAAGTCAAATGCCCCTGCCAACCATCAGGAATATAGCAAGTCGTGTCAGCCTTACCTAAAGCAGAAGCAAGAACAGCCTGACCACTAAATGAACACACAAAATGATGACAACTATGGATAACGTCAGCATAGTGCATCAACGAATCAACATCAACATGTCCATTAACGGAGAACTCATTATTCACAACCGTGGTAACCTTGCGCTTAAAAACAGGGCTCACTACAAGCTTACCCGGGAACTGCTCCCGAATCATCTCGTTGAATCGCAACGGTATGCTTTTAGAACCACTCACACCACTAATATCTATGACTATTATATCCTTAAGCTCATCAATAAAATTGGGCTTGTAATATAACTTGCAAAGGTCATTCTTAGGGGCAAAACCATGAGCGATCTCTTGATTAAAAACAATGTTTTTATGAGGTACTAGCCTCTTATCATACATGCAACTACCGATATTATGCGGTTCTTTCGATATGCCTTTAACAAATGGATTTGTCCCCCACACTAGGTCGTATATCTCCGGACTCCTATAGGCATTAGCTTCTGAGACGTAAAAATCCCATCCACGATCAGCGTATAACTCCGGCAATGTGCTGTATTGAAGATTATCTCCGAGGCCACCCCAAGGCTGAAACAAGATTTTATTCATATATCCTTCTTTGGTCTTAGAGACATTCTAGTAGTATTTACATATAGCCGAACAACATAAGGAACCAAAAAATGAACAATATACCAGCTAATAAAGAGACCTGCGAAGTCTCTTTGAATATCCTAAAAAGAATGCAACCATGGGGGGTAAAAAACTCGCCATATGTTTATAACCATATAGTTCCTGCCTCTACACTAAGCCCTTGGTATAGCGATATAGAATTCATAGAAATCTATTCCAAAATAGGCATAAACTACACCCTCGTCGACCATTATAGGTGCTATGAACTCTGGACGCTAGCAAAGCAGACCCACAAGATACCAGGTGTGATCCTTGAAGTTGGTGTATGGAGAGGAGGCTCCGGGGCTCTTCTAGCCAAAGCCGCACCCGACAAAAAAGTATACTTGGCAGATACGTTTAGTGGGGTCGTCAAGGCATCCAGTAAAGACTTAACTTATATTGGTGGAGAACATTCTGATACTTCTAGAGCGACAGTCCAGACAATACTGGACGAACTTGACATTACAAACGCGGATGTGCTAGTTGGCGTATTTCCAGACGACACTGGGCATATGATTTCAGAAAATATAGCGCTATTACATTGTGATGTAGACGTCTATGAGTCAGCAAGAGACATTACGCAATGGTGCCTGCCAAAGCTTTCAGTCGGTGGTATACTCGTATTTGACGACTATGGGTTTGAACAATGCAATGGAATAAGCTTACTTTGTGATATGCTTAGAGAAGATGAGAATTTACTGTTTTTATATAATCTAAATGGGCATGCGATATTTATTAAAATTAAATGATGCTCTTTATAAAACATAATTTCTTACCACCATACTTTTTAATATATCCGAACTGCTCTGCATAAGCGTTCTCAGTTGTGCTAAGCCTTTTAGCCCTAGAGTATAATGTCTTCTTATGCATCACCCATCCATTCTGATCCACATACCAATAATCAGAGTCAACTTCGTGGTGCATTTTAAAACCCAAAGACTTATAGACAGCTCCAGTATGTCCAACTGTGGTGTCACAATAGCTCACTATATTATCACAGTCCAAATGCTTAAAAGTCTTTGACAGAAAATAACTAGCCAGATTATGCTTTTGGTAACTGGGATGAATACACAACCTTGCCAATTCTAAACTCTTACCATCGAACTGATGACCAATATTCTGACGGACCAAGTTAGAATAAACGGCACAAGCCACTAGCTCATCACCCAAAAAAGCTCCAAAGCATTTGCCTGACCTTCCTTTCCCAATGTAGTGATAAGCATCGAGGAAGCTATTCAAGGACTTCGCTGATACATCATCAGATATTTTAAGATCCTTAAAATCGAAATCGTTCACCTTAACATCAATGCCAAACTTGGACTTCAGCCTTCCGAGTACCTTATCCTTAGCATAAAACTCATGCTCCCAGATATACATTATCTCATATTCTGGAAAATACTTCTCGATATAGGTGAATTTAGCCTTATCTCTGGCAGGTGCTCTTTCTAGTGTGTGCCAATAGTCACCCTGGCATTCAATCAATAGTCTTTTATACCTCGTAGGGACCATACAATCGAAGACATATGGCCCTATCACTGTCTTTGGACCCTCTTTGTGATATTCAATATTCAAATCATCTAGAAACTTGTAGAGTAACCTCTGAATATTACTCTCTCTAGGCTGATTAGCCCTAGCAACAGCCATTTTGGACTTCACATCTTCAGTATATCCTGATGATTGCTTAGCTCTGTAGCCATCATTATTCCATAAAACTTTGCTCTGTCTACTCTTTAATTCAGAATAGTCTTCTCTTTGCCAAGCCAATTTTACTGATTCTGATAGCATCTTAATTCTCTGTGTATCAGACCATATCTTCTGTGATATTTCCGATCTTCTGTCTTTGGATAACTCCTTTTTAGCAGCCATTTGGTCCCTATAACTGCTATCGGCCCATCTCTCTTTAGCTAATTCTGATAATTTCTTTTTACCCTCTTCGGATGGAGTATTGTGAACAATGATGAATTTTCCGTCCTTATGCCCCTGAACCATAGCACAATGATGGCATCTCCAATCTTTAAACCTTCCAGCCCTAAATAGCTGCTCCTGTGTCTTTCCACAATCAATACAAGTGTAGGTGACAATTTCGTTAGTCTTCATCTCATGCTTCTGCTTAACACATGACATGCATATATGCTCTGGCTTTCTTTTAGCCACTTGATATAGCTGGCTTCTAGGCTTATTGCATTTTTCGCAGACGACAATAATTTTGTCTTTATTTTTCGCTATTTCTGGCGATGATTTTGAAAGCTGCCAGTCTATCATATTGGTGCTCCTTATAATATTTATAATACAAGGAGCTGCCAAGCTACGGATTATATGAAAAAGGCCAACAGTTTCCTGTTGGCCTTGGGCCTAGGATAAAACCCTAGGGGAGGAATTATTTAACACCAAAATACTTGTTGATCTCTTTAACAAGCATGTCCTGGTATACTTCTGGTCTAAACATCGCCTTCTTCTCTTGAATAGGACGCACTCTTTTTTGCAGTCCTTCTGAGATGTTTAGAATAGCGCCAGTTACTGATGGTTCAGCGACAACATCCCACGTCACGAAAGAATACCCTGGCAGCACTCTGTAGATCTCTTTGCCATTGTGTTCGACAATTTCCATGTCGCCCACGCCGCGAGAGGAGATCCCGACTTGGATTTTGTGCTCAAACAGGCCCCGTAGGCATGCCCCCAGTGGTAGTTTGTGCAGCACTTCTGCCTCACCGTATACCTTTTTGCCTTCCATCCAGATTTTAGTCATGAGGTGACTAATGCGATCTAGGTGGATTTTGGCGTCTGCTGGGTGGTCGTATTCGCCCATCACTGATCTTCTTGAGATATCCTCTTGGATGTCTCTTACAGCTGGGCCTAGCACATCGTTAGAGCTGTATACTCTACCGTTGGCATTTTCGTTATCGCCCATTTGGATGAGCCCGGTGATTTTCATCACTTGGTGCTCACGTCCATTTGAGTCTTCTGCCATCACTTTTTTCTGGTCAAGCACTTGGAATGGGTAAGTGTCTTGCATCAGGGAGTAACCAGCAGGAATCATGCCGGTTTCGGCTATCAGCCGCCGATCAATTGATCGGCGGTTTGCGTTTCTTGAGCGGATCATTTTTTGCCACCTTTTCTTGCGAATGGTGGGTTTGATCCTTTGCCATCATCGGTTTTAAGATCAGGACCCATGCCCTCTAGCTTGTTACCGTTACCTTTTTTGCCGATGGCGTGTTTTGGGACTTCACGGCGATCAGCGTTTGCGACTTTATTGTAGCCGCCTTCTGATGGAGCTGTGATGTCCATATCTTCGGCCAGACCTTCTTCATCGTCGTTATCAGACTCGTCGTCTTCGTCCGACTCTTCGTCTTCGTCTTCTTCGTCGTCAGACTCATCGTCTTTATCGAAATCAGGCATTTCGTCGCCATCGAGGTCTTTCTTGACTTCGATCGTGTCGTCAACCGGCTCGATCTCGACTGCGTCTACTGGCTTCATTTCGTCCATGTCTTCGTCATCAATATCTTCGTCATCGACGTCGATATCTCCAGACAATTCCACCTTCATTGAACCATTCTTGCCAGTAGTGATAACTGCCATAGCTTCGTTGAGAGCCTGATCTTCTTCAGAGCTCGCACCACGGAGCTGTTCGACCGATTCGGTTAACCATCTCGTGAAGGCAGAAGAGTCACCTTTAGCCAGACCAGCTGAAGCCAGAGCACCCTTGACGAGTTTGGCAGGAATCGGGATTTCAGCACTGATACCATCTTCGCTCAGGATTACAGGTTGAATCGAGCTAGCTGAACCACCGTGATCAAGGATGAAGTTAACACCGTTGATCATGCCCATGGCGGCATCTTCTTGCCGCTCAAGCCAGGTGATCTTGCCTTCTGAGGCGACACCCCTCTTGGACTTGCTAGCTGTCATGCCAGCTCTGCCGTAACCAGCCTTCTTCATACGGGCTGATTTGTACTGGTCTTCTGCGAAGCCATCATCTTCGTCACCTGGATGCACCGGAGGAGGCGTTCCATCTGCGCGACGGGCGAACAAGTCTACCAAGTTACCAGTTTCCATGGCGTTATAAATGTCACGGGCAAGAACAATGTATCCACCCTTGACAATTTCATCCCAATCATAGCCATATTTTTGGGCTAACTGTCTGCCTGTCTTAGTACCGACTTTGACGTATTCCTTGTCGTACGAGTCTCTTTCGAAGACGTCATATTCTTCCATGTCATTTGAAAGCTGATCGTCGCTTTCTTTAACCGTAGCGAAAGGATTGCCATCAGATTCTTCAGTTTCTTCGTCCGAATCTTCGTCGTCCTTGTGCTTCTTGGCGAACGGCTTGGCAGCACCTGGGAACGGAGCCTTGGCTTCTGAAATGAAAGTCTGGACAGCTTGCTCGATAGCAGCTTCCATTCTAGCTTCTGGAACTCTCAGGCCAACAGCTTCGATACTGGCTTCGGCCATGTCATCAAGATTTTCAGCAAGATCTCTGCCGGTAAGGTTGTGCTCAACAGCCAGACGTCGCATCAAGCCAACAACACGGTCGAGGTCAGCTTCATCTTTAATGACTGGCGAACCGTATTCCATCAGATAAGAAGACTTGCCCTTGCCTGAGAAGGCATATGGGTCATTCGACTCTTCGATTTCGTGGTCTACTTCTTCTGTATCATCTGAAAGATCATCGTTTTCATCGTTCATCTCATAATGAAGCGGGCGCGATTCATTAAGTGAGCTGAAACGATTTCGTGATTCGAATCGAGGTGGTGCTGGGGCTGCTGGAGCTGCTGGAGCGCCTGCTGCACCCGGGCCGGCTGGAGCTGGGGCCGGAGCCGGAGCTGGAGCTGGAGCTGGTGCGAATTCTTCTTCGCCGCCGAGCATAGAGTCGAGCTCATCGTCTTCTGACGGTGGCATTTCTGGATCGAGCTCTTCTTCCTCAGCACTACCGCTTGATCCACCGATTTGGATCAGAGGGCTGTTGATATTAATGATTGGTTGGCCTTTTCCGCCACCATTCGAAATAGCATCAACTGGTGCGTTCATTCCACCACCTGCGCCGCCTATGTCGCCAGGCATTGAATCAAAGTCTTTGAGTGATTCTGATGCTGACAATTCTTCTTGAATTGTGGCGATCAGGTCTTCTGCTTCGTAGATCGCTGAATCATCAAAGTCTGATCTCTTCAAGCGTGAGATGAGGCTCATCAGCTTGCTTGAAAGGTCATGTGATTCTTTGATTTTTGGCGTTTTGTCGCGGAGGACTTGGAGCGTCGTGGCGAGTGATTCAGCAGCGACTTGGCGGTTGCTGATTGCTTCGAACACGAGATGGAGGAATTTATTGTATGAAGCTTCGAAGTTTTTTGATTCTGATAGAATCTGAACGTTTTCTGCGAGCACTGGGTGTTCGGCGTTTCTCGCGATTGCTTTCCACTCTTTTACAATCTTGTTCTTACTGACTTTTAAGTTAGTCTTGAAGAAGAGTGTTGATGTGTCGTCACAGAGTTGTTGGTTGAATACTCCTTGTGTTGCAAGAGTGTTCTCGATCAGTGTCGAGACTTGTTTCCTGTTTAACAGTGTGAATTCTTCCATTTCCATCAGGAATGGTGCGAGTGTCTTGATTGCGTTCTCAATTTTGTTTTCAGCAATCATGTTGGACACTGCGAGGATTCTTTCTTGGAATCCTTGGCTTTGGTAGGCGGTGTTTGCTACGTCTCGCATCTTGCGAGCTACCAGTTTGCGGGTTGCCCATTTGGTGACTGGAAGTCTAAAGCGTTGACCGTCGTTGAAGTATCCGGCAGTTACCTGACCGTTTTCGACGATAACTTTATCTTGCAGACTTTCTACGATAGTAGAAACGAGCTTGTCTTTAACTGATTCGTTAAATCCGTCTTGGCTTACACTGATATTACGGATAATACCGTCTCTTGTGCGGACCACACCCGAAGCTGGGACTGTTCGTCCGCTAAATCTTTGGGCTTTCATTCTGCCGAAGGCAGACGACATTTTGCTCTGATCGTTTTCTTCGATTGCATTGACTAAACGCAAGCAGGAGTCTTCGAATAATCCGGCTTTTTCACCTTCAACGACCTCAATAGAACGAATATTGCTGATAGCAATACGGCCTTGATCTTTTGTATGCGATGCTACAAAAAATTGATTGTCATTGACGTCTTCAATGAATAAATCTTTAGAGCGAAGAGCGGCTAATCGCCACTGTTTGCCCGCCAATTTACCCATCTCTTCGACCTTTTCGGAGAAGAATGAAACTCTTGCTTGAGCGCTATCGTTCAACGCACTCAGAAACTTTCGGCTATCCATTTTGATACTTGAACTAGCCATAGTATTCTGATTTTGTGCCATGTTATGACCCCTTATGCTTGCATGCATATTAAACTACTCATAAATTTGCCGAGAAACCAACCATATGTCTCTCCGGCCAGACCCGTTTACCCAACTATCGCAGGTAGATCATCATCAGTAATATCGCCCTCTTCTACCTCAGGCTTAGCGACATTCTCCATTAAAACATCATAATTCTCCCTGATAGCGTCATTTCTCTCACCCTCATCAACAGACCAACGGACCAAACAACTCTCAGAACGACTAGGATCATAAATATCCAAACCATCATTCAGATACCTCTCCCTAGTCAAACCATCAAATTCCTTAGTATTCAGCATAAACTCATATGCATTATTAAAGGACTGCTCTTCATCCTTATAAACCTCTTTATTCTGACGCTTAGTCCAAGACTCCATGATTTTACGTCGCCTGTTACGATCCCTGGTCTTAGCCATCTCATTAATAAGACGACGATTAGCAGACTGATCAAGCCCATACAAGCCTTCAGGCAACCCACCCTCAGGAGGAGCACCACCTTCAGGAGCACCTGCCGCACCAGCCTCAGGAGGAGCACCACCAGCCTCACCACCCTCAGGAGGAGCACCCTCAGGACCACCCTCAATGCCACCCAAATCATCACCGCCCCCAAGATCAGCCATTCCGCCGCCCATCCCACCACCGCCGCCAAAGCCGCCACCACCACCGGCAGCCTCATCAGCCTCAACATCCTTAAGCTCTTCAATCTCATCTGGAGACAAATCAGTAAAATGAGTAACAATCCACTCCTTAGGAAACCAGCCTAAATCCTTTAAATCATTCATAACAGAAGCGCGAGTCTGCCAAGTCTCAATCCTATAAAGCTCTTCCAGAGCAGAGCCAGCAGAAAACATCAGCTCAAAGCCCTTCATATCATCCACAGAATAACCGCGCAACGCAAGGTGAACAATAGCAACCTTGGTTAAACCATTAACACCCTCACGTTGCACCCATTGAACAGCCTTAGCAAACTCAGAGCTGGACTGCGATAACGACTTATCGTTAGCCTCACCAGCACCATCGCCAATCCCGACTCTCGCAAACGGGATCTTCATGGGAGCAATCATCTTCTTCTTGAAATACTCGATATCCTTAATCTGATCAAGATTCTCAGCACCAGGCATCACCTCAATATCAGGGCCAGAGCCATCAGGACGACGTGGCAAAAAGAAATCATCCTCTTGGATCAACGGAGAATATCGTTCATCAAAAGCACCGGTGGTGGGATTATAGAACCGCTGCCTCTTAAACGTCCTAGCAACCATCTGCATGTATTCAGGGACTTCCTTAGGAGGGATGTTACCGACAGGAATCACGAACTTCCTTTTCTCAGGAGCTCTAGTGATTCTATAAATCAAAGCAGCATCTTCCATTAACCTCAACTGCTTAAAAGCCTTTCTACCGCCATCAAGAAGGCTTCTGCCATAAGGGTGATAGATGTTTTCGAAGCTCGTAAGACGCAAATGCATAACCTGCCAAGGATGCAGAAACTGTGGTTTTGGAAAGAGAGCATCCATAAAGAAGAAGCCGATTAGGTCGCCATACCTAGTCTCAATTCTTGTAAAATTGTAGACATTCATGAACCGCAGCGAGCTAACGCCACCACGGTTTTGGTCTAATACTATTTCAAACGGGGCGTCGCCATATTTGCATAGGTACCTCATAGTGGGACGACAAAAATTATCCCATCTTAGTATGTTATAAAATAAGTCTTCTAATTCTTTTTTAAGCCTTTTATTTTTAGCTTTAATGACTAGCGTGTGCTTCCGTTCGCTATCGACTAGGGAAGCCTCATCGGCGTATAAGTCCAGGGCAAGACTCACTTCGCCGGTTTGATCCATCTGCTCGTAGTCTTTGTATCGTTCAAGCCTATTTATCTGGAGATTTGTCTGATCAAGGATAGCAGCTTGGGAACTGAAATCCAAGAACTCTCCGCCAGTAGTAAGCTTGTCTAAACTAGACTGATCCTGGAATATTTTATCTGCTCTGAAAACGTTCGCAGATTTGGTCAGCGCGCGTATTCTGTCAAAGACAAGCCAATTACTAGGCATCGAAAAATCCCCGTATGTATTGTTAATATATATTTACAAGGAGTCGCTGAATATGATCAATTGGAACAAGACCCATCATAAATTTGGATACAGGTCCCTAATAGACCTAAAAGGAATCAAGCGACCATTAGTAGTATGTGAATGCGTACGGTGCAAAAAAGAAAAAGATATCCAGCTACGATCAAAACAAGGCTTTGTATGGACCTGCCCAGCCTGCATATCACTATCCAGAAGCGACAAAATATCAGAACAATTAAAATCCAATTGGCAAGACAAAACATATCGAGCGAACCAGCTAACACAAAAGAATCAAGAAGACTATAGAAAGAACCAGTCTGACCTGTCGAAGGAACGCTGGAAAACCGAAGAATACGCATCCAAGCTTAGGACTGGAATCGATCAGGAAAGACTAAAAGAAGATAGATTTAAAATCTTAGAGTCCACCAATTGGCAACAGCAAATAACAGTGAGATGCCTTACCTGTGGCTTTGTAAATTCTTTAACGCCACAAAGGCACTTCGATAATCAATACTGTCCAAAATGCCATATAAGCAAGGGACAAAGAGAAATATCAGAATGGCTGACTTCTTTAGAAATACCACATACCATAAACGACTGGAATATATTAAAACACAAAGAACTAGATATATTCTTACCAAATCACAATATAGCAATAGAGTATCACGGATTATACTGGCATTCCGAAAGTATAAATGGCTCTAAAAACATTAAAGAGAGCCACCAGTCAAAAGCAATCGCCTGCAGGGATAAAAACATCAGATTATATCAAATATTCGAACATGAATGGTCAAAACAAAAAGATCTAGTAAAATCGATGATATTGTTAAACATTTTATCACCACAAAAGATAGATGCACGTAAAACCACATTCAAAAAATTACAGAATAACGAAGCAAAACGATTCTTCGAAGCCAATCATTTGCAGGGTCACAGAAACGCTAAACATATATATGGGTTGATTTACGATAAAGAATTAGTGATTGCTATATCATTTAACGAAATCAAGAGAGCTGAATATGAAATCATACGCCTAGCCAGCAAGCAAGGCCATATGATCAGAGGTGGTGCTAGTAAACTTATCGCTAATTTCGATAAGCTTTTTAACAGTCCGATAATCCATACATTTGCTGATTTAAGGCACTCGCAAGGCACAGTGTATAAGACTCTGGGATTTTTGGAATTATCTGTAACGCCGCCTGGGTATTTCTATTATCATCCGAACGGTAACGTAATCTTATCACGCCAACAATGTCAGAAGCATAAACTTCATAAATTATTAAAGAATTTTAATAACGCTGCTTCTGAAACTCAGAATATGTTCAACAACGGGTTCAGACGAGTTTGGACAGCGGGAAATATTAAATTCATTAGACCTAAACTCATCTCATCCTAACCCAGACGTTTTTATCAGTCGCCTTATTCTTCCTGTAGAGGACATTTTCGATCGCGTTGTAATAGTAGTCGCTTCTGTGGGTTTCTGGGTCTGGTTCGAATGCTGTGGGCTGAACTACGTGTGCGCCATGCTTTTCTAGAAACCATACACAGTCTCCTCGACTATAGTTCAATCTGCGGCGCCCTAGTAGATCTGTCAGGAAGTCACTTTGTGTGATTATCTGAACTTCTGAGTCATCAGCAAAAGCACCCACGCCGAATGACTCACCAAACATACTACCTGTCAGGAAGTCATTTTGTACTACTATCGGTACTTCTGCACCATCAGCAACAGAACCGACTCCAAGTGGTTCAGCGAACATGTTGTGTCTCCATTACTCATAAGAATTATCGACCTTTCGCATGACACACATCGTCTGCCTAGATCGTTAGCAAAATCACCAAAGAGGCATAAGACTCATGAACCATTCATCCGCTGTGGGGGCATGGATCGTTCCGGACTGAACACCAGTGACCAGATCATTAAATGCTTGCCAGATCTGATCGCGGTAAGCAATTGCCTGCTCCGCTTCACCCTTGTATATCTCGATATTGGATAGGTTCCAGCTAGCCGCTGATATGATGGAATCATATTGCTTGACTGCTACTTGGCTGTCCAAATATGATTGAATCCTCTGGCCTATTTCAGTAAGACGAGCTACGACTTGTGCCTGCTGTTCTTCTGGTGACAGATTTATTATCGTCCAACTTTGGATTACGGATGTGCCTGTAAGTTGCAATTGCTGCTCTACACGCTGGGTCAATTCATCATATATTGGTTGAGCTGATGGTATGAATGGGTAAAACCCATAAGATGGAAAAATCTCACCATCGAGCGCATCGAAGTTTGACACATTCTCAAATGTGCTTGGCAATGCCCTTGGTGATTCTATCTGACCGTTTTGTGAGACTCGACAGTATTGCATTAAAGTGTTTCCTCATGGTAACAGTAGTTCATATCACACAAGACCCCCGTCGGAAATTGCCCAGCCACGGGATACCAATGCAGACCGCGCAGCAGTTGCAGTTGAATCGTACTTGGAGCTGCCTGCGCCAAACCCACAGTTGCTCTGAGTTAGATAGGTATTTAGCGAGATTAGCAGGTTACTATATGCCGTAGCATCTAGCGTGACACCATAGAACATCAATTGAGCTGTAGAGGTCCCTGCAAGGCTGGTGCAATATCGTAATAGATCTGCATCGATTGAGAACCCATTAAGGCCAGTACAATCTCGAAATGTACTATCAAAAGCGCTAGTTGTAACTCCAGTGTTATAGCGGAATAGGTCAGTCGGTAGACTACTCAAACCAGTGCAATTTTGAAAAGTATTAGCAAAAGCACCAGTTGTAACTCCCGTGTTATAACGGAAGAGATCACTCGGAATACTGGTTAGACCAGTACAACCATAGAATGTGGTACTAAAAGCACCAGAAGTAACTCCAGTATTATACTGAAATAAACCAGCTGGTATGCTGGTCAAACCAGTACAACCAAAGAATGTGTTAGGAAAAGCATTATATGTAACTCCAGTATTGTAGCGAAATTGGTCAGTCGGTAGGCTAGTTAAACCAGTGCAATTTTGAAACGTACCAGAAAAAGCACCATATGAAACACCCGTGTTATAACGGAAAAGGTCAGCAGGTATACTGCTCAAACCAGTACAGTTTAAAAAAGTATTAATAAAGGCGTCATTTGTAGCTCCAGTGTTATATTGAAAGAGACCAGCTGGAATGCTGGTCAAACCAGTACAACCATTGAATGTGGTACTAAAAACCTGTTGTGATACTAAGGTATTATATTGGAAGAGACCACCAGGAATACTAGTTAAACCAGTACAGCCTGTGAATGTGCTACTAAAAGCAAGAGTAGTAACTCCAGTATTGTATTGAAAGAGACTACCTGGAATACTAGTCAAACCAGTACAAGAATTAAACGTACCAGAAAAAGCACTCGTAGTAACTGCAGTGTTATACTGAAATAGTCCCGCTGGAATACTAGTTAGACCACCACATTCACGAAACGTATTGGAAAAAGCAGTAGTTGATACTAGAGTGTTATAACGGAAAATATCATCTGGAATACTAGCCAAACCAGAACAACCTTGGAATGTGCCAGAAAAAGCACTCGTAGTAACTGCTATATTATACTGAAATAGACTTGCTGGTATGCTGGACAAACCAATGCAATTAAGAAACGTATTGGTAAACGCATCCGTTGAGACTAAGGTGTTATACCGGAAAAGATCATCTGGAATACTAGTTAAACCAGTACAGCCTCGGAATGTGCCACTAAAAGCAAGAGTCGAAATTTCTGTATTATATCGAAAGAGATCGGATGGAATGCTAGTAAAACCAGTGCAATTATAAAACGTGCTACCAAAAGCATTGGTAGTAACTGCTGTATTATACTGAAAAAGACTTGCTGGAATACTGGTCAAACCAGTGCATCCAAAAAACGTGTTACCAAAAGCACTAGTTGTAGCTCCCGTGTTATACCGAAAAAGATCATTCGGAATACTTGCTAGACTAGTGCAACCATAGAATGTAGTGCTAAAAGCACTAGTTGTAACTCCCGTGTTAAAACGGAAAAGATCAGCCGGAATGCTAGTTAGTCCAGTGCAGCCTCGAAACGTAGTGCTAAAAGCAGTAGCTGAGACTAAGGTATTATGGCGGAAAAGGCCATCTGGAATTCGAGTTAGACTACTACAATCACGAAATGTGCTACCAAAAGCACTAGTTGTCACTCCCGTGTTATAACGGAAAAGATCATTTGGAACACTTGCTAGACTAGTGCAACCACGAAATGTATTAGTGAAAGCGCTAGCTGTGGCTCCCGTGTTATAACGGAAAAGATCAGCAGGAACGCGAGTTAAGCCAGTACAACCATTGAAAGTGCTATTCCAACTGGTCGAAGCGAGCGCCGCGCTTGCTGGAAAAGCGGACGTCGCTCTAACCAAAGATGGATTGGTCGCGGCTACAGCTAAGCTTAATGCTACACCACTGATTATAGACACAGTTACCGTATAAGTCCCAACCACAGCGTAAGAATGAGTTTTAGTACCTGTAGTCGAATATGTGTCAGTCGTGCCGTCGCCCCAGTCAACGGTCGCGCTGACTGAAGTGCCTGAAAAACTGACGCCAAATGCTTGGCTGATCGCTGTGGTTTGAATAGTCAGCGTCCAAGCGGTTGGTGCAGTTAAGGTGGTTTGGTTACGATTCAGTGTAGCTAGCATTAGAAATTCTGGCCCCCGGCGAATCCAAGCCAACTTGTCCCGCCGTCAGATGAAAAGAAAGAGAATACGTCAATCTTGCCTAGAGTCGATGTGAGCGTTGGGACAGCACCGCCTGCCCACTTGATCGCCGCACCCCAATCTATAGCACGATATGTACCATCAGCTGTGAATATTAAAGTGAATGAACCACCAGAGCCACTAGCAGGTGGATTACTGATGGTCAGAGTCGTTATTGACGCATTGAGCGAAACCGTAAAAATATTCGATGTTTGAAGATTAAGCGTAAGTGTGTTCGATGAGATTGTTGGGGATGAGACAGTTTCACTGTAATCCCGAATCTTCGCACGAATCAGCTCGTTGTCCTGAAGATCTTGCGAGCCAGTAAAAACATTAGCCCCAGTGGCCGCAGGTATATCGAGATCTCTTATGAACAGCTCTCTATTACCAGCAGCGTTTAGAACACAGGTAATATCCCAACCAGTGCCTTTTAAAGACTTTAAAAGAGGGGTAGATGTGGAGTAGAGCCTGACTGTGCCGTTTTGTATCAAAATAATTCGAATTCGACTACCCAATGGCCATTCATCTATCTGAGGGGTAGCTCCACTGCCGATGGAAAAGGTAAAGTCGACATTTCCATTTGCAAGATACAATACATTAGAGGGAGTATCGCCAGCCGGATCAAGAAGAAATCCCATAGAAACAGTTGGCCCATTAGCCAGAATAGTGTGTTCTCTTAAATTTTTTATCTCTGCTTCTTGCATATCTAAATAGTTAGATAGAAAAACACTGCCCACGGTGGAATTCCCATACGTACTAGGATCTGGATTAGGGGCCCCACTGACCACTTTTACCGACTTCGAAGTCGGATAAAACTCATTTGAAAATTCAAAACCTGAACTAAGTGTAGCCAAAAGACCGTTATATCGAAGTGTCACACCATTTAAATAGTCCAATTCGATAGACTGATCGGTAACCCCCCCCGCAGAATCCAAATAATTATATAATCCAGACGAAAATTTCGTGTTGTCTGGGTCGTTAACAGTTTTAAAATATGTCCAAACATCGATATCTTCCACATTAACGTAAGAGCCTGAAACGTATGTGGTCGGAGAGTTGCCTAGGTCATATATTAAGCCTCTGTAGAATTTGAGCAAGTGCCCAGAGACGTTACTATTTGTAGTCTCACCTATAAGGTAAACCGAATCACCCGGAAAATTTAATGAAATGTTAGACCCGACTGTCGAGTTAGAAAATATTGGATAGTACTGGTCATCTACCAAAGAAGTTATATCACTCTGAGTAAGTGTAGAAGACACCAAGTTAACAAACTGATCAGAAGTCAGAGCAAGAGAAACGATTTTATTACCATCAGTAAAAGACACTTTGTTATCGTTGTTACTGCTGGTCTTAACAGTGGTTCTCTCTAATGAGTTAGCACTTATAAGAGTACCAATACCTGTTTCCCAATAACCAGATCTTGTATCGACAATGCTATAATAGCATGTGTCTCCAATATCCATAACTGTAGAAAAAGTCTTAAACCCAGACGGGCTGCCGGTCAAGATAGCAGTATTAAGGCCAATAACTCTCGTGTTTTCTTTGACTCTATCAGTTGTGATCAGTGCCATCATACTCTCCAAATGTTAGATACTGTATGTTTATTTATTATTCTTAGGAGCTTTAGTGTAGAAGTAGTCTCTTGGGGTGACAATCGGCTTACCCTGGCTTATAGGAATAGCTCCAAGCTGCAACGTATAAGCATCGATAACTCTAGAAGCCACAGTCTCAGGAAGCTCTTCTGGGCTAAGTGCCATCGGCATCAAAGTCATTTGACCACCCTTCTCAATAAAGCTCTTCTGGTAATCAATCATAGCGCTATCACCGTACAGCATCGGACCGGTCATGCTGGTGAAATCAATGCTGCCATTGGTAGGCATCATGTTGCCAGCATCAAGCACAAAACCGTCACTTGTGCCAACAAGCGCTAAAGCTGTGCTCATCACAAGGTCATCGAAGTTGCCAGCGCCGTCTTCTGCCTCTGTCCTGCCGGTGTCTCTGCCAGACCTATCTCTTTTCCTGACGTAGATCTGCAGCTGTTTATACAATCTCTTGCTGTAGATCTTCCATGTTTCTTCTGGATTAGCTCGAATACAATCAGTCAAGTACTTGTTTAGAATAGCCTTACTGGCATTGCTAGTGTTATAACCGTAATGCGATACTTTTAACGCTCGTTGCTTTCTTCTAGTGCCGCTTTGGGGTACAGGTTTATCATTTATGTCTTTTTTCCTCCAAAGCTTGGGGTAGTTCACATCATATCTTAAACTATCAATGACAATGTCTCCGCCGTTGTTACGTTCCACAACAGCCACCGCGTTATTATAATAGCGTCCGATTCTGTCGACATATTTAACCAATTCTCTTGGTAGGACACGAGCCATAAATTCAGCTACTTGTTCCTGCTCCTCCAAGTCGAACACCTCTATTGCGCTATAGTCACGGCCTTTGCCTGTGGAAATATCGACACCCATCACGTAAGTGTGGGCGCCTTGGCCTGGGTCTACTATCTTGCCATTTATTCGTTTTTCTGGCAGAGCTATAACCGGTTTCTTAAAGATCCAGAGCCCCTGATCTGCGTCATCAAATTCGAAATCCTGCGCTTCGGATTGGCCTGTGACAGGGTGAATATATACCTGGGTTCCTTTAACTCGTGTCTCTGGGTCTCGAACAGTCGTCGATATAAGCGACAGGACTTCTTTATCTAAAACGGTATTACCGCTACCAACAAAGGACGCGAGGATTTCCTGCTCGAATTTCCAGGCTTCGCCTTCTGAGACAAGATTTTGATACTGGTGCTCTAACCATGGAGACCAATAAGGGCCATATTTCTTAATTTCATCTGGGTTTTTACATGGGCGAATTCCGTCTATCGGACAGATCCTCACATCTTTTTTGCTTAACGGGTCAACATAATTAATGACCCAGTCCATATCCCACCAATTAATAACAATTGGGTTCCAACTATTTAAGCCAGCTTCCGCATCAACCCATGTATTCCAATACCATCCACCGATACCAGCAGTGGTGCTGATTGCTATAACACTACCACCCATGTTTAATGTGGGAGCTGCTGACGCCCACATTTCATCCATGCCTTGGATGAACGCTGCTTCGTCTATGATGTTTAACGAGGAGCTGTTAGAACGCATAACGTCAGGATGGCTTGTCAGACTGCTTATTCTTGACCCGTTTGGGAAGATCACTTCGTGTTCTGTTTGCTTTACCGGCTTCCAGTTTTCCTTCATCCATTCGGGTAAATGGTTGAATGGGAACATAATCTGCTCTCGTAAAAAACCCATTGCATCTTCGTTTCGGCGAGAGACTATAAGAATGGTTTTATTATTTTGAAACATCGCGTACCATAACGCAAAACCACCAGCGATTTTTGACGCGCCTACTTGTCTACATTTTTTGAAAATGTTAAATCTATTTGTTCTGAAGCATTTTAAAGCATGCTTTTGATAGTTAAAAACATTGAATGGAATTATACCAGCCATTGGGTGTTTGATCTTGCCGAAGTTTCTAAGAAACCATGAACATGATTTCTGGCACCGCTTGACAGCTTCTAACTGGTGTTTATCTAGTGCCATTCATTCCTCAATATTCGTCATCCATCGGATTTGCTAGAATGTCTTTAAGGTAATCGTCGCCTGTAGCGATGTTCAAATTATTATTATTAACGGTTAATGAACCTGCCTTTGTTGCAGCCAGCATCTTCGCATTGACTTCCATTATCTTGACAGCCATCATATTCACATTAGCTTTAGTTTCCAAAAGCTTGGTCAGATTATCCGTGTACCCACGTGAGGGGATTCGTCCGTTATCCCTGTCTTCTCGTATTTCGTCGAACATTAAGTTCACGACTTCTTGGATTTCTGCTCTGTCTTGCTTGCAGGCTGTCAGCACTTCTTCTGTTACGATGTCTAGTTTTGCATGATATTTTATGACGTCAACTGGCGGGCTCTGCGGCTCTGCCTTCAATATAATTGGTTGCTCTGGAGCTTTTTTTTCTGACGCTTCTGGTATATTCAAAGCGTCATTGGGCTCGTCTGACTCATCATCAAGTTCTTGAAATAATGCGTCTAATTCTTCACTCATGTTCTTTTTTGCTGTCCGGCTCAGGGTTTTTGTCTAGCTCTTTTAAAATAGCATATGCGAAATTCGAATCGATTAATCGGTGCTCGATCAGATCGAGAATTATCTTTTTGTCTTTAATCAGCTCCGATATATTTTTCGCTTTTTCAAAGTACAAGGTGTCTGCTTTGGCCTCTGGCTCTTTTTTGTCTTCATGCATGGCTTGGATAGTCTTGGAACTATGTTTCCTGCCTAGCTTACCTCTGCCATGATTTTGTTTATTCTTTGGTTTTCGCTTTGGCTTTACCCGGCTATCAAAGGTCGGGGTACGTAATGGCTGGTGGCCATCTCGATCGATATGGGATTTGGTAGCATTAACTTGTGTACGCCGTCTTATTCTTTCTTGTACAGAAGAAGCTACACTATCATTTATAAGGGCATCAAAATCCTCAACGGTAACTGTCATATTTTCGATTTTGCTCAATATCTCTTCAAATATGTTCATTATCCAAAATCCTCATCATCAACGACATTCTTCCTTTTATCATATTTAAATTCACTATAAGTGCGGTTGAGAGGACTATCTGTAAATTCAAAGCTTCTCAATTTCACCATCTTGAGAAAATTGGTGACAATAGCCCTAGATAACCCAGATTCGTCTACCAATTTTCCTATTAGCCCGTCGTGGGGCCGATCATCAGTCATCACTATTTTTTCTAAAGCATCTAAGATACTCAAATGGTCTGAACTATATTGGGATAATTGTCTGGCTTCTTGTAAAAATCTATCAACGATATTATTATTGTTGCGTTGCCTTGTTCCTAGATGATTCATATAGTTATGACCATTCTTTCTGTCTCTGCCTTCTTTTTTAATATATGCTAAGATAACCGTTCTCGAAATCTGGGACCACATATTAAAAACTTTACTCATGCCTCTGTAGATTATTGTCTCTGTACCCCCGAAGCATCCTTGTCTTGGTAAGATGTATGGATATGATTCTAATTTAGTGTTACAGTGCGGGCAGGTTGGATGATTTAATATTACCTGATCTATCTGAATGATACCATATTCTCTAACATCTGGCAAATAAAGAACTGAATCGGCTGGTCTATCTGGGTTAAAGCACGTGCGGCAGTGTGGTCTTGATCGGTATTTGTACAGGGTGCGTTCTAGTTGGCACCACGCTGTTTGTAATAGATCTCCGAATGCCGATTCTTCTTGACCAGGGTATATCGTGTGCAAGCCTTGTTTTCTTATTATCTGCCTTATTAGCTCTGCTGCGTGGCTCATTATACTATCACGTAACTCTATCCTTGTGCAGCCTGTCCAGATATATTGGGTCAGGTCCCATTCTACTTTTTCATTTATAAAATATAACTTTCTAAGCGGGGGCTCAACCTTTGTTGAGGTATCTACTGGTAATTTTCCAACGGTTTCTGATGAGTTCTGTTCCATCCATTAATCCACCAGGTAAGACAATTTTGACGGGATAGCCAGCCTCAATGATCGTTTGCATCCTTGCTTTTGAGTGCTGATAGAGATATTTATTACATCTGAAGTAGAAGTCGAATATGCGACTTTTACCATACTTGTTTCGGCGCAAAGCTCTACCTATTTTCTGAAGGAACTCAGATTGAAGCTTTCCACCGGACGCAATAATAAGTGTCTCACACCCGCCAGCAAGATCAAGGCCCCGATTAATTATTTTACCACCAATGAGTACCTGCAACTCTCTACGCTCAAAAGAACGCAACGCTTCGTTTCGTTGCTTCAAAGGAGTCTTACCGTAGATGAATTCAGCTTTGATACCCGCCAGCAGCAAAGTCTCTTTAAGCCTTAACCCCAAAGCCTCTCTATCTACGATAATTAAAGTCCCATCATCATTCACACAATATTTCTTACATAAATTTTTAATGATATTTGAATACTTCACACTATTTGTGATATGTTCATCATATGCCTCATCATACGCGGTAGACTCTTGAATACTACCATCAAGACCGTAGGCAATCATAAAATATTCACAAGGAATAATCCGACCAAGCTCCGTCAACCTAGCACGAGTCTCCTTAAAAATTATAGACCCTAAATGCTCCTGTAACACCAAAGCCTCTACAGGCTTTGACTTATCAAAAGGAGTGCCAGTTACACCATACCTTCTGCGACCCTTAAAATGATACCTAAATAAGGCTTTCCACTGCTCAGAAGTGGCTTTATCCGCTTCATCCACGATAAGCATCTCAGCTTCATGGACGTACTTCTGTAAAATCTTGGCGTTCTTCTTTCTGGTTTTAAAAGCCTGTACTTTCTTGTCCCAAATGTCGTATCTCTTTGAATAAGCCTTATCAGTTTCATTATGCTTCTGAATGGGCATCTCAGGGAACTTTGTGGGAGGAGATATAGACTGTATAGAACCTACCACTATAAGCTGTCCATTGGGTTTTTTTCCAGCATAAAATAATCCAACTTCGTCAATAACATCACGCAGTTCTAATCTTTGCTTGATCTGGTCAATGATAACTGTCTGATCTGCCAGGATGATTGTCGGGCACTGTATTGCTTTGCATATTCCGCTTATGACTTCGGTTTTGCCGCCGCCTGTTGGAACGTCAACAATGCCACATTCGTTTAGGCACGCTTGCTTTATGGCATCTATTTGGTAGTCTTCGAGTTTTATGCCCGGTAAAAAGTCTTCATTAATCAGCTCTGGGTCTATAATCTCATAGCCCCAAGCGTCGCGCTTGTCTACGACACGAATAGGAACATTATGCTTCTCACATGCTTTTTCTAAGAATTTTAAAAGAGGTCTTGCAAACCTCTTCTTAAGACGGTTGTATTTTCTGAATATCCCGTCCCAATTTCCTAGTTGCGTTGGGTCCACATATCTGTTTGGCTTGCTGACACTGAATTCTACCCACACCATTTGGTCTTCAGCATCAGTTATATGGGTAAGGTATACATGCTGATTGTCGTGTATTTCGGCTATCATAGTGCTTTCGAACTTGAATATATGTCTAGTACTTGGCTCACTTTATTACCGTCTTCGCTGACTATTCCTACACGTTTATCATCTCTGAATATAGCGTATCCGCCAACAGGGTACATCGATAGCCTACTTGATTCAATTGGACTTAAAACTTCCCATTTGCTCTCCGGTCCGAGAGCGACAAGAAGGCTAAAGGTCTCATCTTTGAATCGCTTTTGTGATTCGTATTTGTCGCAGTTATCCATTGTATTGCTCCTCAGATATTCTATGAGTCTTGTGTGCTCATCCAAGATGACATGGATTTTGCTGAATAGTCTTTCATGATTCTCTTCTGCGATTAACAGCTCGTTGATCACGTTGTCAAAGTCGTTGCATATTGTTGCTGCTATGGCGGCGATAACTATCATAGCAGCTACAATCAGTATGATGTCTGGCATTTTGTGTCCTTATCTTTCAAATACTTTGAAGATCATTGTTCTTCGTATGGGAACATTATTATTGCTATTTGGACGGCTAGTACGAGTATGACTAGCCATCCTAGATATTCGATTGATCTGAATGGGTTCATGGGAAGTTTATTTTTATTCTTTTTTCGGAAGGACTGTATTTCATTAAATCGCCTTCGATTCCGAAGTTCTTTTTGGCCCATTCGTTAATGTTTTTTAAGCCTCTGAGGTATACTGCTTTCATCGACGGGTTGGCAAAATCTGATGGTTCTGGTGTTTGGTAACTACCGTCTCGTTGTTTAGCAGCTTTCTTTATGAGGTTGTTGAGCTTCGCTTGATCGGGTTTGGCTAGGTCTGTTATATAGTTCTGTGCTTTTTCAGCGAAGTTTTGCTTTTTGGTGTCTGATGATTCTGTGTCTAATTGTATTGGCTTTTCTGGAGCTGCTGGTGGCTTTGGTGCTGGTGGCTTTGGTGCTGGTGGCTTTGGTGCTGGTGGCTTTGGTGCTGGTGCTGCTGGTTCTTGAGCAGTCGGTTCAGGCTCAGGCTTTGATTTATCAGCTGGGGCTACCGGAGGATTTGGAACATAGTATTTCTTCGTACGGTGCAGAAAAGCCTGTAGTGTGTATAAATCCTCAAATTGGTTGCTTATTGACTCGCTAGAAGCTTCTGAATTAGCACGCCTAAAATCCTGAATCATAAAATAGCGTGGGGGACCTTCCCTCAGGCGTGCGATAGGTGATTCGGCACGCCCCATCGGATATCCGTAGCCAATCTTATTATGCATGCGTCCATGCTCGTAATAGTAGTTCACTAACGGAATCCCGAGATAACTCAATGGAGTATAGCCAACACTCTCCAACCACTCTACGCTTTCTGACGGTATAGCTGATAGTTGGATCTTCCCACCAGAGGTCTGCTTTAAGCTTTTACCGTACTGTGTATTATCGTATACCTCTTCTTCTGATTTAACATTGATATCGATCGCTTTACCTTGAGAAATCTTTTGCTTTAGCTCATCCCGTGCTTCTGAGAGACTTCCGGTGATGTCGTCTTTTTGATATTCTGGTATATCACTGAATTCGTCTGGATCTTGGGTAGCTGAGTCTATTTTATCAGACAATTGTTGTGCTGCCGGTTCTTCTTGATCAGTCTGTCCTGCCATGGAAGGCATAGCAACAGGGTCAATGGGCTCGTCTATTGCTGGCTCATCTTCTGCTGGCTCATCTTCTGCTGGTGGTTCATCGCTTCTTGTTGGCTTATCGTCTATTGTTGGCTCATCGTCTATTGTTGGCTCATCGTCTATTGTTGGCTCATCATCTGCTGGCGGCTCATCGCCTACCGGTGGCTCATCAGCAGAAGGACCATCCCAAAAACCATTTGATTCATCATCAGATGGTCTATCTCCTGAGCCAGTTGTATCATCCGGTGATTGAGAAGAGTCAGGCTGAACCGGAGATCCCTGTTGCTCAGGTGTCTCAGGTGTCTCAGGTGTCTCAGGTGTCTCAGGTGTCTCAGGTGTCTCAGGTGTCTCAGCCTGTGGTTTACTGAGCTTACCCTTTATGTAAGAAAAAACATTATCAATTTGCTCTGGTCTACCTGCAGTTAGAGTACCATCTTTAAGCTTCTTGGCCAAATACTCCTTTAAAATCTGCTCTCTCTCTTTAGAAATCTTGCCAGCCAACGGTTTTTGCTGCTGATCAGGGTCATTCAGATCCCAAACCCAAGCCTTACGCACATTAAATAACACACCAGAGATCTGGAATTTCTTATCAGCCAATTTCTTAACATAAACTCTAGCGGATATACCACCAACGAATTTTGATTCTGCTGGCAATCTAGTCCCGACATCAGAAAAAGTGAAGACAGTCTGATCACCTTCTTGTACAATGTGATCATAAAACTTTGTCTCTTCATTTATAGGAATGTCGCCTATAAACAAGTTCTCAGAGAACGTCAGAATAATATCGATGGCGGAGTGCAGATTCGAAAGCTTCATAGTATTCCCTCTATAATTTATATTTATGTCACATCCGGGCTTCATCAATTAATTGTCTGTAGCTGTTAGTGAAGCAATGGATGTTTTTGGATTCAAACACTCTGTCCTTAGAGTAACCACCACTCTGGCCCGGCTCATAACCACCATGGGTCGTCGCCATCCAATCATCATCGCTCATCCCGCCATCGTTTGATTTATCATCCGTCTTTATATCAGGTTCTCCAGTATGGCGTTGATTTGATTTTGTGACTTTGAAGTCGACACCTCGCTTTTTGAAATACTTTTGGATTTTCTCAAAATGTGTCTTATCATTAACACTCCTATCAAAATCTCTAAGTGTTTCTAAATCACCAATATTGAAAATCTTCTCCATAATATTAGAGAAGTTACCAACTTCTTGAAGAGCGCATAATCCATACTCTACATCATAATCGCAATATTCAATAATTTTCACGGCTAATTGCTGAGGACCCATATAGTTAGCAGCGTTTGTGAATAATTTAGAAAATACCCCGCCAAAAGCCTCATCCATACCATACAGACCTTCACCACCGACGGTACTTTCTATTAACTTATCGAAATCATTCTTAAAGTATTTAGCTATATTAGCACCAATATCATTTACATCTAGATAAACGATTTCGTCGCTATCGTAATCTTTATGCTCTAATACACCATTGGTCACTGGAATTTTAAAGCCGCCATATATATGAGCTTCTAAGATACTAGGAATCATATCCGGAGTACATTTTGTGATGTTCCTATTAACCATCACTTTAGTAGCTAGCTCTTTAGCCGTCGCAACCGCTGCCTTTTGAAACAATCCTAGCGGATTGCCCATCGCAGCACCAATACCTTTTAGAATAGAACGACGGCCAATGTTTTCACGAATCATATTATAGTCTCCTAAGTTATTTTTGTATACTAGAGTGGCCAAGAATACTCTTGGCCACTTCCTCCATCCTCACATTAAATCAGACAGCACAAGAATCGCTATCGCAAAACTTAGATCCCTCTTCCTTACCATAGTAAGTAGAAAAATCTAAATCTTTCAATTGAGCATTGTAGTCCAAAACCTCTTGCTCAGAACACGGCTCATACGGAGCCTGAGCATAACCATGATTAGAATGAGGCAAAAAGCTAATGCTCTTCAACTGATCCTCATAGACCTCTAAAACACTAGCTATATCCTTAGCCTCATCAGCCTTAAACTTGACTGTCACAGACACTTGATTGTCTGCCCAATATCTCTGATAATCCACAGTATTTGCCACCTGCTCCCAAATAGAAACCTCATTAGTAGGCTTCACTCTAGGATCAGACACAGCAAACTTAATGACCACAGTATTCACAGGATCAGTCACAGATGGCTCAACATGATAACCAGCATCCTTAAGAATCTGCACCAAAGGACTGTCGCTCTTCACACGAACACGACGCCAATAATGCTGAGCCTCAGGATAATGAATACCAGGAGTACAGCCAGTCAGCAAACTCACAGTGCCAGAAGGCTTCACACTCGTAATCTTGATGCTCTGCGGAATGCACAACCACTTGCTATAAACCTTATCCCACTGCTTAATAACGTTATAGCCCTCATCACAGAACTTGTTAAGCACTTCACGACGACCGAACTGCGCAAAAGCCTGAACAATACCACTCTGACTAAGACCAATGCGGCGATTACGAAGCATAACCGCATTAGTGCGAGCAGAGTGAGTAGGAAGAAGAGTCACAGTCTTGGCGTAGAGGAAAGCGAACTTCAAAGTGCGCTTATAATCTTCATCGTCTTGATGCAAATTGGGGAACGACTCCACCAAACAGCAAAGCTCTGAGTCCTCTAACGATTGTTCTGCGCATGGATTACTCCCCACTACCTCCCCGTCGATACCCTCTTTATAACCATCAATCATCCTACCAAAATTCCTACAATTTTCAAGCCATAGGAAGCCAGGCTCGCCATTAGTGGCAATGTCCTTCTCATATTGCTTGTAAGGCATGCCGACCTTAGCAAAAACACTGTTATTGCTCGCCCAACGATGATTATTGAGCGCCGACCACTGTATAGTGCCTTGAGTAAGCAATTCGATTTCTTCTGTGGTAAGACTAGAAGTATCGAAATCGGAAACGTGCAAGTAAGCCACAGAATTGGTGGCTCTACCCCAAGCCATACCCTCTTTTTCTTGGATCATTGACTTAATATTGTCTGGCATGAAAGCATAAGGATTTTTCAATGATGAGTACTCCTCATCACCAGCTTCTCCAAAAGCTATCTGCGCTGTTCTACGAACATTGCCCGCCACAACGCACTTCCCGATATAATTCATAAGATCAACAATATCACCACTGCTTAATGTCTTGCCAATCTTCCTATCCAAGTGGCTTCTAAACATTTGATGCATATCAGATAGAATGTTAGCTCCAGCAGCAGTACCACCAAACCCGCCGATTTGTGAACCAGCTGGTCTGATCTTCTCATAATTAAAGACCACTTCACCATTCCCAGCTTTTTTGGTGTACGAATGGAGCAAGGTCCTAAGTGAGTCAACCCAGCCTTCCCGGCTATCGTGAACTTCGTATTCGACATATTTCGCTGAGTTTGGCCGTTGAATCTCTACTTGACCAGCACCTTTGGTGTCGAAACCGATACCGACTCCCAGCATACTCATATCCATCATGAAGCAGTACGGTTCGGCTGGGTCTGTATGGCGTTTCATGTCTGTGGATGTCATCCCACAGTTGTTCAAGGCGGCTGAACCTCTGGCGAACATGAAATCTGTGCCCATCATCCACAGACCGCGACCAGGTGGAAGGAATTTGAATGACCAAATTCTTTCGAACATTTCTTGGGCACTATCTTGTGCTCGCTCATAGTCCCATGGGATGTGTATTGAGAGGCAGTGTCGTCGCTGGATTTCGTAGCATCCTTCTACTACTCTTTTTGCTACGTCTAGGAAGGATTCTTTCCCGCCTTCTGCTTTATCTCTGGAGTATGTGCGGTAGAATACGAATTCACCTAATCCGTTGAATCCGAAGTTTGGTTTCTTGTTATTATATTGTTCTAAAAATGTGCTTGTGAGCTTGAATGGTTTGCATTCTTTGTGGGCTGAACCAAAGTATGTTTCACCTATGTTGACTATTTTAGGCGTTGGTTTTAGTAGTTTACTGCGGGTGCTTGATTTTGATTCTGGCATGTTGGGTTCAACCACTATCGACATAGAACTGCTCCTGACCAGTCTCAGACTGGTTTTCTTGTTTGTACTCTAGGATACCATCCTGGGATGCTTGAAAGCATCGACAGTGTAGCTACTGGGCCAGCGCCAATTAAAATTTTGAGGAGAATCGTAATATGCGACAACATAATTCCTATCATCCCTCGAGCGCTCTGATCACTACCTCTGAGCTATTATATAGCTCGAATATCCGTCTCCGACACAAATACATCGCAGCATCCGTAGGAAGCATGTCTCGCTCATGCGGGTGAGTGATCTCTAATGTATTCAAAATCGAAATAGCCGACTTATTTATGGATAGGAATTCTAATGATATTTTCTTCGCAAAAAATAGGGACGTCAAATTTGTAAAAGCCTGTTTAGTTGGCCTCTTTAAGAGATAGACCCTAACATCCGTAAGATTCAATGAATCCAAAAATTCAATAGTCGACTCAAGTCTTTTAATCATATGAATACTATTATCTGCTTCAGTCTTCAGTTTCTTATAACATATGGTCATCATATTTTGTTGGTGAAGGACTGCTAAACCTTTATTAATCACTCCTAGTTCTTTAGCATGATTTATCGCGATATCGATAAATCTTTGGCATGTGTCTGGGTCGAAGTCCCATTCTTTGAATTTTTTGGTTATTGATTTTATGAATCTCCATTGGTATGTCTTTGTGTGGTCTTTTGCATTTGGCAGCTTTAGCTTTATGCCTTGCCGTAGATATGATTCGAAACAGTATTGCCATACTTCCTGTTCTGACAGAACAATTTCGCATATCATTGGGCACCACCTATGTCTGAAAATCCTGAAGAATCGACAGTTCAACAACACACTGGCATTTTTGATGAAAATCATCCAGATGTCTTAGAGGTATTTGGCAGCATGTGCGAACAAGTTAACATCAACACATCAATAGCCATTATACAAGACCCAACAGATGGCAAACCTAAGGTTTTTATACGAGGCCATCTATATGACGTCGGGCATTTAGTGACAAAAGTCGCAAACCAGATCAAAAAAGAGCTGATGCAGGGATTATCACTTCTCGTAATAGTAATTGGTCTCTCTGGAATCTAAAACCACGATCTCATTGGTGCCAATTCTATTAACAGCAGTAGGACTACTTTCCGAAGCTATGGTAGGCTCCGACAAGATATTATTGGCCGGACTAAACACATCTACATACAACACACCGTCCACACTCTGAATAGCCTCAACCAAGCTACTAATATAAAATGACTGGCCCATCTCCCAATTAGCGATATCGAAATACGCAGTAATCATCGCCTCTGTTTTTTCCTTCACTACAGACGCCTCAGCGCCTCTATTTAAAATGACATTAGCTTTCAAAGACACTTTTTTCATGCTACCATCATGAATAACAACAGTATCAGTCATCACATTCAGAGTATTCACATAGGTCTCAAGACCCTTCTTAAGACCAGCACTGGGGCTTGATAAGCCATTTGAACCCAGAGCCAGAATATAAAGATCAACAATGCTAGCTCTCAAACCAATCCTGGCTCCAGCAACAGCTTTAGCAACCGTTCCAAAAGCAGGATGTGAAAAAGACTTGGCAGCTTGAGCGTAATCAGCAGCTGTCACGATAGATCTTTGTAAAGCATAGTCTTTTGGTGCCCTTCTCTTTGCGTCCGCTAAACTCTCGCGATCAGTACCACCGACAGCAGCGGTAATGTTCCTGAATCTTACGGATACCGGCGCGCTAGCTGGAGGATTAGCTCTCATCTGCTTCATAGTATCAAGCACAAATGCACCAATCCGACCTCTCACACCACCGCCTTTACGATAAGTCACAGTAATAACAGAGCCAATCTTTGGAGAACGACCAGTAATATCATCACCAAACTGAATGGTTATACCCGTCGAACTAACAGTAACCTCAGCGACAGAATCATTCGGACCATATCTCTCAATAGGATCAAAAATCGGGGTGTAGAAAGAAGCGACATTACCATAAACCACCTTGATAGTGATAGGGCTATCAAGAATGTTAGTATCAGCAATGTTTAAAACCTGGTTTGGACCGCCAGCACTAATAACCGAATCGCTAGTCCCAGTAACACCCTCAATACCATAAGCTATCACACCACGTTTACCAGCTGGTATGACTATATCACCAGTAAAATCAAAAGGCGATTTGAAGACCTCATAATTAAGCAGGGTATTATTAGGGCCGTTGATGCTTAACATCAGACCACCCTGAATCTGAATATCAGTGAAAGACGGGTTGTCTATAGATACTTCAACATCAGTTATAGCAGGAGTGGCATTTCTAATCTTCTGGTTTATCAGAGCAAGATGGTTTATAACTGCTTGCTCTGTCCTTGCAGTTGGTAAGGTCGATTCATTTGCAAGCAAATCCGCCCGAAGTGAAAGCTTAGCCACTATAGACGCCACGATTTCAGTTATCATCACAATGCCGTTACTAGCGACAAAGTCATTAAACTGATCAGGAAAATACGTAGCGATATACTCATATATCGCTTTGCGAGAAGTATCGAAATCTAAGCCACTAAAATCGATCTTCCGAAGCGACGCTGGTGTTAATGCAACGCCAAACTGCTCTGGATTCGTGGGAAGATCAAAGTAAGTCATATCAGCCATCTATCATCCCCCAGAAACAAGTCTATCAATTGTGATGTACAGATTCGGGCTAACCTTAATCTGAGCCACCAAAAAAATCCTGAGTTCATTTGTATTATCGGTGGCGGTCAGATTTAGCTTAACCACATTGACACGAGGTTCATGAGTCTTAATGGACTCACTGATGCTATCTCTAATAGCCAAAATCTGACGGCTATCTAGCTGCTCAAAAATCGAAGACCTCAATATCGTACCGAATGTTGGCCTGAAAACCCTCTCGCCAGGCACAGTCAGTAACAATTGAAGCAAGTCATTCTTAATTAGCTGCTGATCTTCTTGCCGAGATAAAATACCATTAGGACCACCATAGAACGCTGGGTTAAACCCGTAGAGTATCGCACTCATTTTAACAACGCTCCTAATGATCTCAAAGCATCGGTTTCGGAAGACACTTGTAACTGAAGCGCAGCAATCTCGCTGTTTAGATTTCCCGCAATGATTATATTAGCAGACAGATCTGATTTCAGTTTCTCAATGTAGCTGGTCAGCGCACCGGTGCTATTTGCCAGCTCCAAGGCAGCTATGGCCTTGGTTGTATCGCTATTCTGTTTTGTCAAATTCAATAATGCAACGTTTTTGTTTGCTGCTTGTCTCTTCAGATCATTGATAGCTGTTGTTTTAAGATCAAAGCTTGATTGGATCGCTTGATTTATGACAGTAACGTCTGTTTCTTCTAGGCCAAGTTTTATAAAATCAAGATAATACAGATTATGGCTGAGATCTGAAATGTCTGACGTTATCTTATCAGCGTAAATCGCCGTGTCAATATCGCCAAATTCTAATATCTGCCCAACTTCGTATATCTTCTGACCAGACTGAACATTATTACCTTTGGCAGTTGAAACAGTGAATACCAAATCACCCAACTTGGTTCTATTGATTTCTAAACCATCAATTTGCCTGATTTCTTCGCCAGTTGGTATGGTTATAAAAAAGATGCTTGATCTAGATGGCGCATTATTGCTTATGTTATACGTTATATTAGTGCTAGCCAAAAATGTCGGCAACTGATCATAATATAATCCTGTTGGATACTTGATGATCATATTGGGTGCTCTATATCTTCCCTTGGTGCTGTATCAAAAGGACTATTGTATGTTTTAGCACGATCACCAGGGGATAATTTAGTATACTCTGATTTACCCAGACCAAAGACATTGTTCGCACCGGGATCTCTTCGGAACAATTCAGCATGAACCTCAGAATCAGTTCTTACAAAATCCTGTATAGTGACCCTGGCGCTGCTAGAAGACAGATTAATGGCAGCTCCAGACTTCAAATTAAGATTGCCACCAGCCTGCAGATTTAGATCACCACCGGCAATAATGTTGATGGCATTAGCGCAAAAAATCTCGACAGTACCATCTACCTCATTGTTTTGTATGACTATCTTATGAGAAGTATCATCCAGAATCTGAAACATACTGCTGGACCTACCAGATCGCCAAACGCCGAGAGAGAGCTTCTTGCTAAACCAAAAACCACGCTCCTGACAATCGACCAACTCAACCCACGGACCATCACCGCTACTACCATCCCTAGCCTCAAGACCCTGGTTCGCTTCACCAGCATCAACGCCAGAGATCTCCACGGGCTTGTACGGAGCATTCCCCTTACCAGCTCTAGTCTTAAGCCTAATGTACTCATTGTCAAGATCTAATTTTAGGTGGTGCGATCCAGTCTCAGCATCAGTGGACATGATCGGCTTTCCGATAAATTCATTTTCTTTTATGCCTTGGTGTGACATTGGCCATTCCTGTCCAAGCCTTGTCGACATCATCATATATTGATGTCTATCATTGATCTCAATTGTTTGGCCTAGTGGAGAACCCCATGTGCTATGATTTGTGCTATCGTTTTCATTGAATTCGAAATAATACCCTATCTCTGTCGCATCGTCATTACCTCTTTGGCACCCAGCATATCTTCTGCCCTTCATTAGTATACCATTACCGGTAGGATCTGGCTTTAATTCAGATTCCTTAGAGTCGCTGCCACGGTCATCTAGGACTATTTTATAACCGTGTCTTGTGACGAGCCTCATGAATCTAGCATCTTTGGCCTTCCAATATTCATCTTCTCTTTCAGTTTTAGTCCCCACCTCATCCAGCAAGAATCTTTTGACATAATTGTCTTCTTGAGGATCAAAACCTTTATCATATGCTTGGAATAGCATACCGCCTTTGGTTCTTATTTTTATCCAACGCTGGTCCTGCTCGGTCTCTCGTGACACATAGGCAGCTTCACCATATTCTGGCCTGCATTTAGAGTCTACGGGGCCGGGTTGAGCCCAACCAACATCGCGGCATTCTATCTTGTGACCGTACCTTGTTAGGGACTCTATGCGACGCTGGTCTGTGCCTGGCTCTCCAGTCTTTGGGTGGTCTTCATTCAATAGCTTCTGCAAATACAAATATCGCTTAATCTCAGTTATTCTGTCTTTATCTTGATCGTTGGTGATTTCACCAAAGTCACCGTCTTTCTTCCAGGTGTATCCTTGGTCACCCATTATGTGAATATGACCGTACCGTGTGGCTCTCACAAGATACTTCTTGTCAGGGTCGTTTTCGATGGGTGCTGTGGTCGAAGTCGCTAATATTGATTTCGCACCTGGGTCTAATTCAATTGGCGGCGGGGATATTTCATGTTCTTTTGGGAAGTATCCGATGCTCGATGAGTAATCGATATTACCATATCTGTCTTGGTATCCATACGACATCGGCCTCCCGTCCTTAGGAAGATAGGCGACATCGTAGTCTTCAAAAGCCTTCCTCTGACCCCTACTATCATATGATAATGGTGTTATACTTGAGACCCGTGCTAACGGGTAATAGCCTCTTAATGTTGGTGTTGCATGTCCGATCCATACAGGACCGTATGGGTGTTGCTTTTCAAATTCGATCCAAACCCAGTCGCCTATACAAGGCATTGCGAATTCGCCAGAGTTAACCCCACCAAGCCTGGAAGCTGATGAAGCCCATGGGCATTCTTCTGGCTTTAAGTCAAAGTCATGCAGTTCTGGGCACTTGAATCTTATTCTGTTCATGCATAATGGATCGTTGGTCTCTGCTACCTGTGCTCTATATATGCCTGGGAATCTTACCCCTAGTGGCTTGTGTCTATCTTCGAAAAATCGACCCCAGACCACGCTTGCTACGTCCATCAGTCATTCTCTCCAGCAATGCCAGTCTGTACAACTGAGCGTATAGGGTACTTTAATTGCAGACCCGTAGGTGGCCAATTAAGTACGTCAGTCACGTTATTGAATGCAATCAGAACCCAATCAAAGTACGGTGTGCCGTATAGCATATTACTTATTAAATCCGGCCTCCCATTGTGATTGGATTGGACCACATATGTTTTTACATAGTCACTAGAAAGAGTCTTAGTCAAAAAACTCGGTGGTGTCCATGTATCAACTGTTTCTACGTTGTCAAATATGACTGTTTCTGTGCGCCTGAAGCGTGAATAGCTATTGAATTTCATCAATACCAGCTTTCTTGTGTTCCTTCGTCACTCTCAAGACCGTTTTTGGGTTCGTTTCCTCCGGATAGCGGCATAAAGTTCCACCATAGTACCAAGTCGAAGGACACGTCAGTTCTTAGTGGATGTACGTCACTACCTTCCCCAACATATCTGTCGCTATGCTTTATATTCAGATTTCTCATAAAGAAAGTCGTTTCGCCGTCACCACCCATATTCCAAAATTTGGCCAAAATCCCAGCCTTTTCAGCAGAAATTAAATCTTTTAAATTAAAAAAATACGATCTGAAATATTGCACAGCTCTCCTAACAGACCCAACCGTCCACAAATCACCGTCCACAATATAGCTAGTTTCTATAGAATAGTATCTTTCATTTGGCCCAGCATACGTAAATGCTGGGTATATTCCGATAACTTTCGCACCCTCATCTTTAAAATCACCAGACATTGAATTAGCAGTGATTTTAGGTGGAAACTGGAACTCCTGCTGAGGACCTTCTGGCCACTTCAATACAAAAGATGATGCTAGCTCAAGATCTTGTGATGCATATCGCATTGCCATGTTAGCTCACCCATGCGTTGTAACTGGTGGAGACACTTTGACGGTTTCTCAGCTCGATTAATTGCTCATCCATTAAACTGATCATTTTGTCACCTAAGATACTACTTTGTTTCTTCATCTCTGATAACTCGTAAAGCATAGCAGCTAGAACGTCTTTCTCTCCAGAATTCTGAGAATCTGTCGTACCACCCTCAGTCCTGGTGGTCGTCTTAACATTCTTAATTGGCTCAGCTGCAGCACCTAACTTAGGAGATAAGAAGCCAGCTAATATAGCTTTGAAAGGATTAGAAGACAAGTCGAAGATAGCTGTGTTCAGCCTCTCTACTGAAGCTGTTATCCTGTCAATCGGGTCTATTATTAGACTAGCGGAATCAGTAAGACTCGTACTCCCCTCTGCCAACACCTGCGATAACTGGCCAATAATGCTGGAGTCTACCGATCCAAGGCTAGTGAACGCTGCAAATCCGGCAGTAATAGAGTCACCGGCGCTCTTTAATGCATCACCTATAGCACTCAGCACAAGAGACTGTTGAAGCATTACATTCAAGTCGAACGCATTGAGGAAGCCATCCAATGCCGTTAGTACGCTCCTGCTCGTCACTACGGCTTCAGCCGCCCCAGCTATATCAGCAACAGCAGCGACCATGATCTTGCTGCCCTCTGATATATCAGTCATTAACTTTCTGTATTTCTCTCCGAATTCGACTGGCACATTAGTCGCTGACAAGACACCCATGTCGCCGCTTATCTTATTGACATCAAGTTCAGTATCGCCACCAAGGCCAAACCATCCAGCTATTGTTTTTGCTGCACTAGCTATTAGCTTTGTCACTGGGTTATTCATAAATCCTTCATATAATCCACTTATGATATTACCACCTATTTCCATCATTTTAGTTGATGGTGAAGCGATACCAAACATGCTCAAGATTCTGCCAGCTGTATTGTCCCAAATCCACTGGCCAATATCAGCAAGACCATTGATAACACTCTTAACACCCTCGATAAGACCATATATCATATTCATACCAAGATCAGCCATAACAGTGGACGGCGAAGCAACACCCAATAATCTGACAAGCCTTCCGAAGGTATTATCATATATCCAATAACCTATATCTATTAATTTAGATAATCCCCATTTTATGCCCATAACGAGCCCTTCAATGAGCGCAACCCCAAGATCAGTGAATGCTTTTCCTAGACCATATGCCAAGTCAGTTGTCCACTTCCAAATATTTTTCTCAATGTACTCTATCGAACTCCACCAAAAATTAACGATATCAGCAAAAGAAAGTTTTGAGACGTCAGAGAAAAAATTCGAGATAGCCCTATAAACCCTATCAAACGCATCACTTATGCCATTTATCACCCATTGTACAGTCTCAAAACTCATAAGCCAATCATATATTAGGCCAAGACCTTCGATAAAAGGAGAGACCAATTCATCAATTATCCATGACATCCATTCATAAACTTTGGTTAAAACAACCACAAAAGCTTTAAAAGCGATATTAGCCAAATAAAATATCACTTTAGCGATCTCCATAAATCCAATAACCATTCTCTTAACAATCAAGTACACTGGGACAATCACAACAGTAAGTGCAATCATAATAACCTTAGCCAAAGTCTTGAACGCTGTCCATAATGCTTCTACGACCTTGCAAGCAGCATTAAAACCGACCATAATATACCCACCAAGTACCTTTAGCCCACCATACACATAATCGACCACACTACGCACCGACTCAAACCGCTCATATAGCTTATAAACAGCAGCGGCAGCAAGAATCAACCATCCAATAGGTCCAAAAAGAATGCCAAGAGAAATAGCAAGAGCAGCCACAGCTACATCCATAATCTTCAAGTTACTCACGAACTGCTTAATGGCCGGAATAATCTTATCAATAATGAACCTTACAAAAGTCAAACTCTCAGCCCATTCGATCAACAGTTTTACCTGCTCCCAAACCTCCTGCCCATACGTGACCAGATAAGTCCCGAACACCTTTAACTTGTCATAAAGATATTGAACTGCATCCCCAACACTGTCGAACTTGTAATAAAGGATAGTAAGAGCAGCAACCACCGCTATGACCACCAAGACATATGGGCTTAATAATGCGCTACCAAAAGCTAACGCCGCATTAAAAGCACCCAATGCAATAGTACTCAGACTTGTAGCCCCTGTAAAAATACCCATCACTACACTAGCAGCCCCGACTATAACATTTCTAACGAGCATGACTGCATTGTACAAAGCTGTTCTCACCGTTGCTAACCGTTCCGTTAATCCTAGCTCCACCATAGCTGCCCTAAACTTTGAAACCATAATGTACGCTGAAGTTAAAACGCTTACCAGAGAAAGCAGAGCGACACCAGCCAGAACCACCCCCGCCACGAAAATCCGGACCATCTTGGCTGTGACACCATTGCTTTCACCAAATTTTCTTAATTGGTTCCCTAACCTCTCGACCACAGCAGTGATCGGTTTTAACACAAAACTTACAGCTTGGAATATATCATAAAGACCCTTGCCAAGAACACCATTAAGCAATCCAAAGAAAGCGTTAATCCTAGTTCTAAGCATACCGATTTGGCCAGTCAAAGTCCCCATGGATTCTGTGAAATCGCTAGCAGCCTGCTCGGCCTGCTTGATCTTCATGAAATCTTCAACCGCTTTTAAATCGTTCTTATTTAGTTTACCAGATTTCGCAGCCTTGTCTAATTCAGCGTTCAGTCTTAATTGTGCGTCAATTTGCTTTTCCGTTAAGCCAGTCATGCTGGCTACAGCTCTCATTTGCGCTTTGACACGGAGCGCTTCCATCGGGTCGTTTTTCGCTTTTTCTAAATCCTCAAGCGTCAGTCCAGCAGTCTTGGCCGCTTTAGCAATGAGCATAGGCATAGCAGTTAATCTATCTTCCGGCGTTTTCAGCGTTAAGCCTAATTGCTTTGCAAATGAGTCAAATAATACCATCTTTTGGGGGTCTAAAGCCACTTTTAATGACGCGGCCATTTCATCAGCATCAGCACCTATACTCTTGGCAAAGCCCTTAAAAATAAGCTGAGACTGTTTAAATATTTCCATCGATGTGACAAGGTTGCCATTGGAATCCCTTGTACGCCCAGCAAGTTTACCAAAAGATATCTCTAAATCAACGACCGATACAGATGTGTCATTTAAAACACTAGCCACATCTTCCGAATTAAGCCCATACTTCCTCATAGCATCAGCGCTATAACCCATTATACGGTTAAATGATTGAGTATCACCGCCAGCGAATCTGTTTTGTCTGCTGAATTCTGCTAACTGTGTGATACCGACACCCAGATATTGATTGGCCTTTAAAATAGAGTCACCAAGTTCGACCATCTGTTCCTTCGGCATCGCCAAGTTACCCAGCGCTTGAACTACTTCATATGCCTTCTCAGATGCGATGCCAGTGGATAATGCTAACTGCCTTGAAGTGGCGACCAAGCCAGTTTGAGTGTCATATAGCCTAAAATTCGTAGTCACGAAATTCTGAGTCGCTTTATCGGAATCTACAATATTTCTTAAAATTAACAGACCAACTTGGCGAAACCCGTCAAAAGCAGCTCGTAGACGCATAGCGCCTTCTATCTGATCATCGATAACTTCAACAGCCGATTTTAGATTAGAATTTACTTCTTTTGATATATCAACGTCATTCTGTAAGAGTTTATTCTGCTCTAAGTGGCCTTTGTTCTTAGTCTTTACAGCGTCGACTAAAATTACAGCTTCTTTGTTTATATCCTTAAATGTTTTTAAGTCTTTTTCTTCTAGCGATATGGGTTTTGACGTTTTCGCGATTTGGAGGTCTTTGGTCTGTTTACCGAATAGCGAAAATATCTTGTTAACATCTTTAAAAGTGGTAAGACTGTTACTGCCCAGGTTTGCAATAGTCCCAACAGCTTTTTTAACGCTGCTAGAAACCGTTCCTTCTAAATTTATGAACTTCTTTGATATATCGTCAATCGCGTTATCAGCCAAACCGCGTTCAAGATTGAGCTGCATTGTCAATGCAGCTACTGTCGGGTCAATCTCAGGCATATCTACAGTCTCCTAATAATATATTTAAGCTTGAATCACCATTTTGCCTTTCAGAACACGGGAGGACCGGCTTTGACAGCACTAGCATCCTGGTCAGGCCGACTGATGAAGAGCTCCGTATACCATTTTCCGGCGTATAGTTTTTGTCGGAACCCATACACAGTCCAATAACCATACATCCAATATTCAGTATCGTCATCGCTCCTGGAAATAGTCCGCTGCCAGTTCATGAAGATAACATCAGTGCCAAGCCCATACGTATCGATGTATTCTCCGTGGCCCATCACTTTAACTCTCATCTTTACAACGGAGTAAAGCATATTTAGATATTGATTTTTACCACGACCATCAATATAATCACGGTAATCAAGCCCTAAATCACCAGAAGTGTAATATTCTGGGATCGGCATCACGTGAGTACCACCGTATATTGGAGGACCATCGGGTGGCCCATCTAGCGGCTTTTTAAAACTATGGTCGACTTCAATAACTGGAATAATTTTCTGGGTGGTAGTTGCGTCTTTTGCTACTGTATAGACTTCTTTAGGATCTGTGATCTTATCAATATATTCACCGGTCGTAGCACTCGTACCGTATGAAAATATCTTCACAGCCGCAAGTTTTAGAGCATTATTAGTCTCTGTGACTGCTTCCATGACCATCTCGTATTTTTCATCAGTCTGCCTCTTGTAGAAACCACGCAGTCTTGGTTTGATACTACCTTGGTCACTGATCTTTAATTTTTTCCCATCTACCTGCACTATCCAGTTGGTCATTGTTTTATTCAGAGGTACAGACCATTCGAGGAGAGACATTATAAAGGTCTTGGCATCCTGCCTCATCATGTAGTGGCGGTTTGCTTCGCTGTCTTTGGTCTTGTCGATTTCTAATTTTATCTCTGGCGCGTATTTCTTAACGACTTGTTGAATTACTTGATCTACTCTTCCTTTGTATGATTTCCCGCTGGCATCACCGAGATTCAAGTAGTAAGACGCTGGATCTATTGCTACGACTTTACAGTATATTCTATCATCTACAGGAGTAGTGAACTCAAAGTGGGTTATAATAGCTTCTTGTACTTTAGTCATTTCTTCTGGGACACGCCAAGAATCTCCCGGTCCAGATCTAAATCTAAAGTAGACATAAATCGGCTCTTTGCGAGCTGATTGCATATATTCAGTCTTTTGAAAATTCGACAGCAATCTTTGCTCTGGGTCTGAGATGTTAGCTTCTAGAACATACCCAGAGTTCATCATCCCCATCATTTCCATATTATTAACCGCGAACCCCCAATCTATGCCATCCGGATCGTTGCTAAATTTAAGATATACCGTTGGCATCGCTGCTGAATAAGGAACTGGTGCGGCCATGGAATTATTACACCTTAGATCGAATAGGGATCAAGTAGTTTTCCTATATTTATGCTTTAACGATTCAGCAACCAAAACATACGGACTAAAATCAGAGAAAGTGCCAGAAGATGAAGCTGATAAAATAAAACAATCATATAGCACATTAAGGAATATGAAAAAAGAATCACATATACTATGGCTTAAAGAAAACGCACCAATAGCTTATAAGCAAGCATATAGAGAACTAGACTTAACTTCTTATACGCTTCTTGGAAGATATCAACTCAGATAATTTTATGATCTCAGTAATGCCGATCTTTTTAATGTTCTTTTCGAATATGTTTCTGATCTGAGACTTTGTATATCCATGCTTTTCATATAGCTCATTCCAATCTGTCTTATCGGCTTCGCTTGTTGGAGGGATCGAATAAAAGATCGGAAAATTTAAGCTTGCCAATAGGTGGTAGTTTTGGATGATACTTTTTATGCCAGCCGCATCACTGTCTGGGGCAAGAATAATACCTTTCTTGGGATTCAATATTCTTATCTTGATCAGCTGATCTGGAGTTAGTGCAGCCCCTCCGGACGCCAAGGTCTGCTCTCCTAGAGTGTGCTTATCGAAAATAGCCTCTGTGATGATGATATAACCGTTCATTTCTATATCATCAAAACCATATAAAAACTGGCCTTTGGATGCCGTGACTTTGCCGATCGTTTCGCCTTTACTATTCGTGATATTCGGATTAGGGAAGGAAAATCGTTTATTTAAATATGATCGGCTTTGCCAGTATACGACCGTCTCGAATTCGTAGTATGGCCATATCACCTCGGTTCCTAGAAATCGCAGATCGTTTTTATCGATATCATCAACGGTGTAAGATCTTCTTCCTAGCCATTTTATTAGCATCTGGGCAAGTTCTTCATTTTGATAATCTATAAGCTTTTTATTTTCTGGTAGAGTAAGCTCATATTCTACGAATTCTTTCTTGTTATCTGTGTATTCTGCTTCTGCCCCGTCCAGAAGAATTTTAATAGCTTCTGCTGTGGAGCATTTTTCGTATAGACTAACAAACCTGACGATATTACATGATCTTTTGCCTGTTTTTGGGTTAGGCTTACCCGCCCAGCTATCATCTCGCCAGTCGTGACAAACGCCTTTTTCAGGGTTAATGTTAAAATGGTAGCCGGTATCGCCATTTAGCGGGTTGCATATTATGAATTCTTCGCCTTGGCGACGTTCTCTATATTCGAATTTTTTCTTTATATAAGCTACTATTTTCTTTGGTGGTATTGATATCTTAGACATAGTTTTCAAATACTTAGGAGACAGTAAAGGTGAATTTTCTGCTCACTCTTGAAGACCCGTCTGGAAGATTTAACTTTATGTTGTACAGGTATGTCCCTTTGAGGAGAGTCGAAGTATCCAAATCATACACTACGACATAAGGGTTTGACCTGTAGGCACCTTGTCGTAGACCAATCCTGCAGGGCTCATCTACCACCAGCTGCTCACAAAACCTAGTGGATATGCTTATCGTTGGTTTCAGATAAGGTATCATTGGATTTACAAGGTTAAAATTGTAGTCATAAAGCGGCAGAGGCATGAGCCCGACTTCCAATGGTCTTTGCTCTGGAGCGTAGAATCTCTGGTCTAGAGGCTCGAACCCAAACCTTATTGTCTGTAATTTATCGGCTGAGAACCAATCATCTGGGTATACCCAAAACCGGTGGCATTCTGTCAGTATCTGTGGTGTGAGGGTAGGGTCATTTAAATCGCAGGCCGATGTGACCGTGCCGTCCGTACATGGTATAATTGGATAATAGGACCAGACATCATAATACACTTCTGGTGCTACAAAGTCAGTCGGGATACTGAATGGTAGGTGGTATCTGCCAGCTACAACCGTCGTGCCTAGCGTTTCTTGGCATAATGGTGCTGGATAGAGGTTTTCTTCTGGGTCTACTATTGGTATAGTTGCCACTAAGTTATGTGGCGCTACCTGGCCTTGATATATTTCTACTTTTCTTACTGCGTATGGGTCTGTTAATACGCCATTATTGATGAAGTCTATATTTAAGTCTACGACCTTGCCTTTCCTTGCGGAAATGCGTGGGTTGGCGTTAGTTAAATCGTTACAGCTCATAATATCCTCCGTGATATATTTGTCTTATCGCATCTGCTTCTTCTCTGCTTCAGCTTTGTCTTTTAGCTCTTTATGGATACGATTGAGCATCCATGCTCTATCTTCAGAGACCATCTGGTCTTGTTCAAATAGCGACAGATGCCCATAATACTTGAGCTGGAACTGCTGTTCCATCAGGTGCTCGTATTGCCTGTCATATTGCTCAGGACTTTGATGGGCGAAAAAATGTGTCTGTAATCGGAAGTTCGATGGAGAACTCCTGATTACAGCTCGGGCATTCTATTTGGATACTGCTATCAATACCAGGTGTATTGTCTTTCATCCATTCACGAATAGCAGACGTATCCTGAGCATGCAGACGTTGCACGAAAGCCTTGATTTTGAAAGGATCGGTGCTCCCAAGAACACTGACGATGACCTTTTCAAGATTCTCTGTGACTGCTTCATCGAGTTCTTCGACCTTATTCTTTCGATCGAATGGGTTGCGTTTGGTCGACTTAGCGACGGACTTAGTATTCTTTCGCTTGTTGAGAATCGCATTAGCATCACCAGCACGTAAGTAGCGTATTTCGACCCACACATCGGCACCAGTCATGTTTGACATGTATGGTAAATGTATCTTGAACGGTTCTGGTCCAAGGTCTGGATTTGCCGGAATGACTGTCGAGTTAAGTTCATTTAGATCATACGTGTGCATGCTCATCACTGCACAGTTAGTATCTGGGCAAGTTACAGAAAATTCGTAAAGATTTCCGTATGTGATACCTCGCAGGAAGTATAGCAGGTAGACTCTGTCACCAAGCAGCAGATCAACTGGATCAAACCCATTTGGGAATCTGCAGCATTCTTTGAATAGGTAGTCGATTGATTGCCCTGTTGCTGCCAGTCTTTGTGTGGCTAGGACTTTTTCTGCTGTTTGTCCCATCGCTTTCACTTGTACTACACCGTCAGGCCAACCGTAGTACAGTCCTTTGCTGGGAAGGGAGCATTCTTCCCATGGGATCAATTGCTCTTGAGGCGCATTTAAAATGGCATCTAAGATCGAGGCGTTATTTGTAATATCACTAGGTACTACTTTACCATAGTGTGCACTGAAATCGTTGTCAACTTGATTGACTTGTGGCTGATCTTCGCTACCATCCAACGAGATGTTTTCTGACATATAATGCTCCTAAAAGGCTGCCTTATCTACGTATTATGAGTCTGCGTTTATACTTTAGTCTTATAGAGGATTTGGGTCGATTTCTTCGGCCCAATCATATGTGATAGTGAGATCAACGAATTTTAAATCAGAACTGGTATACGTTAGATCTCCGTGCTTAATGACTGAAAGCCAGCTCCCTATCAATTTAAAGGTCTGCTGAATCTGGCCAGTTTGATCGTATACCTTTATTACTGATTCTTTTTTATAGTTACTCGCAGTCTTTAGACCAGTCTCTTCCCAGACGGATTTACGCCATCTTATTAGATATGGCAATAAATAATCAGTATCGTAAAAAGTCAGTCTAATATCATCGTATACAGCGCCACTTGCGAATTTATATTTTAAACTGGCACCGGTATATTCTTCTTTTTCGAATGTAATACTCGGCAGCGAAACGTCTTTTGCGTAGACTAAAGCTGTGCCTTTCGCTGCATTTTCTTCGAACAACGTTGCTACCTCCCAAGTGAAGGTTGGTATAAACGTTGTAAGTGACAGGGCTTCGTTATCACCAAACCCATTAAATTCGGTTCCTACAACATTAAATCCTGCCATTTTACTTTTCCTGTATGAATCTGTTATATCTTACGGACATTTTGACTTCTGATAATTCATTATCAGCATATGATAAGTCACCAGGATCGTATGATGCGATCGAACAATCGAACAATGTGTACTTCAAATATGGCAAACCAGCACCATCTTCACGCTCTATAATAGTGATAAAACCGTAACCAGTGTTGCCATTATCCTTGAATTTGCTACCAATCTTTCCGCCAAAAACATTTGGTAGTTTTTCAAAGATCAGTCTGTTAACCAGGCTGTCATTAGAAGCAGAGAGCACCTCGTAGAATACCACATCAATTGGTTTATACTTGTGTTTACCAGGTAGAGATATGTAGTCAGCGCCATTATGGGCTACCATCTCGTCATATTCAATGGACGGTAAAGTTATACTCTTGACATTAAGATTCATGTCAGTGTCTGCAAACGACATAGACACACTAAATCTATGCTTTCTACCGACTTCCATCATATTACCGGGACCGGTTCCGCTACCGTTAATATTGAATCCTGGCATAGTCTTCTCTCATATAAAAATGGGGAGCATTCCTGCTCCCCTCACATTATTATCAGCTAGCTGTACGCAATGCTCTATCGTACTTCATCGTAGCTTGGCATGTCATCAATTCATTGGCGCTATAATCTAGCTCCTGCCAATTAATTGTTTCTGGCCATGTACCGTACATTGTCCATGCTTCAGAGACCCCACCCTGGCCGTTCAACATCGTCAATTTGCCTTCTCTTTTATATTGAGAAGGAACTGCGACATTGATCGATCCTAGATCGCAGACTGTGTTTAACCACTGATAAAGACCAGCTGAGATGTCCGGTGATTGTTCAGCGTCATACCATGTCAATGTGACCGGTTCCCATTCTTGCTTACCAGCGTAGTAAATGACTTCTTGGTTGTGGTGCTTATCAGCAGAAGTAAACTTGAATGAAGGTCTTGCGGCTGATTGCAAGTTCAAAAGCTCTTCTGGCCTCCAAGCTCCACCGCCGCGACCAAGAGTAGCGAAAACCCAGCGGTGTTTTCTTCTGATTTCAAGCGTATTCGTTGGACCTCGTCCGTCCCCACCAGCACCGGTTACGTTAAAACCTGGCATGTTAGTACTCCTAGAAAGGTTTACTTGATATTTGACTTGTTATACTAAAATGCCCCTTAGAACAAGTGGTCCTAAGGGGCATCCGGAAGAAGTTTTTTAGGCACCAGCAGCAGTAGCAACACCACCAGCGGCGAGAACAGCCTCTGATGAGAAGTTAGCGCCAGTGTTAATCACAGCAATGTTTAACACAATGAATTCAACAGCACGAGTGGGCTTGATGAAGACCGAAACCCAAAGCTCGTTCCTATCAATTCTTTCAGGAGTATTATTCGAAGCATCGCAAACAACCTTAAAGGCTGTTAAACCACGGCGGCTCTGAATATCACCAAGGAAAGGATTGACAGTCGTCACGACTTGATCCCAAAGAGCCTTGTCATTAGGTTCAAAAATGAACGATCGCAAGGTCTGAGTGAGGACCTTCTTGATATAAATCAAAAGCATCCTGACATTAACACGCGACAAAGACGTGTCAACTCTCTGCAACGTTCTTTGGCCCCAGACCACAATGCCATCTTGAGGGAACTTGATAAGCGGATTAACCGAATTACCAGAACCATAGAGCAATTCATTTTCACCCTGCGTCGGTGTGTACTCGACTTCAAGAGCCGTCAGAACACGACCACGAGTCAGTCCAGCCGGAGCGAACCATTGTTCAGTAGTACGAGATGTACGGCTGAAAACAGCTGCAACGTGACCGCTAGGTGGAATGTATACTTCGTTAACATTGAACTGGTCATAATACTTCACCCAACCCCAGTAAAGAGCTCCATAGCTGCTATTAATGGCGCTAGCAAGATCCGAGAAAAGCATGCCGTTATGCCAGTCGACCACCTGCTGTGGTCTCAGACCAAACGGTGGATCAATGATGTAAAGTACATCACCTCTAGCCTCGCAGATCGAAAGACCAGTCGCAATCACAGCACCGGATGAAAAGCCAGGGGTAAGCAACAGGTTTATGTCGTAGGTTTCCTTATTTTGGAGACCATACAAACCACTTGCCTGCGCAGCGTTACCAATCACAGCGGCATCGACAGCACCAGAATAAGCTGGATCAGTTGGGATGCCGTTTTGCTGACCTGAGAATGGAGCCTTATTCAACGTGCTAGGATTACGAACTTCATAATCCGTCATCGTAGGATCATTGCGGATGTAAGCAGGACGCTCTTCCCAATTGATTGTCTTAGCACCCTGAGTTCCGCCGTACTTGGTACCCGGGTTCAGGTAGTTGCCCACGTAATTGTCAGCGGTCTTATCAAACACCACATCCCGGAAAACCTCAACCGCAATGCCGTTTTTGTCGATGACGGACACAACGTAACGGTTAGCAGATTCACCAACAGCATTGGTGAAGAGACTAACGTCTAATTTGTACTGGTCAACCCACGTTCCTGGGCTCGTCGCTACGAAGTATCCAACGATATTGGCGTAGTAATCTGCATCGGCAATATCTTCAGGTGCGCCAGCATCTGTCGAGCTGCCGGGAGGCAAACTCGTTCTTACATCGATGAAGCCACGGAAATGGCCTTCATAAGGGTATGCTATGCCAAGAGTCTGTGCGAATTTAAGGGTCTTAACATTGCTGTAATTGGCAAGCATCACCAATGCATCTTGATCATTATCAACGGTGGTCAGGATGAGCGTGTATTCACGTCCACCAGGTGCCGTTAATTTAAGAGCATTGAAGAGCGTGCCGCCTGGCACGACACCAGCAGCGTTAATAGCAGCCACAAGGCTATCGGTAGGAACAGCGTTAACGCCAGTTCCTAAGGGGACGTTAAATGTAACCGATGTGGTAGCGGTTTTGCCGACAACGTTGATCTTAACGCGATTGTTAGCATTGGTGATATTATAAGGACCGTTATCGGTGGCTAGGAGGTGAGCTCTTGGGATGTCATAGGCGTATTGTTGTGTGCCTACTTCGAGAGCGAACCCAGCCGTACCTTTTACTTGAATCCATTGCCCACCTTGATCGGTGATCAAAGAAGGAATATCAGTCAATACATCGTTGATCAATACCTGATTTACTACGAAATCGAAATCTGCGACAAATGAATTGTCTTTAACCAAAGAGCTCATTGCAGTGACAAAGCTAGCGACTGTCTCGAATCTTGCTGTGCTAGGCGTGGTCTGAGTGGCGATAATTGGCGTTGGGATGATATATTCGTGTGAATTTACACCCTCGACCGATATTGTAAAACGCCTGTTGTTTGGATTAGCATAAAACGTAAACGTGTCATTTACGTCCAGCACACCTGAATTAAGAGTGATAACACCGGTCAGGCCCGCACCAATTGTGAACTGGCCGGAAATACCGCTTGCTGTATTCTCTGTCAGTGTGCCGTCAGTTACAAGACCAGCTTTGTTATAGATGGAATATGTGGCACCTTCGATTTGGAGACCTGGCGTGATACTGGTAGGTGCACCTGTTATCACAAGCAGGTAAGAGTCTTCCTCAGCTCCAGTGAACGTCCCGCTAATGTTTAATTCAGCGTCAGTAGCCCCATCTGTGAGGCTAAAAACAGCGTCTTTGTAATCGGCTTGGTTTAAGCCGGCTTCGCTGGTGACGTAAGCGTCGTGAAAAACCAATGGGTTTTCAGCTGTCACCGGTCGTAGGTTTATTCTTCCGTAGTCAATGCCAGTGAATAGTCCGAGTCTGCCCCAGCCGAACTCCTTGGAGCCGTCTGCGGAGATGGCGACGGAGCTTAAAGCTTCATCGAGACCTTCCTCGTATTCAACACCGACGCGAACCACGTAACATTGGTTACCTTCTTCAAGGTAAGCAAGCACTGCATACATCAGATAGCTTTCAACGAAAGGCTCACCGAACGTATCGAGAGCCTGTTGCGCTGTTGTAATGTATGTTGGTGTATTCAGAGGACCGCGTTGAGCGGTGCCAACAAAAGCTGGGCGTAGGGGGCCTACAGCAGCTGGCAAGACACTAAGGTCTATCTCTCTTGGAAAAACACCCGGACTTAAATATACTGCCATTGTGCGTACTCCATCAGTCTCATAGGCGATCTGATGTATCTTTGCGTAGCCTTCGGCAGCACCTTAAATCATCATGCCTGCGAATTGCTATCAAAGACCACCTTAAGAAATCCACGCTTACACAAGTTCTCAATCTGATCCATCATGAGATGGTCTTTAGGTAACAAAGCATCTTTGCCTGGCGCTAACCTCACCTGGTTCTCATTAGTATAGAACTCAGTACCTGGAGGTCTAACTTGCAGAGAAATCATCTGGCGGCTGCAATTGTAAACTCTAATCTCGTCGGAAATAGCCATGTGTGCCTCAGTTCAAAGGTTCTGACCAAATAGTAGCATTGTACTGCGATGAAGGAGCAAGAGTATCACCAGATCTCTCACCAATAACACCAACAGTTCCCAATACTGTAGGTACTAACTTCGGCGGCAGAGGCAACCAAGCTTCAGCAGTAAAAGAAAACTCATACCTCACATTAGCCTGCTGATCAAACCCAGTCTCCTTATCACTAGCATCAGAGCCACCCTCAAACCTCAACTGTACATTGCCAGCCAAATGAGCATCAAACATCCTGAACTCAGCTATGGGATTAAACCTAGTCGCGATCTGATAATTCACATACTCAGCATCACGCTTAAACTCAGTCCAGACTATCATAGAATACTTCACTAGAAAAGGCACAGGGCGGTAATACTTAGCAGCAAGGGTACCAGCCTTGTTCATATACCTAAAACTCATAGAATGATAAGTAGGACTAAACTTGTCTTGATTAAACTCAAAGCTCTCACGAGTAATAGCAGCCAAAGGCAATCTCACCCGACCCTCGTTCAAATCATCAGCCCATATCAAAATGCTCTTATCACCACCCGAAATCTTCACACGCATGAATCTATAACTGTCTTTGGTCGGTACCCTAATACCTGAAAAATATTGTTTTATAGCATCATCCAAAGATCTAAACCCAGGCATTAAAAACTCTTCAAGATGATAAGGATACGTCTCTAAATCCTTACCACCAATGCCCGTTCTGCCACCCTCAGAATGACTTGATTGCCTAACAGAAGGAATCTCAGCCAACCCCAAAGGTAAATCCCTGGTCGCTTCTGGTGACTTGATCGAAAAGTCAGAATTAAAATTATATGTCCCCATGTTAAGACAGCTTTCCAATCACTACATTAGGGTCACGAAGAGTTTTTAGATAGGCCAAAGTAGATTCACTCAGCCTATCACGTTCTTCCTTAGTGAAAACCTGAGCATTACCAACCACCTTGGCTTCCAAATTCAGAACACTATCGCTCACACTCCTAGGAGACTTCTCAAACTTCGGAGAATAGCCTAAATCCTTAAAATCAGCAGAAATATTCGCCGCAAGCTTATTAATAAGCCTATGGCTAGCAATGGCCAAAGCTTTCTTAATATTAGATTGATTCACGATAAGCTCCATTAGCATGAACCTGAATCTCTTCAGCCATCGGAGGTAGCTCAGCGGGCCTCACAGCAATATCAGCATTCAACGTCTCTACATTACAGGTGAAATAAATCCAAGTGTATCGAAAATTCCCAGAAGGAGAAGCGTTTATGACCCTATAATTGCTCGGTGATCTGTCCTGCATAGCAGCATTGAATGGCAACTGGATCACATCTCCAGTACGCAGCATCCTGTCACCGAATAGACCATATATCTGTCGATGGCTAAAAACCACTTCTGCTTTATTGACAGAATCGGCACCCCACTTCTTCAATTCAGTCTCTATGGGAGAAGGCTTAAAGAACGCCTTGAGCAGCTCAGAAGTCCAATAAGTGGGATCAGCATCTTCATCCCAAACCACATCATAATCAGCGTTATCAGTGCGGACGAATACTTTCACCTCTGCGCCACTGATATTGATCATCTCATCAGCTAAAGTTCTAGCTGTCTTTATCTCAGGAGCTTCAGAATTGAAAATCGATAGGGACGAATTTTGTTTTTCCGTGTCTGATCTAAAGTCAGGAGCGGCTTCGTCAAACGAGCCCTGTGACCCAAGCATGTCAGATCCAAACTGATAAATAGACATGAGAAACTCCCTCTGGAGTATCTTTAAATTACGATTTTATCTGCCAAGGAGGGATTGGGGGCAATATGCCACCGAGAAGCAAGCCAGCCTGCACATCAGTTACGTAGGGACTTTGTTCCGGGCTTGGTATGTCTTTAAAATCAGGAGAAGGACAAAAACCTGTATCATTCATTTTACAATAATCAAAGCTCTCAGTCACAGTCTGATCTTCTACAGCCAAACTACGCAAAATTGCATAATAATCAATAAGATTATTACAGGGACAATCTCTAGATTGCTCTGGAAATACAAAGAACCTAGTTCTCCAGCCGCCCCTGCCCCAGTCTACCCCGTACTTAACATAAGACCCAGGTATCCCAGCAAGAGCGTCCTTTAAAACCACATAACCACTACCACATTTTAACTCATTTGCATAAGCATATGATAAAGTTCTGCTTGAAACATATGAAGTAGGCTCACACCCTGGCACAATCAGACGATTGCCCGGCAATATTTCGATTTGATGTGATTCAAAAACTTTTGACATCTCAGGCTCCTTACCACGTATGAACGCTTAGTGGTTCACCTAAGAGAATGGCCTCATTAATGATTTCTTTTTTCTTTTCTTCACCCTCGGTTACCAGTTCACCACCATCATAACTAATGCTTCCACCATCTGGTGTTGGCATACCATTGATTTTGCGACGACCAGCGCCGAGAGCAATTCTGGCCTCTGCTGTCATCATTTCATAAGTGAGGTATCTTGCCTGCGGTGATCTAAAATGAGTCACAACTGGGATGTATTGGACAACCACCGGAAAGGCTCCCTTTGGAGTTGGGTATAACCTTATTTTTTGATCTTTTGAAGAGAGGCTATCACCGGTACCAGTGCCTGTTCCTTCATTAATCACCTCCCAGTGACCCTCGGTGCCAAGCACTTTTTGGGAGAATTTTCTATAAGCGGCAAGAAGATGGTAATCGACAAGTATGTTTTGGATGCCAGATATATTACCTATATTGAAAAGAAATGACTCCGCCCCAAACACGTCATCTATTCTGGTTGTAAGTGGGTCCCAATTACAAGATTGAATCCAATATGCATCTGCAGGCATTGGATACGTATTTTTCAAAGGCGTTGTATAAAACATAGCTAGCTTTTGTTCGCGTGGGAAGTATCCTGCGATAAAGTCGCCAGCGACCTTGAATATCGTTTCCCATTGATCTTCTTGGATTTCTACCGCGACATTTGGGTAGCCAAGCTTAGATAATACATATTTCTTACACGGATCGCTATTTAATTTCAAAACAGAAGGTAAATCTTGAGGCCCGATAATAGCCATGGTTTTCTCCTTTTTATAATTTGAGTAGACATAATAACAGCTATCGGAGAATATATCATTTTGCGTTATTATGTTTTAACGTTTTTGGGTGCTTTACCTTTTCCCTGACCACCACTTCTTTTCCGTTTAGCTGCACTTGCTTTTTCTTTGTCTGTCATATCTGCGGCTTTTGCTGATGGCACGCATTTTGGATACTTCCTGTCTGGGTTATCAGCATCTGGCCTCCCACATTCAGGGTGTTTGCCATCTTTCTTTGCGCCGATGTCTACCCATTTTTCATTAAACCATGTGCTGAGATCTTCATTCCAGCTTGCCTGCTTCTTGCCTTTGGAGTCAGGCTGTGTGCCTTTGCATACTTGTACTGCATAACCATTAGCGTAGGCACTTGGGTATTTCTTGTATTTTCTTTTAGCGGCTTCTTTGCCACGCTTACACAGCTTCGTTTCTTCTATTAGCTTTTCATATTCAAGTGTAAAAGTTTTCAAATCTCTGGCCTTTTTATCTTGGGAAATGAAAACCTCTGTTTCCGAAGATTATACCGCTGTAATCCAGCCTGTGGACCTTTGCATTAGCGTATAACGGAAGGTTTGGTGATGCTATGACACTATCAAGCAAGGTCTTCAACGTCTTGACTTCTGCATTTATATAAGACTTTGGAACATTAACATGTGGTGCAAATAACGAGCCAATGTTACCTTGATTAGCACTGAAGATATTAATATCTTCATTTGTAGCTAAGTTTTCAGACGATGAGTGATAGAATCCAGTTATCATCAATTGGGCCGGGTAATCACCGAATTGTGGCTTTATTGCTGATCCAAATGCCATTTGGCTCATTGCAGAGTTATGGAAACCTGTTGTACTATCGTATTGTCCACCGCCGGGAGCTGATATATTCAGATCATTTTCTTGGCTTAAAGCATCATAAAATTCGACGGCAAGTTTTTGCAGCGACCTTATGTGTACAAACCGCTTGCCTTGGATTGGTGTGACGCTGATATGTGCAGTAAACGGAGTCCACTTCATCTTTCATTTCCTCCGTTTGTATTTTTAATCCCAAGTTATTTCTACTAATTCTTCGGGAATAACCTCTACGACATCCGAAGGCAACTTAAAACCATCTAACTCTACGTGCCAGTCATCTTCTTTCACATAAGCCATTGTTCCTGAATCATTTGTCTTGCATTTATAGCCTATACAGTGCACTATCTGAGGTTCAGCACCTAATTGCATTGCGACTCTGCGTCTATAGAAGACGATCTGTCCCGGTTTTAGCTTTATTGTGAGTATTTTCTTAGTGGATGAGGCTACTAAAGATATTTCTGTTAGATTATGTCTGCTCATCTTCTCGAGTGGGACACCACCCATTTGTGTCACGTATTGCCCGTCTGCGTATCTCGCAAGCCATACTAGTCGCATCTTATACACCACCTATCTCAGAAAGACCAAGAGACTCCAAGACATCCCCAAAAGTGCATAACTCGCCAATCTTATCGAAACCCACAATATTACTGTTTACAGCAATGTTGCTTAAAAAATCACATCTCACATAATATAATAGAATCGCTCCGCCAGCCTCCGTGCCCCCCAGCAATTCCATGGCCGCTAGACTCTCCCTCATCCCCTCAGTAGCAGCCAAAGACAAACCCCAATACAAGTCACCGTTACTTTTCGCAAGACTCACATTAAATACAGCACCAGGCAGCAGTTGCCCAGCAATCCCATCATACTGAGCCTTAACAGCATCGACGCACACCATATGGTATTGATAAGGAGTAACTGTAGAAGCATCTTCCAAGTCAACGTGGCTACCAGCTATCGCAGCCGCCTCAGATGCTATCCTAGCTTGGGTTATCTCATAAGCAGTAACATGTTCCTGAAGAAAATTCCTTAAGATCTTATTAACGAACGCCTCGATTGTCTCGCCAGAATCACTAGACCAGCCGTGATTGGCAGCAACCGCGTTAAACACACGGTCAGTATCAGCATCAGAAATATACACAGAAAGAACAGCCATTATTTCACAAGCCTTTCGACAAGAACTTCATGCGTCGACCTCTTATAAAAGTACCCCGCCATTTCTGGCGGAGCCATTTGTTAGAACGTATATTCTTCGAGATAATCGTGGCTGTTTATAGAGTTAAGAGCATTATCAGACGCTAATTTAGAGGCATATTCTTCGTCTGTCATCACATCCCAAGAACAAACCCAAAGACAATAACCTTGCTTGCCATGCCCATCGCAACTGTGCACACCTACTGGTGTGTCGAATTCGATACCAACTTGCTTCGCAGCACTGCTGGTGAGAACTACGACCGTCGCTTGAACCGGCGTTGGTGTGCCTTGACCAACAAGCCACATCCTATCACCTTTGCGAATCGTGCGTGCCATTGCTAATCCTCAGATTCTCAAGTTTCGTCGTAGAGCCACGTGAAGGTTGCAGATCCAGTAGCACCAGGTTGAGCAGTTGTTCCAACACTCAGCTGATAAACGACATAATTTCCGAACTGTGCGGGTGTAGCCGAACCAAAAGTGATCGATCCCGTCACCGGAAACGATGGCGAACCACCAACATTGTATACAAATGGGTCGACAGGAGCAGCCAACAATGCCGTATGATTAACAAGCGTTAATTGAGTCCCGCTTGTTCCTACTGTGCCCCCAGCTTGGTGATATGTTGTAGACTGATTAAAAATAGCGGCCACACCAGTGCCAAAGTTATTGGCCCCGTTCGTATACCATCGAATATTGTTGATAGTACCTGCGGGATTTGTGTAAGCTATAAGGCGAGTTGAAACCCAGTAGCTGTAATTAGTGCCAGCTGCGGGAATACGAACCGGATTGCTACTTGTTGTCGCCACAGAGTAATGGTTATCGTCAGCGTTAGCCACCGTATTGCCACCACTAATCTCAGCTGTAACCTGTGAGGCGCCTGTATTCGTGATCCTAACTATACCAATATTCGCGGCCATTCAATCCTCCTTTAGGCATATCAAAAAAGCAAGAAGGGGCACATTTGTGCCCCTTCACTTTGATTAGTCGACGTCAGCGTAGGCAGTCAGAGCTGTCTTGGCATCTTTGAACAGATCATTTGCCAGAACGGTGGCAGAAGTGTTCTTGAGGAACCTGTCGCTACCGATTTGGAAAGCGAAGTCTTCACCCGTCATGTTTTCGATGCCAGCAGTCAAGCTCAGTTGCTTGAACGTACCGACCACGATTGGAAATCCACGGCTGCTACCAGCTGCAGCCTGGCCCATGTATGGGCTGAAATCCTTAGTAGCTGTGTCGCGCGTCAAGACACCTGCCGTAATTTCCGAGCCAGGTATCACAAGAACCAACGGACGCAGGTTCTTAATGATGGCCGCTACGGAGTCGTAACGAGAAATGTTACGGCGAGTTCTTAGCGTACGAAAGACCGAAATGCTGGTGTTTAATGGTTGTGCGGACATGATAAACCTCCGTTAGTTTGTACCCAACAGTCAATTTATTTTTGCATAATAAAAATAAGACCCAGGTTCCTAAAAACCTGAGCCTAGAACAATCAATATATCAGATATGTTTGCTCACTCGCAAGAAGTACAACCGACGTGTACCTTCTTCTTGAACAACCCACCAAGAAGACTTCGCTTAGCCTTATGAGGAACGGCCTCAACGACCTCTTCCTTATAACCAACCACTACAGTCTCCTTTACAGTGATTTGCTTTTCACGAACCTCAGTGACAGGAACCCGTTTGATCAAAACAGGCTTCTTAACCACCACAGTCTCTTCGACATATGCAACGGAATACTGGGGACAACAATCACCAGCTACAGCAGTCGAAGAACCAGCCAACAGCAGCAATGCAGCAAAACTCTTCATGGGAATCTCCTAAAATGTCGTGAAACATCAATCAACTGGTCTCACTGAAAATATAATACTAGGAAGAAACACATGAAACTAATACAAATATCTGAAGCTAAAGATGCCCACATAATAAAACACCAAAGCGAAGCCATAGGAAAGTTAAAAACCTACATAACGAAATATAAAAACCAAAAAGCGATGAAAGCGATAGAGAAAATATTCAGTGATCCGGATATCAGCACTTGGAAACAAAACTCCTGGATTGTCACTGACACGATCAATAACCTAGAAAAAGATCAAAAACTAGACCAAACAGAAAAACAGAGTGCCATAGCACAGCTTAAAACTATACTGACAACACCACCAGCAATTGTAATATCATCGCTTTATAGCATTCCTAAAGAACAATTAAAAGATACCGCTCTTAAAAACTTAAATCTAAGCCCCTCCGAAAACAAAAGACTTAAAAAGGGCTTAGGACCTCAAGGATATATCGCAGCGTTATCCTCAGCAGACAATATGCGAAGTAGCACCTTAAAGAAAACGCTATTAGACATTTCCAAAAACAGCGACTCAACATCTCAATCAATAAGACAGTCAATACCAGGCGTCAATATCGTTAAAGACTTCTAAATATTTCTCTAAGATCATCAATATTAATGCCTTCAAAATCTATATAAGCATGGTTATTGCATTTCATAAACAGAAAAAGCATATCAACCTCTTGTATCCTATCAGGCATCCCCACAATATCAAAACCGAGTACCTTACTGAAATCATGTAACGACTTACGGCGAGCATCATCGAATATCTCATAAATGAAAGATTCTTCCTCATTCATAAAGCTGCGATAAATGCGGTATAATTTATAAGCACAAACTGGGTCGGGCCGGTTAGTATTAAAACTGCCATGAAATTCATACCTAGATCTGAATATCTCAAGATTTTTGTATAAATCATAGTCCTCAAGACACACTATCGGCTCGCATTCATATGCGATCGATAATTTAGATCTAAAATCAAAAGTCCGTCGCGCGATATAAGATTCACAATCATCCGCAAATCGTAATTTATCGCCAACAGCCAAAACATCATCGTGTTTTAAAGTGATGAAAAAACTGACGAAATCTTTGTTCGTCTCTATTGTTATACAAACACAGCTTTCATTCATACTTGTATCTCCATTTAGTGTTACCACGATATGTAATTAAAATACATCATCAAACGGCGAGAAAAATGGAAGAAAATCAGACTATAACACTAAAAAGACGAGTCTCGACAGACTTCATAGAGTCACTGCCACAAGATATACTGGACATTAACGTTAAAATGTATCTGGTGGTAAAAAGAAAGCAGACCCAAGACTGTGAATATGGCGTAGACGCTAGAATAGATCCATGCGAACTAAACCTCAAAAATAAAATCATTAGCTTCACCATCAATAAGAAATATAATCCAGGCATAGAGTCTTTTGATGATCTAGAGCCAACATTTTTTGAATCAGCACAAGCAGCATTCACAATTTTTTGCTATTCATTGTGATAACCTTTGGCTTCACATTCAAGAACCTGCTTGGTCTTACCGCGTGATCCTCAGATCTGCACCAAAAAGCGGTAGTGTAAACAGACACAGTAAGCTGAGCCAAATAAATACCCAATAACCTTTCCACAAATTTTTCCGTCCACATACCAGTATCTCGCACTTTCATCTTCTCAACCACAAGCAATAATTTATAACCCAAAACATCCAACACCTGCCTAGTGCACATAAATTGACAATCGATAATCATCCTGGGCTTGGAATCAAAAGCGTAATTATATGCTTCGGCATCGTATTTCCGAATCATTTCCCAAATGTGGGTATTCACATCAAAAGAATTCTCTGAATACAGATCAAAATAGCGAAAATCATCAGCCAGCACCAGGTCGTTATTAGACTTAAGACATGACGCTATACCAAGTGACGTGTCCTCATCAATGACCTCCAATAGCCCATCCCAAGTCTCGTTAGCGCTCCTCTGCATTATTGACCGACCATTCAAAAATGCAACATGGTTGTTTCCTATTAATTGATCAGCATGCTCCCAAACAGTGAGAATAGTGCTCGCGTTGCCTATCACAGAGCTCCATGCAGAATATGTTGGGTAAAAATCTGACTTGGCTATATAATCAGCATCTACGTTAAAGTCGTCAGATATTTTTATATCTTCTACAGCGTCATGTCGTTCGATTTCTCGAAACCCTTCCGAATCCGAGAATCTTATAAGTTTTATCATTTTGATATCAGCCCTGAATATTTCACACCCAAAACTTGTACTTCTATCCCATCGTCCGATTTTAGCCTGAATCCTATTTGGCTAGACACCTCTCCAAATAGATTCCAATTCATGTGCGTTGTCAATAGCTCTGGAAATGCGGCGCTCCATTTTGTATACAAGTATCTAAGAATCTTCCAATATTTGTTATTCTTTCCCATGCTAGTGGAATACTTACCATAGTGTATAATAGGAATGTCTGCAGAATAAACATTATATCCAGCCTTCCTAGCCTGCAGACTGTAGTCAATACCATAAAAATGAAATCCATCTAAACTCTCATCGAACTTTAATTTTATATCTTTTGATACAGCAAAAAAGCATTCGTCTATACAGTGTACTACTGTTGCCTCTTTTACCCCATTCCAATATGGCGCTTTGCCCACAAATTCATCATCATCATTATAAACAGTGCCAACAGCTAATCTTTGATTTATTTGTGTCTTGCCACCCCAGCTGCCTATATCAAGAGAACCATATTTTAGATCAATCCCAGCTGCACCTATAATTTTAATATCCTTAGTGAATAATTTATCTAATTTTTCTAAGCTCCCGGGCAGCAACGCAATGTCTTGGTGGGCATATATTATGTAGTCTCCTCTAGCCACTTCTCTACCAGCATTTAAAGCCTGGCTAGCATTATAAATTCCACTATAATTAAATATAGGAACGTATTCAATGTCTAGTCTTTTTTGCTTCTTTATCGACTTCAGAAGACAATCATTAAAAATCTCTTTGTCACTTATACAGCAAACCACCGAATATTTTATGCTCTTCTTCAATTGATCATTCCATCAGCTTCTTGATGATACCCAAGACCGCGCAATAACGTAGCACACCTGTGGTGATAAGTATGATTATTTAACACTTCTTCTCTTTGTTTTCGAGCGACGTCTTTTGCAAGATCTGGATTACTCAAATATCGCCCGACTAAGTTTTTATAATCCTGAGCGTCTCTAGCCACCACCATTGATGGGATCATGGCTTTAATACTAGGAACAGGATCATGTATCGCTAGGACTCCTGATAAAGCTAACTTGAAAGCTCTCTCAGGTATGTCAAACCCAAATTGTTGAGTGTGTGCTTCCGATATGCATGGACCTATCTTACCGGTATTCAGAAATTGATTTGACTGATCTTCTGGTAGTCTTTCGACTTCGTGCTTCGAGGGCCATTCTCCCCAACCTTTAACAGAACATTGGTACGTGTCAAGAACCGGCATTAGGTACTCGTCTATCGTTTTGGCCTTATAGGGCCATCTGCCCCCAAGGTATACTATATCATTATGCCGCCATAAACCAAGATCATGATATTGCAATCTATCACCAGCTACGGGCATCGGAACCCAAGGTATACAAAATACCGTTACCCAATACGACCAAATAATCGCGTCATTTTTTGAACCATACCCAAACACTAAGTCAGCTTTGTTGCTGACCACCCATTCTTTGTCAGCATCACTCTCGTTAATATGGCCTATATCAATAGGCCCGTATGGATTAACATGTATGGCTACTTTCGCCCTTCTAATATTTGGTATAGGCTCTTTATGCCCAGAACAGCCAATATACACATCTGGATCAAAGCTTGACCACTGCGCTAGGTCACCAGTATATCTCTGTATTTCGTGCCCTTTATCGGCGAACGCACTCATGAGTGAGTCTGTTATGTAACCCCATGCACCACCCACTCTTTTATTCATTAAGATCTTCAACAGTTCACCATTCCTGTTACTTTGGAAATCTGTAACTCAATTCTCTGACGAATTGTAAGCTCTTTTAGTTTATCATGTATTGCTTTGTTTTTATCATGATGCTGATACCATCCCTCAGATCTACCATGATGAAGATGCAGAAGATTGTACGTTCTGTTGTCTAAATATTTTGACCCTCCCGACATTCTTTCATAGAAATCACAATCTTCACACCCGTAACCCCAAAAATCCTCGTTAAATCCGCCTATTTTCCAATAAGCATCCTTTGTACATGCCAAAGAGCCTCCCTCATAGTATCCCACAACACGCTCAAACACAGGCTCTGATACTTCTTCAGAACTATTAATGCGATCGGTACTCGCCTTATCTGCGTACACTACCGTAGACCCCAGATGACAAGACTCATAATTGTCCAGCACATCGCTTACTTCAGATGTATACCCATTGATAGCAAGCATGTCAGCATCATGTAAGATTATCTTATTGCTTGTAGCTTTGGAAACACCAAGATTAAACGCTTTGGCTTTATTGAAAGAATGCTCCTCTGCAACATTAACTTTATAATATCTTATTGGTTCATATTGCGATACATCTATTTTTTGAGTCTGGTCTTCTTCTACTAATATTATCTCTATGTCTGGGTATTTTTGGGCTCTTATATTATTCAGTACTGTGTTGAGAGAACCAGATCGTTCCTGCTCTCTAAAAGGAACTATAAATGTGACCTTTGGAATACACGAATCTTCAGTGAAATCATGCTTTAATTTCTTCAGACTGTCGTATTTGTCACGAGCAGATTTTAGACACTCATTCTTGTCGTCTATGGAAGTACTTTCTTTATGCAATTTAATATATGATTCACTGCTATGGAGATCATAGTAACCTTCTTTTTGCATTTTATTTGCATAGGCTCTAGAAGACCATTCTATATGTTCCAAACCATAATATCCAAAATCCTCGTTGAATGCTCCAACAGCACGAAAATACTCGTTTGTAAAAGCCAACAGTGCACCATGCGGTCTGTCGTTGACTACATTTAACTGTACTCCATTTACAACAGTACTCATTCCTTTATCTGCACCATATATTCCGGCCTGTCTAAAGACGAGATGGTGCATCATCGATTTTTTCAAACCATCAGCATAGAAATATTCCCAACCAGGCTTCAATATCTCTATATCGTCATTTAACAAAATACCGTATTGAAATCTGCTTAAAGCACGTAGTAATCTGTTCGAGTTTCCAGCCACCCCAAGTCTAACATTGTTTTTTATGACCACAATGTTTGATTGTTCACGTAATTCTTCTAAGTATGCGATTAATTCCGGGTCCGTGCTGCAATCGTCACTAACAAATACAGTCGTAGAATTTAAGTTAGTGTTTTTGTTTATACTGTCAATGAGACGCTCTAACGAGTCTTTCCTGTTGTAAGATAATATACCCACTCCGATATTGTTGCTGATTGGATATAGACCCTTACTGTTTTTAATCAAACCAACAGCTGTTCGTTGTATTTTGATTTTTTCATCTTCCGAAAGCTGCTTACCCACGATCTTATTGACTGATTTCTGGGCTGGTACTAGCTGTCGTGTATTCTGCCTGCTGCCAATGATTGTGCGTCGCTGAGGCTGAGGCTGAGGCTGAGGCTGCCTATGATGCTGCATTAATGGAGTTATTACTGGTTTTGTTGGCGTGTTGACTTTTTCGACTTTCTCGACTTTTTGGCTTATGATTGGTATGGACGGTTTTAATGTCTCATTGTTATTCAGGTTTATTAAAAATCCCCTCTGCCGGTAAATCTCATAATATGCAGGAAGATTCACTATTTGCCTGCTCTTGATCTTAACTATTTGTCCTTCTGGACCAGTTATATGCACTGTATGATGGTGCGGGTTTTGGTATTCTGGCATACTATCTCCTAATCTCCACGTACAATGGTGCAAAATTTATTGGATCGTCGTCATTCAGTCTGAACCTACTTGGTCTTATTAATAGATTCCCCTCATAAGACCCTTGCCCCTGAATGATAGCGTCAATGACTGATGGGTTAAGTATCACTGTATTTTTTGTCTTTAAAGTATTCACGAGCTTTCCAAAGACATCTTCAATAAGCCCCGGGCTCACACATTTGTTTAAGGACGTCCTCACATCTACTAACGTCAGAATATCACCAGCAATACTAAAATGATATTGTGCTTGCTCTATTTTTATGACGTTCATTAATCTAACATAGTTGACTAACTCATCCTTCACGAATTTTCTGCTAGTAATTCCAAGCGGTGTCACGTCTGATTCTAATTCTATCAGATTGCCAGCAGCATCGGAAAAAACAGTGTAGACATCATCCTTCTGGGTGTCTCGATAAATCAGAACAGTGAGATCAACATCGCCAGGGTGTTTTTGGACATAGCAATATATATGTTCTAATCTTTTTAGTTCTGTGTGGTCGTAGTACTTGGGGTAAGGCAGGACTTTTGGTACTTTAAATGTACCAGACTGTGACGTTATGGACGTAGTCGTGTTGGCTGATCGCAAAGACGCCATTGGCTGAATTCCTTATCTTATCCAAGTTTAATATCCGCGTGTTTTTCTTCTGCTCTTGTTCTGTCATTGTGAAAAGCAAAAATGACATTGTCGAGAAAATAATCGATATTCTCTCTTCTTCAGGCAACTTAGCGATCAGAGTGTTACTATCACCCATTCGCTCTCCAGGTGTATAATTAGACACAACTCCGCACCAAGTCACAAACCAACCAGTCCATATCACAAAATCACCATACGCTGGAACGTAGTCTGATATGTTCTTGTAAACAGCTAGTGAAACCTCTGTTTTAGGCATTATCTTCTCTCTTCAGCTGATGTTCGAAGATATTATAGACATATCTTCCAGATGGAAGTCTCCAAACAATATCAAGCCCAACACGTGTCGCACCGAGAGCATTCTCTATATCATCATCTATTGAATATCTCAAATTCTCTAAACCAGAAAGCCTAATGGGGGATACTACTTTGCCATTAATTCTGGTTGCCTCAGGTACTATGCTCTCTGTCTTTAGAAGATCCCTAATGTGCTCCATGCCTGCTAGAATGATCTGCCTCTGAGACTTAGACTCAGTCCCGACAGACAATGACACATCCCCGAGCATAGCGTTTACAGTACTCTCTGGATTCTTCTTTAAATCATCTGGCGCAAAATTCTTTAATAAACCGACTATATCGTTCTTAGAATTGATTTTCGGTTTCTGAATCTGCTGTGTCATAGGTATCTGCCATGTTGATTTTGCAAGATAAGTTCACGTCGTATGTATGTACTCTGCCCCTCCGACAAAATTCGTAAATTATATGGAAAAAATTACTAAACCCATGCAGAGCAAGAATATTCAAAACAATATTATCAAAATACCGAGATTCTTCAAAAAAACTGAAGAACATTGATATCCAGACACTGCAGCAATACCCACAAGATGTGACTTTATCGATGAATTTAAATATGCCCATAAACTTCTTATCGTGACTATCTTCCGCATATAAATATGATCTGAGTCTATCTCTGAATATCATATCAGAAATAACAGAAGTGGTGATGAGCTCTACAGCGCGTTCTATAGCAAATGCAGATATCAGAAAATTTAGCATCATTTTATTTTTCTACATTCATGATTTGTACACTGTTGTCTCTCCCGCCCGGAAATTATAATTACCATCATTACGGACTCACATAAGCTGCAGTATGATAACCGTTGCAGGTCGTCTTTAACAGCTTCTTTGTGAGTCCTGATAATCGGCTGTGGTTTATTCTCCCTATTAGAAGGAGAAGGACCTCTTCCGGCTGGTTTTCCACAACATGACATTATCTCTTGCCTGTTATATTGTACCCATGAATAGGTCTAGTATCTAGAGCCTGTGTCCGAACAGGCTGTCGCAGGTCTTTGACAATCACACGCTTCGGCGGTTGTTCCGGTCTATTAATTTTCTGTGCAGTGACTTTATTACCATTACATCCACACGCCATGTTACACCTCCAAGAATAATGATGCCGGTTCTACAAACTCAGCAAAGTCTTTCCATCTAATAAAGCTTACATCAGGAAGTTCTAAATCAACCTCGATGTAATTTTTCCTCTTACTAGTGTGACTGATGTTCATCCGTACTGGATTCATAGTATATTTATACCTAAGCTGCGGTAATATGCCCTTTAGCCTTATAGACAATTCACCATCTATACTATCAGAAGGTATGACTATCCAATCCTGTGTTGTAGAGAATTTAAAAAACAACATCGGATGAATCTTACGGTTTAATACTTTTGTGAGAATCTCAGCATCATATGTCGCCTGGTGCCACCAAGTAGAAAACAGGTTCTTAGATGGATTACCAAGAATAGCATCAAAGCTAAAGCCTTTACCTGACTTAGCTTCGATGCTGAATTTAATATCACCGGTTACTGGTATCACATCTGCTGTGCTCTCACGCTCAACAACGCTGAGGTCTCTTCCCTCTACTCTGCGTCGTCTGAACTGCACACCAGTGAATTCGCCTAACAGCGATGCTACCCGACGTTCGTATGTTTTACCTTTACGAACGTTCGATTTGCCAATCTTAGATCTATCTGGCTCTACTTTGTCTACCATTATGTGATCTTATATGTTATGACTATGGATTGATCTAGATGATACAATACATATCCATCATCCGCCTCTAAACCCAAATATGCCTTCAAATTCGGGTAATTAGCAGAATTAGGAACTGTGTTATCCGGTATGATCAGATGCTCTAGTCTAGTAGATCTCAAAACGTTCAACGCGGTGGTTGCATCAGTCTTGTCAATTCTAGCACCAGTAGCATCCACCGTGAATGGAGCAACCGTCACATAATGCAATAATGTAGCCATACTGTACCTCATGCAGATTGGAGAAACTCATAATATATTTATACAAGATTCTTTAATGGGAAAACCAAATCATTAAACTCATTCAAAAAACCATTAATCTTACAATCCTGAGCTAATGATAAAATCGTCTGTCTATCAAAAGTTACCTGCTCAGCCAACTTCCTTCTAACATAAATCGTATTATTTAATATCTTCGGACACATGCTTAAGTCGATTAGCAGAAGATTCCTGTTATAAATGCTTTTATCATTTAGAGCTAGAAATTCAGCCAAGAGTTTATAATCATCAGCTAATTTAACGGCTTTCTTTGGCCCGATCCCGCGATATCCTGGAATATTATCAGATTTATCACCCTGCAAAGCTTTAACCAATACAGGATTACTCACCGGTACCGCTATCTCCTTTTCTTTTCGTGGTTCAAAAAGTATGTTACTAGAATACCTGTAAGGTATCTGTATCATATCACTGTCTGTCGAAATCACAACCGTCTTAGTCGGATGTAAAACTGACACAGCGGAATAAATTAAATCATCGGCCTCCATGAACTTTCTTTGATATTGTCTAACACCCATGAATTTAAACATCTCCTCGCAGACAGCAGTCAACTTTTTTAAATCGTCAGATATATCCGTTACATAAGGGTTCTTTTCTCTGTCTTTATATGTCGTAAGTATCTTCCTACGCCACACATCAGATCTTGGTGCATCCCAAAACATATGTATAGATGAAGGACTATAATTTCTGATCCATAAATTAAGCAAGCGCATGAATATAACAAAAGGGTGGACTGGATGTCCACCCCTCGTTTCTTCAGCCCTATGAGCATAGACTGCTCTATAAAGCGCATTCCTGACATCGACAAGCAGAGCTGGCCGAACCTGATCAATCATCGTCGTCATCCAGTTGGTCGAGCAGGGATTTAACATCGTCGTCATCATCGTCTTCTTCTTCGATGATTGGAGCTGGCTTTGGCTTAGCCTTTTGCTCTTCGACTTTGGCAGCTTTCTTAGGAGGAGTGACTGGAGTGTCGTCTTCGTCTTCCTCAACGATAGGAGCCTTAGCCGCCTTGGCTGGCTTCCGAACTGGTTCTTCTTCTTCATCACTATCGAAACCAGAAGAATTCGCCATTTGAGGGTTACTCTCCTCAGCATCATCTCCATAGATCAGGGTGTTGCTGAGCTTTTTGATCTTTTCGCGATCTGGTGACTCAAGTCTATCCCAAATATTAATTCTTTGGGACAATAGTTGAGTAATCATTTTAGTATTGGGGGTCCCATCTTCATTTTTAGCGATTGGGACCGGCTTTTTGTCATTACCAACAATGAACTTGCTGGTCTTATAACCATTCGTCTTACCGTTCATTTGAACTTGTAATTCAAATAGCCATGCGGAATTCTCATCAAAGAATACGCCGTACGGTTCCAGCTCTTCATCTGGATCAATCACATCCGGAGCATCACGATTGATGCAAGCAGTCCACATATCGAACAGCGTCTTAGGGGCCTTATAATACATGATGCGCCCACGAAGCTCTTCCGGATTCGCCTTAACGTTTGGGAAGAAGATATTGACTACATAGCTCGAATTAGGGAGCCAGTCAGTTCTGATCTTCTGACGCTCAGCGTCTCCCAAGCTCTTGTCGCGGAGTAGTTTAAGACCAAAATCACACAGAGCGCATTCTGAACCATCATAAACACGTGGGCAAGCGTGAGGATGGTTCTGAACCCAGTGTTGACCATAGTTCACGAAGAACAGGTCCATTGATTTTTCTACGATACCAGCTTTGAGCTTATCACCTTCCAGAAGGCCAGGTAGAACGTAGAACCTATATTTCAAGGTTTCTCCTGGCTTTGCTTTGGCTGGTCTGAATTCGTCTGGGTCAGACTTGCTGCCACCGAATTCTTTTAGTTTCTTCTTAATCGCGTTCAGATCATATGACATTGCGTAGGTCCCTTTGGGAAAAGTGCATTAGCTTCGTTCTTGTTCTTGCCTTTTGAAGCCCGCTAGACTGCGAGCTAATTCTGCTTTAATTCGGAGCGCCTCAATCGTGTGGTAAATCTTACCACATGTCATCTGCGCCTTCTCATATTTTAACTCCGCATCTCTTATCTCAGAGTCTGCTTCAGCTATGGCTTTGACCTGCTCAACGGTCAATCTGACCTTGGCAATCGAAGCCTCTGAAGTGATCCTCTCTATCACCCTCCCTTTTCTAGCCTTTAGCTTCCTCTCGGCAACAGCAACCGCAAGCTTCAATTCAGAGTATATCGCAGCCCAATAGGCATATTGAGCAGGAAGCCTCATCATCTGGTCTTCAAGCATGTCGTAATCAAGATCTAAATCTGGCAACATATCGACCTCAATAGTCTTATATGTTAACTTACCAGTTTCTTCACTCTTAGACTCAACGACCTGAAGCTGAACCATGAACTTAAACAAAGTAGAATTAGCCAGTTCTGCTGGTAAATTCTCTTCGATCCAGATCGGACGCTTTGATTTATTCTGCTTCGCCATTATTGTCTCCACGTCTTAAATACACAGCTAAAGGATATAACATTATACGCTATAAAAATCTTTAAAATGACGATAGGCACGCCATTTCTTCCCGATAGAAACCTTCACCGGGAAAATATATTCCTCCTCAAGCACCCCATCAAACGGTCTCAACATAATATTACAGACCTGCCTAATGGTACTATTTATCTCAGCCTTATCTGGAGGAGAAGCAACCACAATTGAGTCATGAATGTCACATACGATCCTTGAGCCCATCTTCTCCCATATCTTCCTAATAGCTATATGCATCGCATGAGCCACAGATCCTTGCATAACACCATTGAACGACGACAACCGATTCTTCTCATCTGTAACAGTGAACTTTCTTCCAAGAACGGTGCTCATAGAATCCCTAGCAGAAAGACGCATGATCCAATCACCAAGATCAGGATAAGCTTTATCGAAAACAATGCTGTTGTAATCCAAAGAATTGATACATCGCAAAAGAATTAGCTTACATTCATCACGAGAAAAAGTCTGATCCAATTCTTTCTGCTTACTAGCATCATTAAGAATAGACGCGAGCTTGGTGTACGGGTCAGAATCGATGAAGGCAGATGTTAAAGCTTTATCATTAGACAACATAGAAGCCACCCTAATATCAGCACAAATCCAGTCGAAATGAATCAGTACATCATTCTCCGAGCCATAGATAGTAGTCACATGATCCTTAGTGGAGAGACCCTGGATATTGAATTCAAGGCTTTTGCTCCTGCCAGTATGTGTTCTCTGACTCCATATAGGCTGGATATGGGTATAATTATACAGCAACCCGCTATTCTCTAAGTCCGCGTATACTATCGAGGAATTAGCTAGATATTTCTGGTAAACATTGACTTTATGTTTAGCCATTTCTTCGAATATCTCTTCGGTATACCTTTCATCAGATCTAACACAATCATCACTGTCTTTCCTGGCCATATGAAAATCGAAAACATTATATTCGCGATAGTCTATCGGTAAATCCAGTACGGTGATTAGATCTCTAAAATCTTGGCAAACTATCTCGAAATTCTTGTCATTTAATTTTAGGAAACACTCTCTAGCTTTGAGTGTTTCCTTCTTAATTTGCTTGATAGTTTTTAGTGAGCCTTCTCTATAAAGATCGAATTTATATGTCTTGCCATCTATGAGGAATGATATAAATCTCGGCAGTTTCTTGTTTTTATCTCTATTGAAGATAACTGCTATATATGCTCTTCGCACTATCGTACCTCATATTTCCTCTTTCTATAAAACATGATCAGCTTGTTATACCCTTATTCACGGCCTGAGCCACATCAGCTTGTGTTACCTTCGGCCCAAAATATTGGGTACGGGGGTCAGTCTTACCTTTCTTAGCTAATGTCTCCTTGATTTGCTGGGTCTCTCCCGGTTGTCTATGCTCTTTGAACGGGTCATTGTTCATGAGAGTATAAGTGTGCATATCTCTATGCACACCGTTTTTGTCAAGCCAACCATATCCACGAACGTATGTTGTAAAATTATGACCATATAGTGTCTTCTCGACATCTGTTGATTTGCATCGAGGGCATACGCATGCTGCATCTTTTTCTCTTTGAGTCGGATTCATAGAATGCGATGTTTCAAATAGAACATATGATTCATAGTTTTCATCGGATGATTCAACATCACCAGATTCTACCTGATTCATATAAGACTGTGAGCATGGAAGACACTTATAGATATAATTCGGCATTTCACACCAGTTCGATTTTGATAGATCTGAGCTTCATCAAGAAATTTCGTTCCGACATAAGAATGATACGCTCACCCTTATAAAAACCACCTTCAGTATTAATAATGTGCATATTAGCCCTATCTGGGAATAACACCACATCACCAATTGAAATCTGTGTTACGTTAGGCCCAACACCAATGACCACACCTTCATTCTTATACTTATCACGATCAGTCAACATGATAGATGATGCTTCCGCTTCCTGCCAAAGCGCAACCATCTCATTAAGAGGGTATAACTGTTTGATAGCCCTCTCATCGCCATGCACCGCAGGCATTTCTGCATTAGTATACGCAGATGGTCCACTAACAGTAGCCACAGTAGATTCAGAAGCAAGCTTATCGGACTTAGGTATCATAGTATCCTCCTAACCTAATTACACTTCTCTAACGACCATGCAATCATATTGGATCTCACAATTAATCGAGACAAGCTTAGGACCATTTCTATTCTTAGCCACATACATAGTAATCCGAGGTGGCTGTGCCTGCCTATCAGCCTCAGACTGATTTAAACTGACAACGTAGTCAAGAGAGAATTGCTTTGCGAAGCTCTCAGACGCTTTAGTAACATCAATCATGCTATCACTACCAGCACCACTACGATTAGTCTGAGTAGCAGTGAATACCAAAACATTCTCATTTTTAGCCAAACCACGAATCTCATTAGCAACGTGCTTCTGCTGAGAATAGTCATCCTTGTTATAGTTAGCATTCCTACTAATCATAAGATCCATATAGTCAAGAATCACAACATCAGGCTTCCAGCCCTCTTGACGTTTTAAACTATCCATCAAAGCATAGACGTGTGCAACACTGCATTCATCAGGCGGCATCTCATGTATCAGCAGCCTCTTGTTATAAGTCTGTTTTGTGCTGGTCATTACTCTACGAACGAGCTCTTGGTGGTGATGGATGTCATCTAATCGGACACCAGTAAGCGTCCCCACAGCCCGCAGAGCAGTCTTTAAAACATCCATCTCGAAAGTAATGAAGAGAACATCCTGACCCGTTTTGCCGTTGGATGTGTGTCCTCTTAAAGAACTGATTGCGTTATTGACTAGAAACACAGATTTACCGACGTTCGTCGGAGCAAGCCAGCACACCACTTCTTTAGGCGATGGACCACCATTGTTCAAAATATGGTCTAACCTTTGGAACCCTGTGGTCCTGTGCTCGATAGCATCAGGCTCGAATAGTAATTCGAAATTCTCTAAAAACCAGAATCCCTTGTCGCCGACATCAGCAATCCTGTTGGCTTCGTTGACGATTTTCTCGATATACTCAAAGTTCTCGCTGTTATATGCTTCAATCGCTTCCTCGCTGTAAAGCATACCGAATGCTCTAACCTTTGCCCACTTAAGAAGCGTATCCTTTATTAAAGGAATATCTCGCGGATTACTTTTCTTTTCTATGATCGGCAAAATGATGTCAAACGGGTCGCTAGATGTCAGAGTAGATTCAATGACATCTTTTAATATAGCTCTGGTAGGAACTACATTATATTTCTCATATAAGTTTAAGATCGTGGCAATGACGTAACGGCATTCCATTCTCTTAAACATATCAGGTTTTAAAAATCTGATCACCCCGGTGATGAATTCAGGGTGATCTAGTGATAACGCTATTATAGCTTCTTCTTGATACGGGCCAAACGGTTTGCTAGCGTTATCTTCTTGATCTAGATTGCTCAATATATCCAGCGTGCTCATGTGCAATATTTCTGCTTCTTGGTCTGTATAGCAAGTAGAACCGCTTGTGCTCTCATCTCCGCAAGAGTCAACGCCGTGCATTGATCTATCATCTCATCTTCTGTGAAATACAACACAGCACCATTAATGAGAGATGTCCTGTCGCCATATAGTGATGGGGCCAATGGCTGACTTGCAGACGCTTGAATTGTATAAACCCAAACATTATTGATGAACGACATTGACGATACTTTTACTGGCTCTAGGAAACCAAGAGCTGCAGACTCGCGAAGGTAAACGACATCACCTGGATTGTATTTTGGGCCTGTCATTCTGAACCTCCATCAAGGATTCCATCGTCTAAACCATCTTCATCTAATGTTTCTTCGATATTAATAGCGAAGTTTTGACGTTTCTGTATATCGCCAAACATCGCTTTATACGTTCGATCTTTAATCTCATTCATAATGGCTTCATTAGAACGGACATTTTGAATAGTATTATTGATGCCATTACCAACGTGGGTTTCCCCAAAATAGTAGTTGCTTCCACGTTTAGTAAAGACTTTTGCTACCTTCTCTGAAATTTCAATCAGGCTAGCTACTTCGTCGATACCGAATATCGGTCTAACATCTTTTCCTACGCATATATCGTATTCAGCTTCCAGAAATGGCGCTGCGACCTTGTTTTTTACGACCTTCGATCTCGTCCTAAATGCGATTATATCGTCTTTATCTTTAATGGGCGCGACCTTTTTGATTTCCATGCGAATTGAAGCATAGAATTTTAGAGCACGACCACCAGGCGTATGCTCTGGATTACCAAACATTTGACCGACTTTTTCACGCAACTGATTGATGAAGATAATGGTAGTCTTTGTATTATTGCACTTTCCTCTGATCTTTCCGAGACCTTTGCCCATCAGCTGAGCTAAGGCACCCATATTAGCGTCGCTTATATCACCCTCAAGAATAGATCTCGGTACTAAAGCAGCGACAGAATCGACGACCACTAGATCCACAAGCCCAGAATCAACGATGCGTTCTATGATTTGGAAGCCTTCTTCGCCACTATCCGGCTGCGAAATTATGAGGTTATCCGTGTTGACACCTATCTTTTTAGCCCATTGGATATCAAGGGCATGCTCAGCATCTATGAAGGCTACAACGCCGTTTCTTTTTTTGTCTTTAAAATAGTAGTTTTGGCATGCTTTCGTAATCTGCAAGCATGTTGTGGTTTTTCCACCTGACTCTGGCCCATATATTTCTATTATTCTACCTAGCGGCAAGCCACCGCATCCTAACGCGTAGTCTATTGATGCTACTTGCGTTGAGAACACTTGTACGTTGACTATTGATCCGTTTCCCTGTGCAATAGAGCCACTACCGAAGTCTTTTTCAATTGATTGCAGCAAATCATTTAGATTTGTGCTCTTTATTATCGTCTTCTTTTCCTTGGCCATCTCTTAGGTTTCCTAGCATTGAGTATATTTGTGACATGGTTTTGTCATAGTCTAAGACCTTTAACACATCTTTTGCTGGTAATCGTATTGTTATGGGGCCTTTGGTCAATACAAGATCGTGCTCCACAACTCCAGCGACCAGCCAATCACCATCTGTTGTGGGCTTGTCTATAGGGGATGAAATATAAGATAGGTTCTTAATAGTAAGTAACCTGACTCTATCAAGTCTTCCTATACGTTCTAGTGACTCTTGTGCCATGGCAAATTTATCTTTAGATGGAGGGTTCAATGCCGATGAGCAGTAAACTGACAAAGAATGAGAAAATGCTTGTTGAAGCTATCAACAGCATGTTTGATCTGGACGCGCAAGTAGGTCTCGCCTTCCATGACAAAAAAGATCTCGAACCGCATAATGAAGAACGCGGATACGAATACTTACACAACCAAATAGATGATATGTTCGCACTCAAAGCAGCAGAGCTCATCCATGCCGATAGCGTGAATCAGGCATTCCACAAAGTACACAGCTACAAATATCTAGATGACCCCACATTTCCAACTGCAATGGAAAAAGAATTGGTTGCACAAGCCGTGCCAGCAGAAGAACGAGCCAAAGCAGTTGCCGCCATAACCAGCATCATCAAAGAGCTAAGGAAAGAACAAAAAAACTGGGCTGAAAAAGACTACGGTTTCAACCCACACATGGACGAAATCGAAAAAGTATCAAAACCAGAACAACCACTAGATTTTAAAATCCATGATAAAGATGGATATAACGAAGCCAACGTGGACTGGGACAAAGAAGACTTTAAACCGGGTCGAACCCCAGACGCATGAAAATCAGGCAGATATACGAAAACCTCCTGAACCAAAAATTGCGAGAACTATCGCAAGATACCGGCTTCTTCCAAAGACCAGCCGTTAACAGCATACCATTATACGATGCCGAACGTGGCTTTGATTCCGACTCAAGAGCCACATCCAACACGACCGGCAAAAAAGGTATTCCCACATCTAAACGGCACAGAAAATTCTTCAATATAAGCATCGGGCCAGAAGAAATGTCTGTTCAGTAAACAGAAATAATACCTGAACCCTGACACTTAGGACAAACAATATCCTGATTCATGTTCCTAATACTGCCAGCTTCATGGCAGAGAGGACATGATTTCATAGAATCCTTATAACCAGATTTAAAATCTGGACTCTTACCACTAATAGAATCCTCAGCCATACGTTTAAACCGATTCTGCAAATGCTGATCATTCTCGCGCTTCGAAATCTTAATCCTTGTAGTGCCGGTGCCGTCTACCCTTCTCTCCGGAATCGCAATCGGAACGCCCTCCCGCCCCTCCATCATCGTGATTTTAGCCTGTCCCTTAAGTAAACTAGGGTCAAGCTTATCCTTAGAAGAGCTAGCCTGAAAGCTAGAAAAAGACTCAACTCCGCCACCACCAACAGACTGCATCATCTTATTATCAATGAAATCAGTCGTAACGATATCATCACCTTCCATAGGCAAAAAAGCCTGATTCTGAGGAGCATTATATTGTGGTTGAGGCTGCTGAACCACCGGTGCTGCAGGAGCATGAACTACCGACAAATTATTACCAGGATTTACTGAAATATTCAATCCCAACAACTTAGCTTGAGCCAAAAACTCATCGATCTGCTTCTGTCGATTAGTATATGCAATACGAGCACTCTTGATAGTCGCATCTTCCGCATGCTCATCACATATAACGACGGTTGTCCTCTCACCACCATCTAATGTGATTTGAAGCGTAGTATTTAAATTTTCAGAAGCGCCACAGTAAACACAAGTGCTCATAGAAGATCCTCATCATGAAAACGCGATTCATCGTTATACCCGTCAACCTAGGCATCAATATTGATGATATTATAAGTACAGATCTAACTGATCTGACAACAGAATCGAGATCCGAATTAGATAAAGCACTCAACATAGCAAAAGCAGTACAAAGCGTCAAAATAGAAAAAACCAAACAAAAAGAAGAAAAAACCACCAAGCTACAAAAAAACATAATAGCCCTATACGAAGCAATTAAAAACGCAAACACAACAGGCGTATCATCAAAAGACATAAAAACAATACTAAACGACGAATCAGCAAACCTAAGCACACTGACACCAAAGCTACGGACATACCTGAAAGAACAAGACCCTGAATATGAATTAGAAAAAGTAACAAGAGCAGGAACAGTATACTATCGCTTCTCTAAATAGGCTTTTTCTCGACAAACCCCCGCTGAGCATACTTAATTAGCCTCAAAACGCAACTGCTAACATCCATGCAGTGATCCCACTGGGCATAACTTCCAACGCAATGGATACCTAATTTTTCGACGATATCGAGAATAGGCATTTCACCCAACACAAGGTAATCCTTAATGCTCGTACCATCCAAAATGTCAAAGTCCTTCAAAAAAGACATAAAATACTGACCTGGATAAGGAATTTCCTCATTAAAATAAAACAAATACCTATTTTTCGCAATATTAGAAACCTTAAAAAATGAAAACATCTTATCGACCACCATCACCTGATTACTACCCTCAAAATCCAAGTGCTCAGTATAAACATGCATAAAATGAACAGGTTTAGCCTTAAGATCATGAGAAACGCCACAAAGATCAAAAAGAACATTCAATGGAATAGTGCTTACAATGTTCTCATAGTCCACCCTTTTGCCTCCCTCAAAAACTAAAGTCTTATCCTTAATAGCTGTTAGCCTCCCCAGCTCAGAGCCCTTTGAAATATCAGTGGTTTCTAGGTACTTTGAATACAGCTCATTTACTCTTAAATCGTAGACCTCAAGTTCCATATTGTGTTTCATATAAGCACTAATATGAGAAGGCGTGTTTACTCCAAACAAATTACTAGCCCAATCCATACAGATTCCATCATCATGATTCTGGTACAGTAATCCTCTGATGGAATAAGCCCTGTTATATTGAAACTTCTGAACTTTACCGAATTTATCAGACACAAAGCAATCTACTTCTTTATTGGCCACCATGAAGTTGTCGTCGAGACTTGGGTTAAAGGAAAAAAACCTACTCTTATAAAACGGAATTATTGTCCAATCTGGCCCTAAAATATCTCTTGCAAGCATCGCTACGACACCAGATCCTAATATGTATTTCATTCTTCCACCAAATCCTCATCAAAATTGATACCAAGGTCACTCTTCGGAAGCTTCTTACCAGAACCATAATCTATGAAGTCACCGCCAAACACAGCCTTCCTCTTATCAACATCAACCGGCTTATTGAAGCCAACCAAAGGATTAAAAGCATGATCTATGAGATCAGACAAGCTCATAATATTGGCTCTAATAGGATCTATAAAAGGAAAAACTGGTTTCGGTCTCAGACTCTCACACTGCTCACAGACACATTCACCAGACATTCTATACTCAATACCAGCACCGCACGCAGGACAAGTCAACAGTACCTTAGTAGGTCTTACAAGATCACCAAACGCATCTAAAGACTTTCGGTGATCCACTATGTTACCACTAAACTCAAAAGGTCTTGCATAGACCTTTACTCCATAGATATCGACTTCGACTAAATCGTACGGATTATAACTCACGATGAACTAGACCAGGATGATTCAACAGGTACGTTTTGTTTAGAAACCCAGTAATGATATCTATCTTGACAAATACTTATTTCAAGGTCTCTAGAAGATGCTTCGACTGAAGCATTCTTCCTAAAATCAACTCCACCACAAACGCACACATTCTTAGAAATGCTATTTCTCCCACATTTTAAGCACACATATGGCTGTTTAGACATATTTACAGAAACTTTCCCGAAGACAGCATAATAATAAGCATCTGACAACACAAGATCTACACCTGTTAAACCACAAAAATGCTTCACAATGCCAGTCCTATTGTTCATACTAGAAGTATAAACATTAACGACTTCATCAGAAACACTTTCATAGCATGCGGCACAAAAGTCAAATGACTTCTCCGGTTTTTGCTGCAGTATATCTGTTATAGGTGGTCTCCTACCGCCATACTGCTTTACCTTCATCACATTCACACTATAATAATCAAAGTCTTCCTTATTCGTCGCTTTGCATATATCACATATTATTCCGGTTTGATCTTGCGTTTGCATCGGACTTTCTCTTAAGTTTCGATATCTTCTGACGTCTACTTACACAAAACATACCCCTAGCATCGAAATCAACAGGAATATGAATTCCAATGCCAGGTTCAAAACACGCCTCATCCTGCATCATTAATTCCTTCTCCCATACAAACACCATACAATCAGCAATCCCATCAGTACCAAAAATCTTACCATAAGGTTTACCTGTCTTAGTCATATCCCTAACGAATTTGCTTGTATACAAATGTAAAAAATTGTTTCCTTCCTCCTTAGAAGCGCGATCCTTAGAAGCAGCTATGGTTCCATCACCGGTTATCTTATAAGAACCAAGCGGAGAATCAAGGTAATACCCAATATACTCCTGCTGGAAAGCTAATCTTTCTTCTAAAGTAAAATCGTCTAAAGTCACTTTATTAATATTTTCTAAAGTTACTTCGATTTTCGGCATCCATTTCGTTATCGCTGGTGGGATCTTATTACGTTTAGGATAGGCGCGGCGATACTCTTGCTCTTGGCGATCACGCTCCTTGGCAATCGTCTTCTCATCCCATCCTTCTAGAGCCATAAGGTCATTGTGAAGTTGCACTTTCATCTCTCTAATGTCTTTATTCACAGAGCAGTAAAAATACTGATAATACTTCCATAAAGCACGGCTGTTCTGATGTCCAGGCAATTGCTGGAAAGCATTTAACTTGATAAATCTTTCCAAAACAGGTTTACTCCTCCGGCCAGAATCTTCACCACCGACAAATTCATCAAGCGATTTATAATCACCCTTTCCAGTAAAAACCAAAGCGGCTGAATCACCAATGCCTTTAATACCAATCATGCCCTGATTAATACTGTCGCCAGATACCTTGAATCCACGCTGAAGATTATTTATATCAATAGTACCGAAGTGAACACCCTCGGCTGGAATGGCTGGTTTATGGCTCCCACTGTATGTGATTACCGACGGCTTCCATTCTTCAGACCTAGCCATGCCCATATATCTAGGCAACTTCTTGGCGTGGCAATCACTCATAATAGCAGCCCAAAACTCAGGTGCAAAGTGCGCCTTCAACCACAAGCATCTCATAGTCAGCAGGCAGTAACTCACACTATGTGATTTATTAAATGCATACCTGCCGAATGTTTCCATCTTCTCCCACCAGTACGCAGCAGCTTCCTCACCAATAGACTTACCAGCACCTTCAAGCCATTTGGTCTTAATCGGCTTTAATTTGTGTGTCCACTTCTTAGCCACGGCCTTCCGAGCATCCTGTGATTCAGGACTAGTGAAAGCAGCAAGCCTCTGCCATAGTGCCTGTAACTGTTCTTGGTAAACAATAACCCCATAGGTGGACTCAAGAACAGATAAAAACTCTGGGTGCAACTTCTCTTTCCATTTATTAAGACTATCATCGCGGTTAGCCATAGCCTCAGGAATTGATTGCATAGGACCTGGGTGGCCCATGGCATTTAAAAGCATTAAGTCTTCGAAAGACTTCACACCATGTTCTAAGATCCCTTTGCCATTATCTGTATCAAATTGAAATATGCCATCAGTCTTCTTATCGTTCGCAAGCTTCAAAGCTGCTGGATCATCCATGTTTATAAAATGTTTTTCCCCGCTCTGATCGAAATAAAAGCCGATTATCCTTTGCTCTGGATCATTATAATCCATTCCCTCCAGATTATCACCAAACGAAATCCCGCGATTTTCTTCGATAAACTTGCATGCCTCGAATAGGTACTTCACAGTCTTTAAACCAAGTAGATCCCATTTGACATAACCGAATTTGCTCAGCTGAGTGGTTCTTCCCTCGGTCCACATGCTTACCCAAAAGCCCTTCTTACCACTTTTCGCCATTGGAACGTTCCCAAACAATGGCCTGTCAGTAATAATCAGAGCTCCCGCGTGCATCCCCTGATTCCTAATGCGGCCAACTAGCTGCTTGGCGTAGTCAACGACATTCGGGTGTATACGATATAATTCAGCAAGCTCTTTTACTTCTGCTAAGAGCTTACCAATGGTCGGGGCCTCAGTATCTGTCTGATTACAAAAAGGGCATATTTTCGCATCATGCACCTTTCCGCAATCTTGTTCAGCCCCTTCAATGATGATTCTACTTTTACAAACGGAAAACCCGCCTTCTCTCAGATCGTCGACTTCATCAGGCATCTCAGTGGTGAAACGCTCTGCCTCATATCGTGTCATAACACCAAGTGCCGTAGACACGTCTAAAATCGCACTTCTTAACTTGTAGGTCTGCCAGGTCCCAACAGAGCAAACACTGCCATAAACATCATCGACGTTACTCCCATAACGCTGAATCGCATATTCCTTCAAAGGATCTCTAGATTCTGGGATACAATCGATATCGATATCTGGCATGTCAGTATCTTTAGTGATATCTTCAGGATAATACCCATACTTGTTCTTGTAACTCATAACACTAGAAGCCGCAATGGAATTAAGCATCGGCGTGGTCCGCTCATAGAACGGATCATCATCAGAAACACCCAACAGATACGCTATGAGAAGCCTATTTGGGTTTTTAAGCCCCTTTTGATCAGATTCAGCAACACGTATCCAGTATGCTTCTGTACCCTGTTTTTCAATCTCTGATATTTCAAACATCAATCTATCAACATACGTGCTGCCTAATGCTTTACCTTTAGGTATTAACGTTTCTTTCATATCATTCCAGGTCATACATCTTCCTTTATCTGGATCTGATGGGCTGATTTGATGTGGTTTGTTAGGCCATAGCTGCTAATTGTCTTCTTACCACAGATGTGGCAAGCATATACAGTACCGTCAGTAGAAATCGGCTTAGCTTTGCAAGTTTTAGCATGCAAAGTATAACCAGACATGGAAGACATAATTTTTCCACAATTAGCACATTTCATGCCATCATTGCCTATAGCACACCCTATCATTTTCGATAATGGCTTTTCTCTATCCATTTCATAACAAAGATCTGGTGGTCGCCATTCTTTATTCGATGGCCTGCCTGTAACCCAGCTCTCATGAATAGGAAGGCTCATTGAGTCTAAGTTAGCATCACTATCAGCGTATAGTATAGCATCAACTGCCCTTATTTTAACGTAGTATAATGGTCTTCCGTCTTTCACACAAGCTTTTAAGACGTCTTTGTACGCTTTATCATCTAACTCTATAATTTTCGATATCGTGGTTTTGTGAAGTATCAAGCCTCTATATTCTTCATATTTAAAATCGCTTTTTGCCCAGTATGGCCTTAATGATAGTAAAATGAGTATCTCTTTTAGACTCTTTTCTTCTCCATTAACATAGGTCTTATTGTTTTCTTCAGTGATTTTATAACCTTTGGGGTTCAAGTCTCGCATTGTATTTGTATTCTTGGTTTAGAGCAGCTGTTTTTGCCATATCTAACATTGAAATACAATCAGCACCCCACGTTATATCTGTTAAATCGATTCTTAGGTCGTTAGGATTATCAACGTTATATCTAATAGTAATATATGCATCTTTGTGCTTTAAAGCAGATTTAGCTAATTTAAAGCTCTTATAAATGTAATCTCCAGAGCCTAAACCTGATGTTATTACACATTCATTTTGGCTCTGGAGATGTTTTAGTCTGATAGCACAGCCATAAGAAGGTATCTTATCTTCGATGCATGCTATGCAGATCTCGATATCATATAAATGAGCCATCGACAGCCACTAGCTTAGGATATTGGGAGCCCGTCTCAACCGCGAATGCATCGAGAGTACGAGCCACAGCATTTAAGACATGGTTTTTTGCAGCTATCTTATCGCTAGAACTACGCCACTTACCTATTTCGACAAGAACATTATCAGCTAGTTGCTTAACATTCGAAGGAAATTCTTTTCCTTCTGATTGATAATTGCTGACATAGCTATCGATGATTCCGGTCACGTATAATGCAGCTGATTCTGTGATATTGTAAGACAAATGGCTTATTTCTCTGTCTTTACGCTCTTGATTTGTATCTGTGATAAAGTCAATTAGCTTGAGCAAATAAGCACAAAGCTGATCACTAACGCCATTCATTATCACTATGTGCGTTCTGACAGCGTGCTTAAGCTCTTCGACCTGAGCATTGCGCCTGTCGCTATAATCTTCTTCAATGCCAGTTCTTATATCCGCTGGTGCCAAAGCCGTTGGCATGCTAACAGACTGCATTCTTGGATCGTTCATAGGTACCTCCTGCCATATTTACTTGCTACCTGCAAAAAATCACTTAAATTCGGGTAGTTTTACATTCAGCAAATAGCCACCACGACTCGGACTCAAGAATCTGTCGAATGACAAACCCCATTTAAGCGGGTCAATGCTAGAGATTCCAAGCAGATAGCAAACCAAACTCCCTGGAGCACTACCACGAGGATAAAACGGAAATCCTAGAGACCTCCCATGATCTATTAGGTCATATGTTATTAAAAAATAACTGCTAAAACCCTTCTCGATGAACCGAGTAAGTTCTATTCTGGCTTGCTCTGCATACGTCACAAGCTTGCCATCAACCGGGAACTTAGTCTTCACCTTATCTAAACCAAGTTCTTTGAGTCTCTTCGTCGCAATACGAATCAATTCTTGGTCTGACTGATCGACAGACGGAATCTTGGGCGTGGAGTCTACATTTAATTTAGAACATCTATTAGCGATTTCTAGAGTATTATCACAAGCTTTCTGGAAAAACCCATCATCGATACCTTTGCTATAGCCATTATCAGTAAATCTCTCATGTAATTCCTCTCGGGTCTTCATGTACTGCTCATCACTATTAACGTGAAAAAGATCAGGGCTATCAACGGTTGTCTCCTGTGAAATAGCCATCATGATCTTCTGTAATATAAAATCCTTGCGGTGCATATAATGACAATCATTCGTGATCACCGACGGTACCTTGTAATGATCAGCAAGTTCAACCTGCCACCGAAAGACCTTCTCATCATTCTCGACCCCAGGCATTTGTAACTCCATAAAATAATCTTCGCCAAATGCGTCTTTGAATTTTTTTATATAAGCTGCGGCATCCCTAAAACACTCCTTAGAGCTTCTCTCCCAGACCACATTGTCCTCTTTATCCTTAATACTTCTGAATCTAAGCTCATGACTAACTGGTCCGTTTAAGCATCCAGAAAGAATGATTAATCCCTCTTTGTACTCACAAAGCTTCTCAAACCATATCCTGTTATACTGTGTAGTACCAAGTCCGAACAATCCTGTATCATAAGCCTGAGTAGTGAGCTTTATAAGGTTCTCGACACCAGTCTGATTCTTACATACGACAGTTAAATGCCTGTTCCGGAACATCCTTGCAGCGAGCTCTTGATTTTCTTTGCGCCATTCTGGAGATCGATATTTAACACCATCCGCGTGCATTTTCTGTCTTAGCGGCTCATAATCATTATAATATATCTCACAACCGACTATACTCTTTAGACCGTATTGTTGAAACGCGATGTACATGTCAGGGACACTACCCATATGACCATGCTCCGTAGCAGCCATAGCCGGATATCCAAGATTATGACACCTCTCGGCATATTGCTGCGGAGACGATACCCCATCAAGAAAGCTGAAAATAGTATGAGCATGGAGATGGACAAAAGGAGCGTGCGATTGCATAGAAATGATCGTATCCCTAGTATCAATATTTTATGACTATCAGAAAAACACAGGTACGCATAGATGAAATTCACCTATATTCATTTTTTATCCCCGTCCTGTAAGGCATCCATAAACCATGATGGAAACAGCCTACCACTTCTCTTAATGAACCCGACAAAGCTCCCATCAATGATATAAGTGTCAGCGTAATCCTCAGGACCACGAATAGATCTACCGTACGATTGAACCAGCTTTAAAGCTGTTAGCCAAGGAATATAAGCCGGATCAAGCTGGTTACGCCTGTTAAGCTGCTTATTATCAAAAAAATTCGGAAAAGGCACCTTGCTAATGACCTGAAACCGACTCAAATCACCATTCAAGTCGACACCCTCATGCATAGCAGGAGCAACAAGAATACTGCCAGGTCTGCGAGCATGCAGCTCCAGTAACTCCTTCTTGTCAGGAAACATCCTCTGAGTGATAAATCTGTGCCTACTTTGGCAACCATCGTAGAGAGCATCAAGAATAGCAAAATTGTGTGTATGAATCATACCACGTTCATCCGGATATCGATCACATATCTCATCAACAACATCTATCACCTTAGGCATCCACTCATTCATGCGGCTCTTACCACCTGTAAGATTACCACAATCCTTGAAATAGATCGGACGATTCTCTACAGGGAACCTATTCTTCATCCTGTATGACGCAATCTGATCCTTTTCAAGACCCAAAGCATTACAAAAGACATTGATATCAAGAATTGTAGCGCTCATAATAAGCACCTTGTCAGCGAACCTGAAAAGCATCTTATCAGCGTAATCCCGAATGAAAACAGGCTTAAATTCGACCGAAAATTCCTTGCTCCTCTCAGCATACGTAGTCTGACATACCCACTCAGAATCTTCGAATGTCTCCAGGAACTGAATGACCCGTTTAACAAGCTTACTCAAATCGTCCTCAGTCTTGTGATCCTCTCTGCGTTTAGCATCTTCGATCGCAAGAGCAATGACTTCAGCGATACGTTCTTCTTTACACCATTCAAAATAATCTCGCGGATCTTCATACTTCGGCAAAATAACACCGAAATCCTTAAAAGTATCACTCGCAAACACAAACGACACAACGTCGAGCAAAACCTGCTCAATATTATGACCCTCATCGATAATCAACAGATCTCTCGGCATATCAAACCTACGAGTCATCATAGTCTGATAAATGAAGCTATTGAAATTCATACAAACGACAGGACCATTAACAGACTTAAAGACCTGCTCGTAATAAGCACATGCGCTGTACACCTTACCAGCCGGAAGATGATTCAAGTCGCCCTTCGGGACACCCGGGATCTGATCCCTCAAGAAACACCCAGAGCATTTGTGACCGTCTTTGCGTCCTACCTTCGATTTGCAATACCCAGCTGCACAATCCGGCTTCTCATCAATCTTCTCATCGAGCCTATCAAGCGGGATAATTTTTGCGAGCTTATCCCTGTTTCTCTCATAATAGTCGCAGTGATACGCATTCCTACCTTTGAGTTCTACAACCTTATCGCCAAAATCATTCATGAACTGATCTTGAAGAATCTTCGTGATTGTGAGATAGTACGAGCTTTCAGCCATATTAGCCATCGTCATACCGATAGCTGATTTACCCGAGCCGGTAGGGCATTCGAGAATCACGACCTTCTTACCCTCATTGAACTGCTTACAAGCAAATTCAATGGCCTTCTTTTGGCCATCACGAAATTCAGCCTTGGGGAAACAGTCGTCAATTCTGTCTAGATCATATTGCATTATTGCGCTCTCTTTCTAATTAAACAATACACGATTTATAACGATATTACTTCAGTATTTGAGCATTGAAACCAGACCCCATAGAAAGAACATATGAGCCAAGTACTAATCACAGCAGACATCCACTTTGGCGTACCCGGCAGACTTGACGATATCTTATACTCCTGCAGAGTAATGAGAGAATATTGTCGACTAGCGAACATCGACACAATACTCGTGCTGGGTGACCTATATCACGACCGCAGATACCTTGAAATAGACGTACTATCAGCGTCATATAAATTCTTCGAAGAATGCTACTCAAAATATAACCAACGCTGGGTGATATTCCCAGGCAATCATGATATGTTCCTCAGACATAGCTGGAGAATTAACAGCCTAACGCCGTTAGCACAAGTCACCACATTAATAGAGGACGTATGCAAAATAGAAATAGAACGACAAACATTCTGGATTTTACCATTCATATCATACGAAAAATCATACATGACAGTGCTAAACAAAATAAATGAACAAGCAGATGAGAACGACATCCTGCTAACTCACATCGGTGTAAACGGCGCTACCATGAATACATGCTTCATGTTAAAAGACTGGGGCCTCGTCAATTTTAGTGATACGAAATTCAAGAGAGTCTACACAGGGCACTTCCACAGTAAACAATCAATTGGTGATAGAGTATTCTATCCAGGCAGCCCAATACCATTTAAACACGACGAAGGCAATGTTCCTCACGGTTTCTACGTCTATAATCTAGAAACAAGCGAACACAAATTCATAAACATCTGGAAGGCCGGAAGACAATTTTTCCCTAACGAAACGCCACCACCACAATTCTGCAGCATACTGGATACAGACCTTGACAATCTAACACCAGAAGATGTGAAACACAACAAAGTCAGAATAGCACTATCCGCTGACACCCCAGCAGATAAAAAAAGAGAAATAAAAGAAAGACTCGAAGCATTAGGGGCTGAAAATGTAAGCTGGATGAACCTAAAAGAAGCAGCCCCAGACATACAAGAAATAAATCAAAATATCGAAAAATCAGACTTATTCGAACTGTTCATAGCCAATAACGAAAAAAGCACAAAAGATCTAAACATAGACCTACTAAGAAGACTAAACGCTGAGATAATCCGCGAAGGAGATGAGCAGTATAGTCTCTCGTCAGATAATTGAGAACATAACACCGCACTGTCATATTAATTCAGGAGGCAATAATGCTAAACGACCTAAAGACAGAGATGAAGAATGCGTTCTCAATACCAGCACCTGCAATCGGCATTGACGTCGACGGTACAATCGACCAAGCACCTGAGTTTTTTGCTACGCTAACACAAAATTGGCCAGGCGATATTCACATCATCACGATGAGAAGCGACCCACAAGACATCGCTGATACACTGACGCATTACGGCCTTAAATGGACACATATCCACCCAGTGTATGGTGTGAAATGCAAGGCCGAAATTATTGCACGGCACAAGCTTGTCATGTACTTTGATGATATGCCCGAAGTGTTGCAGACAGTCGAAGAGCCATATAACGTCTGCTTGATCAGAAATCCAGGTAACTTCGATCATGATACCAAGCAATATATTATGAGTAATAAAACCGCTTATCTCATATAAGCGGTTCATCCGGAAGTCCCAAAGCTCTTCTATTAGACTGAAGCCTATCTAATTCCCGATCTGGATCATAATTTCCAGGCTGATTTGGCCCCAAATCGGGAATTACAACTTCGCCTTTATACATCCCAATATTCGTAGGGGTGGCATCAGTGTGAATAAAGCCAGTATCATCATATAACTTTCGCAAGATCTTAAGCATATCCATCATGTAAGGCTTAAGACTTTCTTCCAGCCTATTATCCTTAATGATATCATCACATATTTTCGATTGTACTGCTACATCAGAAGGAAAGCCATTAAAATCATCATCGTCAATCAGAAGAGTAAGATAATCACTTGCTTTTTTGTATTGCTTGTCGACATTTTGCATGTCCACTGCTGGCATCAAAATAGCATAGTAGCCACCATCCAGCTTCTTAATATCCATAGCCACAGTGTTGGTATTTTTTTGCTGCTTCGCAAGATATGCAACATTAGCCTCTACTCTGTTGTTTGTTATCTTAATCACAAGATTATCTATGAAATACGCCCTCGCTGTGCCCCCTTCACGAAAATAAGGCACTTTGCCAGGGACAAGTTCAACTCCGTGGGATTCAGCCCAGCTAATAAACTCTGGATCACTAAAATACCGGTCAGAAACAGCTAATTTGCTTTCTGTAAGTTGAGCCCCGATATTAAATGTGCTCGATATAATATCAGATACCTCTCTGAGCCTGTATTTTAATAACGCTTTTTTGCGTCCCAATTCTAATTTCTTCTCTTTCCCATCACCGATAGTGTACTTCCATCTGTCTTGATATTCTTGTTTTTCTTTTGGTTTTATAGATTTATGAGATTCTTTGATATAAAATGGCTCGAATGTGAATTCTGTAGAATTATATGCAGGGTATACTATTGACGTTGGGGGTATACCACGCTTTAAAAGTGTTTGTGCCATCGAATCTAAACTTCTTTTTGAGTCGCCGATTGCCCATACACAAACGAATGGAACGCCGTTTATTAGGTCATGATATCCGTCTTCTACATCCACTTTACAAAATGCTTTAAGATCGGTCTCGTCGATAGTCAAGTTTCCGAACCTGCCCCACACTGCTATCTTTTCAATGTTTAACGTAGCATATTCTTCTGCCCAGTCTAAATTGGGTGTCTTCTCTAACTGTTGTTGATGGTAGTAGAAAAAGTCTTTATCGTTAAACCAATCTTGATGTGATCTGTTTAAAACCCAGTCTATGAACACCACACCAGTCTGTATGTGGTATGCAAAGTTGTAAACATGGTCGACTTTTGCTACACCTATTCCCATGGCTTCGTCCATGGTCATGTTTTGAAATAAGCTAAGTGTTTCAGTCTCAATAGTATTCATTGCCTTATACCCTGTTTTAAATGGCAGCTCTCATAAGTTATATTTAAATATTGAGGAAGTCACAGAATGTTGTCACATGTTGCCAAGGGAGATAACACAATGCAAGTGATAATCGCAGGTAGTAGATCGATTGATATCGGTGTCGACAAATTGTCAGCTATCGTACAAGCCAGCGGGTTTGATATTGATACAGTAATAAGCGGCGGCGCTAAAGGTGTTGATGCTGCAGGCGAAGCATACGCAATAGCGAAAGACCTTGGGCTTAAAGTCCTTAAAACCGATTGGAAAATGGGCAGAGGAGCCGGAATGATCAATAATCGGCGCATGGCTGATCAAGCAGATGCCCTAATTGCCGTATATGACGGTATTTCGAAAGGCACAAAGAACATGATAGAGCTGATGAAGCAGAAAGGAAAGCAGGTATATGTCTACAACGTACAAGCTTGAGACAGTACGAATAAAGCAAGCATTTGCAGAATCGATCGACATAAGATATAAGCTCGATGACCATGGCGATATGCCGCCATGGTTAACTGTGTGGGGCTATGTAACCATCGTTAGATATGATCTCTGGCATGAGACCACCGGAGAAGACGGAGATTCAGACGGTGAGTATTATGTAGGCAAATCTTCAGCTAAACCACCTAAGCAGAGGTTCCGAGTAGATTTTAGATTCCCTAGTCATAGTCCCGATAAATGCACAATAAGACAGGCAGCTCTTAAGCTCAGCAACGAGTCTCAGATTTGCACGTACGTGTCTGAAATGCTGAAAGCTGAATTCGAAGGCAAGAAGATATTCCTACCTTAAATCTCCATCGCTTCTAATGAGATGCTTTCCGTAGCAAACAAGGCAAATCCATCTACATTTGCCGATTGCAAACCACTTGCTATTGATACCAGGGTGCTGCCTGTTTGGACAGTGTCATCAACCAATAATACATTGCTGTCACTCTGCGTGATGCCGGAGAGATCGTATAAAGTCATGTATTTTCTTAAAGTAGGCAAAACATTCCGGATCTTAAATCCTTTCGCTTTGCCTTTATTTTTACCGACCTTATAAGGTGTAATGCCGTCTTGGAAGTATTTTTCAAGACTGGCGTATTGACCTACCATAATTGTTTTGGGATCTACTGCACCAATATTTAATCCCTTGTCTTTTGCATATTCAGAGACGTCAAAAATGTCCGATACCTTTAAATTAGGCGTTACCGCTTTTTTAGGGATTGTAACATAATTATTAATACCAGCAGCCATTAGCAATAAATTAACTATAGCCTTCGGTGTGCCAGCTACAATAATAGCATCATAGCCATCTTTAATCTGAGCCAGGCGGTCGCCAGCTATTTTGACGAACTGCTGAACATCTGGATCAGTTGGATTTTTTTGGATATAATCAGAAAGATCGTTGGCGTTATCTTTACCAGTCTTCATGATACCTTGTTTTTGCTGGGCTATTGGTTTTTTGCTAGCCCTAGCACCAGCCACTATTTCGAATTCAGCCGCTATCGCTTCAAGCCTACTTTGAACGTAATCATAAGAAGCCATTATTCTCTGCGCACCAATCGCCCTCTTCTGCCCTTCCGCGTTGTTTCGGGTCTTCTGAGTAGCAACATTAATTTTACTCTCACCAAAAAGCAGCCCATTTATCGTCTCATCCTCAAAGAACATAATATCATTTTTAATCTCCGATACTTTCTTAAGAAATTCGGCAGAACCGATCCCAGTTAACTTCTCTACTACATTATCGACTAATTTTATGGTATCTTCTTGTACATAATCAAGATTTTCATAATAATCTAAGCTATTATCTTGTGCTAGCTTATTTTTCCTTTTGTTTATCTCAGTATAAACACTTTTCAGCGCTGTTGCTGTTTTGTTTTTCCAGCTCAGACTTTCCTTGGTAGCATTTAATTGCCCTATCTGTGCTTGAGATGCTCCAGTCAATGATTGGATCTCATAAGCTAAATAATAGTCATGGCCAGCCACGTTCGCGATATAGACTGTATTCGCAATGTTAACAAGCTTAATAATGTCATCTGGATTATCAGCCGCAAAATCAAAAACCACATTTTTATCTTGGTCAAACTGCACACCCTCATTAAATGAATTAGGGTCCTCAGTTATAAGATTCGCTATAGACCGGACAGAATACCGCATAGTCAAAATCTCCTCTTATACTATGACTACTATATATTTTACTACTATTGAGAAGACCATGAAATGCTGCCATAAAAGCTATGGCCGCACAAATCTCATACCAAAAGGACCTAACAATGCAAAACGCAATCGACACGATCAAAGCACTCGAAGCCACCAATAGCCGAAATGAAAAAGAAGCGATCCTAACAGAAGCAATCACACAATACCCAGAATTATCGCAAATCTTCACAGCAGCACTAGACCCATACATCAACTACTATATCATCCAAATGCCGACCAAAGGCACAGGAACCGGACTGCCACTAAACGAATTTCTAGAGAAAGTCAGCTTCCTGTCGAACAGAACCATCACCGGCAACGACGCCAGAGACCTCGTCAGGACACTTAACCAACAAGCTACAGAAGAAGAATGGCACTACATCTACAAACGCATCATCCTTAAAGACCTCAAATGTGGTGCGACTGAAAAGACGATTAACAAAGTCTACAAAGCAGTGACAGGCAAAGAACTCGTCCAAGTATTCTCATGCCAACTAGCTCACGATAGTGCCGACCACCTCACCAAAATGGTAGGACCAAAAATCATCCAAGCCAAATTAGATGGCGTCCGAATCGTAGCGATCAGAATTGGCAAAGCATGTACACTGTATAGCCGCACTGGCAAAATCATCTCAAATTTCCCGCAGATCCAAGATGCAATAAGCTCGCTAGAACTGCCGCAAGGATACGAAGAAGGAATTGTATTTGATGGCGAAATCATGAGTGCATCATTCCAAGACCTTATGAAGCAGCTCAACCGTAAAGACAACGTTAACACCAATGATAGCAAATATTACATCTTCGATATGCTTCCATTGAACGAGTTTACTAAGGGGACTAGCACCCTCAGCCAGCTTGAAAGGATGGAAAAAATAACCGAAGTCATCAAAGCTAGCAATAGCAGCGAACTGCTCGACACATTGCTTCATGATATAGTGGACCTCAGCACAGATGAAGGACAATCACAATACAAGGAAATCAACAGGAGAGCAATAGAATCAGGTTACGAGGGCATCATGATTAAAGACCCCGCAGCAATCTACCAATGCAAGAGAACGTCAGCATGGTTAAAAATGAAGCCATTCATCGAAGTGACTGTAGAGATAAAGGGCTATGAAGAAGGCACTGGCAAACACATTGGAATCCTGGGTGGTTTTCAATGTGATGGTTATGACAATGGCAAGAATTTTACGGTCAGCGTTGGTGGCGGGTACACCGATGAGCAACGCAAAAAATTCTGGGAATCAAGAGAAGATCTGATTGGTCAACTTATCGAAGTGAGAGCAGATGCTATCACTCAAAATCAGGATGGAACTTACAGCCTGAGGTTCCCTAGATTTCAACGATTTAGAAGCATGGCTGCTGGTGAGAAGATCTGATAATAGACAGCCAGCAAAACGAGGCATGTTAGTGTCGTTTTGCTGGCTGTCTTATTTTACTTCACCTGGCATACATTTACCAAGCTTCGTATAGTATTCTGGATCTTCTTCTAGGTGATCCATAGCTATCTTTTTGGCCATTTTCGGATCAGAAGTATGCTCAAATTCGGTTTTGATTCCTTTTTTGAGCTCTTCTGGATCGATTTTTGACAATGCTTCTTCGAGTCTAAGATTGAAAGCTGACATGTCTCTCTCCTGTAAATTATGTCAATCTTTTATAGCGACCGTATGGTTTTCGGCCATCGCTACTTGTAACCAGCTAGATCCACCCATAATTGTCTGCACTGGAGAAGATTTTGATTCTGTCGTGTTATCCCCTAACTGACCATACCCATTATCTCCCCAAGTCCACAGTGTGCCATCAGATTTAATACCAGCAGAACTAGTACCAGAAGTCGAAGAATACTTCCAATTCCCAGCGGTCATCACCTGGACCGGATTAGACCTATTTTCAGTTGTGTTATCACCAAGACCTCCACCATTGTTATTGCCCCAAAGCCATAACGTACCGTCGGTTTTTATAGCAGACATGGATATATAATAAATGGTATCTGCACCACCACACGCTACAGACTTCCAATTTGTACCACCAAGCGAGGTTTGAACTGGCGATGAGCGATTTCTGAAAGAGCCACCGCCAGAAGCCCTGTTATTGCCCAACTGCCCAGAAAAGTTCCCACCAACCGTCCACAATGTTCCATCAGCCTTAACTGCCGCCATATTATCAGTACAAGCAGCTACTTGAACCCAGTCGCTACCTCCGCTGATCGTCTGAACAGGAGAACTTTTGTCAACAGTAGAATCATCACCAAGACTTCCAGAGCGATTATTGCCCCATGCCCATAACGTACCATCAGTCTTGATAGCAGCAGTACCCCACCTGCCACAAGCTACCTGCGACCAATTACTGCCACCAGTAATGGTCTGGACGGGAGAGCTCCTATACTCTGTTGTGCCATCGCCGATCTCACCATAATAATTCAAGCCCCAAGCCCACAAAGTGCCATCGGTCTTTATAGCCGCAGCATGAAAAGCATCTACTGAAACTTGCTTCCAGCTAGAACCCATATCGTCAAAAATTCGTACTGGTTCTAAAACTACGCCTTCAAAAAATCCCTGTGCCCACATAGTTCCATCAGCTTTAACAGCCAGGTCGCGAGCACCATAAATATCAAAATTACTAATGAAACCAGTAGAAGCCTGCTTCCAAGTATCGCCACCAAGCGAAATCTGGACCGGAGATGAATTTGGATTGATCAATTCATAAGAATTCCGACCCCAATACCACAAAGAACCAGATTGCACCACCACAGTAATACTAAAAGCCTTCTCCGTAGTTGACCCACCCTGATCAGTAGAACGCACACGAACCGTGTAACTGCTCTTAATAGCTAAACTAAAGACCTCATCAGCAAGCAGATTAGCACCATCAATAGTAAATGAAGCATTGTCAGTATCGCCAGTACCAGCCACCAGAGTGTACGTGAACGTATCACCAGCATCTGGGTCGGTAGTAGAAAGCGTTCCAACCACCGCACCAACTAAATTGTTCTCAGCTATTGTTGCTGATGAAAGTAGAATATCGGTTGGAGAACTATTTAGAACTGCGACCTCGCTAACAGAGCTCACGGACTGTAAAGCATCTGTAATAGCACCGCTAGCTACAGGATCAGCAAGCAAAGCATAAAAATTTGTCTTCCCATCTAAATCATTAAAGCTTCCATTTCTATACTGAACACAATAGTAACCACTAGTCTCATCATCATAAGTAACAATACCACTAATATCCATCCACCAATCAGAAATCGTTTTATCTATAACAGGAGCAGATACAATAAAATTCAGATACTTCCCATCTGGAGATCCAAGAGTGAGTAACTCCTGAAGAGAATCAACCACATCAGATTCGTCAGTATAAAGCTGACTAAAATTAATATTGCTTTCTGATTCAAATGGGCTAGAGATGACACCGTTTGAGTAAGTCGTTTCAAATGGACCACTTGTCCCATCTGTGTATGCCGCGACGCCAGAGATTTTGAACGTGAACGATGTAACAGACATTAGGTTTGTCCTCTGTATTTGCCTATAGTATTTTTCCTATAATGGACAATAGAGCTAATGTTAGCCCTAAGCGAGTATTACAGTGGTTACCGCAGAATCAAATCCTGTGCCAGTAGTAAATCCTGTATCCAAAGCGCCATTAGAATTCAACCTGCATATGAAGTTAGCAGTAATTCCATTATAAGAACCGAAAGCCCCACCGACAACTATTTTGCCATCGGACTGGATTACAAGTGAATTAACAGCGAGGTCAAACCCTGAACCTATAGTAAAAGCCGAATCGAGGGTTCCGTCAGAATTTAACCTAGCTATGCGGTTCTGAGTCGTCCCATTATAATCAGTAAAAGAGCCACCAACAAGTATCTTACCGTCAGATTGAATAACAATCGCATTTACATCATTATTAAATCCTGTGCCTATCGTGAACCCTGTATCGCGGGTGCCATCAGCATTTAATCTTGTGATGCGGTTTTGGGCTGTTCCATTGTAAGATGTAAAAGCACCGCCAACAAGTATCTTACCATCAGATTGAATTACAAGTGCTATTACAGATGAAGAAAATCCAGTGCCTACAACAAAAGTATTATCACGAGTTCCATTAGTAAGAAATCTTACTATACGATTTTGAGTCAGCTGGCTACCTCCAACGGTGGTGGTGGTAAAAGCACCACCAGCTATTATTTTACCATCAGACTGAATGGCAAGCGAGTTTACTACAATATCTGGACTACCACCCTGGAAACCCGCAGTAAAACCTGTGTCGCGAATACCATCGGTATTCAATCTAGCTATACGATTTTGAGGACCACCGTTAACACTAAAAGCACCGCCAACAATTATTTTACCATCAGACTGAATCGCAAAGCTTCTCACCCGACCACCTAGACCACCGCCAGTAAGGTTAACAAAAGCAGGAGCAGTAAAGCCTGAATCGCGAGTACCATTAGAATTTAATCTCGTTAAGCGGGTTTGAGTTGTCCCGTCATAGGTTGTAAACAAACCGCCAAAAATTATCTTACCGTCTGATTGAACAATGCTTGAATACACTGAACTGTTAAAACCTGTACCAATCCCGAAAGTGTCATCTACAGTTCCATTAGGATACAATTTAACTAAACGATTCTTAGTAACTCCATTGTAGACTATGAACAGACCACCAGCAATTATACCCGGTAAATCGACTATTGACATTATAAAAACCTTCTCAAAGGACATCCCTCCCTGATCAGTAGAACGCACACGAATAGAATAACTATTTCTAGTATTATAGTCAAACACCTCATCAGCAAGAAGATCAGCACCATCAATAGAAAACAAAGCGTTGTCAGTATCTCCAGTACCAGCCACAAGTGCATAAGTAAAAGTATCACCAGCATCTGGGTCGACTGTAGAAAAAGTCCCGATTACATCCCCAATAGCATTATACTCAGCAATCGAAGCAGATGAAATTGAAGTGTCCGTTGGCGCAAGATTTGCAACAGCGACCGTACTAGCAGTACTAACAGATTGCAAAACGTTAACAATAATGCCACTGGCATCACCATCAGCTAGAATCGCATGAAAATTCACTTTCCCAAAAACATCATTAAAATTCCCATTCCTATATTGCACACAATAAGCACAACTTGATTCATCATCATTAGTAACAATACCACTAATATCCATCCACCAATCAGAAATAGTCTTATCCTGAACAGGAGAAGTAACAACAAAATTCAAGTATTTGCCACCAGGGGAACCCAAAGTCAACAAATCCTGAAGAGCATCAACATCACCCGGTTCGTCTGTGTAAAGCTGACTGAAATTAATATTACTTTCTAATTCAAACGGGTTAGAAATGATGCCATTTGAATAAGTTGACTCGAACGGACCGCTTGTCCCATCAGTGTATGCTGCAACGCCAGATATTTTAAACGTGAAAGACGTTAGCATAGCATTAATCCTTCGAGTTGATTCATGGTATTCTTCTATTGTATTTTATTTTCAGAGATTTCCAATCATCTCTGAATACGATTCGTATTCACATAATGGCTCTATTTGCCATGCGGTCCTCTTTGGTAACCCTGTTGCTCATGATCTGCGTTCAATCGCAAGACTCTTTTGAGGTTTCTGCTGTCGGTCATGAGTGTTGAGATGGAGTTCATCAGAACTAAGTAACCCTCCCCCTAAACGAGCAAATGGATTGCTTTTACATGGATAACGGCTAGAGGAAGTAGCGGTAACCAGTCCGCGCCAGTCTATTAAAAGGCCGAACACAGGGCACACCCCAAGCAAGCAGTAACGGTTGGAACTACCAATATAACAGCTCCACGGTTATACAGGTCACAAATAGGAACTAACCCAAAGAACAGATAAACGGGAAACATAAGCAACACAAATACTCCAACCGACAATATGTCAAATATGGAACTCAAGTGATGCATAAAATCAGAACCAAAATATCAATAATCTGACGACGAAATAGGTTAAGTATCGCCCGAAGAGTAGGGTATTGGCAGGGATTCAAAAGCTTAAAATGCTTTTGGGTGGTGTGTTATTGCTTGTAACTCGAAGCTACCAAGAACACGGAAACTGATAGAGTGTTCGGCCCTGCGTGAGGGACGTAGGGAGAAGGCGGGGGTAGCATGCCCAAGAATTTCGACCAACAAACCTAACCGCGATAAGAGTACGTTGGTGATTGTTCTTGAGGAGAAGGCTCATAGCAGCCTAACTCGTACAATTGCTCATAATGAACAAGCGTTCAAAAAACGTTTATTTTTTATGGGGGCGGGAAGGTTACTTCCATATAAAGAACCTGGACAAAACATAAAAGAATATAGTAATTAAATATAAACTAAGCCACACCAAAGGACTCATACATGTCCCTGACGCACTACTGGAAATTTAATAGCAATGTCCTTGACTCAGAAGGGGCATATAATTTAACAGCCAACGGCGGTGCAACCTACGCACCCGGCATACTGGTAAACGCTATACAATGGGACGGTACAGCAGGAAGCGCCGCATACGCTAACACAGCCGGTATCATAACCTCAGTAGGTTGGACAGTGTGCGGCTGGGTCAAACACAGAAGTGCAGGCGGAGGAGCCCCGGGCTTTAAACTAGCTGGCGGGGTGGATGTAAACGACACAGGTGGCGTGAGCTTCGCAGTAAGCTATTTTACAGGCCCAGGATCGTCTATCTGGAGACTGAGCGACCCTGATGCAGGTAATTTCCCAGCATTCAGCATTGTAAGCTCCAACGTAACAGATGATGTGTGGTATTTCGTTTATATCAGATGTGACATAGTCGCTGAAGGCATCCCCCGGTTCCATGCTGCAATCAACATGGGAACCGAATACCAATCAGCCGCAGAGACAGGTGCAACAAACTTTACCTCGATCTACATATATGACAGTGTAGACGACTTAAGAGTTTACGACACTAAATTAACCCTGGAAGATCTTAACGCGATATACAATAGTGGTTCTCCCGTAGAGGCTACACCACCCACAACAGTATCAGTGCCAACAGTCGCTAGATCGTTATTAATAAAAACATCGAGCAAGTCGCATGATTTCAGATCTAGGCTTTTAGCAACAACGGCGAAGCAACACGGAGTATATGGCAGATCATTAAAGACAATTGATAAAAACCATGACGTGTTTACCTTAATCAGCCAGATTTATACGTATACGATATCAAAATCAACAAATGCTTTTCTGAAAGCATCAATCCAAGATAGCCACGGCGCACTCGCCGTAAACTTAGACGATTTCCAGCTACCATATAGTGCCGAATATCTCCTATCTTTAATGACTTACGGTGTTCGAGATCAGAGCACGTTTAGTGTAGGCCAGGCTTCACAAATCAGATTATCGAATCTGGCAGGTGTCATACGGGAGACATATAATAAGCAGATTAGTACTCTTATGAGACTCTACACAGCTAGAGATCATATGACACAGACTAATCTCTATCTCCCGAATTATGCAGATACAGATAACTTGTTTCCCGAATTCACCAATTCTAATAGAGCGAGATACACATCACCAAGAAACCTGCCGTCAGTTGCTATCGCCAAATCACAGATACCGGCACCGCAGGCGACAACGATACTGAATGCACCAGAACTGCCTAAGACACCCAAAGACAAGGATGAATTTAAGGAAACGCTTACGGGGACACAAGACGGCACGCCTATTACTATACAGAACAAATGGTTCTATAATGCGTCGGAAAACTCATGGATTTATAGGGGTGACTCAAGCGTACCGATTGTTGTAGATGACCAAAATAATGGCATAATAACGCCAGAAATATTCGATAAGATTCAATTTATCAGCAAGATGATGCTGCCTAATTATTTCAAGATCTTTCCAACGCAAGAAGCATATTACTATTACTTTAGAAGCTCTGATCGTTACATTACATTCACACCTGAAGGTGATGACGTAATCAGAATGGAAATAGACAGCGGAAGGCTTTATTCTAGTCTTTACAGGCAGATATGCGCCGGTGAGAGAGGAAACCAAGGCGCACCCGGCAAACAGGGTCCGCCAGGCACATCAGCATTGCCGGAAATTACCTTTCAACCAAAAGCCATAAACGACGAATTGCCGATAAAAGTTTTTGCCATAGCACCATTATCCCTTACAGGTAGAGTCAACCTTCCAAACAATCACGTTCCAGACATGGTCGTGAGGATCTACACCACTAACTCGATCGCTGACATAGATGACCCATTATTCTATCAAAAGAATTACTTGCCTAGGTATTTCTTAAATGACAAAGTCAACATAACCTTTGTAAACACATTCTTAAGCTATATTAATAGACAGGAACTAGGGTTAACAGATGATATTAGACCCATAGCTGAAATCTTAAATCCAAGAAATGGTTCAATTAACAAGCTAGTAGCTGAAATATTAGTAGACCCGACAAAAACAAAGACTAACAGAATTACAGTGTACGATGATACTATTGGTATCTTAGAACAAGAGACCTTAGCATCTTTCCAATTGGATGAGACAGATTGCTTCCTCTCGGGGTCAGTATTTTTTAACTCGCCTAAGAAATCACGAGGGTTTGCAGTTAAATGTATGCAACAAGGTCCAGATGGTGTCCAAGGCCCCAAAGGGATTAGTTGCATAGAAATAACTGAGAATTTATTGAACGGTCAAAATATTGTGGCTGATAGGCCGGTCATTAACGTTAGATATGATGTTGACAGCAGTACTTTTTATGTCTTTAATGCGCCAATAACCACAACTGATCAGAACACTGGAATTGTGTCTAGCAGTGTGTGTGCTGATACGGTTGCCCTATTCGGTAACAATATCATACTTAATGACCGAGACGTTTTCTCTTCCACTTTCATTAGTGCTGAGGTGACTTTAAAGCAATGTAAGGCTGTTCTAACCTACCAGCCCAGGATGAAGTCATATGATCCGCCAGAATTGGATTTGGAAAACTGGCATCCAACAAGCGAAATAAGAACTAAAAGGCATTGGGATAAACACAGCTTCAGATGGGCGGATGATGCTAGTAGTAAAGAAACGTCCTGTAGTTCGCCAGCCAGAGCGGCATTACAAGTTGTGGGGCAATTAGCTGGAGCTCCAGGCGATGATGCTTGTTGCCAAGAGCCTTTCTTTTATATGCCATCTATTCAAGATGGATCTTGCCCGGGCGATACGGTATCACCAGTAATTAAAAGCAGCAGTTAAAGACGCCAGCACTCTTAACATAGGCCAACAATGCCAATAACTTTAGCATGGTACAATGCAAGTGAGAAATCCATATCGTCATTATTGGACTGCACACCAAACGATGTTCTTGAAATAGTTTATGCAACAGAAAATGAGACTAAAAGCCAGTTTTACAATAGGATAAGCGAAAGTTGCAGTACAGAACTAATATGCTTCCTAAGTGGTGATATAAAATTTGAAGAGCATTGGCTAGCAGAATTAATAAAAGTAGTTCCTACGACTGGGTTTGCTATTCCTGTAATTAATGACCTTAACGTGAGTTGGTGGTTGTCACAGTCTCAGGTCTTAAAATCACCAGTTTTTAAATGGGATTTAGAGTTCTATAATAGCACTAGATCCGAGAGCCTATGTATTGCACCCCATTGTTACATTGCGAGAACAAAATGGGTGAAAAGAATCGGCAATTTTGCTGTGTTCTCAGAAAACGGGCATGAGGAAATCGAAACATCTATACGAAACTATTGCTATGGCGGTCGTGTTACCAGATCAGATAATAGTCATATTTCTGCTGAAATTGGCAAGAGCATCAGATCTTTAAAAAATAAGAAGATGATTATAGAAACATGGTTAGCGAAGTATAGTAAGATTTGCAATATGGTTATAAATGGTTTATCTGCGACAAAAATCACCGATAAGTTACCTTGTATTGATGGTATTGTGGAATCTGTTGATAATTTTATAAGCTATGGTATGCCTGAGTTGTTGTCTTCTTTCCAATTAATGTTGAGGCATGTTGGGTCTGATATCTGTGTTCTCGGTAGTGGTCCATCTATGTCCTTTATGCCTGAGAGGTTATGGCTTGGGTTTAAGGTGATTATTGGTGTCGATTATATGGCTAAGTTGTATAAATGCGATTATGTTTATACTAATGATCTGAAGGTGATTGAAGATCTTTCTGGCGTTTACAAGGAGGAACAGTTTATTGTTCCTGCCGTGATTAAAGATCATGATGGAAAGCCTTTAAATAGCCTGGATGTATTGGGTCGTGCCTCTGTTGTTGATGTGGTGACTATCGGGACTTACAATGGATTTACTCCTCTTAAAGAGTTTGGTGATAACAGTCTCACTGCCGTGCAGGCTGCTGTATTGATGGGCGCTGCTAGTGTGGTTTTGTTTGGTGATGATTATAAGTTTCTTAATGGCTGCAGCCATGATTCGAATATTGAAGAATATAACTTTGGGAAGTATCTTCCTGACAATGATTGGGTCAAAGATGGTCTTAGTAAGAGGGAAGAAAATATACGTGTGCTTGGTGATATAATGCGTGCTTCTGGCATAAATCTTTTTAGGATGAATTCTGCATGAGTATCATGATTTCGGTTTTATCGATATGTGGTGTTTTGGTGTATGGTGTCTATATTTTTAATCAACGTCTCGTAGACCTGTTAAAGATATTGAATAAATGGGTCGATAAGGAAAGAGTCGTACATGCTTCCGGATCATCAGATAGCATATTTAAGCAGGAGCAGCCAAAAAAATTTACGAAATTTGAAGCAGCTCAAGAGCCAGAGTCATTCTCTTCGGCAATTACTAGAGCAGCTTCAGTCAAAGGATTTGGTGATATGCAGTGATGTATTTATCAATTATTACGACGGTACTACAGAGGAGTCATTTCAACTGTTGGCTCATACACCAAAGGTAGTGCCGAAAAGTAATAAGAATTTGGTCCATAAAGTACCAATACATGAAATACCAGCGGCACCAGACAATCAAATCGAAGAAATTTCTACCCTACCTATAGTATATAGGCTAGGTGACGACTATGAAGGCGAGAGAATAACAATGGCATATCTAGGGCTAGACGTCGGAACAAAAACCATGGTATTGTCGTTCAAGGACGACAAAGGTAAAACCCAATATATCTCCGAAATAAATGGTTTTTGGCCTTTCGAACGAGGTACACCATTCATAGAAAACATGTTGAACGATTCTAGCAAAGTACGTTCAGACGGTGTTAAAAGAGCCGCAAGATACTTTAAAGACGAAGAAAATGGTCAATTAGTAGTGATCGGAAGAGACGCAGAAGAATTCGCGTATTCTAAAAACGATACTCTGCTACGCCCAATGGCCGAGGGAGGCATAAGCCCAGACGATATGGCTATGACCGTCCTCACCGCTATCATACACGGTCTGATAGGTATGGCTGAAAGACAAATTGGTAAATTCAAAGAAGAGGTAAAAATATGCTATTGCACAACAGCGAATGCTTTAAACAAGCAAAACAATATAGCGTACCACGAGCGTGCTGTCGACCTGATACTAAGAAGCTATAAATCAGATCAGACATTAAGCTATAATAAAATAAAAGAGTCACACGCCATCGTGTTAAACATGAGCCCAGATGGAACAGGTATAGGTATTTCCTGGGGCGCTGGAACTGTGACCGTAAGTTATGTGAAATATGGCTTAGAAGTATATTCTTTCTGCTGGGTAGGCGCTGGAGATTGGATTGATACACAGGTAGCTATGAGGCATGGATACGATCCAGATAACAGCAAGTTTAGAAGAAAATCGAAAGAAACGCCTACAACGGTAGCAAAGAGGAAACAGGAAATCGATCTGACTCCTAATTGTGTACAGAAGGATCGACTATCTCTGGATATAGAATTGCATTATGATGTCTTGATTAATCAAGTGATTGAAGGTATCATACAAGGATTCAATGAGAATGAATCAGAGGCCAGAATAGAAGATGGCATAACAATCTATATGGCAGGTGGGACCAGCTGCCCTAAGGGGTTCAGTGAAAGAGTCAGAGATGCTTTTGCTCGAAAATCACCACCGTTTGATATTAAAGCTGTGAAACGACACGATAATCCGTTGTTTTGCGTAGCCGAGGGGTGCCTCAAAGCAAGCGAGATGTTCTGATGGCAATTTACGAAATCATCTTTTCGGACGATAAAGTTGCAGCAGTTCGAATCGCAGGGGATTTATACCTCATAAGGTTAGATCCCCTGCTTCCAGAAGTTTTTGATAAAGATCTCAAAAAATTAATAGTCCCCGACATAGAGACATGGCTTAGCTACCACACGATGCTGCAAGTAAGTTATAAAAGTTTGATATCACAATGTCTCGCTTTTCATAAAGGATTTACATCCAGCAGATATAACAGAAACAGGTCTGATAGCATACGGGACATAGTCAAGTCGACAATCATCAACATTTTTAGGACAGAGTTAGCCTCAAAATATGTAATTGACTATTGGATTGAATGCACGCCGAAAGCCAGGATATCCTCTAAGATCATTTCTCCCATAATGAAAAAAACCGAGTATCTTATAGACAAACTAGGCATACGGACATTCGAAGACTATGCAAATAGAATTAGGAAGATAGCAGAAGAGAATGCAGATCTAAACATTGTAGACAAAATGTTTAAAAAGCTTAATTTGCAGACTAGAGAGCCATCTTATCCCAATACTGACGAATTGGATAGCATAGTTATCAGTAACGTTCTCGAAAAGTACCAATTAGATGATATGCCACTAGAAGCTATGCGATTAGTGATAGAATGCCAGAAGAAATTGCTGTAGTATTGTAAAAAGTCGGAGGAACCCATGGAAAAAGAACGTATAGCTACTGAACTGCTCAAGATCTATAAGCAAATAGAAGACCTCAAGAAGCCACTTGAGGATTACAAAGACACTCTTCGCTCTCTGGCAAAAGGCGATAACCTCGATATAATCATCGAACAGCTAGGCAAGGTAACCATCACCAAGCCCAGAGAGTCTACAGAGAAGACAGTTGTAGAACTGAACGTCTCAAAGATCGACGCTAACAAAGAGCTCAAAAAGCTGCTGTTAGAAAAGGGCATGATTACAGAATCAACCGTCAAATCGCCAGCTGCGAAAGCATCAGTAAACATCAAGCCAAACGTCTAAGGAGTCAATATATTGGGCACGACATACTGGAGAGCAGACCAAAAAGTCATGGGGTTCATAGAATCAGTCATGATGAAATACCACCACGAGCTCTGCCAACATAAAGTGAGTCTTGGCGTTCTATTCGCTATATCCTCAGATGAGGAAAATCATGCATTAAAGCACCATGGCTACCCGGTAGCAGCATGTATAAAAGTCGTGACTCTCAAAGACAGAATCACAAAAGGCTATGATGCCGAGCTGATGATCGATGCGGAATTTTGGAAAAGCAACAATGAGGAAAAGCGTGTAGCTTTGATCGATCACGAGCTCAGCCACATCGCATTGAAACGCAAGAAGCCTGAGAAGCCCAAAAAAGGTCAACCACCCAGAGAGGAGCCTATTGACCCACTTGGCGAAGTCATGTATGATGATATTGGTCGCCCCGCCTTAAAAACAGTCAAAGGCGACTATAATGTGGGTGATGGTTTCATGCGTGTAATCCAACGGCACCAGACAGCATCTATAGAAACAGACAATATTAACGCGGCGATGGCATTAGTTGAGGAAGCCTTGAATTCTCAGCCTGTTGAGGCATGAGGATAGACCTTCGCTGTCTTCTATCCAGGTGACAGTCGAATCCCAGCCTCGCTCCTTGAATCGCTGAATATACTTAAAATAGTCGTCAGACCAGAGAACGTAATAATTCTCTGGTCTATACTTTGATAACGAAGCGCAAAAGATCCCAGATCCGACACAAAAGAAATGCTTGACGTTTATTAGTGCTGCAATTGTTTCTCTTCGAGTGTTAAACCTGTGTAACCCTTCAACTGGTGGCTCCGACTTACTGCACCATAATATCCTTTTATTTTTAAATGCTCTAAGTACAATCATTATGTCTTGATCTTTTGACCAGCTCTGCCCACTGTTGTATTCACTCTCTATGGCAAGGTCAAATTTTTCATTTTCAGTAACTTTTAGCTCTGTTTTTGTCGGGATGAATACAGGTCTTCTATCGGTGATGTGTACTTTCATTATGCTAGATAATTTGTCTGGTACATCTAATAGGGAGAACATACCACTGTTATTTCTAAAATATGACCCTTGAGTGGCGTTGAAATACAAATCATATTTTAAGGCTTTGAACATCTTGACACCATCGTTTATACGGTTTATCTGAATAATATTATTGATGAATGGCAAGTTCAGAAATGCGTCTGCGAATTTTTTGTGTACGGCTACATCGATGGCTGTGCCGTGTTTTTCGGATAGATCTCTAATAAATGGTGTTAGTAGGCAACAGTCTCCGAATGATCCGTAGCTTTCTACTCCGATTTTCATCATCGCACCATTGTGTCTAGGTTAATAATATCTTGTCGTTTATTTATATTTCTTGTAAAAAAATATTGTGCCTTTTCCTTTAACGGAGGTGTAAATGGGTTTTCATTCGAACGATGATTTTGAACATCATAATATACTTGGCAACAAAGTAAGAAGAAATAAGACAACCATTATAATAAATGAGGAAATTACCTCTAATAATTGGGAAAGATGGTATCTGCTGCGATCAGATGCCCACCATGATAACGGTCATTGTCGACGTGATCTTGAAAAAGAGCATTTAGATGAAGCTAAAGCCAAGGATGCGATAATCTGTGACTTTGGTGACCTATTTTGCGTCATGCAGGGGAAATATGACCCTCGCAAAGATGCAAGAGCATTAACTGAAGAGCAGCATGGTAGAGAGGACTATCTGAATTGCGTCTTAGAAGAGTCATACAAATTTTATAAGCCATACAAAGATAACTTCTTGATGCTTAGCCCCGGCAATCATGAAACCAACATATTGAAGAGATGCGGGGTCGATCTCACCAAGCTGTTATCAAAAGAACTTGATGCTTTTAACCAGACGTATACTGGTTGGATAAAATTCATGTTTAAAAGACGTGGCTTTGTCGTGAGCAAGAATCTCTGGTATCACCACGGATATGGTGGCGGCGGGATGATGAGCTTTGGTACTCTTTCAACAAGACGTCAGGCGAGTTATCTTCCAGATGCCGACATTATGGTTTCTGGTCACACGCATGATAGCTATTTTCTTGAAATGGCTAAAGAAAGACTTGACAAGAATGGCAAGATAGCCAGAAGCATCTTGACATCAATAAGAAGTCCAGGGTACAAAGACGAATCATCCTGTAAAGAGGGATGGGCAGCTGAAAGAGGCCATCCGCCGAAGCCATTGGGTGCTTGGTGGTTAAGATTTAAATATTCTGAATCTAAAGGGCTCAAATACACAGCTATCAAAGCCGGTGAATAATTGGGTTCTGCAGTATTATTAACTGCAGGAGACCCACATGCTAGAAATACAAAATGTAAGCTGGCGTAACTTTATGAGTTACGGCGAAGAAACATCGAGCCTAGACCTGTCAGAGCTAGGGCAGGTTTTAATAACAGGCGAAATCGAAGACGAAACACAAGACGGTTTAAAGAAAAGCAACGGATCGGGAAAATCAACCATCCCAAACGTAATCCTATGGGCATTATTCGGGCGCACAATGCACTCGGCTAATCCAGGGGATGCCGTGATAAACCATTTTATTGGCAAAGACTGCTGGGTTAAAATAACGTTAAAGAACGGCGATAGTATAACCAGAACACGAGGATTAAAAGGCCACAACGAGCTACTCTATACAAAGAACGGCGAAGAAAATACACTTAGCACAAATAAAAACTTACAGCAATTATTGAATAAAGACTTACAGTTAGATTGGGAGTTATTCACAAGCTCAGCGTTTTTCACACAATATAGCAAATCATGGCTAGAAATGGCAGACAATAACAGGAAGAAAGCACTAGAGAGAATCCTGAGAGTCGATAGGTTTACATTCTACGCTACAGCTGCAAAATCAAGCGCAGAAAAAGTCGACGCTAAGCTGTCAAAAATTAATATCAAAATCGAAAGCGCTAAAGCCAGAATCGCCAAGGCCACCACACAAATCGAAAGAAACACACAATTAAGAGATAATTTCGAAGGCAGTAAAACCGACAGAATGCGATCAATACAGACATCAGTAGACGTAAACCAGCAGAAAGCTGATGCTATAAAGATACCAGACTTGGATAAAATAACACAGATTTGGGAGGTCTATACCAAAATTAGTGATAAGATAGAAGCGATGAAGAATGACCAAAACGACATTCTTCGCAAGACAAAGTTAGTCGAATCGACGATAAATGATTTAAAGTCCAAGGCATCCTCATGGAAGAACAAGAAAGGCAAGCAGTGCCTGTCTTGCATGCAAGACATAGATGAAAGCCACATTCAACAGCACATTGAGCCATTGATTAACCAACAAGCGACAGAAGAAGCTACCTTGAATGGCCTATTAGCGGAAAAAAGCAAATTAACGCAAAATATATCAGCCACGGAATCTAAGCTCGCTGAACGAAAGCCAAAGGTAACACTAAGAGAAGCAAAATCGATAATTGATGAAAAAAATCAATTGCTAAAGTTAATAAACAGAGATCTAGAGCACATTACAAAGATAGAAAATGAGCAGAACCCGTACACGTCGAGCTTAGATGACTTAGAAAATTCGATAATAGAAGACCAAACCATAATAACTGATTCAACACAGGAGAAGGAGCAACAAGAATTACTATATAGGCATTACACATATCTTAGTAAAGCATATTCAGAAAGAAATAAAATTAAAAGCTACGTCTTTAAAGAGCATATCCCTTTCATCAACCAGAGACTGAACCACTATTTGGACATGTTGAATCTGGACATTAAGGTCAATTTAACTGAAAATCTGGGTTTAGACAGCAATATGTGGGGTTATGATTTTCAGTCTGGTGGAGAGAGGAAACGCACGGATGTGGCGTTCATGCTCGCTGCCTTTGACTTTCATGAGGCGATGTACGGCAGACAGTGCAATGTTCTGGTCTTAGATGAGGTGGATGGTCGCATGGATGATGATGGTATAGACGGGCTTATCAATATAATTAAGCAAGAATTATCCAGGAAGGCTGAAACGATCTTAATCATATCACATAGAAACCAAATGCATGATGTGTTTGATAAGGAAATTAAAGTGACTAAGTCTAATAATTATTCCAAAATAAGGCAGATGTAAAAATAAAGTAACTAGTGAGAAAAATATGGAATCTACAGACTTAGAAAAAATCAGACACGTTTCAAACACAGATGTTGTTCGTAAACTCCTGATTAGATATTTTATTGACAAAGGGTTTGAGAACAGTTTTGATAGGCAAGTATATCCGTCTAATCTACAAGATATGACTGCAGTCATTCCGATATTATCAAGTAAAATAGAGATAGTCCCCCATTGCGTTGATATTGATACAGCATTGGGAAGAGCAGTCCTAGGTTGGAACCTATTTGTGTTAGGTGATCATAGAATGTATATCGGTGAGACATATCATAACAATTTACATGATTTGGCAAGACAAATCAAGAACGGTATGCTATCTAACACAGATCAGTTTGAAGGTCAAGCCACTCGGACGACGACTCCAAGAAAAATAATCACTTTTGTTTGTAGGGTCTTCGGTGACCATAAATCTGGCTACATCGACCTTAGTCCGACTAACAATGTTAAACAGCCCGGCGACGCTTTTGTCGCTAAGCAAACTATGAATGCTGTACCAGGCCAGTTCTTTGGGCGTTCTGGGTACGGTTAAGAATCTAAAACGGATATTTAATCCTATCTTGTATATACCGAATATGAGCCAGCTTCGCATGTACACCTCGTCATAGAAGATCAAAAAGATGATCCATCCCGACACAGGCTATCATTATATCCACGTCATAAGTGACTGCATGTCCTTCGTTGATGTATACAAAAGCTACCAAAACCTCGCTCAAGAAACGCCATATATGACCACCATAAGTTTAAGAGATTTTAGAGAAAACCCCACTGGCTTACTTAATGACCCGAACAACGTAATCATAATCTGGCATGACGATAGACTCATCACAAAAGATAGAAAATGCAAAGCGATAATACGCTATTCAGAAATGGTAACAGAGAACGAAAACATAGGTCATCAAAAAGAACTACTAGATGACTATAAAGCCCATATAGATAACTATGACTACACAATAGTTCATTCAAAATCTGCAGAAAAACACATTAAAAACTTTACAGATAAAGTAACATACCTCCCAGTTGGGTTTGATCCCCTAATATACGGTACACCAGAATTCGACATTCCAAAAAGATTCGACCTCATAACATTTGGCTCGAACCTTGGTAGGAGAATTCAGATAAACGATAACCTTAAAAAGCATTTTGGCGACAGGTTTCTAGAAACATCCTGCTGGGATATAGGTAGAAAACAGCTATTGGAACAAAGTAGAATCAACTTAATCATACCATGGTGCAAAAACCCATCATTTCCTGCATTCAGGATGCTTCAGACACTAGGAACATCAGCAGCCATGTTAACAGAAAAAACCAACTCGCACCCAGCAAAGCCGAACAAACACATTATTCATATAACAGACTTTGATAACGAAACGCTTACAAACCAAGAGATAGAAAACGCCCTCACCAAAGACCTTACAGCTATTTCAAAAAAAGCCCACGAAGACCTGACGATAACAACCAGAGAAGTAATGAACAAACTCGTCAAATTAACAAAAAAACACCTATGACCGGCTCTCCACCAGACGGTAACTATAATTAGCACCTATATTCTTTGCATACAAATGGGAATGATATGATAAACATAGAATCAGATCCAATTGACTTGGATACTATCCTTAAAGCTTTCAAAGAACTAGCCAGTAATATAAACATTAATGATGACAGACAAAAATTAGAAGATGATGTGGTAGTATTATGTCAGACTTTCAGAGCAATAAAAGTAACTGGTTATGAAGACGGTGTAAGAGAAGCTTATCAAGAAGTATGCGAAAAATTAGCAGACACGATATGTGATAGCCGATTCGATTTTGATAGACATTTCTGCTTTAAAATGCAAGAGTATGGCAATGTCTTCTCGAATCTCGTAGCATCATGCGACCTAAAAAACACAGACAAGTATATCGAAAGACTAAGAAATGACGATCAAAAACACAGCATTTACAAAAGACTGTTTCTAACATCGTCTAGAAACAAGCAGGAGTATATTAAAGAGGTAGCTGACCACTACCATACAGATATACCGCTATACAACAATTGGGCGTCTAATTTATTCCAAATAATATCATGCGGCCTTCTGAATATGCACGTAAGAGATAATTTAATATTCTTAAGCAATTACATAATTGCAAACGAGTTCAAATGGGCTGCAGCAATCGGCGACGTGTATAACCATTCAGCATACACAGATAACCCATTAGAAAGACGATTAAAGGAACATATAAACGACCAATGCAAAGAACTTTTTCACCCAGACTTTGTACCCATAAACAATAAGACTAAAAGAATAGGCATTTTTACAGAAAATTTCTTCCAAGGTCACAGCACTCACAGGACAGTGGCGAAATATATTCATGCTTTGGCTGATAGATATGAATTAATATTGCTGCACGGTGAACGATACAGGGTATTACCGCTGAACGTTAAATCCGATGAGAGAATATTCAAGGAAATTCACCAGATAAGCATTTTTGGGACTTACGATCCATTTGAAATGTCCATAGTGGGGCCACAGAATCTAAAGCTGGACATATTGATATACCCAGACTGTGCATGCGACGCATTATCACTAATAATGGCAAATATGCGGCTTGCACCAGCGCAGATGGCTATGACAGGAATGCCCACCAGCACATTTAATAGCGAAATAGATTACTTTATATCAGGCAGAGACGTAGAATGTCTTGAAAAAATCGATGACAATTATAACGAAAGAGTCGTTTGCTTGCCGGGTTTAGGGGCGATCCATACGAGACACACACCTATAAAAGAATTCATAAAGCCAGAACCCAAAGACGACATTCTAATTGGCGGCTCATGGGTATGCCCCAAAACGCACCACTTTATGGCTTCCGCATTAGGTGAAGCGCTTAACAGAGTGAATAAAAAATGCACCTTGAGAGTGTTCGCAGGGCTAGCTTGGTTTACAGCCAACAGAGTATACGTCCCATATATCGATGAACTTGGAAAATATTTCAACGACAACATCACTCTTAGTATTATTGAAGGTGCAGAAGGGCACAAATATAACGACTTAATGGCAGAAGTAGATCTAGCTGTTGACAGTTACCCTTGGGGAGGTTCTAACACGGTCAGCGACTGTATCCAATTGAATAAACCAGTTGTGGTTTGGCAAGGCGACAAATGGTATAATAGAATCGGTCCAGCTATGTTAAGACGCATAGGTCTAGAGAGTCTAATAGCTAAAAACAGAACAGAATATATTGATAAGACTATCAGATTGGTGGAAGATGATGCTTGGAGAATCGGGCTAAGCGAGCTGATTAGCGAGCATAACAAATCGGGACTTGTGGACTCCGAGATCTACAATAGTCAGAAAGGTGTAGAGGCATTTTCTACATTTATAGATAACGTGATAAATGGTAACATACAACCAGGAAAAGAGCCACTTTTATTGTGAAAATACTTTTCATCGCAGATCCAATAGAAAGCATAAAGAAATATAGTTTCATAAATGACTATATGAGAGATCTGCTATACCACGGATTATTAGAAACTGAAGATGTGCAACTAGAATGCACAAAACCAATTATACCAGCTCACAAACAATATAAAAGCCAAGTAAACCCAGATTTATTATGGGGAAAAGGATTTACAGCCTCATTTCTTATAGACGATGCACCAAAAATAGCAAAAGACGTTGAAAATAAAATCAAAGACAAATATTATGATCTCATACTCTATGCTGATTCAAGAACATGTCTAGACTACTATAGATTATGTAATGATGTTTATGATAGTGATCGTATTTTTATGGTTGATGGTCGTGATGATAACGAAGTGGCTAGTATCGCTGACAAGCATTTATATTTCAAAAGGGAGCTGGTTGACGACAGCCGATGTGAACCTATTTCATTTGCGATTCCCGAGTCTAAAATCTTTTCTGATGATATAATGAAAGCGATGCATATTGCTACGATTATACCAGGAGACATGTCAACATACATCTTCGATACTGAGAGCAGTTACTATAATGACTATCAAATGTCTATGTTTGGATTGACCCGCAAGAAGATGGGCTGGGACTGTATGAGACATTATGAGATTATAGCTAATAGGTGTGTGCCTGTTTTTGCGGATATAGCTGAGTGCCCTAAAAAGACATTAGTTAACTTTCCTAAAGAGCTGTGTCTTGAAGCTTTTGATTTATATCATAACTTTAAGAATAATGATACTTGTCATGAGAGATATATTAATATAGAGCTCCAGTTCATTAATCATATGATTAAACATCAAACCACAAAGGCTTTGGCATCTTACGTGTTATCGTTTTCGTAAAATATGGCGTTTTGAGACGTATAGTTTATATCGCTGGCTATGTCGACTAATATTTTTGGTCTTACTATGTCGGGTTCTATATTAATGTCTTTTAAATATGTTCGGAATATTGTTTCAGGGTGGTATATCCCGCACATTCTGGTGTGGTATCCGAATGTTGGGAAAAGATTGCTGTATTTGTCCATAAGTTCAGATGGTCCAAATGCAAACTGGTCGTTAATGCCTCCCATCCAATCTCTATAAATCGGTACGTTTATTTTTTGAAGGTCGTATTGGTCTAGTGGGTTCATTACCTTAATATCTGAGTCATATCGCATGCGGATTACGACATCGAATTTCATTGCGTTTTCGTTTTCGTAATATGATTTTAAAGCATTTGCTGCTCTGATTGAGTAGTGCATGCTTATTGGGCCTATGTTTGAGCCTATTGAGTGTAGATTTATGTCTTCTACGCTGGTTATTTCTAAGAAGTGTGGTAGTAGCTCCATCGTGACTTGATCGTAGTCTTCAATGGCTTGGTATATTGGGTTATAGAGCTGGGCTATTTGGTGTGTGTTGAGTTTAACGTTGGTGAGGTATTCGTGTTGCTTGTTTTTTGACCAGCTGTCTTCTATTAGTCTGAGGGGGTTTATGTTGTATGTGTGTAGGAATATTTTTGGATTGTAGTCTGAAAAATAGTCTTGTATGCTTTTTAGGCTGTTTTGGTAGTATTTTGTTGTGCCTGAGATGCAGATTGCTATTTGCATGTTTTGCCCTTTATTATAAGTAAAGAGCCCTTTTGTGTGGGCTCTTTACTTATAATTATTCAGGGAGTGAGACCGTGTGATAGGCAGACTAGTTTTATTTGGTCTCTAAAGTCATTTACTGATCTTATGGTGATTCCAAAGAATTCGGCCATGTGGTTGATTTTTGGGTCACCAGCTCCAAATCTGTCGCTGAATGATTCATATACTTCACCGTTTTGGATCAGTATATCGTAAACTTGTTGACAAAGTCCCTTTGGCAGGGATTTCCGTATGGTAGACAAAGCATCTTCGGCTTCTATTACTGAAACGTGATCTTCCAAGATCATTTTCTGGCCCTCAACAAAGCGGTGGCCTATCTGGTCTAGAGTAGAACCACCTTCGTCCTCGGTGACACTTAGTTGATTGTCCAGAACAGTTACGTGTTCTGGGCGAATCACTACTGCTTCAAGCTCATCCTGACAAGAAGACTCATCCGTGATTTGGATAGATATCGTATTGTTATCGATACCTAATAATACACCATGTCTTATTGCTTTTTCTTTGATTTTAGAAAATTCAATAGAGAATTCTGGTGGCGTTTGCATTCCTAAAATATGGAACGCATAGTGACTATCTTCCTTGGCACAATTGTAATCAATGTTCATCTGGGAGCATGTACTTGCTAGCTCTTCGGAGATGATGTAGTCTGGGCGACCGCTGATCAATTGTGGTACCTTTTTGTGTTCTTGGCGTTTGTTTTCTTTTAAGTGTTGTCTGAAGTAATTCCAGGCGAATTCACCAAAGAATTTCTTGAGCTGCTTTGGGTCGTTGACGATTGCTTCTGGGTTCTCATATTTTCTCTCGCCAGGGATTGGCTGTATTGGCGATATGATTTTTGACCCTGAGTACCCTTCTGCTAGAAGCAAGCGGTAATCGTCGTAGTCAATGAATGTTTCTTCGGTGGTGAGGTTGCCTTTTTCGGCTATTTTGACTTTATTACAGCTAGGGCAACATATGAGTTGCTGGTCTATGCTCTTGGCTTTACCTCTTTTTGTCAGATATTGTGTCTGCTGGCAGTTCTCGCATTTGAATGTGTAGTCGCGGTGGTAAAAGAGGTTTATTACTCCGCGCCATATTGCTATCTGGTATTCTAGCTCGGCTGCTGTAGAGTCGTCGGCGTAGTCTCCGCCGATTGTCACCCTGAATTGTTTCATTATCTCTGCTCTATGTCTTACCATTTCTTTATGATTTGACACATATGTCACCATGTCATGCACTTTTTGTCGTTCGTCTTCTGAGATTTGCGACATGGTGATGTTTACCAATGAGCCTCTGAGATATAGCTTTGGCATTTGACGAACAATCGGCATTTGTTACCTCCATGGTTGTGTGATTACCACTGCCGTATTTGAGAACAGACAATCCTTTTTGGCAGGAGATCCGCCATGGCTCAGTATTGCGACACGAAGAAACTCGAAAAGGTCTGGTTTAACTGGCTTCTATCCAAATCAGCACCCACGCTGGAGCCATACAGGAAAGCGGGTGTGTTGTGGACTAAAGCCATAGGTCTCGTCGATGTGAAGGGTGAGGTGATTGTCAAAGGTGGTAAGACCTTCAAAAGTCCTACACATCCTATCAGATCGCACTGTATCTTGTCAAGATATCCGTTCTTTTTTACCACTTTTAATGGTAAGCCACAAGAACTTGCGTCCCAAATACATTATAACGAACATGGTGATTATACGACAACCCCCATTGCACTTTCAGAGATAGAAATAGTAAAAACCAAGCCGGAAATAAAAGACATAGAACAGATACTACTAAAAGATGGCTACATCCTAGATGCAGAAACAGGAAAAAGCTGGGAGTCCATGTTAATAGACATCAATAAAATGTGCCTCGGAATAGCATCTAAATTTCATCAAAAAACAGCAGAAGAATTGAATGATTTAGCTAACGAAGCATTATTGCAAGTAGCTAACAAATTATCTACAGATAGGCTGGTATATACTCCCGGAAGGGCACCAGTATTCAATTTATTAACCACCACTATACATCGATGCATGTTTTCAATTATGAATAAAAGGAAAAATCAAAGAGAAGGGCTTAACAGATTACTGCAAGACGCACAATCTGGGTCATTACCTCAAACTAACAGAAGCCTGAGACTCCAAACATTCACGACGAGAAAACATGAAAATCGTTAGTAACAAACACATTGTGCCAGCGGTAACAAAAAAACCAATTGACAATATCAAAATAGTAGTTAGTCCCCATAATAAAACTATAAGCACACTAAATGCTTATAATCAATCAGCCCATTTGAAAGTAATCCCAGCACAAATAGCACCGCAGATAAAAAACAAAGCAGTCATAGATAAAAGCCTAGTAAAAAGAACTCAAAACCCAAATAAACCAAAACCACCAGCATCGGTAACTTACGCTTCCGGCGAAGCACCAATCGAAAGCATACCCAAAATATACGGTATTAAAGACATAGGTAAAGGTAAGACATTAGTAGTCATAGCAAACGGTCCAAGTATAAACGAAATTGAATTGGAGAGACTAAAAGATAAGCCAGGCATCGATACCCTATCAATAAACAGACCGGACCCACGGGTCTGGCCAACAACATATTGGTCATTTTACGACCAATCACAGCTTGTGCGACACGAAGACCTGTATAATTATTATGAAGGCATCACCTTTCTTAGCACAGCCATCAAGAGAGACAAGGCCAGAAGCATAAAGTTCAAAAATTTTGGCAAAAAACAATTTAGCAGAGACTTAACAAAGGGATTATGTATAGGACGCACTAGCTGTTATGCTGCTATGCAACTTGCTTTATGGATGGATTACGATAAGATATTCTTCTTTGGGGTTGATATGCACCCAGATGGTATTGACGGTAAGCTCCATTTCTACGGGACAAATCCCGACGTAGACCCTGATATTAGGAAAAAACGATTTAACTCAGAAGCAGAATACTTCGAATTTGCCGCAGATAACATGGAATACCAAGAGAGAAAGAGATTTCACTTTTGTTCGTCTTACCTGACATGGCCCTTTAAATCGCGTTTCAATTACTTAGATCACAAGACTGCTATAGACGTGATTTTAGGGTCAATGCTATGATTTGACTAATGTATTATAAAACCATGAGATACTACATAGCATCTAGTTTAGACAATGTTGCCAATGTTCGTAACGCCATTATGAGGTTGACCGAAGCTGGGTTTAGTGTCACACATGATTGGACAAGACACGGCAGGATCACAGACCCATCACAGTATCAAGCCATTGGCGAAGCGGAATATCAAGGCGTGATTGATGCAGATTTCATCGTGTTCTTTATGCCGACTAGGTATGGAAGCCACGTTGAATTCGGTATAGCACTAGCCTCTAACAAACCGATTTATATGATCACGAACGGCGTGGAATTTGAAGAAAAAACATTCTATCATCTACCATCCGTACATAGATACAGCGATTTAAATGAACTATTGCGCGAATGGGGAATAGACATATGAGTGGAAGCGTATCAACTAAGCTCGAATTAGACGTAATGCAAGTCAATGAATTGCTTGAAGCAAGCGAGCTAATGTCTCAACATACGCTACCAGCCATGGTTATACATCCTGGCTTGGCCCCAGACGCTTACGCAGCACGGATGAGAGTCAGAGGCAGGTACAAAATAATCATCCCTATTGATTGGCCAAAAGGCGAAAATTTTTCAAACTTGAAATTCAGGGGACTGAGTAAGCAAGCATTGGAAGCTGATGGGTTCGAGATAATGGTCACGCCAGGTAAGACCCTTCTAGATACAAAAAATGAAATCAATGTTCTGACTGAATTCATCAGGAACTTTCTGGGGGAATATGTGGAGGTTCGGTTTGTAATAGGCAATACTATTAAAACCGACGAGGAAATTGAAGTAATATGCAATGCCTTGTTAGGTATGAGGAACCCCACATTGTTGCGTAGCGATACTATCTTGAAAGTACAGCAAAATGTCATCAGTTCAGAGTCGCATCTAGCTTTTGTTAATAAGCTACGCGGCTTTGGTCTTCCCACACCTATAAAGCTATCGGGGAATATGAATAACCTTAAATCTATCGCTTCAGCGCCAGCAGTTTTCAGGTATGCTGTCAATGTCACACAAGCCAAGAATATTATTCGAGAGATCTTGCAGCAGCCCAGTGAATTGAAGGAAATCCTGTCCGACGTTTGAGAATGACAATATGATACACGATCATCTAATGGAAGCAATCAGGCAAGACGCCGACCTATTGACTAAATCCGATGCGTGGCTCGAAGAAGAGAAGAATTACTTCACAGAGCAGATGCGCAAATCCATAGAAGAGCTCAAACCCATCCTCTTAGCTATAGCTATAAAACAGAAATTGCAGCAGCAGAACATGGTGCCTAGGCAGAAGTTCATAAGAGGCAGCACAGGCCAGATAGAGAACGTTGTGATTGACTTCTGTAAGCTACCAGAAGCACTGAGAGATATGCTCAATAACGGCAGAGATACCTTAGATCAGTTGATAGCAGCTGGCAATATTGCCACATGGCAAATAGACGGGTATGACGTTAATACCTGCCTCCAAACGGTACCGAAAGGGATATAATGCAAAACGGCAAGCTCAATATAGTCACAGACGGACAACACGGTAGCACAGGCAAGGGTCTAATCAACGCATATCTAGCCGATAAACACCGACCAGAAATACTCAGCACGACCAATATGGCCAACGCTGGCCACACCGCAGTCAACGAAAACGGCGAACCGTTCATAGCAAAAGCATTACCGTCATCAGCGGTCCTAAACAAATGGCGAGAGGGCTATAAACCGACAGTATTCGTAGGAGCTTCATCTGCTTTTGATCTGCAACAGCTACTAAAAGAATGGAAAGAATGCGACAAGCCATTCACATTAATCCACCAGAGAGCTGGTGTCATTACACAAGAGCAAAAAGAAAGAGAATCCGGAGCATCAGGCACAAAGCACGTTGCTAGCACCATGCAAGGATGTGGAGCATTTCTAGCAGATAAAGTCATGCGAAAAGCAGATTTAAAACTCGCTAGAGATTATGAAGAGCTTCAGCAATTCATGGCCATCAAAGAAGCACATACATGGCTAAAGGCACAGCTCGAAAGCTACGGTACAATTCTCCATGAAGGAAGCCAAGGATTCAGCTTAGATATAAGCCACGGTAGTCACTATCCAGAGTGTACAAGCCGCAGCACCACTGCTATTCAAAACCTTGCTGATCTTGGTCTTAACCACAAGCAAGTTGGTGATGTGTACGTGGTTTTCCGGCCATACCCGATCAGAGTCGGCAATGTCTATGAAAATGGGGTAGAAGTAGGCAACAGCGGTGGTTGCTACGGCGACAACCAAGAGACTACTTGGGAAGCAATAGCCGATGCTGCAGGTGCACCGCCAGAGATTAAAGCCAAGGAGCTTACAACTGTCACAAAGCGACTTCGAAGGGTCTTCACGTTTAGTATGCAGCAAATCACCGAAGCTGCTGCAGCTAACGGTGCATCATATCTTGCGCTGAATTTTGCTAACTATATTGACTGGACTTGCTATGGCACCAACGACAAGGCAAAATTGTCAAGCAAGATTTGGGAATTCATTCATTCAGTACAAGAGCAAACAGGCGTCAAGGTGGGGCTTGTTGGTACGGGTCCTCAGATAAACCACGTAATTGACCTAAGATGATCAACCTATTCAAAGTCGCAATTTACACAGACGAAGCGGGGTCTACCCTCGCTTCGTCTAAGAGTATTATATCAGAATTGAATATTCCAAATGTTATTTTTAGAAACGTAGACAATAGGAATATCCTAAAATATGACGAAACTCGTATAAAAGCTGTCCTCAAAGAGTTTGAGGATTTTACCGTAGCTGGTCTGTCGACAGATATCAGAATAGATGATATGTTGTCAGATGATCAGATTTTCGATTTACGGAAGAAGATTTACCTGATAAGACCAGTTTTTGTCAGATTCGGGTGGTCTGGAGAGAAATACTCTACGGAATTTATTGCTAGGATAATAGATATGAGTATAGAGAGCAATTTTATACCGGTTATTGAGTATGAGCATACGCATTTTAATTCTCCCAAAATCATAAAGGCACAGGACTGGGTCAGCCTTTTGTCATTATCGAAGCGATTGAGAGTGAATTTTGATCCTGTTCAGTATCTTATGCGGGTAAGAACTGATCCTATAGAGACGGTTTATGTTCCGCTTAGGAATCAGGTGAGCGTTATCGATGTTAGAGATTATAAGATTGGCGTTGGGGCTAAGACGATTGGTTACGGGTCTATTGATTGGGCTGCGTTGTTAAAGAGACTATATTCCGATAAATATAACGGTTGGTTGGCTATTAAGCCGTCTCTGGGTATCATGCATGGTGATACTCTTGGTAGAGAGATGGTTTTTTCCCATGCTTTCAGCAATTTCAAAGAAACATTGGAGGAAGCGTGTCAATAAATCTTAATGAGACGACAGCTGCTATAAGAAAAGCCGGAGCCGTCAATGTTCGCGTTGTCCCTATGAAGGGTCAAACGATCGATGGTGAGCACCAGATTGAGATCCAGAACGTGCCAGGGACTTGGCAGACTATTTTGACTGGTATTAAAAAACCTATGGCTGAGAGCATCGTGCGTGACGCCACAAACAGGGTATTGTTAGGATAACCTAATGGCTGGCTCAGACGTATTCGAAGTCGCGCGCTACAAAATCGGAGATGTGGCGTGGTGGGTGAATTTAACAGCCAAGGATGACCCACAAGAAGTCCCTGAAAAAGACGAATGGATGAAAAAACATCATCCTAAAGTCTTATTCGAACGCGGTTTATACAAGTCTCTGTGGAAGACGACAGCTGCTTTGCCTAAATTAGAGAAGACGGATTTTCTCAGTATAATGCATATATTGACGTGTGAGATGAAAATAAGCGAATTCATCGTCTCAAGTATCGCAAGAAGCAACGATACCGGCGAATTCTTTTATTCTAATTTAAACACCGAATGGCTTCCAGAGTCCAGCATGTTTGACACTAAAGAGGCAGCTGCAAAGGAAAGAAAAAGGATCATAGGGTTGGTGAAAAAATGGTGTGATTCTTAACATTATTCAAAACTAAAGTATAAGAAGAGGACAAATCATGGCAACAGATCCGTTTGCGAATATAGGTTTTAGGGAAAACTTCTCCCAAGCTTACTACACAGAAATAATTATAGCTAGGAATAAAAAAAGCATAAGATTTGCTTCTTCCACTCCTACAGTAACCAACAGCTACCGTCAACTGATGGGTGGTAATTTATACAGAGTAGCGGAGTTACTAAGTATAACAGGACCAAAACAGCCCGTAGCCATAGAAAACAAACTACAATATAAAAAAGACCAACCATATTCCCTCTACGATCAAGGCCAAATAAGCGACGAATTCAGAATACAGAACGTCGACCCTACCCTCTCGTTAGAAAACAGAGAAAGCTACTGGGCTAGAGTGAGCAGCCCATTAGGGAGAGAGTGGGCTGCCTACTACGCCGGAACAGATGCCAAAATAGGCTACATCGCGAATTTTATTGACAGAAATTTAGATGACTTCACGGGCACGAATTTTGCAGGATTTGTATCTGGAACACTTAATAATGACAACGATAAGCCCAACCTATATGACACTGTTAAGATAGGAAACATATTCGGCTCCACAGTTCAAGGAAGCCAAACTGCATCTGTGTCTGTTGAGCCAGGCATGTACAAGAGCTTCATCTCGTGCAAAGTCACACAAGACACGAGATATTTTGACCCCACAGGCGCAGAAATAATTCAAACTGCTGAATCAGGTGATTTATTCGCCGACGAGTTCGTGTTAAACTTTTATATATTCCCAGGTTATCACACATTTTATTATGGCTCTTGGAAGATAACAATCGAGCCGACTAATACGACAGGAACGCATAGGGTATTCATCCAGCATGCCAGATATTATGCCTCTGCTGAATACAATATGCAGCCAATAGTGAGGAAATTTAGTGCAGACTTTGATTGGGATGGGACTTTAAGCGAGTTTAATCTTATTACTATTAAATACCTATTCACTCCAAGACCTCAGGGGAGTGCGTCGACTGGCACAATTAACATTGGTACTTCTACTAGTAAAGTAAGTCTATTTGTTAATGCTGTTCCTGTCTTCGCAAGTGGTAGTGATTCGATATGGCCCCCATCTTATCCAAAAGTCTACCGTGGCTCAAGCGGTGCGGGATTGCCTAGTTATACACAGAAACCATATATTGACCTAAAGATGGCCCCAGATAACACGCCTGTCTTCATAGTATGGGATAATGCAGTACCTTTCGGAATCACAAAAAGCGAATTCGCATTTATTCTTATAACTGACAAGCTGGTGGATCTTAAAGGTCTTTACACTCACCTTATTAGATTCGAAAGGATAATGCCTAATCTCACAATTGAGACGACCCCTAACCCAGTTGTTCCTCCAACACCCCCAGTAGGCGGTATTACTTCGAAATTTTACAACAGGGCTACTTATAGTCTTGCCCCAGCGGTATTGATGGAATTAAACAAGATACTCTTAGACTTCATGCTGTCCCAGCCAAATATTAGAATCTCTAGCGGACCACTAGAATCAGACCCGATTCTCAATAGGATGATGGCTACTGCAAGTACCACCAAAAAATATTCGTCAGCGATAGAATACGACAAAAACGTTTTAGATCTCTTAAGAGAGCCAATTTTGGTTATAGATGATACGAATTCGCTATTGCCATATTATTTGCTAGAGTATGGGTTACCTAATGAGAACGTCGGGCGACTTCGAGTTAGAATAACAGAGATAAAATCACCAAATGTAATCGATGAAGTATCATCAGAAATTGAACTACAGGGCTACGCAGAGTACATTGTTAAAACCATTACCACAGACAGCTGGACAGCTGGCACGGTGACGTTGTCTTCGATTTTTAGATTCTTGGTCGATGATAGTGGAATGTACGAGCCAAAATTAGATCCGTATGTCGTCAACAATCCTAATCAGCTTAGTCTTAATGAGTTTGGACAAGTATATGTTGAGAGTATGCGTGTTACTTGGGCTTTTCCAAGGGACGTGAACAGTCCTTTTGTTATTCCAGATAGCTTTTTTACTAGGTATAACAGGGTGGTGGATGTAGTAACCCAGGAAGTAGAAATAGCACAGCTCTTTGATACGGAGAGAGACTTATTACCAAATGGGTTGCCGGTCGATCTGAATATGTCTAATAAGCCGGGCACGACCCCTCCAATATCACCACCTAACCCTGGAACAACTCCAACACTATATTATAATCGAGCTGAATGGAGCATACTGCCTGCTAAGGTAGCGGAAATAGAAGAGGTCATCAAAGATTTTATGACCAGTAGAGAAGTTATTAAATCGGCTGGGGAAGATTTTTATTTGGTGATGCAGAACGCCCTGTTGACCGATAATAGAGTGGTCAAGACATTCGAACTTGGTATAGGGATTGATCCGCACTCAGAAGAAGGAATCCTTGATGTAGTCGACACTCCTCTTGCCACTAGCACAGATGTAGAAATATTCTATACACCAAAGGATGCACTTGGAATTCCAAACAGCAAAGATTATGCGATAAGGTTATCCGCCAAAATACCATTAAATGAACCTAACAGGAATCTTTCTGAAGTAGTCTTAAAAAGCTCTGCTACATATCGTTTTGATATACCATCTAATTTTGACAATCCAGATGGTGATTTGTCTGAATATGGTGCTGGGCAATTTAATATTACCCTTGATTTTCTTATTATTCAGAATGATGTTGCGAGACCAATTAATAGTGATAAAAACCCGTATATCGTCGGTAACAATGGTGAATTCGAACTTGACTCAGCTTACAGAATGGGTGCAGTGACCGCGACTGTTGTTGCTACTTTCGGTTCTGATACTGGTTTCTTTGAGGACTATCTATTAGATTATAATCCAATTGAAAGCAATCAGTTCGGGGCTGGAACTTTAGTGGACATAACGCCCTTCATTACTGGTGGCGTTCCAGTTTCCATAAATATGTCAAATGCTCCAGGCACAGTTGGAATTGGTGTGCCAGGCGGCACGCCGTTACCACCATCTGGTGGGTCATTATCACCATCCAAGAATTATACCGCAACATTCACCCTGGCAGACCAGCCATTTAAAATATTCGAGATAGACAATTTAAAAGGGCTGTTAAATTTTTACAGTTTCCAAGACATTCTAAACTACACATTATATGATCTTCTTCTAACCCAATATTCTCAGAAAGTACCCATTTCGAGATACGCGTCTGACGTTTTCAAGCTAGCCCTAATCGAACAGGGTAAGATACCTGGACACCCATCAGATCAGACCGCAGGATTTTTAAAAGCGTATACTGCCTATTTTAATGACCAGGATTGTGTGTTACCGGAAGGCAGTCCGCTAGACCCCTCTTGCCAGGCATTGACCATTGAGTATATCATAGCACCTAAAGAGACGAATAAGGTATTAACATTAGGCACAAATCTCCTGAAAATGGGCATGGTTATTAATCTAGGGTGTAATGGTGGTGCCAATTGCGTTGTTGTTGGCGGCAAACAGATTCCTAGAGTGAATGGTGTGCCTACGGCCCAGTTAAGTTATGATTTTACCATGGAGATGATAGTAACAGAAGACACATCAGGTGTGACGCCACCGACGAGTCCAAGTATAATCGTGACATATAATCTTTCAGGGCCCATAGCGCTCTGGGGTTTTTTAATAGGACAATACTCTCTTATTAATGTTTCTAGATACACTGGTGGTGCATACAATAAAGTCATAGCGTATGATGAAGCGACTATGAAATCAGGCACAAATTTTCTAGTAAAAGCTTTCGGCACCGATTCACCACTATATGAAGCCGGTAACATAGCGCCAATTAAATTGTCTGCTAGAGGGCAGAGGCTTTGGGGTTCCGATCCGGACGATTTTACTAATGACTACACACAAATCGACTTTTTTGTGACAGCTTACATAGACACAAGATTTACAAAAACACTAACTGGCTCGTTAATTAGTGACCTAGATGCTCCCAACACAACACGAGCAGCAATAGTTTATGTGATAGAGCCTGTAACCGTACCATTTCCAAGATTCGACGGCACGATAGTTCCCTCTAAAAAATTACCAACAGTTACCTATACTGATTACACGAATGTATTAATGACCAAGCGTTTTCCCTCTGACGGCGGAGACGGCGGAGACGGCGGAGACGGCGGAGACGGCGGAGGCGCGACGGTCAAGAAGTACAACGGCAAATGGAATTTAGGCCCAGATTTCATAAGAGCAATAGAAAACACATACATCGAATTTCTGCAAGTACCCACATTTAATTGGCGATTTGACAATGTGGCGTCAAAGGGCTTAGGAAGCTATGATAAGCTTTTGTGGGAATTAGTAAGTGGAGGTGTCAATCCAATCGTCAATAACTGGCAGACTGCCGGATACCCAACTGGAGTTGGTCTGCAAAGACCAATAGACTCTAGATCAGTCCAATATTGGATGGAAGACGTATTAAAATACAACGGCGTCGGAACCGGACCGACCGGAGCACCAGTCACACTAGCTTACTCATCCAGCTTCCAAGGATCTAATTTAAAATTAACAGTTTATATGAATATAGCAGTTAGAGACATAAGATTAGAAGCTGAAAAGTCAACTAGTGTAACATTGGACATCTCTAACATATATGGCGAGGTGTCTGAAGGTGGAATAAATAAAACCTATCTGTTTGCGAATAGAAGTACTTCATTTACCATATCTGTAGACGTATACGAAGCGATGCAAACATTCAGCGCTCCGCAAGAAATGATGCTCGCACAGACAGTTCCCGACAGTTACATCTGGCAACCACCCAAATACATTATAGTCAACAGTGACAGCCTCAAATACAATGATGGCCTAAACGACGTATATTACTTCAGAGACGGCTACCAAACCGCTCTAAGACAGACCTACTCATTCGTTGGGACAAGAACATCACAAAACGACGTAATAGCAACATATAGGCACGGCGATGCCAGCTCATACGACCCAGAAACTACAAACTACGACGTAGTGGTTGGCGGTTTCGACTTGGTATACCATAAAGGCACACCCAACACTCTAACGTTACTACCGATCGAAATAATAGAGTCTAAAACCAAAAAGAAATTTGTGTGCTTCGGCAGCATCAGAGAAGTAGGAAATATATTAAACGCCTCAATAAAATCAAACGTTGTGATGACATTCATAACAGATAACGGATCGACATCCGACACAGACGGAGCATACTGGGTATACGACAATACCTGGAAAGAGTGGTCACATACAATTCCGATCAATACCGGCGACGAGCTTAACTTATACTGCTACAGCTGCCTCACTAATCAGGTTGGAACACTAGAAACCAATATCAATATAATCACCAAATTCAACGTTAAACCAACTCCCAATAACCCACCGCCATCAGTAGATCCCACCGAAATATTCCCAGCAGAATTTTCTTACGACCAACTAATCCAAAAAGTACCGGCACTACCAGTTGTATACCCCCCAGGCTTCCCAAATCCATCAGTATATCGGTTTGAATACCCTAAAACGATGGCAGTAAAGGCCAAAAGCTCAACAGATACATATGAGTTCTTTCTAGAATCTATTGACAGCACACAACGCATTGCTACTTATAAGCTGTATGAATTCGTGAATAACGAACTGACGGTAGGTGGTTTCACTGTAGAGTACACGCCACACGTATCATTCAAGCTAAGTAAAGTAGACGTGTACTCAGCAGATTTAGATAGAGATTTCGAATGCTTTGGAATAATTCACATAATCTATGACAATGACGGTGCCTTATTGTCGGCTGATACATGGGAAATAATACCCACATTTGAAGACCCTAATGATTTCGCTAACTGGTACTTGACTGTCGTACAAGACCCGTTGACTGGTGGTAACCATTTTAACACCTATTGCAACGATGGTACGAATTTTAAATGCTCAGCAAATAACTTGAAATTCGTGATGCGTATAGACGCGAATTTTAAGCATTATGCTCCAGAGCCTCCAGCAATCATTGTCGCTCCTCCCGTATCAGGTCCGCCAATACCATTGCCCATATACAGCACCGGTTATAACGTTGCTTCAGACAGGCAGATTGCATTCATTGGTGAGCCTGATAGTAACTGGAAAATCACCAGTTTCATTACGGGTCCAGAAGCTGCTCCTACGCATTATTGGAAACTAAACAATGGCTTAACTGATAGTGTGGGTAGTCTACCATTTATAGCACATCCGGCTATGCTAATTGTACAGGGAGCAAACAGGGTACGATTCGGACGCATTGCTGATTTTACTTACAAGGTAGGTGCTGTTTGGTCTAATATACAGACGCAAACGACATCTGAGAATGCTATTTATCCTAATAACCCTGGAATAGTTAGCGGCACTACAACATTAGGGAAAGGAATAGAACACGGTTTATATGCTTATGTGGCTTCACAGACCTCTAACCGAATTTTAGATTCAAATGCTTGGACGATTACTGGATGGCTAAAAATGCCAATTGCGCCATATGTTTCAAATTATGGCTCTAGTATACCTGAAGAAATGGTATTTAGTATCTCCCCATTCACACCATTACCGCTTCAGCCCCCATCAGTCACCAGTTCATATGTTTTTGGTCCTGAACTCATTGTCGATAGTGCCTCCAGAATATCAGTTTATGTGAATTATGCTTTTAGAGACACTACACCTTTTGAATCGTACCCGTATGGCGAGAAATTCCCTAAGAAAGCTGGCCATATATATGTTTATTTTAAATCAACCCGCACCAGCGAACCGACCTTCGCAGGAAAAGAGACTGGGCTAAATGCAGTATTAGTAGATGAAGCTGGTGACCTCATCTATAGGGATTTATTAACAGGAGACATAACGTCTGAAGGGGGCATTACATCAAGGTCCTGTAATTTCCTTGAGATACCTGGACCAGATTTAATAAGAGCGAATGTCTGGTCATTCATATCAATAAAAAAACAAGAAGCATTCAATGACAGGCTGGTAATAAGCATAAATGGCCGAGATTACACAGCAATATTTCAGTCTGCTATCGTCACAGATGAGCTGTTAAAGAAAATCAATTTCATTCAAGCCATGGCTCCGCTCGACGATTTAAGAACATACGACTCAGAGCTCTCAGACTTAGAATTAAAACTGATATCGCGAGTCGGCAGCGCAGAAGGAGGGGTAGTTCCACGAGAATATAGCCCCGGTGGAGTGGTATCAGGGGTCATATCAAACCAAGTTTTCGCTTACGACCACTTCAACCCTTCAGAAGAGATCCAGCCATACTGGTGGCCAGCCGGATATACTTATGATAACACCATCGTGCCAGATCGCACAAATCTCTACCAACAATACAATGCTAGATGGGTGTCGCCACCGCCTAAGCTGGGCATTGACGCATCACCAGTAGCTAAATCCTTCCATTATGCCACCGAATTTGATCTTACAGGCATAACTCTCAATACAGTCAAGATATCGTTCCTATGCTCTGGTGATGATAGAATAATTGATATAATTGTTAACGGCACGAGCACAGGCTATAATAACATCTCAGAGATCGGCGGGCTGCCAGCTACCAACACAACAGCATATGATAACTTGAGATATAGGAACCTCTGGGACGTAAAGCTACCGACCGGTAGTGGTCATCTCTTCGTTCAAACAATTAATACGATCGATATAGTGGTAGAGAATCAAGCTATCACAGATCTGTCAGTGGCTACCAACCCAACTGGGTTATACGTGTACGTTTACGAGAAAACCGGTGTTCCATTACCTATACTGGAAGACCCAAGAGCAATCATTTTAGACATAGTCGATACTGGCCACAATAAGATATTGAATCAACCAATACCTATAGGTTCGTCAGATAGCAATTGGGTGATAGAGAAAGTAGAAAGACCAGAAATCGCTCCTTCTCACTATTGGAAGTTTAATAATAGCCTAAATGATCTTGCTCCAGCTGTTGGCTCAACACCATTACCATTTGTGCAATACCTGGTACAGTCTACTTTTAAAGCTGGTGTGGTAGTCGGTAATGCTGGAAATCCGCAAAACACCGGGGTAGTTCAGAACGCAATATTTCCTTTTATTCCTGGTTCACCAACATCTGAATATGGCAAGCACATCCTTGTTATATCTGAAGGAGGTACAAATAGTAAGCTCATTAATTCATCAGTAGGCTGGACGATTACCGGCTGGATTAAAATACCATTATACGATGGGTCCATACCGTCACTCGCGGAATTAACAACAATATCTGCTATTTCTCTTAACGTCTTTGCTGCAAATACGCCAACCATGAAGTTTAAGTTTTGTTACTTTGGTGCTGGTAATAGAAAAACAGGAGCTCTCTATTTAGACTTTACTTATGGCGAATTGGATAGTGGCAGTGCTATGACAATACCTGACCAATCCACCAACTTCATCGAGATAATACCGAATCAAGGGGCGTTCTCTCAGAACGAATGGGTATTCTTTTCAATACGCAGAACTCCACGGACTACCGCTCCTTCTGGAGCTATATCTGATGGCACAATAATATTAACAATCAACGGTATTGATTACACTATAAAAGAACCATATATCCCAGGAGCCAGCTCGACTTTCGACACTATGAGCTGGATTGATTTTAGCTGCCCCGCAGATGATTTGAGAATATACGGAAATAAGGTACTGTCTAACTCTGAACTTAAATTCATTTCCAAATACGATTTCACATCAATCATACCAGGCGAAAATGACCACGCCACCGCAGTCGGCGTACCAAGAGAATACCTGAACACATACATTACCGCGCCTTCCCCCGTCTTCGCCTACGATTACGTGAACCAATATAGCCCAGCACAACCATACTGGTGGCCACAAGCAGTTCCCAACCAAGCCTCACTCTACGGAGAATACAAAGCACGATGGGTATCGCCACCATCAACCACAGGTATCAACATAAGCAGACTAGAAAACACAGGATTCCACTATTACAAAACAACATTTAACCTAGCCAATATCGACCTAGAAACAGTAAAAATATCATTCCTCTGCACTGGTGACGACCAAATATCCGACATAATAGTCAACGGAAAAAGCACAGGCTACAACAATCTATCGCAAGTAGGCGGACTGCCAGGAAGCGACTCAGCATACCAAAATTCAAGATTCCGAAACCTATGGGACGTAAAACTGCCAGTAGGAAAGACACACCTATACGTTCAAACAATCAACACGCTCACCATAGTAGTACAGAATAAAAACCTAGAAGACACAATAGCAATATCAAATCCAACAGGGTTATACGTGCACTTCTACGAGAAAAAAGGAATCCCAGTCCCCGCACAGCCAATAATCGACCCAATATTCTTCACAATCAGCCAACAACTTTACCAAGACCCGACAGTAATACCAATAGACCCAGAACCAATAGTCTTACCCAAACCAGCACCACGCCCAGTAGACTTAACAAGATCCAGCAAATGTTTGGAACTAGCAGCCTACAGCTACTTCGCGCTTGGACCAGTCAACACCAACAAGTTAACCACATTCAACAGAGCGTCAAACATATGGGCATTCGCAACGACAAATAAGCCCAACACCTTTGGACAAAATAGAAACAGATATGGCTTCACTACATCAGATGCAGTATGGGTAAGGCCAACCACAGAGCCAAATACCTGCAAATACCAACTAAATTGCAGAGACACGTCATCAGCAACAATGGCCAAAAACAACGTAATATACCGCACAATCACAGCGCCAGCTGATTCCTGGATCACAATAGGCTGGAGACAAGAAACCCCACTGCCCGGCTTCAGACTAACCGGTGATGTCGTGGGGATAAAAGTAGCCACAGTCATAAAATCAGCGGTAGGTCCTGACCACATAAAAGTGACCACAGACACGCAGACCGTATTCGGAATGCCAACAAAGCGTGTAATACCACCATGCTACACTGCGGTCGCTGAATACAACAAGACAATTGTCAGTATAGAAATCATAATCTATTCCACAGGCATAGTTTACGAAAACTTCATAGACGACATAGTCATTGAATACGGACCAGGGTACTGCGACGAAATAAATTGCATTGATACATTCACCGGCACCGACACTATCCTGAAATATACCGGAATGTCTCGTGAATTGGTATCAAAAGACAGCACTGAAGCTAAACTTATCCAGTACGGCCCAGCAGAGCTCAACTTCGGATCACGTTACTACATTAACGCCGGTGTTACCGCATCCCAAACTATAGAACTCGGCGGATTCCTAAATAAAAACGCCAAAGTGAGCATATCAATATCGGGGTACAGCGCCACAAAAACAAACGGCGTAACCGTAAGATTAGAGACATTTGATGAAAACATGCAGCCACTCGAATTATTCACTGAAAACCTGGGAGTAACGAATCCTGGCAGCTTCTACACAACTGATACATTCGACAATGCAAGCCAAGTAAACCTATTAACCACCAGCAAATTCGTGCTGGGACAAGCTGCTAGAATTATAAAAGTGCTGGTCACGTCACAGCTCAATAAGTTTTACCTTGGCTTCATTGATGTCTGTACAGACCAAGACGTGACATTTATAAAAACACCGCCAACACTTGATTGCAAAGGCAATGTTAATAAGCTTCGAGTGCTGCTGAATGTAAATGGTGTGCCACGTGAAGAAGTAAACATCTTCCAAGCTTTCTGCCGATACACGGTACTGACCAACACTACCTACAGAACACAGCAAATCGTCGAAACCACTTCGACTGCTGATGGAAGAACCGGCACAGCGCTTCCAACTAAATGCGATGATGCGGCACTCTGCAATTATTGGAAGCAACAAGGTGTGAATGACACGGTGGATCAGTTGATTCTGACAAGGACCATCACAGATAACGACGCTGCTGTCGACATATCAAGAATAGCATCTGGCTCTTATAACCTTCTGACAGGTATTGATAACTGGATATGGGCATCACCGCTAAATAGAGGTTTTGGCCCAGACCAATATATTTTGCAATTCCCAGATACACAGAATAAAGTCGCAGAAGACAATTATGTAGAATCACTTGAAATCTTCCTATCTGCTAATAGAGCCCAAGTGAGCAACGCAACATGCTTGCCAGCAATAGGTTTAGCATACAAATTCGCAGACTTCATCACAGTTAGCTCAACTTCGGCAATCCTACCAATTAGCATACCAAAATTGAATGTAGAGAACCCAACCACTCTACGATTCGACAGAGTATCACTGAATAAGATTGGAAACATAACGACAGCTAACTATGTTCTTGCGAGAAGAACATGTAGTGATAAATTTGTCTTAACTGGAGGATTCACAGTAGAGCATCATCCAGAAAATGGCGAATATTTCGTCATCAAAGCATACGATTGGTCTAAGTCACCGAACACTCTGCTAGGAGTAGTTGACAGCTGCCGTAACATCCTTGATTACAGCACGCTCTTCACCTTAGGATCACTAACGACAGCCAATAATCTTGCTGCGAATGACACCACCAGAACCGCATTCTTCTTTAAACCAACTAATAACGCCTATTCCAGCACTGGTCCGAATAACACACAGTTCTTTGAGTTGTTGGTCCCACAGTCCTCACAATTCGACATATTCTCAGCCAATAACAATACGAACAATGTACCAGTTACATTAGTAATTGATAAAGCTAATGTCCAGAGCTATGAGATATCTGCTACATTTACTTGGGACAATACTTCTGGTGAGATAGTAACAGATCTTACGGGAGAAAGCGATTGCAAAGACCCGGCAGACGCGATATCAGTAACAATCGAATACATCAACGCTGTTGGTGCAAAGAAGAGGTTCACCAGAGAAATACCTCTAACAGAATTGAATACCATAGAAGAGACAAATACAGAAGACTGGAACGCGCTGCGAGCATTCGGTAATGGGCTTAAAGGTGATTACGCGACATGGGCTTCCACAAAGTTTGAGCTCGATAAGCCGTATGGAGGCGGGTTGGATCAATGTCTCCCACCATTCATACCACCTGAATTCAGAGCCACATGTACAAACCTGTTTGGAACATTACTACAAAATGACATTATAGGGAAATACATCCCTTTCTGTACGCCAGAAGTAATAGTAACTGAGACGACGCAGGGCGTGTCACAAAATGAAATCCAATCGATCATCGTACCAATATCAACAGGCGGTTTTTATACTTTAACCTTCGACTATAACGGTTCCTACTCTGTCGAAGTGCCTTACAATGCTGATGCTGCCGGTCTAAGAGCAAGCCTCGCTGGCCTGCCCAATATCGGCACAACGAGCAACGTATCTGTCAGCGGCAGCGGCTCAACCAGCGCTCCATTTATCATCGAATTCACTGGTGACCTGGCCCTAATGGAGCTACCACTCTTCATAGGTAACACCGAATCGCTGAGCAGCGTTGCCTCAGGAACTGTCATAGTACTGACGACCGGTTCTACCTCGGAACGTCAGAGAATCATAAATTCAGCGTCCACAAGATCACCACTGATACTTTCATTTGATAGCTTCGTGACCGGAAGCATACCATACAATGCGTCACTAAACGCATTTCAAGGAGCTCTCTCACTCATACCGTCACTCGGCTCACAAGTATCAGTTAGCGGTAACACAGTCGACAGAGATTCGGCTTTCACTGGACCATACGATGTCGATTTTACGGGTGGTCTCGCTGGCCAATCCCAACCAGCGTTGACACCGCTAGTAGTTGGTTATAGCCAAGAGCTGCTGTGGTCCGGCGCAACAGGTGTTAACAGCAAACAGCTCATTAGAATTTCAGCGACTTCAGGGACGTTCACTATTACCATATACGACACAGTTAATGGAGCACAATTAAGCGCCACGACTGCTCCTATAAGCTACGATGCGTCTGACATCATCGTCAGCAACTACATAGCGGCGGCTGCTAACTTCATAACTGTTGCAGACATGATCGTTACAAAGCTACCCTCCACTTCAGATACTACTCTTCATGAATGGACCATCGAATTTGTCGGAAGTTTCGCTAAAGTGCCGGTGCAAAAACTGGTCTTAAACACTGGGCTGCTGGTTAAACAGGACCAATTGTCAATCACAAGGAACCAGACCGGTTTTAGTGTCAGTGAAAAACAAAGGCTATCATTAAAGTTCGTTACCGGTGGTTATTACTATCTGCAAGTAACCGTGGGACTAGAGACTTTAATAACGGCAGCTATTCCATTCGATGCAACTGATGTGCGATTGGAACAGGAATTGTCAGCATTAAGCTTCTTCTCATCCGGCGACGTGGCTGTCAGAAGGACCCCTCTACAGCTTGACGAGCAGAAGGCTTATATCATAACGTTTAGAAACTCATTTGGCGATTTGCCGATGATCAGGCCAATATACGACGGTTTTCTAATTTGTGATCCAACAATTCAGATTGCTGGCCCTCCATATGATTACAAGGTGCCGATTTGCGAGACGGACCCACTGTCTCTTGCAGGATATAAAGACTTCTGTTACCCAGGCCCGAATGATGGTGCTTCACCATTACCTGATTGCTGCGATCTGAGCAGAACTGGTGATAATACGATTGATGTCATTCAGTATCAACGTGAACTGTATAATCCTGATACTCGGCTTAATGGCAAGGTGGTTACGGTTAGACAGCTTGCAGCTATGAGAAGGCTGGCGGAGCACGATTTTTCTGTGTATTCTAGGGATTTCACTACTAGTTCCATCACGCCTATCTCTTATGATGCTGTGATTAGATCTGGGCTGAGTCTGCTGTTCGTCGAGAAGACCGTAGATACCTCCGCTGGCTTAGGCCAGATTGTGGGTCATCTATCATCATCTCAAGAGCTGCTGCCAACTAGAGTCTTATGGAATCTCAAATAATATTCGGAACGTGTAATGTCCAATATGATGGTAGAGCTACGAGCACACTTATTGATGGGAAGTACCTCATCATCATTAAGAGTGATGGTAGCCTCATAATTCATGATAGTAAGATGCTAAAGCCTAAGAACTATATAGGCCCAAAGGCTAGAATCTCTATGGTCGGCAATCAGATAATTGCTGAGTGTAAGAAGGAGAAGATTATTATCAATTTGTTAGAAGCTGAGAGCTTGCATTTAGCTGGCTGGGAAAATAAGAATATTGAGTTGACACGAACTGAGTTTGAGTTGCGTGATAAGCTCGCTGAGAATATTGAGTGGTACTTGGGCGTTGTGCCGGTTAAGGTGGAGAAGGAGTTTAAGACGAAGTATGGTGTTATTGATCTTTTGGTGGTGGATGATTGCGAGGTTACGCATATCATTGAGGTGAAGAGGGATAAGGCTTCTGTTTCTGCCTGTTCTCAGCTTTATCGGTATTATCAGAATCTTGGTGCTGCTAGGGTGATGGGTTATATTGCTTCGCCTAGGATCACTGATAGTGCTATGATGTTTTTGGAGGAGTATGGGTTAAAATTCATACCAGTCAGCTTCGAAGATGTATGTTCCTCTGGGGATGGTTGAGTCTTTGATGGCTCTTTTTTTAGACTCGAAAAATCTTTCTTTGGTTATGTTAAATGGATCATCTTCGCTGGAGTTGTGCCAGTCGGGTTCTGCGTCGTTATTTTGTGGTTCTTGTTCTGGTGGTGCTTGTATTTGGCTTGGTCTTGTGTATTTTTTGGCTGCGGCGGCGGCTTCTGGGCCTCTTGAAGCGTATTTTTGGCCTTGTAGATATTTTTCTAGCTGTTGGGTGTATGTCTTTATGTTTGAGCCTCGGCTCTGTAGTAATTGGTCTGCTTCTTTGGTGTATTGCAGTATCATATTGTGTATGATATTTCGGAGCGTTGATAGGTTATTAAATTCTACTTGTTTATCTTCGTCTTGGCTGGTCGATAAGAATTTTTGATATTCTGGGTCGCTTATCGATCTGACGTAGTCTGACATTCTTTCTTGTATAGGGATATTATTATAATAGTATGATTCTTGTGGGGGGGCCTGCTGCTGCTGCTGCTGCTGCTGCTGCCGTTGAGCTATGCCTCTATACACATCAATCAGGGCATTGAGGCATTTGTAAAGGTCGTCCTTTGTATTTTGCTTGAGAAGAAAACCAAGGTCTAAATATGGGTTTACTTTTGACATTAAATATACTGTATTTTCTCTGACGCTCCATTCTCTTCGAGATGGCTTATATATTCCGTTCCTTATCCCTAAAAGCTCCTGTCCGGACCATTCTTTATTGCCGTAAGATAACTGCTGGGCTATCTTTTTGGTTGATATATTCACTTTGGTAGGAGTGAACGAAACGCCTGTGTCCTTGGCTTCTTTTTCCTTGGCTTGATTAGCTTCAATGGCTGTATAATACTTTATAAGTCTTTTTAACATAACATTTACACTCTCATATGCTGCCTCATCACTTAGTTCATTGTTAGCTAGCTTACCATCCATTAATTCTGATAACTTCGATTTGAATCTTTCTTTTACTGTTCCTTGTTGTTGGGTTTTATTGGCTGGTGGGCTTGTTGTGGCTGGTGGGCTTGTTGTGGCTGGTGGGCTTGTTGT